TTGGAATCTAACATGTTCTTTATTAAGGAACACCTGAGCCTGCGCAAGAAACATTCTATTAACGGGGATTACCTGGCCATAGGTCAATTCAAGCTACAGTTATTAGAAAATTTAGGTTTTGGTAAACTGGAAGCCAGGCATAGAAGCGACGGCTGGGAATTCGTAAAGAGATCCAATTTATGGTTAGATACTATACAGCCCGTTATAAATTCTCGTGTGACTAACTCCAAACACACAAAAAGTATTATTAACTGGAATATGTCCATAGGAAACCTTTTAGAGATAGGGCCTGGCTCAAATGATAATTATGGTATGACAAATCTAATCGGGTTACTTCGCCGCAAAACTTTGTAGACATACCGGTAATGATAAATAAGAATAGTAATGAAGGTCAGAAATATGTCGTTTATGCAAGCGTTGCGTGAAAAATTAACTGAAGTTAAGGAAGATATTATAGCAGACAAGAGCATCTCTGCTGTCTTTTCGGTTTTTAGCAGCCTTTAGGATATCAGTATATTTAAGCGTAACCGAATCGTAATGTTCTTTTAGTTTTTCGAATCCATTATATTTACGAGGTTGCGGTATAACGTCAAACCCGGCCAATTGAAATAATAGACATTTATAGTGATATCCGTCTTTCTCTAATTGTTCATATTCAATTCCTTGCTGCCGACGTATAATCTCAAAAACCGGCATCAGATATTGGTCGTGCATCCAAAAATAAGGAACCATCGGTTGTTTGGAAATCTCAGAATATCTCTGCAACCCAAATTGTCCATAATTGATCGCTCCGAATTTTCCGATAGATAAAACATAATTTCCGCTAGACACGACAGTACCTTCGGTAATCTTGCTTGCAATATACATGTGTGTGAGAATGTGTGGTGTGGTGCAGTTATAAGTCTTAGCCCATTCTTGTAAATGATTTTCATGAAAATCAATAACATCGATGTCTAGGTAGTCGACCGAAAGCCCCTCACGTTCTGCTAATGCATTTAACTCAACTAAATCATAATCATTCATATTGTCATTGTATCTAGCTGAAACGATTCTGAAAGGTACACCGCTGTGCTTCCAGGCTAAAATCATCGCTTGACTATCTACACCGCCGCTGCACATCAAGGTATAAGGTGCAGGGTACTTACTAGATATACGTTCAATGGCCTCTTTAGATATTTCTAATGGTGTTTTGTCAGTAGTTGGAATAGCATTGTTGTAGTTAATATAAAACGGTAGCTTTGGGTCATGTGGTAGATAGTCTGGTCCAAACCCGTATTTTACCCAATCCATAATGTATCCTAACTCTTTGATATTTATATAAATACATACATGCGTATTACAGAATTAGTTGAAGCCATTAACCAAACCAGTGTATTGACTGACACTGCGTATACTTTGTTGCGTAAAGAGATTGATAAGTTCGTAAAAGAAAATCGCAACAGAATCTATCATGCTATAGGTGTAGAAAACATCATTGCTCGAATGGAATCAAATGATAAGAAAATTGCAGACATTCGTGAACAACAGCTACCGTGGCAAGAAGAAGAAAAACTAGTTGAACCTTTGCAAAATCAGACTATGGATTTGTGGGGCGACGTAGAGCGCGACTCCTACACTAGTGAACCTAACAAAGAAATTGTCGAAGATTTTAAACACACTTTGGAATTAGATTTACAGAATGTGGCTCGTGATTACATTGAGACTCAATTTGGTAAAATCATGACTAAAGATCCTTCTCAGAAGGACATCAATTGGGATACCCGAACCAAACAAAATCTATATTGGTTAGAACACATAATTGTTCAGTTGGATACTAAAGGGGCCAACGCTCGTACCGGAGAACCAAAGACAGGCGGAGGTTACTATCAAGCCTATCCTTCAAAAAACAAAATACAAAGCAGATATGGGCAAACCATCGATTGGTGGAATGATTTAGCTGTGCATGTTAATGTGTACACTAGCGAAAAGAAATTATGGGAAGTGCTGACCAATAGACTACAGCAACTAGAAACAGAAGATAGATATGGTGAAAGCAGTATCTCCAATCCAATCCCAAAGTTTTTAAAGGATATACTACATACTTATGTGCATGAAGTTGTTCACTTAGAACAGGATGCACGTTTAAGAATTAACAAACAACAGGCAGAACTTAGAGGGGAACCATACGGTGTCAATCGAACAGATCATACTATGTTGCCTAACCCAGACCAGCCTCGCCCTAAGATAACGATTCTTGATCCGAATAGCACCAAAGGATCTGATGTTAAGAACGCAGATGCCAAATACAGAAAATATCGCGGTGGAAAACGCGGTAATCCGGTGCAAGATGTTGATAGATTTGAAAACAATCTAAATCGATGGTCAGCATATTTAGGATCAGTTAATGAGATTGAAGCGCACGCCGCCCACGCCGCAAGTGAACTTTATATGGAAATGTTGTCAAATTTATCAACATGGAGAAGCTATAGCTATTCAGACATTGATCGACAGCGAGAGATAAATCAGTTTGTAGACAATGAGATTGATAATATTCGATATGGGTATTTCCCTAAAAATTTTTATACGATGGCGTCTATAGAACAAACCGCCAAAGAAGCTATGCAAAAACCAAACCCAACTAATCAAGAAAAGCGGTTTATTAAGGTATGGCAAACTTATGTTAAGAAGATCATCAAGCATCTGCAAAGCTACAAAAAACCAGTACCTAAAGAAGAATATTAAGATTTTTAGTTGACTTATTTTCCTAAAAAGCTTATATTTAATTATAGGAAATGGAGAGCGAAATGCCTGAGACGTATCAAGAACGAGTTGGACGTTACCGTATTATCCGTCACGAAGAACTTCCTGCTGCGCATAAGGCGGAGTACCGGCTCCGCGGTATCGACCCTGATAATAACTGGTCTTTGATTTGGTCTTTTGATGAGCCGGCGTCCGCTGAAAAGTGTCTCGAAGACTGCAACTTGACCAAGGCTTCGTTTCAAACCTACAAGCTGGTTGATGCTGGCCAGACAGAGTATATCGAACGTACTATGTGGTTTTAAAAACCAGTTGACTTCTTTTCAGTAAAAGACTATATTTAATTATAGGAAATGGAGATCAAGATGGCGCGTAAAACCTATAAGACCTATTTTGTAAGTAAGGAAAACAACTGGGGCACTCCTCGCTGGGTCGTTTGGAAGGAAAATTGTTCGCCCTTCGGCCGATATCCTACTAAAACGGCTGCTATCAAGGACTGTCGTACATATGGCATTAAGCTTGAAGAACGCTAAACCCCGTTGACTTATTTTCAGCAAAAGACTATATTTAATTATAGGAAATGGAGATAGAGATGTCTAAGGACACTGAACAGTATCGCGACCGTATGGAATTCCCTATGGAAGCCCTTGCCATAGAGCTTTTTGGATTTGCCGATCTCTCATGCGGAACCATGTCTGACCCTGAAATTGTAGAGCATGCGACCCGTAAGAGTAAGATGCTGAAGGAAATGATTCTGGCTACGGGCTTCTCTGAGGAAATGCTCAAGGCTTGCATGATAAACTAGTTGACTTATGGTTCCTATATCTCTACGTTATAGATATAGAAATTGGGACCGATCCATATGCTACCGCCTATATCTGACGAACAAATGATGTGGTATATTCTTAAGGGGTATACTATTGATTTGGGCGCATACGGCGATCGGCATTGGTATCTTAACGGGCAACGTCACCGAGAAGACGGCCCTGCTATTGAATATGCGAACGGCGATCGGCATTGGTATCTTAACGGACAACGTCATCGAGAAGATGGTCCTGCGTGTGAATATGCGAACGGAGCTCGGTATTGGTATCTAAACGACCAAAACATGACCGAAGAAGAACACCGAAAACTCACACAAAAGAAAATGGCTAATATCGGTTGACATCACGTCTCTGATTTGCTAATATGAATCATAGAGATTCAGCAAACGGAACAAACCATGAATAGTTTTGTTTTTCGGGCCTTTGGTAACTCTAAGGTCTTTAATGCGAATACGCACAACGAAGCGATGTTGATGGCTAATCGTCATTTTCCGCTTGGTTCTGGGGTTTGGCAGAAGATTTCGGATTCCCAATGGAATTGGGTCGAAGGTAATTTTTTCGATTAATTAGTTGACTTCGGGTATCTGATTGCTACTTTTATTAAGACACTTATTCGATAATTAACCGTTAGGTAGTTGACATTGGTCATCTATCGATATAATATAAAAATATAATTTGGACGTATTAGTATAGTGGTCGAATACACCTGGCTCTTAATCCGGACGCTTAGCGCATCGTAGGTTCGAATCCTACTACGTCCTCCATTAAATTATAGCAGTGTAGCATAGTAGCCAATGCAACAGATTCATATTCTGTCTATCGTGGGTGCGAGTCCCATCACTGCTTCCACTTTTGCCCAATTCAATTGACACCTGAATTGTATTAGAATAAATTGAATATTCAATGGCTCATGGGTCTGCTAGGTGTGGTCGAAGTAACACACCTAGGAAGACGAATATCTTTGCTCATTATTCGTTCAATATTTCCTACCGCTGCTAAGCGTAAGTCGTCATCTTCTCGAATGTATCTCTCTCCTTTAATTTCTACCCAGTGATCGTAGTCCTTTAGATAGAAATCCGGATAATATTTCCTTGTTTTGCCTGCAGAATCGGTGAATGAGAAATAAGTAGTGGTGTTTTTGATCCACTGTATTTGGTGTTTATCGAGTAAAAGCGCAAATTGATACTCTGCTCCAGAATCCATCTTGTGCCCGCGGTAAATGCATGTTTTCTTTCGTGTAGAATTGGGATGATATTTGTTCTTATTGCTACATGCAACGGAACAGTATTTCCTAGTCGATTCACATGGCGTCACCGAAAAAATAGTGCCACATTCTTTACAGACCAGTTTGGATCTTATGCGGGTGCTTCGGATAGGTTTGGATTTTTTAGGTTTGGCTCTAGCAACGTTGTTAAATTTAGCAGCACATGATTGATCGCAGTATGTACCTCCTCTTCTAACATACGGCAGTGGATTATTACACTGTTTGCAATGTTTAGGATTATGTAGGTAAGAACTCGTTGCAATTTCTCGATCTTTGTTAGCTCTTATTCGAATTCCTTTGCTGATATTTTCACCATTATTAGAACATGCGGCTGCATATGTAGGATCGTGCCAATGTAAATGGGAACGCAGTCCGCGTTCCGAGTGAAAATATTTGTCGCACGCGGTGCAGGTAAAGGTATTATTTGACATCAGTGATCTCCAGATAAGTATGTTTGTGGGACAGCCCGGACTCCAGACTGGGTTTCAAAGAACTACAACTTCTTTGATTACCACAGTGTATTTATTCCTTTTAGCAGTTACCCAAAAAACTTTACAATCACCTAGTAATTTAGTATAAAGAACAAGTAATTTACAGAGGAATAGAAAATGAAGGTATCACTGCGTAAGGCAAATGCACTGCAAGTTGCTATCAATGAAGCAATCAAGGGGCTAAACTTCAACTACACGGTTGGGCTGAATGAGTTCCAGGACACGATTGCTGCAATCGCAGCGGCTGCTACTACTTTTAGTACTAGCGTCGGTCGTCGTACGGCTCTGCTTGATGCCCTCTACGAGATTCGCAAGTCAGTTGATGCTGTTAATAACAGCTACGATATCAATAGCACGCTTGCAAATATCGCTCGCCTAGAAAAGGACATTCAGTTCTACGGTTCTTATGCTAAGGCTGAGGTTCGTGCTGAACAAGCTGTCATCGACGGTAAGCTAGCTAAGATCCGCACTCGTGCAGAAGATGCATTCGGTTATAGACGAGCCGGCGAAGTCCAAACGTCTGTACTCACTACCGAAGACGTAAAAAATTACCGCAGCATTGTTGCTGAATGCAAGAAGCAAAAGCAAAAGCTGCAAGATGAACTTCTCGAATCCAACGTTCGCAACGTCATTCATCTGACAGATAAGACTGTTGCGGTTCTGCAGGCCGAGAACATCATCTAACGGTTTGGTGGTATGCCTTGTAGCGCGAACTGCAGGGCAAAACCACCCGAAAAGAAAGAGAGATTAGAGTAGACACCGTAAGTTTCATTAGAAATTTACATTTGACAGCTCCGTTTTTGGCATCATAATTACGTGACCCGAACTATTAAAGACATTTTGCACTTTGCTGTTCGAACATATGTAGTTTTTGTAGATTGTGAAGTGTCTATTGCACACAAGGGTGGCTCTTAAGAGCCCCGCTGTTTTTTGCACAGTCTATGACTTACTCTTTCTTTTCGTATTTTTTAAAATAACTGAAAAAAGTTATTGACTTTGGTCTAGCATATAAGTATACTAACAAAATCGAGAGAGCGCAGAGAAACAAATGTTTCAACAGGTTCTCAATAAAAAATTTAAAAACTATAAAAAGGTGTTGACATTCGTTAGCGTCTTTGATATAATGAAATATAAGCTGAGAAATCAGCGATCTTTGACAATTTAGAATAAGAATTGGGGGCATAGCCCCGATAATGAGATAGCCTTGAGCAATTGAGGTTAAAGCAAGGTTTCCTATAAACTTGCGCCACCAATGGTCTCTCTATGCAAGCACGAACTAATCCGAAAGGATCCGTCCCTAGAAAGGCGGTAGTCGATAAGTTAGGTGTGTTGTCCGAAAGGATGTGTCACAGAGCCAGTCGGTGAGTGATAAGAGGGTTGGCGCCCTCATGACATGCAGCCAAACTAACGAACGATGAAAGTTAACGTGTAGTTATTGAGTCTGACCCTGCAAGGAAAGGCAAGATAGCATTTCGAGCGAAGAAGGTTTCATAAGGAGCCGGACCCGCAAAGAAACATTGAGTATCCCGCAAGGGATTCGGTAATGACCAAAGACGTTCGTTTAAAGCTGTAATCTCAGGCTGTACAAAAGATAAATAATATTAGACTATTTTGATGAACACACTTACGAAAAAACTAAAAACGGTGATCATTGATCGGCCGGTGACGTTGAGATTAAGAAAGTGTGTTCTTCTAAATAGTTTAATGTCGCGGGGTAGAGAAGTCCGGTCGTTCTCGCCAGTCTCATAAACTGGAAATCGGTGGTTCAAATCCAGCCTCCCGCATCCATTCAGTTTCTTGTTTCTGTAAAAAACAATTGGTGGAGCCCGGTACTGCTGTATCGGTCCTATTAGGATAGAGGGTTGTAAGTGACCTGTACTTGACTGGGAACTTTCGAAGATTTATGCGGGTGTGGTATAGGAGATGTGCCCTAGCCTTCCAAGCTAGAGAGGACCGGAGCGTTGCCGGCCACCCGCTCCAATATGCTTCCATAGTATAATGGTCATTACAATGCGTTGCCAACGCGTGGAAATCGGTTCGATCCCGATTGGAAGCTCCACTTTTCATAAATACTAGATGTTATTAATCGCTTATCAGGGAATCTTTAACGGTCAAAATTATGATCAAGCCAACACACCAAACCAAATCGGTTTGGCGTTTAACCATGGATATTCGGTATCAGTGGATGTTTGGAGAGTTAACGGTATTTTGTATTTAGGTACGGACCAACCGCTCACAGAAGTTACACCTGATTATCTGAAGGGTAATCGTTTTTGGATCAATGCTAGAAACGTCGAAATGCAAGAATGGATTTCTACACAGCCGATCAAATCATATCCTAATTATTTTTGGTATGACATAACCCATCCTCCACCGTACGTTACCACTAGCGGCGGTCAACTGTGGACCTTCGGAACAGTACCCGTAAATAACTCTAGTATCGTCGTTCTTCCTGAAATAAATGACAGAGGGCTGTTGAGTACAGTCAAGCTAAATTGCTATGGAATCTGTAGCACATATCCTACGTTTATTAGACGTATGCGCACTGAAGGTAATTGGTACTAATAATAGTACACGCAATATGCGTTGTTACCAGTCTCGCTTGGGTTAAAATCGCTGGTTAACTTAAACCCAGACTTAGCATAGGTCTTCCAACTAACATCTCTGGGATAACTCCAACATAGTACTGCCTTTTCTGATCTACCCTGTGCAATCGTAGCATTCAGCAGTACAACACCTATTCCCTTTCCCCGAAACTTTTCAAATACATATAATCCTCTAGAACGATATTCTTTGTCATTGCACATGTGACCGCTGTTGACTCCTGCAATTTCTCCGTCTATCATGTAAGCGAAGAATGTTGCAGGTGTTTCCATATTTGAACCTAAATATCCGCCGGTTCTGCACATTGCACTGTTAGTTTCGATTGTCGAAATCCTATCGGGCCACAGATAGTTTCGCCAGATTGGTAAAATTTCATCGAACGATATGGTTATAAGTTTGTCAGTCATTCTAATATTTATAGAACCAAACTGCTTGAATATTAATTTCAATTGTCATATAATTGCAATATGAATGAAAAAGTTACACCACCAGACTCTATTAGACTTGTACTAACAAAAAAGAATGAAGTTTCAGTTTGCACCAAATGTAATGGTATCGGGTCGTTTGAAACGGAAGAACTGATAGATTATCACAAACGAGACTATAAAACTTTTAGAAAAACTTGTGTAAACTGCAATGGTGATGGTAGAGTGGTATCGTTGATAACATCGTATAAGTTTGAGCACGAAGCCGCTGCATACCCTAAGACTATTCCTTATCAAGATGCGATTGCACAGGGAATTGAACCACACTTAGATGAACGCTATGTTTTTAGCTATAAAATTAACAAGACAGACCATGTGTTAAATCGAAAATACCCTGAATTAGCAGCAGTGTCGTATGATGTGTATGACGATTTAGTAGAAAAATATCGCGTTATAGAGATTTTAAAAGAGTAGTTATTGGGTTGACATGTTCCTATAACTGCGTATAATAGGAACATGTATAGCAATAGGAAGAGTTATGTCTAATCGTTTCGTAGTTTCTGATACCCATTTTGGTCATACCAATTCATGGGAAAAGTTTAAGAAGGCTGATGGTTCGCCTCTGCGTCCTTTTAACTCAACTGAGGAAATGGACGAAGCGATGGTTGAACGCTGGAACAATATTGTTAGCCCTAGTGATACGGTGTATCACCTAGGTGATGTGGTCATCAACAAGAAGTCTCTGCATCACATCAAGCGTCTGAACGGTCACAAGCGTCTGATTCGTGGTAACCACGACATCTTTGACGACAAGCTGTACTATGAGGTTGGCTTCGATAAAATTGTGGCTTACCGAGTCTTTGTGGATGAATTTGTGTTTTCGCATATTCCTCTGCATCCGGATTGCATCAGTGATCGGTTCAAGTGTAACGTACATGGACATACCCATAGCAATATCGTCACGCGAACGATTGTTACTGAACAAGGAGTCGAACAAAAAGAGGTTGATCCTAGGTATCTGTGTGTATCAGTGGAACACACTAACTTTGCCCCTATTAGTTTTGAAGAGGTGAAGGCTAGAATACAAGCTCAAAACGAAGCTTGTGGTTATATGCCACCCAATAACAGTTGGGGTAATGGATCACCTACTTAGTAGTATTGTGCATCAACCGACCCTTCTTGAACCCAATTGGTAACGGTGATCCGACTTTTATTTTTAAGTTTGTTTCACCGTTATTTATCCACATTGTTTTGTTCGGTCCTAATTTTTTTCCTTTATTCCAACTCGTATATCCCCTTTTACTCCAATGATTTTTAATTCCATTTTGTTTGTGGGTTTCAGGCTGTTGTTTTCCGAACCATCTGCTACCATCCCGTCCTAGCACAAACCCAGGTGGAATAGTAGATGTGGGATCAACCATCATTTCAGTGTGGTCGTTGTGTATCCAAATTTTGCCTCGCTGCATATTTGCTCCAATAACACTACCGAAATTGTTAAACGGAAGTCTACCTAATTTAAATGAATCGTCTGGTGGCGTTTCTCGAAATATTGTAATATTTCCGTCATTCCAGTGCCTGGTAGTTACAGTTGATCCGTCACCGGCTTCTGGTTTTAAATTCGCCCAGGTCTTCTTTCCGAATTCGTCTTTATCTTCGACTATGTTCCATAATGTACTATAATACATTCCCCATTCTTTTATTTCTTCAAGTGTTTGACATTCACGTAAAATTTCAGTAGTAATATCTTTTCCATGTATTTTAATATGATCCTTCCAATACGTTCCGGAACCTTGATATTTATATGGATTTTGTGTAGTTTTTCCTAAATAGTGTAGACCTGTTTTGTTATGAGTTTTCTTATACAAATAAATAGTCATGTGCTGATGTTTCCTTTCGTAGCATTAGAGCGGGTAGATGCGCCAACATCGTGATCCGCAACATTATTTATCATTATTCTTGACTTTTTCTAATAAACCCATTATTATTAATGTATGGATGACTTATTTTCTGATATAATTTGGGCAATTTCTTCTACTATTAGAAATCCTTCGATCAAAGAAGAACTATTTGCGGAATTGATTCCTATTTTTGACAAACAAAAAACATTTGACGAGACGACTTGTTTCAACATAGATGACTCGTTTGATACTGTATGGAACAAATGGATAGATGAAACAAGTTGACATTCTCTTTAATCTGTACTATTGTAAGTTATGGTTAAGGAGAATGTCATGACTTTGAAGAAGGGTGAAATGCTTGGTAAGATGCTGGTCATCGCTACTAATGCTCACCAAGGTCAATTTGACAAAGGCGGCGCACCGTATATTCTTCACCCCTTGAAGGTTATGCATTATCTCAAGACGGACGATGAAGAATTGCAATGCATTGCTCTTGGCCATGATGTCATCGAAGACACTGCGGTCACATACCAAGACCTTCGTAGTCAAGGCATGTCTGAACGTGTCATCGACGGTATTCGCGCACTTACTAAGGTTCCGGGCCAAACCTACGATGAGTACAAAGAATGCGTCTTTGCGAATAAGGATGCTATGAGAGTGAAGATGGCTGATCTTCGGCACAACACTGATATTCGTCGTCTTAAGGGCGTTTCTGAAAAGGACATTGCTCGTATGGCAAAGTATCAGATGTTTTATCTTGAGATTCAGGCCCGCTTGCAAAAGGAGTAGATATGGAAGACGATGACTGGGACTATGCCTCCCTTGATTTGATGGAAAGCTGGACTCAAAACATCTATCCAATCACGAGTAACCCCTATTCTGAGGAATTAAAAGACATGCAAAACATTGCCAATGCAGCGGTCAAGGCTCTTGAACGCGGAGACACTTTGGATCAGTTGATCAAGCGCAACCCTTCTTTTAAAAAGTTGTACAAAGAGTACAAAGCTGAACAGGCAGCAATCGATAAGGCGAAGGCCGCGAATGCTGCCCGACTTGAAAAAGAAGCCGGCCGTCGCGCCGCCGAAGTTGCTGCTCGTACAGAAATCGCAGCCAAGTTAACTCCCGAAGAACTGGCTGTATTTGGTCTAAATGAGCAGGGTGCCAAAAAGAGGGCTCCTGTAAAGAAAGTTACTAACGCAAGGACAAGGAGTTATCGGTGAGCGAAGAATCCGAAGAACACATCACTCAAGAAGTCTATGATGAACTTCTTAAGGTTACTGATGCTAAGACCCGCTATAATAGGGACCACAGAGTCGCAATGAAGTCTATGGTTTCTTTGGTTAAGTCTGGGCACGCCGCCTTTCTATTCCTTAGGGATGATGAGTGCCGAGAATGGTGGTCAAAGGAAGTTAAGGCTGCTGCGACAAAAGTAAATAACCGAAAGGAAAAGCGTAGAATTTACGAACTAAAGAAGTCAGCATGGGATAAGCTGTCAGAAAAGGACCGTAAGGCGCTTGGTCTTCGTAAACCCATCGAACCAAAAGGCTAATCTATGGAAGACTTTCTCCTTAGGAATCTTAAAGTAAATGACAGTGTGATTTTTATCGCGCCCGGATCTACTAAGAATTTGGCATTGGGTAGAGTTATCAAGCTTAATCCAAAAACCGTTAGAATTGTCTACAGAGATGACCGATACGATGGAACGCCATGGGCACAATATCAGCCCAGCAGTGAAGAAGCCAATCGGCCATATAAAGAAGTCGTCAAGGTCGATGGACCCGATCTAACTATGTATTTGTTGAAGAAGTAATAAATGGCGGAACTACCTAAACATTATGATCTTCTAGGTAGACAATTGGCAGTCGGTGATTATATCGCCTACCCTGATGGCAATAGTCTAAGACTCGGCACGGTTGACAAACTTAACCCCAAAATGGTTAGAGTTAGCGGGCTAAAACGCACATGGAACGTCAATAAATATGCTAGTGACACAGTAAAGCTTGACGGACCCGATCTGGTCATGTATCTACTTAAGAACTAATAAAGGAAAACAAATGTCTATCGCAGTCGTTGAGCCAGAATCTGATTGGACTGATTCTGATTGGAATGTATTTGAAAGTTCTATCAAGGAACTACTTCATAATAAGCTGGTTACAGTAAAGTTTACTAAAAAGGATGGTAGCGAGCGATTGATGCATTGCACGCTTCAAACTGATCTCCTTCCTCCTCAAGAGATTAAGGAGAATAAGGAACCGCGCAAGAGGTCTGACACCTCGATTGCAGTCTATGATGTGCAAGCTAATGGTTGGAGAAGCTTCACCTATCGTTCGGTTTATAGAATCGAATATGCTGTAGACTGACTTAAAAAGTATAAGTGTTTTTAAACTACACCCTCGTACTAAATACTACTGTGTAGGCCTTGAGAAAGCCGAAACACAAAAGGCTTGACACTATATCAAGTTGGATGTATAGTTAGAACATGAAACGAGAAATTATTAAGTTTGAACCGAAACGCTTGAAGGCACGTGCCGCCGGACTCATTTTGTTCGGCGATACTCCCTTCAAGAACAAAGTAATCGAACCTAATACTCGCTACACGCGCAAAGCTAAGCATCCTAAAAAGGAATGTGACCTAAACCGTTACTAAACTTTTGATTTGTATAGTGAAGTGCCTGAGAGTCTCTATTGTGGAGATTCTCTGATTAACTGATATTTCAGTTAATTGCCAAATGGCCCTACGTAAGGGGATGCAAAACCCGTATCCAAGATACGGTTATCCCATTTATGGAAGGCTGATGGAAGTGCTACTGTATATACCTAACAGACTATCGTTGGTGTGGTATATAGCGGCCCAATTAAGGAAATACTATGTATACTTCTCAAACTACGGCTAGTAAAATGGCCAAACTATGTAAAGTTTTAGCTGTCGCACTTTGCATTTCTTTTTCTTGGCAGCAACTACATGCGCAAGAAGCCGCAAATACTAATCCGGTTCCCGCTCTTAGTCCGGAACAATTACTAAAAGACGCATACGACAGTGCTAAATTCCTGTCAATCGTAGACACCGCAGAAAAAATTAACTATACTAATCGAGAACTGACGTGTCTAGCTAAGAATATTTACTATGAAGCAGGGCATGAGACTCAGGTAGGCAAACTAGCTGTGGCTCAAGTGACTATAAACCGTACTCAAAGTCCTAAATTCGCCAACTCCATTTGCGGAGTGGTACTAGCACCAAACCAATTCAATTGGGCTAGTAATAAAAAGACTAGGTTGTCATTGCCCAAAGGAGCTGCATGGGAAGACTGTTTGAAGGTCGCCCAACAGGCTCTTGATGGCAAGAGGGTTAAGGGCATAGAGCACGCCCTGTACTTTCATGCTAGTGTGGTTCATCCTCACTGGGCACGCTTAATACGCCTTGCTCAAATAGGTACTCAGATTTTCTACGGATAATCATTGACTTTCCCTCGTTTTGATCTTATATTGACGTAAGATTGGAACGAGGGTTTTTTATGGATGAACTGGTAGAATTTACCAAAGAATGCGGAGCCCTTGTTCGTTGGGAAGCTGGCGAACGGCCACAATTTAGCACTGGTGTGTGTGAATCACTCACTTGCGGTTATAGAAAGTTAGATGAATATGGATATTGGGAATATCCTCTATATCCTGCAGAAAAATATTTGGAGATGTTGCGTGATCAATCTAACCGTATTTAAGTGGCTGGGCACTGGATTTACTATTGCAGGAGCAATGGCTACTGCATTTAAGTTGGATCCGCTCAATGTAGTGTTGCTGAATTTGGGTTCTGTGTTTTGGCTTGTCGCTGCACTGCGAATGAAGGAATCTTCACTGATTGCAGTGAACGGTGCCTTGCTCGGCATCTATGTCGTCGGTGCTGCCATTCGTCTCCACATGTTTTAAGGTTTAGTTATGCTACCTCCGATATCTGACGAACAAATGATGTGGTATATTCTTAAGGGGTATACCATTCATGTGGACGTATTCGGAACTCGGGATTGGTTTTTAAACGGGCAACGTCACCGAGAAGATGGTCCTGCGATTGAATATGCGGATGGAAGTCGGGCTTGGTATCTAAACGACCAAAACATGACCGAAGAAGAACACCGAAAACTCACACAAAAGAAAATGGCTAATATCGGTTGACTTCGGGTATGTGTTTTGTTACTATGAATCATAGAGATTGACTCAACAAACGGAGACGTGAAATGGCTTATATGTCGCAAGATCGCAAGCAACAGATCGCCCCTAAGGTGAAGGAACTTCTTAAGAAGTACAATCTTACGGGTTCTCTTTCGGTCGATAATCACTCTACGTTGGTGCTGACTATCAAGTCTGGTAAGATTGACTTTGTTGCGAACCAAAATCGCGTTTGCAGCCAGGAGCTGATGCTTATGAAAGTGGCACGTGGATTCACTCCCACTAAGTCAGCTTACGTTAACCCGTATCACTATCAAGAGCATTTTGACGGCGAAGCCCTCGCTTTTCTGTCAGAAGTTATTCCGGCACTGAATGAAGGTAACTGGAATAAGTCGGACGTCCAATCGGACTACTTCAATGTGGGGTGGCACGCGGATGTAAATATCGGACGGTGGAACAAGCCGTACGAAGTAACTGCGTAAAAACTTAACCCCAACACAAACAAGGAAAACTGAAATGCATACCTATTGGATTCTGGTTCGTAACGATGCCGGCACTAACATTCGTGTCGAGATTCAAGCTAATAACAACTACGAAGCTATTCAGCTTGCTAAGGCTCTTTACGGTCCTAAGCTTTACTCTGAGAGCGCGAACTTCATTCGCTAATGCGTTTTGGGTATGAGAGTCATTGACTTTCATACCCTTCCGTATTATATATAATAATGTGTAATTTTGCACAGGTTCAACTTTTAAAGGTATTACATGACTACTCAACTATTTAAGGTTGTTGGTATTACGGCCCATAACGGCAACGCTAAGGTTCGCTTCACTGACGATATGGTTCGCCGTGTAAAGCAATTTGCTAAGGGCGGCGCCCAACGAACCGACTTTATTGAACTGCCGAACGAAATGAATAAGATCGATGCGCTCAAGCACATGCTTACCCATCCTTCTTATCAATCTGCGGAAGATCAAGCCACTATCAGTGACACTCTCGCTGATAAGGAAAAGGAATCTCGTAAGGGCGAGGTCAAGGTTAAGGCTAAGCCTTCGCTAGACGCCATCAAGAATCGTCCTAAGATCGACACTACGGTTGATGACATTCTCAATGCTGTAGGTTCCGAGTAATGGCTAAGGTGTTAAAGATCGCTGACAAACTGACTAAGGTCAGTGAAAGTGTTACTGTTCACTTCTACGACAATGCTTATATGGTCGAAGTTTCAGGCCACAATAAGAATGATGATTGGGCCAATCTTAAATTGGTCTGTCATGATCTAGATGAAGTTGCTACACTTCTGAAGGAAGCTGATTCTCTTCCTAAGGATTCCTAATATAAAGAAGCCCCGTAAGGGGCTTCTTTTATGGATTGTTGACGGATTTTATGATCCAAAAGTCACTGCTCATGTTGGTATTTTGAATGACCGCATATGGCATATAAAAATACCCATGATCACCCCAATTGGATCCCCAACTGTTTTTCGCAATAAATTGTTGGGTACTATTATTATATCCTACAAGAAGAACCGCATGTCCACCTAAAAGTTGCTCAGTGCGAACGTTAGGATACGGCATTATTCCGGTTCGTGCTACCGTGGTACTTTCAAAGCTACTGTATACATCAAACCCGACCGTAACAGGATACCCGTTAGACAATGCATTGATACACGCACTAAAATCTAACGCTCTCTCGTATAATGTTACTTTGCGTCTCAATCCATCAGATACCGCAGCAGGAGAAGGTGCCTGCTTAAATCTAGTAATATTATAAGGCCAGAGACTTTCTAGAGAAGCACCGTATGTATATGTGGCTCTAATACCGTCGCGTATGTATGCACCACTGTCGTAGCTAACTGTGCCTTCGATAAGACGTTCGTAATAGTAGATAAACAATCTACTTACTTCGGTGCTCTTATTGTTTTTTCTGTTTAGATACTCTATTGCCTCTGCGATGGCGTTTCCGGTACAACTTCCCAATGGACCCTGATTCTCTATTGGTGTCGAGTATGATCTAAGATCAACGGTCGACGGAGTTACGGATGCTATGGGTTTGTAAATATAATCACGAGAATCAGGTAAATCCCGTACCCAATGATATTTGGGAATGGCCATCGGAAGGTTAGCTGGCTTGAACTTTACGGGTGTGCGATTAATTCCCGGATCTTGTGATTGATCAATTACGGGCTGCTTTGTCATTGTGTTATCCTTATAGACCAAATCGTGAGCGATAATAATTAAAGTTTTGGGAGACTTCTGCATCGGTTAAGGCACGGTCGTAGATGTTGACCACAGCTATTTTGGCATTTACTGTTTCATCCAAGTCCCAACGATGTCCAATAAAAAATCTCTGTGTAGGACTACTACCGTTAGGAGCTGCTCCGCCGCCAAAGTTGCCTGGCGCATAACTTACAGCACCGTTGATGTAATCTTTATATTCTGCGGCACCTACTGCCATAGTAATATTGTACCAAGTTGATCCATCGTGTGTAAATGCTGTTGCGACATTGTTGGTAGCAAACTGTCCCTGCCAGTTAGTATCGTACCAGCCTGTTTGTAGATAATCAGCAGAGGCGTTTATTGTAAAGTTAAATTGCGCACCAGTAAATTCATCAGATATTAAACAAGGGGCACCGCCAACTTGACTGGCTGTAAAGTTAAACCATATGTCTATGGTGTAGGTAGGCTGAAATGTGGGCCAAGGCACAGTAAAGTATTGAACCGACGGAGCATCCAATACAAAAGTTCCGCCATTAGTTGAACTCCAGGCTGGCGCATTTGTAGGAACCGCTTGAACGCCATTATAACTATCAACCCAGTTGCCTGACCCTGAATATGTAGCGGCATCAAAATTTAACAGTAACCCATCAGTTACCAATGGAGGTGCTGTGTATATTCCTGCTCCGAGGGTTATTCCAGGTCCAAATGTTATTGCCATTGATTGTCCTAATCGGTACTGTAACAGAACTCACCAGTGGTGGAATTGTAATACACTGCTTTGAATCCTCCGCTGACTAAATTGGCTGTGCTATCACCACGCACAGGTTTCACTGTGAATGTGTTGGCTGTGGGTTGATCTAAGCTACTACCAGTGGCATTCAATATGATTGAATTGTTGCCTTGATTGGTTGCACCAGCACTGGCACCAATGGCCACTGCAAAATTACCTTGATTACTAAAACCAGAACTTACACCAATGGCCACTGCTGAATTGCCCGCGGCACCGGCAGCCGCGCCAATTGCCACCGCGTAGACACCTTGATTGGTTGCACCAGCACCACCACCGATAGCCACTGCTTGTAACCCTTGATTAGTTTGACCAGCAAATGAACCAACCGCCACTGCGTTATTGCCTTGAGTGTCATATCCAGCCAGCGAACCAACAGCCACTGATTCAATGCCTTGGGTGTTCCCACCAGCCGAAGGACCAATAGCCACTGCTGAGTCGCCTTGCGATGTTTGGCCGGCACCTGGACCAAATGATACTGCGTTGCCCGCATTATCTTTTAATACAGCACCGTTTACAAGTGTGACAGTTCCAGTGCTGACATTATTAGCACCAGCGATGTTACCACCAGTTAAAGTGATATCTCCACCTGTGCCTGAGGTAGCAATGTTGCCACCAGTAATATTGCCTGTTGTGCTAAACCCGCCGTCCGAGTTAAATGGTGTTATGTTTGCTGACATTTATGATTCCTAATCAAAAGTTTGGTTGAATTCTACAACATCGAATGTAAAGTAGTATGATCCATTGGCAGCTGTTCCGTTGCCAGTAGCAGTGGCATTGATGAACATGGTGCCGTAGATTGGATCATAGGCAGGAACAATCACCACATCATCTTCGGTTGGATCTGTTTTGAGTCGATTGGTTATGCTGTAAGTTATGTCGCCCGAATCATTTCTGGCGGCAAAAATATCGGCCATCTGCATGTTTTGCGGTGTGCCGGCTCCGTGTTGGATACGCATGGTCATCCGAAATGCCCAGACCTTTGCGTTGTATGCGGTGTAGACCACCTGTGGAGAGCCAAACTGTGGACTCTGTATGATGGTAGAAATTGTAACTTGATTGGTGTTGCCCGAGTTAGGTGATATGATTCTGCGTGTGCCGTATAGGCCCAGCTGCTCACCTTCGTAAGGATTGCCTGGATCATACGTGATTTCTGTACCGATCTTGACTGCGGGCAATATTACCTGACCGGATTCGTTGAACAGCGTGGCTTTTGAGTTGACAGTTAGAGTTATATTTCCCCAGTCACCGTCGCCTTGCCCGGCATTGATTAACACACTGCCGCCCACGGTCGCACAGCCAGTTGCGGTGCCACCATTTAATACCAAGGCTCCACCAGCCGACGGAAGTCCACCTATGCCGTTGGTTGTGCTGCCGCCACTCAAGACCAATGTGCCAGCTATACGGTCAGTATTGGCAGTTGCCCCGGTGATATACATTGGATTGCCAAGATTGTTGCCGATTATGTTGCCCGGCACAGTCAAGTTACCATCGTTGTCAAAGTTCCAAGATTGGGTATTGCCGGTGTTGCCAGAATTGCTTGTGATTACTGTACCAAAAGCATCTATGTTTAGTTGACCCATGTCCTCACGGATGTAAACACTTTGTTCTGCGCTGAACACAATGCCAGCACCTTGGGATACATTACCGGGGCCAATCAAGTTGCCCGTGCCTGTTTCAAAGATCCAAGTTCCGTAGCCATCCGTGCCCACATTGACTACCAAATTACCGTCTGCTGTGGCTATATTGGCATAGCTGTTACCGTTGGCAATGAGATTAGTTGCACCACCACCGCCACCAATGTTGACCTGTGTGCCGTTGGCATAGTTAACAGCGAATGTATTACCAGGTAGTGTTAGATTACCATCATATCCTAAAGTATATGTGTTAGTTCCACCTACTTTAAATGATAGATTAGCATTAAATGGTGTGCTTATAGATGCAGTGTTTCCTAATTCATTAGATGGTAAATATATATTACCGTCTATTCCAAATACAGTTTGATATCCACCTGCATCTATGGTAATGGGTACAATAGGGGAATAACCTGTAATAGTAGCAGTGCCATCTGTAGGTCCTACAAACGTTGTCCAAGTAGATGAATCTACGGGTGTGCTATATGTATTATCCGTAAAGATATTAAATGCGTTAAACCAAGACGCCTCATAATACCAAGTACCTATCGCTTGAGTAGTTGAATTAACATTGCCAATTACAACAGTACCTCTTTCTGCATAATTAAAAGTATTACCGCTGAGTGTTACATTACAGTTTGGTCCTATACTAATACCGGTTATGGAATCATTTATGTCTATCTGCGTAGGTATACCACCAGTAATAACTCCACCGCTCACTGCTAGATTGCCAGGAAGATTGAGATTTCCTGAACTAGTCAATATTGCGCTATACGCACCGTTGCTTAAACGATCAACTGATAGTCCGGTACCTCCTAGCAAAGCGTCAAAAATAATAGTTAATCCAGTAGCATTTCCGTCGGCGTCATTCGGTAATACAGCATTAGTACTGTTTACTACTAGATCGGATTGCGGGTTTAAGAATGGTAAACAACTGAAATAGCTGTATTCCCATAGATCAGCTCCGCTGTTAAGAACCTGATTGACCGTGTTCCATCCGTCCGCATATCCTGCACCATTCTCACTGTTACCAAAATTCGGAGTAGACATGAATACAACACCTGTTGTGTTGTGTTCTGCTATATTTGCTGTTATAGTAGCAACGTTGCTGGTTGGGTTTACTTGATTGCTGTATTGTGGACCAGAACTAGTCCATGGATTGTTAAGATTTACATTTTGATAACTAGAAACTATAGTACTTTGATCATCTACATTTATGTCAAAGCTAATAGTAATGACTCCCGAAACAGGAGTAGCGCTGTTGTTAATAGCGTACCATATTTCACTCTTTTGCCCACATAATGTAGTTGGGTCAACGTAAGAACTTCTTTGAATCCAGGTTAACCCTAATCCAGTAATACCAGTAATACTTGCAACTGCATTTCCCCCGGAATTTCCGGTTTCACATGCACTGGCAACAACAATCACTGATTGGGCGCCTGCGGTATATGATACCGTAGTTAAGTTGCCACTTGACATCTGTCCAGTAGCTGACCCTTCAAGGCTAGGATTAGAAGTACCAAATATATGCCCAGAAAGATTAATGTTGTTTACAGTTAGATTGCCTGCCTGAATATTGTTGGCGCCGATAATATTTCCGCCGCCCACAAAATTAAGACTGCTTCCGGTACGGGATAACTCAAGTTCGTTGTTTGAATCGCTTATTCTACCAAAGATATTTTCTGTCAAGAATCCGCCGGTACCGAATATGATGTCCTTAGTTGTACCCTGAGAACCTGTTGCCAACACTAAATTGCCGCCACCTATAGCTGGGGCCTGATCCGGAAGATAGGCCTCAGCAAACAGATAACCATCACCTGAACCAGTTATAGTATAATTGGCGTCACTGAAGAATGAGCTAGTAAAGCCCACATCGACCCAACCCCCAGCGTCGTTGCCGTGATGCCCGTAAGCGACCCAGTCAGCAGAACCGATATCTGCTACGTTGGTGATAGCTGCCTGTACATATGCAGAACCATTATCACTTATTACAAGTGTGGCGTTTTGTAATGATGCTGCTAGTTCGCTTGCACCCGATCCAATTGTAACTACATTGCCATTGAAATCTGCATTGCCAGGCGCTGTTAAGTTGCCATCGGTGCCGAACGTCCAAAGGTTAGTGTTGATTGTAGGGAAATACGTTCCAGTAGGAGGAACACTACCTAAAGGAGGATTAGTATTCCACTGAGTTAATGGATTAGTCAATGTTCCGATGTTCACATAAAGTGCTTGACCGAATCCTGGGGTCCAAATTCCCCACTCCGTATCAAAAAGTATATAAGGATCAGTAGCTGGATTGTAACCCGCCGGATACCAACTTGGCGTTAGCTGATTGAGGTCTCTTATGTACGTAGTGTTCACCGTTGCAAAATCAGCACCGCTGATAACTATTGTAGTTGGTGCAACCGAAACAAAATCAGTTGATTGAATACTAACTGACCCGTTTGCATTTACTGATACATTTGCGTTATTATCTCTTCCAAGAATTAGATTTTCACCGTTACCTGCAATGTGAATATCTGGACCGATAGTTAAGTATATATCCAAAAATGCACCTGCATTGTTGGGATTAGGCTGTAAATGTAAATTACCAGTGCCAATGATGTTAATATCATTGAATGTAACATTACCTGTGTTACCACCTCCACCGTATGGGACACCATTTGCATAATTGATTGCCACTTCACCATTACCTGGAAGAGTCAAGTTACCTGCATGATCAAATACCCAACCTGCAGAACCAAAGCCCATACCCAACTGTGTCGAGATAGTTACACTATTTGAACTGTCTATTAATAAAGTATTGATAAATGGCGAGGGCAATAAGTTAGCAGTATTACCTAACCAACCCAAGAAAGCTTCTCCGGAATAACCCGGCAATGATATACCACCGATGTTCGCATCATCACTCTGTGGAGCAATTAACAGACTGACATTAGGACCCTCATCACCAAATTGCCATGCTAAACCGGAATTACCGGGATCAGGATTTATTGTAATAAATCCTCTAGTACCATTGATATTAGCATCAAGGTTTAGGTTACCAGTAACAGTTGCATCAACTGTTGCTAAAGGACCATAGATAGTAGCTTGCTCGGCAGCAAAATTTACAGTGTTTAATTGTGTGTTGGGAGAATCCCAGGTCAATGACGGGCTTCCACCAAATAGACCAGAATCATTAAACTGAATCTGAGAGTTTGCTCCGCCCGGATTGCCGTTTCCTGAACCACTTTGAGCAGTCCACGATAGATTACCATTACCATTAGTCTGTAGAACATATCCATTGTTCCCGCCCGGAATCCTAACAGTACTGACATCAACGACTGACAAGTTAGCTAGTGTACCAACACTGGTTATGTTTGGTTGCGCGGCGTTAGTTACTGATTGTGCTAAAATTGCTTGGCCTGCCGGCGGAAAATATGATCCACCAGCACCACTAAGAATTAGATTCCCCACAATTTGAAGATTAGCATTTTTAGTAGTCGGGGTACCTGACATATCAACCACAGGGAATAGAGAGGTGTAACTGAGATTAGACCCTATGTTGTTAAGACTAGTAATTTTTATGCTGGAAATCATATTTGTTTGTTCCTATTATCCGAATGTAACGCTATTTTGGCCAACACAGAACCATTTACTATTTACGTACTGCAGGGTACATCCTGCACCTACAGCAGCAAATGTTATGGTTCCGGATCCGCTAGCTTTCCAACCAGCAGTAGCGACTGTGATGACCATATCTCCGCCGTGTGTTACCATCATAAATGTCTTAATCTGTCCGGCTGTTCCAGCAGCTAATGTAGCAGTGCTTCCTCCGGTCGTGCTAAAGTAACTTGCCGTGACGGCTAGATTTGCAGCAGAACCATTAGTTAAATTCTCGCTACTGAATCCAATTGGAGACTCAACGTTAATCGTACCGGCTGATACTATTGGACTACTAGTTACATTCAAGCTGTTGCTAGATAGTCCAACTGAAGTAACGGTTCCACCTGATGCAGTAGCAGAAATAGTGATATTTCCATTACTACCAGATGCAGTAATTCCGGATCCTGCTGTGATTCTAGTTACGCCGATGTTAGTAACTGTGATACTACCGTTAGTAGTAATTGGTCCACCGTTAATCTGAATGCCCGCGCCGGGTGTTAGCCCTACGCTAGTTACAGTTCCAGCTGATGCCCCGTTAGATGCAGATGTTACTCTACCGTAGGCATCAATAGTTAGTATTGGATTAGAGTATGTTCCTGCATTCGCGCCGGTCGTTGCTAAATCTATAGTGATATTCCCACTAGATACTATAGGAGTATTGGTAACTACTAATCTAGAAGTAGAAATAGGTGTTATACCTATTGAGGTTACAGTACCTATTCCGCCTCCTCCGCCAACGAGCGAGATAGTAATATCACCGGTCGTTCCAGTTAACTGAACGCCAGAACCCGCAGAAAGAGAAGTAACACCAGTGTTTGTAAAAGTGACGATACCATTAGAAGAATCAGTAGTTATGTTTATAGCACCACCGGACGTAAATGTATTATACGGGCTCGCACAAGCAAAAAGTGTGGTGAAGTTGTTGCTAGCTTTAGTAAAAGCTGTATATAGTGAATCGCTACCTACCGACTCGTTAGGTAGACCAATATTTATTGATTCTTTTCCAGATATACTCATTTTCAATCCTTATGATGTATTTATCAATAAGGATCGAAAGAATTGTCCGTATCTCAGTAAAATTCATTCTTTACGTGCGGAGTAAATCCTAAATCTATGACGACTGGGCTACCTTTGTAGATTCCCCAGTTACTAGCACGGGAAAAATCACCCAAAAGAATGTTACTGCTGCTAGCCAAGGTCGCAAGTTCGTCTACATAGTGCATAGTAGTCTCTATGTCTTCTTCAGTGGCGCCCCTTTTAGTCATCCAACTTTTTGCCTCTATTGGATTTAATGACCTATACCGGTCCTGTCCTGATTTATTTTCCGCAACTGCTATTAAGTTACGAAGGCCTAAAGTAGAGCACCTCATTAACTTGCATAGTTTTGCTTCAGACGCTTTTTCTGCCAACTCAGTTTGAATCCAGACCGGCTTATGATTCTGCTTGTCATAGTCGATAAGAGGAATAACAATGTCTAGTTGTCCAATGTATCCATCTTCTAGAATATCTACCTCAGCTTCATTCTGTGCCATGCCTTTAGCGTTCTTTGCAATCTTTAGAACAGTAGGTCTACCTTGATATTCAATAGTCATCGCTACACGAGCAGAACCAGTGCCTAATCGTTTGGCACGCTCTAGTGCATACGCCAATCTACTTTTGAAGGATTTAGCTTTTGGTTTTTCTGGAGTAGGTCTGGTACTAAATTCGTTTGGGTCCCAATCAGAAGGAAGCGGTACCTCCATAAGATTTTTTTCAAAGATGAACTCATTTGCTCTCATAGTGACTTACCCCACCTGGTGTTAATCACATTCCAGTTGATGATCTTCCAAAGTTCGGTAAGATACTTTTTCTTATCTGAGCCATAGTCAAGCACAAATGAATGTTCCCACCAATCTACTAACAGTAGAATGTCATCGCGCACTTCATGGTTCTTGATTGTTTTGATTTTGCCGTCGTAGGCTAGGTAGATCCAACCGGATCCATGAATCTTCATGGCTTCTTCTAAAAAGTCAGCCTGAAACTTGCGATAATCACCGAAATGCTTATTGATAAAAGTAAGCATAGGCCCGTTCGGTTTGTTACCGACTCGCACTGCTCTGAATTGAGTAAACCATAAGTTATGTAGGAAAACGCCCGCATAATTAAAATCGGGGTCACCTTCTTTGTCATTGAATCTTGTTGCGTAGCCTTTTGCCAACTTCTCATAATGCAGATTAAGGGTCTCTCCGCTCATGACGGGAGACACTTCTTTGACATCGAAGTTTAGTGCAATAATTTCTACGTCTTGAGGTTTTGATTTGTCCTCGAGGATGGTAATATACTCACGCATGAGTATATTTATCGTTACTTGCGCCGAACTATTCTTCCTCGTGTAAGATCATACGGAGTTAGCTCCACGTCGACCTTATCACCCATAAGTATGCGAATTTGATGCTGTCGCATCTTACCTGCTAGATGACTAAACACAATTACACCGTTATCAAGCTTTACTTTAAACGTTGCATTTGGTAGTACGTCTATAATTTCTCCTTCCACCTTAATTGAATCCTGATTTGCCATAATTTATTTCTTTAGTATAGACCATATCGACTCCTTTTCGATAATCTCTTTTTCTAGCTCACGATACCTATCACCGAGAGCCTTAAGTTCTTCCCACTTTTCTTCTAGTTGTGGATTTGGGTGAAGAATAGCTAAACGAGCTTCAATATCTTCTAGTGTTTTAATAAGGTATTTTCCTTTAATTGAAACCTTACCCTGAAAGTCTGCGTCGACCGAAACAGACAAAGTTGAACTTGGTGTAGAAACCGTATACGGACTTGATGTCGCAGTAATAGTAGAAGAATATATGCTAGGTGACCAATTAATTCCGTAAGTGGTTCCGTTGGTTACAGAATATCCGCCGGTAGTAATAGTAGAATTACTGAAAGTTGTAGCCATTCCTATAGGATTGTTGTTCATATTATTTAACCCATACGTCTGTGTAGGGCTGGTCACTTTAATACTGTTCAATATACTATCTAACCTAGAAGTAAAAATACCGTCATCGGTTTCTTCGCTCATTTGCTTGCCTTTTTAAGAAATATTTGGCCAGAATCATCGATGCCGATTTCCACGTCATCGCCCTCTTTCCAACCTAATTGTTTTAATAATGGAATAGGTAGCGGAATGATGAGGTCGCCCGTCTCAGCGTCCTCTTGTGTGATTACCTCATACCTTACGCCGTTTGAATTTTTTGAAGTAGTCATTCGCATCCCAAGGGTTGCGAGAATATATTATTGGGTGTCATTATGATATTTATTCCGAACATGAGCAACTGTCACAGTTACCGCATCGCTTAGAGTCACATGAAGAACAGTACCAGCCCTTTTCAGTGTGAACTACAGTATTTTGTCCGCATTTACCGCATCGTTTTCCGACAGGTTTTTTGGGTTGTTCTATCTTAAATACAGGTTCAGTGGTCACTTACTAGTTTCCTTAAAAGCAGAGCAAAGACCACTCACAACCTTATCCAACCTATCTTCGTCAGCCTGATACTTGATTCCGATTCCGCCGGCAGCAATCCACTTTCGAATATTTACGCCATAGTCATCGATGAGTATGTTTGGAGTACCGTCCTTCTGAACAGCGTATTTGGCCTTATCATGATCAAATATAACATGTTTTGGTTTCACCGTTATATTCTTATTCAACCATTCGCGCTTTCCCTTGATACTACCGTCCCGATCAAAGTTCAGTGGGCTACTAAGAATGTCGTAGTCACCGGCAAACTTCTTTACTATTTCCAGCAGTTCGTTTGAAGTGGGGAAAACACCGATGCTTTTAAACAGATGAAATGCGTTGGAATCTCTGAAAAATGTTTCCCATTGATCAGGAGTCATTTCATTGTAATGTTCTACGTCGTGAAGATCACCTGCGTAACCGAATAGATCAGCTAGTACGCCATCCATATCCACAAATACGGTTGGTTTACCCTTGTCTAATTGCTTACTTTCTATTAGTTCTATGATCTTCATAGATTATATTTATTCAAACTTACTAAATATTACGTATTATTACATGAAGAATCTTTGATGTCAAGGATCTTCATAGCCAAAAACAATAAGGAAAACAAATGGCTCTAATAGACACAGTAATGAACATATTTATGAAAACAACAAAGGACCCAAATGCTCCTAAGCCACCTCCCGGTTCTCGTTCAGAACGTGAGGCAAAAATTAAGGACAAAGCAGGCATGGTAATCAACGTGTTTGCATTACTGCTTGCAGTAAATGCCTGGTACGGAGGAAAGTTGAGTAGCACAGTAATGAATAACACTATCGCTGCGAATGACGTTTGGAATTTTTATGAGGCTAAGTCCATTAAGCAAACACAGTATGAATTAGCTGCGCTACAGACACCTAATAAAATTCTTGCTAAGCAATGGCAGGATAAGGCTGCTAGTTACGAAAGCGATCCTAAATCCGGCGAGGGTAAGAAGGAACTTATGGCTAAGGCAAACAAGCTAGAAGCAGAAAGAAATGAAGCTAAAAAACGCAGTCCATGGATTGGTTTTGCGGGTACTGCATTCCAACTAAGCATTGTTATTCTTTCAGCGAGCATCCTTGCGGTTAGTATGGATTTGTTTTGGGGTAGTTTTATTGTAGCAGGGATTGGTGTAGTGTTGATGACACAAGGTCTATGGCTTTGGATGCCATTCTAACACGAATCAGTGCCTAGTACGATTACGACTTTTTCTAATAGGTACGTAATCTTTGTTTGGAATAGGTGATCTGTCGGGGATGATGTGATGAAAATCAATTGCATCGTCCCCGAATTTTATCATAGCATATGCTATAATCTTATCCGCATCGTCATTATCACTGAATCCTATGATAAGATGCCCTAAAAAATGAACCTTTGTTTTGATATGCTTTTTGAGAGTTACATCTGTAAGGATATCAGTAAAATCGTTTGACTCTCTATGAAACAGTATCTTCTTCATTTACTTTTTCCAAACTAAAAATGCTACGTAGTCTCGTTCGGACTCAAATAGGAATTCAAATTCTTCATACATATTATTGCGAGCATGGTCGAATCCCCATTCTGCTTCACAGTTACGTTTACACCATTCTACAACGTGTTTTAATTCTCCATATGGAATAGTAACGTTGGCGCTATGAGCAGTCGGTACATTGATAGACATTAATACCTCCTTGGGTCAAAAATTTTAAGCCACTGTCATCTCTGTATTTTTCTTTATAATAAACAGTGGAAATTTTGGCTTGATATATGAGCTTCGCACAGTCGATACAAGGTGCGTGTGTACAAAAAAAAGTAGCACCTTCACTAGATTCCGTACTACACGCTACCTTGCTAATTGAATTTGCTTCGGCGTGCAGTACTTCTGGACGAGTTTTGAGGGTACCGTCCTCTAGTGTAATCTCGCAGTTATTGTCCCAACCGGCCGGCATACCATTATAACCAGTAGCAATAATTTGGGAGTCACCTTTAACTATTACGGCTCCTACTTTCAATCGTTTAGCATAACTGAGTGTAGCAGTTAGTTCAGCAAACTCCATAAAATACTTTATAAATTTAGGTTTCATGTCTTGCATCGTTCATTGTGGTGTTTATAAAAATTAGGACTCTCGTTCGCTGTCATACCACATATATTGCATGTGACCTGTTTAATCGAAACCGGCTTTTTATTTGGATTTGTCTTGCAGTTATCCATATGCCACCTTTTCATATTTTTATAGTCTCCGGTCTTACCGCAGTGGGAACAAGTGAGTACAGTGGTATCCTGCGGCCGCAATCGCATAGCCTCTTTATGTAATTCTGATTTTTTCTTACCTTTAAGTGATTCACTGATTTTTAATGCCGCCACTGCGATCCTAGCATCAGTGTGTTTTGTTTTTCCGATATGCCAACTTTGATTATTAGGATTGTTTAACCTGGATTCTGTCCTACACCTAATATGTTTTTCTGATTGTTTTCTACCTCTCATTTTCTTTTTTTGCGAATCAATGCTGTGTTTTGACTTGTGGTGCCCTAACGTCCCGTCGCCGCCTAATGTCATATTATAACCATTAGAGTTTTCCGAATAGAAATAGGAGTTGTATTCTACAATAAACCAGTTTTCCATAACTTTCAGTGTATAGTCTCCGTCTTCCGATTCATATATGACCTCCCATATAAAGTTTTCCCAACCATATTTTCGTATAGCATTATAGAACACAGTTGATCTTTCTGCGCCGCGATTAGCATTGTGTTTGTGTTGGGCCTTCCTGCGCGGCCACCTCGAATCGAAGCCTATATAAACCTTTTGATTCACTGTGTTAGTTGCTTTGTATATAACATAACTTCTTCATAAACCTATTTATCGAAGGTTATGGGACTAAAAATTAACCTAATCCCAAAGCGAACGGTAGTATGTGGCAAACAAATCCAATCCTTCTTGGATTCGATCCTCATGCATTTGTGCACCGACATAATCATGCCAATGCTCTCCGGTATTCTTTAATCGGTAAGTTGGTGAAGATTTTCCGGTAGTAGGATCAGTGTAAGATTCAACTTTTTCCCATTCTAGAGACAGATCACCATGATGATATTTGTCTTCGTAATCTTCGTATGCGATCTGTTGAAAAGACCAGATCATCTTGTCTAGTGTTTCTTCCCACTTATCGCAATTTTTTTGAAAGACTTCATCTTTGTCTTCCTTCATGAAATCGAAAACTGCTTGGTTGGAATAATCCTCACAAGACTCGTCTATAAATTCACCGGGTACACCGTGTTTAGTTTGCTTTAGCTGTATAAGCGCAGGTAGGATAATGAGGGCTAGAGTATGATCTAGCCCCCAAGTGTCGAATTTATCTATTTCGATACTAATTTTGCGGTGAGCGTTTTTTAGGAATTTTCCCAGACTAACTTTCATTGCTTACTGATTTTGCCTTTCCGTTAATGAACCAAAATATTTTACTCGATCCAATGTCCGTAGGATAAGTAACGAACGCTAGGTTTATCCGTCTAGTATTTGACAGTTCTGCTGCAAGCCCATCGATTGTGCTTGATTGACCTAAAAAGGCCTTAGTTTCTTTATCATAAAGATAATAGTTTCCTGACTCATATTCTGCAATGCAGAACGGAAAAGAAGACTTTCTCTTGATAAACTGATCCAAATTTTTAGTGAGTTCGGCCGTTAGCGCGGATCTAGTGCCGAGATAGTATCCGGCACCCAAACAGACCAACGCTAACAAGAGAAGTGCTGCATTCATGATAATATTTATCCTTACCACTCAGGTCCAAAGACAGCCCCGTACATTAACTCAACTTCCTTGTCAAGCAAGATTCGGTCAAACTGATCAGTCATAGTCAGTTTACCAGTACTTTCAGTGAGACGCACTACCTTACAATCGTAGATGTCGTCTAATTTTGCTTCCCAGATAATCATAGTTAAATCTCCAAAAACTTGAGTTGAATGCAATATAACAAACAATAGCAGATGAGTCAACAAAAACGGACTAAATAAAGATGTAGTTCGCGGATCTAGGAAATCCCAACTACTCTAACGCTATATAGGAGCATCAGCATGACTATTTATTTGTACAAGAAGACCCACAATAAAACCGGCTTACAATATCTTGGTAAGACCGAAAAGGATCCATATACCTATTGTGGTTCTGGTACTCGCTGGTTAACCCATCTTGATAAGCACGGCACTGACTTAACTACAGAAATCATCAAAGAATGTGCTACTAAAGAAGAAATGACTTACTGGGGCTCCTACTACAGCGAACTCTGGAATATTGTAAAGAGTGATGAATGGGCTAACCTAAGACCAGAAACCGGCGACGGAGGAGACACGAGCAAAACGGAGAACTTTAAGAAATGGATTCCCCGTATGGTTGAGGAAAATAAGCTACGCAGATGGTGGAACAATGGAACTAACCAAGTGTTTGAGCAACTACCACCAGATGATAGTTATGTTCCAGGTAGATTACAGTTTAACAACCTTGGTGCCAAAATAGGAACTGATAGACAACGAGGAAAGGTTTGGATCAATAACGGGAAGCATGAAATGATGGTTCATGGTAATGGCATTCCCGCCGGATATACCGTAGGGAGATTATCATCTCCTAAGAAGAACAAGCCCAACTTACACGCAGCCGGTACTAAGTGGTGGAACAACGGAATCAAATCTACTATGGCAAGAGAATGCCCTGGACCCGAATGGACCCGAGGCAGACTTTAATCTCTTGACCAGTTGACACCGTCAAACTTCTCCGGCATGTTATCCAAATCAATGAATCGTAGCTTGAAGTTTGCTGCGTTTGGTTCGTGCCCTGCATAACCTCGAGGGTTAGCTACGACAAAGGTATCACCCATATAGTAACTATGAGGATTATGAACATGTCCCAAAGTCCACAGGACTATCTGAGGATGATCTAGGATGAACTCTGACAGGTCGCTATAGTAGCCACCGTTCATCCAGGTGTCCTTCTTATACATTTCATGAATGCTAAGCGATGTAGGAGCATGGTGTCCAACCACCACATACTTCTTAGTAGCATCACTTTCAACCACCTCCTGAATGTAATTCAGTGTGGCTTCGTGATGCAGCACAGCATCCAATGGGCTGAACCTAGCATAGTTACGCCGGCTATTACGAATGATCCTAAAATCATTCATCATACCCTCGATGACATGCATAGTAGTAGGATCACGCTTGTTCATGTTTGACCAAAGTGTTCCGCCCACAAATGTAACATCGTCAATTACAACGGTGTCCATGTCAAGAAAGTGAATGTTAGGATAGTTCGTAAATTCTTCACGCAGCCAACCATAAACATCAGGATAGGGACCATGATAAAACTCGTGGTTGCCCGCCACATATACCACATGCTCATATTCATCACTCACATGCTTGAAGAACTCACGATACCTTACAGCGCCGCCTTGGTTTCTGCCAGGCTTCATCGCATCTTCTGGCACAGGCTTATCGATGGGATGATCATGTAGTGAGTGAGCTACACAGATATCGCCGGATAGGATCAGAACATCGGCCCCGTCGGTGTTGGTAAGGGTGATGGGCGCGATCTCCAAATGAAGATCCGATGCCAAAGCTATCTTAATCATTTATTATACTCCTATCAATCTAAACATATTATCATAGGAGTATTTGAGTGTCAAGCAGTATGCCTGTGTTCCTCACAGAGAGTACGAAACCAGGGTCCGTCGGAGCCATCGCCGGGACTTCCGCAAACCTCACACATGACACCGGACATGTTTTCAGCCATATCAACTAGTCCACGAATGTAATTGTCCCCGCCGCAATAATAAAATCGCAGAGTACCAAACTTTTCTTTGACTTGCGTGGCTACAACTTGTTCAATCGGATCGGGAATGGTTCGAGGTTCTTTGCCCCAAACATCCGCCCAGTTTTCCCAATTGTTATTTTTTGCGGTTTCTAAGTCAGCATTAAACTTGATAGTCCAATCTATGTCGCGTTGAACCTGATCGATATGATTTTGAATGGATATGCACAACATATTGATAATAGGATACCATCCATCATCAATGTCAAATCCCCAGCACATCGAGGTCTGATCCATTGGTCCATTCCGATCCTTAAAGATCAACGGATACTTCCTGCACAGTTCTTCATCTAGGTCTTTTTTCATGGTGAAATCTTAACTCCCAATGCAATGCTCAATTGCTTAGCCAATCGAAGGGCACGCAGTTCTCCTTGCCAAACAAAGTCAGCCACAAACACTCCGTGCTAATAAAGATTTAGTTACTAAAAATAGTAGAGAAGGTCAGCGCCGCATTCGGGCGATTTCTTCCATTTGATTCTTGTTGATTACCGGAACTGCATTAGATTTATGCATAGTTGCGATGCCAGTAATCAACGTGCCGGTGTACTTATTTTCGGTCCTCGCAGCGACTGAACCCACTTGATCGCCGTAGGATGGAATCTTAGGACTTTGTCGAATGTGTGACTTAGCGTAGAGAGGTTCTTCAATGATTTTGGGTTGGTACTTAAGCTTACCCTGACGATAAGCAATATATTCATCTACAGTGCGTTCCTTGAGGCCCAAACGCTTTCGTTGCTTGTTGTGTTCACGAAAGTCAGTAGCAACTTTAGCATCAATGGTCACACCTTTGCTCTTACGCTTCTTAGAAGAAATCGTAGAATAAGCAGGACCGAGTAGATGCATAGTCATTGAAATACTCCTTAGTCGATTATTGATTGTATCAAAGCGGTTGGATATTGTCAATCCTTAAAGTGGTCCAGCCAAACCGCAATAACCGTGTTCACCCTCGCTTACAACGGTTTTTCCGTTAGCAACAAAGGCCACTAGCTCATCCTGAATCCACCTCCAAGCCATACAACGTCCACCTATACAATGTGTGCCAGCCGGCGTAACTGCGGAGTCACCTCGGTTGTATGAGCCATGTGAATGATACTTCGCTGAATGCGGGCACCACTTATCCATTGCTTCCTGTTCAGTCATGCATTTTCCTTAAAATGGAATTTCGTCATCATCGTCATTCTGATGCTTTACGGGATTTGACTTGATAAAGATGTAGTCCCTGATGATTGGACCGCCGTGGTTATCTACTTGTTCTTGAATCCACTGCAGTGGCTCCTTCATTAAATAACCACTGTTCAAATTTCATATTCTGATTGGATTTTCTATTAGCATGAGCGTATGATTGCCTCCATCCAACTTTGGCACCGCGCAACTCCGATGCATTTGGATAGTTTTCTTCCAACCAGGTTAACCAAATTCGATCTAGTGTTTTTGGACCGAGATATGCTGGCGTAACCTTCATGACTCGACGTGCTTACAAGTTTTTCGAAAACTGAATCCAGGACATGTACAAGTGGATTTACCATTTTCAGTAGTGACAATGTATGTACTACCTTTAGATCCTTGAACGATTTTGGTCACCTTATCAGACTTTGCTGGCACGTAGTCAGTCACCGCCCCGTTCACCTCAACAATGTTTTCACGCAGAATACGCCGCATGGGAAAGTGGGGGATGCCAGAAGTAATACCAATTTCTTCTGCACTCTGCCAGGATTGACGAACAATCGTGCCCGTATATTCGACAAACTCCGGGATCACGATATGTTTGGCAACACGATCACGCGAAGCCCAATACGGGTTGCGAACCTTAATCGTGACGCGACTGCCTTCAGCGAGCATGTCCATTTTTACACCATAGCCGCTTCGGCGGCTTCAAAGATGTTGATACAATCGGGCTGTTCTTTAGTCGTGAATTCATACCACAGCCCCAGATTCACATTTTCGTACTGACCTTCTTCGGCCCGCTCACGAATACCGCATTCAAGGTCGATGACATGCTTGCCTTTAAGAATGTCACAAATGCCCCAATGGTTAGTTTTCACGTCACCGTAAAACACAATAGCACGAACGAACCCGTTATGCTCGCCGGTGCGTTCGTCGCTGCAACGTTCGTAAGTGAGAGCAAAGTCGGTCATCTGTCAGCTCCTTCAATCAGCTTGTGATTCTTTATAGCTAATTGAGAAACGGGTGTCAACCGAATTTATTGTTTGGTGCAAATATATTCTTTAGGTGCAAGATATATCATTTGCGAGTCTAATGCTGCTTTCACCTGATCCTTAGGCATCATGTGATACGGATCCAGTTTCTGTTCGTAGATGCTACGAATAGCTGCGTTACAGCTAGCCAACGTAGAGTAGCTACCCATTGAAGTATGCATAGCCAAAGAAATCAAAAAATACATTGTTTTACCTCATCAATAAAAAATAAACTAACAGTTTTTCGTCGTCAAATACAAGATACCAAGGGGTTGCCCCGTACCTCGTAAATCTCCAACCCTTACCGCCTATGCTTTTTGCAGTGTAGTGAGTGCGCGGCCCAACATGCTTAACTAACCACTGAATGATATCCTCATTCGGAACACATTCTATTTTGGTCGCGCACTCACTCATGTTTAATCGTTGGAGTTGTAGTTGGTAGACTTGAACATGAGGCTGAACAGAACCATCAGACCCCAAGCTTGCATCCAGCCGATCGGCTTAGCAAAGGTTACTGCCGGAACTAGACATCCGTTCCAAAGCATCATCGCGGGCCAACTAAGTAGAATACCTAGAATAAGAGCGACAACAAACAAAACCAAAGCCTTGATAAGAGCTTCCATAGTATTTTTCCTAATTAAAGTTTTTCATGATGAAGGTCTACGCCTTCAGAGTAGTACCCGTTTGACGCGCCCAACCACCTAACATCTACAAATCCCTTAAAGGTAGCGAATTTGTAGAAGGTCCAGGTGCACGATTCTCCTTCATAGTCCGGAGATTCGCCGTTGACTTCTGCGGCGACGAGCAGAGGCCAAAGTTCAAGGTCTTCCAAATCTCCCCAGATTTCCTCAATTCTGACAGTTTCACAACAATCTTGAACATGCGTAAAGGTGTATCTCTCCTCGGCATTTTCAAAAACCATACAATCATCGTCAGCGTAAACCTTAGTAAAGATTTTGCCGACCATATCACTTACATTAGGAGACATTTACCTTCAATCCCAATAGAGTGTTGCAGGCGGTATTTTCATCGGGCCAGAAATGCTTGCATTCACCGTCCACTTGATATTGGTTGAATTCGGCAAGAACCGCAAAGATAGAGGTATAACGTTCCTTAGCCATCTTAATGAGAATAGTGTGAGCCCTGTCCATCGTCATTTTGATTCTCACATCGACCAATAGCTTTCCCGACTGGGATCACAACATCCGGGAGTGTTCGTCGGGATTTGAATTTCCTTACCAGTCATCAGATTGCGAACAGTCTTCATGCCGACCACCTTGTTGTGATAGTCTTCATTGCTCGCATAAGCATACTGAACACTGCCAGCGTTACGGTTCATGCAAGTGCGTCCGCGCTTGGCGCCAGTCTCGTCTTTGTAAGACTTGCTCAGTTGAGTCGAAGCGATGTGATAGACGATGTACGACATTGCAAGTTCCTCGTGTTTGTGTGCGAGAGCACCGTTGCTCTCTATGTTCTGAATATACAGATATGGATATCCGAAGTCAACCGATATTAGCCATTTTCTTTTGAGTGAGTTTTCGGTGTTCTTGTTCGGTCATGTTTTGGTCGTTTAGATACCAAGCCCGATTGCCGTTCTCCCATTCAACCGCCGGGCCGTCTTCTCGGTGACGTTGCCCGTTAAGATACCAATGCCGATCGCCGTTCGCATATTCAATAGCAGGGCCGCCTTCTCGGTGACGTTGCCCGTTAAGATACCAATGCCGATCGCCGTTCGCATATTCAATAGCAGGGCCGCCTTCTCGGTGACGTTGCCCGTTAAGATACCAATGCCGACCGAAGTTCGCATCTTCAACCGCCGGGCCGCCTTCTCGGTGGTATTCTCCGTAGCGATACCAATACCGAGTTCCATCCGCATATTCAACCGCCGGGCCGTCTTCTCGGTGACGTTGCCCGTTAAGATACCAATCCCGAATGCCGTTCGCATATTCACACGCCGGGCCGTCTTCTCGGTGAAGTTGTCCGTTTAGACACCACTCCCGATTTCCGAATACGTCCACGTTAATAGTATACCCCTTAAGGATATACCACATCTTTTGTTCGCCAGATAGCGGCGGTAGCATTTCAATAGATCCTAAACAGATAACTATTAGTACCCTTGCTGAACCAAATCTCCACGACCAAAGCGGACAGCGGATCGTAGAACAGTTCGTTCTTCTCGCTAGTCTTTAGGTGATTAGGAAAATCAGGATTATCAACCTGCTAGTCGCGCTTAGTGACGATCTTATCGATAAGCCCGTATTCCAAAGCTTCTTGGGCAGACATAAACTTATCGCGGTCCATGTCACGCTCAAAATCTGCATACGTCTTTCCGGCAGAGTTATGTTCGACGTAGATTTCAGTCAAACGCTTCTTGAGATAGGTGATCTCCTTGTAAGAAATCTCGATATCACTTTGCATTCCGCGGGCGCCACCAGATGGTTGGTGAATCATGTGACGAGCGTTCGGAAGCATAAATCGCTTTCCAGCTGCACCTGCCTGAGCAAGCAATGATCCCATCGAGCAGGCCTGTCCCATCACGATAGTGGAAACATCAGGCTTGATGAACTGAATAGCATCGTAGATCGCCATGCCAGCAGTAACGGAGCCACCTGGCGAGTTTATATAGAGCGAAATGTCAGCAGAAGAATCTTCGGATTCTAGGTAGAGCAATTGCGCTACGATAAGGTTAGCCATTTGATCATGAACTTCACCCTCCAAAAGAATCACTCTGTCTCTGAGAAGGCGCGAATAAATGTCATAACTTCTTTCGCCACGGCTGGTTTGTTCAAGTACGATTGGAACGAGACTCATTTAATATCCTTTGTTTGAGTTTATAGATTTATGTTATATAAGCAGGCAGTGAAAAGCAAATGTTTCGGCTACCAATTTGGAATACTTAACGAAACCTTAGGCATCGCTTCACTTTCGGGTGCATACAGATATGCGCACTCGACCTTAATTTTACCCTTCATTTCTTCGTAGGTGGTGAAATACTGTGCTTTTTCTTTTGGAACATCTATCATCAATATTCCATCAAACTTAGATAGGGTTTTGTAGTTGTTATATCCTGCTCGTAGAAGCTCGTCTAAAATAGTTTCTTTGTCACCGGTCACTAATGCCGTTTCAAATGCATTAGTATCTGTAGCAGTGAATAATCCAGTAGCTATTGTTTTACATACGTCAGGTAAATTAGTAGTAGGTATCTTAGGTCGATAGATATAAATCCAATCGGAGATAGATAATCTATCTGGTATCGAACTCCCGCTCTGGCCTTCAATAGCATGTTTTATAGCCGGCATGTTCATGTTAGCCTTGCGTGTATTTAACCATCGTCCGCCAGATTTAATCTTAGTCTTAACTTCAACGCAGATACCGCCGACTACGATATCACCGCCACCAGGAACTTGTCCGTTCCATCGGATGGTAGGATTCATAGCTGCAATAGCAACCTCTCCGGGCCCAACACCCTGTGACACCAAAGAAATACACAACTCCTTGTATAAGATAGCAGAAAAGCCTGAGCCAACTAACTCCCTAAAGGTGTGTGGATTCTTGTCTAGTAGTAAAGATACATCTAAGACACCTTTAGGATATCTGTTCAAGAAATCATTTTTCTCGATGACCGGAACATCAATGCTAATTATAGTGTTTGCTATTTGATCTGCAAAAGCAGCAGCAGTAGGATTAGTTTTTAGGACATTTAACGCTCGATTGCGAATATCGCCGTGCTCAAGAACCTTAAGTGAATTGGTCAATACACATAAATCGGTAGTGTTATTTATTAAATCTAGCATTTGATTTTTGATACGGGTAATAGTCATATTTTCTCTTTATTAGTTTAGTCCTATGGTAGTCATCATAAATACACTTGAAGACCAACAAATAGGAGAATATTTTATGGTATTTCTATTAGGAATAATCGTAGTTGCAGCAGTAGCTACAGTTGTTTATTTTTATTACAAAAAGAATAACAAGTCTATAACACAGGTTACCGAAACAGTTACTAGCGAGGCAGCCAAAGTAGAAGCAGTTATTGAAAAATATGCGCCGCAGGCTGAGGCAGTTGCTGCAAATGTTGAAGTGGCTGTTAAACAATATGCACCGGAAGTCCAAGAAGTTGCTGAAAAGGTTGAAGATGTAGTTGAAGTAGCCTTAAAGAAGGCATCTCCTCGTATTAAGGCCGCTGCTAAGCAAGTCGAAAATGTAGTAGTTAATGAAGCTGAATCCGTAGTGAAGAAGGCCGGCACTCCACGTAAGCCTAAGCTAGATGTTGCAAAATAATTATACATGCAAGACATAGGCTTTGATGTAATCAGTGACCTTAATCTATCTTCCCATGACAGTTTTAATTGGGAAGGTAAGGCAACCAGCCTTTATTGTATAGTTGCAGGTAATGTCAGTTCTGACATAATGACAGTCCTTCAAACATTAGCACATTTGGGTAGATTCTATCAAGGAGTATTCTATACTCCAGGTATATTAGAATACGAAACAGCCATTGATATTGTTTCTAGAACCGAAGAGCTAATGTCTATTTCACAAAGTCTACCTAAAGTCTGTATGCTTCATCAGCACGTTGTAATTATTGACGGTATTGCTATTGTAGGCATAAATGGATGGAGTAACGTTAGCGATGCTCTTACACTAGAGAATCTTTTACCGGCAGCAGCAAGACACGAAGATATTACATATCTACACAAAGCTATCGGTAAATTGCAAAAACACCTAGATGTTAAGAAAATAATCGTAGTGTCTAACGCAGTACCTAATCCAAATCTATATTTCGGTGAAGGACCCAATGTCGTAGAAGACCAAATACCACTAAATGTTTCTTTGGATAGTGATACCGAACACAAAGTAACACATTGGGTATTTGGCACCTACGATAAGGGGTCTGATACTGTAGTTAGTAACATCAACTACATTAATAATCCATACATTAAAAAGTCGCCCTATTGGGCTAAGCGAATCACAGTATTAGTTTGATTCTGCTTCTACCTTCACTTGTAGAGGATATCCTTGTGCACGGGCATCAAGCGTGACTTCAATTCCTTTCTGTTCGGCGATTTCATATGGCAGAACAGCAACCACCGCGCTACCTTGCTCATGAATATCAACAGTAATGACTGATGCAGTGTCTGGATTGTAATTAAAGTACTCAACGAGAGAACTAATCACGAATTCCATAGAAGTATGATTATCATTGATGTAGATAATCTTGTATAGTGGCGGCTCCTTAAGAGCTACGTTAGGCTTAATTTTGCTTTTGATTTCTGCATTTGCCATTTTATTAATCCTTGATAGTGTGCTTGCAGCCACATCGGCTGCAAGCACTATTATTTATATTACTTTTTATATGAAACCGCAATGGTTTTGGGTTTTTGTTCCTCAGGAACCTTGCGCTCAAGATCAATAGTTAGAATGCCGTTATTAACGTCAGCTCCTTCAACCTCAACATGTTCTGCTAAAGTGAACGAACGAGTAAAACTGCGGGCCGAAATACCGCGATGTAGATACACAGGTCCATTTAGATTGTCTTCTACTGCTTGTTTACCTTGAATAGTTAGAACGTTTTTTTCCAAAGTAACATCGATATCTCCTTCGTTAAATCCGGCCACAGCAAGTTCGATGCTGAATCTATCGTCAGAATGTTGTACTACATTAAATGGTGGATAATTGACATTAGATTGCAGAAAATGTGCTCTACTCAATTCATTAAAAACGCTGTCAAAACCTACTGCAAATTTATGAATTGATGGAATGTCGAAGGCACGAAGGGTTAGTTCATTAGTCATGTTTTATCTCCTTTATTAAGCAAGACTATTATTGTAGACCTCATTGAGCATCTACAATAGTATTTATACTACTATAAATTCGTAAAAATTCTAGTATTTTGGGTATTATACTAGTGGTGTAGGGTTGGTTATTTGATCTACATCGATTGTTATAGTTTTAATACCGCATTCCTTATACTTATGAATGTGGAACATATGTTGCATTAGCACACGTTCTATTTCCGTGTGTAGGCCTCTAGCACCCGTATGTAAATCTATACAATTTTGCGCAGTCTTCACGATAGCATCTTCGGTAAATGAGAGTTCAATTCCATCAAGTTCGAACAGATATTGATATTGCTCAATAAAGCTGTTTTTGATGGTAGTCAACACTGCAACCAGTTGATCTAAAGTTAGATCCTGCAAGGTTATAGTAGTAGTAAATCTTCCGATAAACTCTGGAATCATACCAAACTTTGTTAAATCATCAGGACTCACAGATGATAAACAAACAGCGTCATTTTTTGGTTTCATCACCGGGCCGAACCCGATAGACGATCCCTGTGTTCTACTTTTGATTATGTTTTCTATTCCGACAAAGGCTCCACCTGCAATAAACAGAATATTTTTGGTATCCACTTCAATCATTTCACCTTGTGGATGCTTGCGTTTGCCAATCGGGCTTACCCGGCATTTAGTTCCCTCTACCAACTTCAAAAGTGCTTGTTGAACGCCCTCTCCGCTAACATCACGGGTAATGCTAGCACTCTCACTCTTGCGAGAGATTTTATCAATCTCGTCAATAAAGACTATCCCGCGTTCTGCTTTGCTCACATCGTTATCTGCAAGAGCTAATAGCATTGCAATCATGGTTTCGGCATCTTCGCCTACGTACCCTGCCTCAGTCAAGTTAGTAGCATCTGCAATCACGAAAGGAACGTTCAGATATTTTGCTACTGTTTTAGCTAAAAGGGTCTTACCAGAACCAGTTGGTCCAATCAGTAGCACGTTTCCCTTTTGAATTTCTAAATCCTTAGGTGGATTATTAATTCGCTTGTAATGATTAGAAATCGCTACCGACAAAACCTTCTTAGCTTCATCCTGACCTATGACATGCTGGTCAAGATATTCCTTAATGCTATATGCATCAATCTCTGTTTGATCAGGTTTAATACTTGAGGAGGATTTTCCAGATGCAATAAGTTGATTGCACAAGTCTATACAGTCGCTACAAATCGCTACGTCTTCACTAACGATAAGCTTTGTTACTTGGTCTTTATGAGTTCCACAGAAGGAACAATGATCTAATTTTGTGTCTACCATCTGATTTACTTATCTTACTGAAACGGTGTGTGTGAAATTATGATTTTTTAGATTGTAGATATTGTTCCAATTCTGCTTTCTCGTTTTCAGAAAGCAATTCTACGTCGTACTCGCCCCTCTCAATTTTAGTAACAAGGTAGTTTAGGTATTCTTTATCATATAGATAGGAGTCAGTTTGTTCTTTATTAATCTCTATCCACTTTAAGCTATCAAACTTAAAGACTCGATTTGGCAGTGAATCCACTCTAACAAAGATATCGCCTTTTTTAGCAAAGTTAGGAAAAGACGTTCCGAAGTTAGTATTAACTTGTTCGGCGTCTGGTTTAGCGGCGAACAAGTCAGTTCTAAGTTCTTTGAGTGCATGACTAGGAATAGATTTACCGGCATATGTTAAATAGACGCCCTCACTTTTTTCTAGCATCACGTTTTCAGTTTTGATATCAGACTCTAAAACTGGGGAAATTCTTGGCTCAGCATCTTCGATAGTGTCTGGTTCTGTGATTGGTTCTGCTGCTCCTGAAGGTTCGTCTTCAACTGGTTCCAATTCTTCAACATGTTCAATTGCATCGGGAATATGTTCTTTTGGTAAATCGTCTCCCAATTCAACATCCACGTCAACATCATCTGGTTGTATAGATTCTGATTCATCTTCTGGTGCCTCCTCTAGGACTTTTGGGCTATCTTGTTGTTTATTATCTTCTTCTAGCCACTCGTAACTGCTTTGTGCTGCAAGCACTAGCATCAGCGCTAATGGGTCAAACACAAATACAATTAGAATTATAACCCATCGCACTGCACGCTCTAGTAAATCGTTACTAGGGTTGTCTCCGTATATCAGTGCGGCGATGTATTTTATAGGCCCAACTTCCGCCTCCACCTTGCGCGCGGCGCCCTTAATCGGGGCCATTTGCTCATTAAGTTTAGCACTGTTTGCCTGTTCGGTTTCAATTTCGTTGGCAAGACGATTGCGCTCATCGGATTGACTTCTACGTAAAGATACCGCCCTTGCCGCGCCCTTCGCGTCCGTTGTTCTACCCAACGTTTGGTCCACTGCCTCATCGAGTTGTTTAAGTGCTTTACGGTCAGCATCTATCGTGTCCTTTGATGTTTGAAGTTTTTGTTCGTATATTTCTATTTTTGCTTGTACGTCTCCGCTTACCAAGCTTTGGTCGCTGTGTGCTTTTGCCAAATATCCATATATCCCCATGCTGGTCAAAAATGCTAGGGCGACTACAGATGGGACCAAATAAAGTTTCATCTGCCATTTAGCACGATGCCAATATCGATGCAGCCAAACCGTGGTGACAACCTTAGCGAATTCTAATGATCCGCCCATAATCATGATAGGCAATGCTGCCGCAGAGAAAATTGCCACAAGGCCCTGTATGGAGTACCAGGCAGCAATACTACCGAGAGAAAGTGCAACTAGAAGTGTTACGGTTGCAAAACTAAAAATTCTTTTAATTAAAGTCATACTGTATTTAGTTCAAATAATGCAGTAACTACGGCAATTCTTCAAACAGATGTCCGTATGTTACTTTAAATTCGTCTAGCATCATTAGCAGCTTTCTAGGAATACCGGGTCCTTGGTGAACATGGTACGTGACCCACGGACCAGTTTCTCTGCGTTTGATTTGTACGATTTCAATGCTATCGCCATCTTCAAATTGGTATCGTTTGCCAACCATTTGTTGGAGAGCAACGTAGTCTACTTCTTCTTCATCTTCCATCTTCAACGTCCCCGCCTAATGTCAAATATTCTTTCATGCGCATTTCAGTGACCGCCTCGTCCTTCATAGCACAGTCAAAACAAACTTCTTCGTGATTGAGTCCATATTGGACGTGTCTCAGCAATCACATCACACTGTTCACATCGTTGCGGTGGTTCTTCATAAATAATTCCAAATGTAGTCATAATCAATCCTCTTCTACTTCCACATAAACAGGCTTAACAACAGATCCATAACGCTTGGCTACGGCTTCTGTCTTATAGACCTTGATAGGTTCTTTTCGCTGAAACCATTGTCCTTCTGAACGAATATTACGAACAGGTCCAGACTCAGACCATACAATATAACCGATAGTTTGCTTAGTCATTAAAGTCCCATCTTACCACAAGTCCTCTGAGAACAATTCATCCCCGTTATAGCCACCGGGCTTACGAGGAAGAACCTGATTAGCTTCTGTTGCGATCTTAAATGCGGTTCGTCTATCGACAAACTCGCCGATATCAGTGAGGAACCCCTGATTCTTGGGTTCTATGATAGTGTCATATCCCAGCGCATGAACCATATGTAAAATGTGATGGTGCCTGCATGGTCGCGGCATGGATAGGATGAGTTCGTCACCTGCTTTTACTGCACCCAAATCTACTGGAGCAATCAGTCTACATGCCACAGAAACGATCATTTATCATCCCTAAAGCGAACAAATCGAGGGAAACGAAGCGAATAAGTGCCGTCTCGATTTTGAGTTACAGCATCAGCCATAACCTCAACCGTATTACCAATGTGTTGAGTTCCACTAGGAGTTTCAGTCATAGTAACCCAAACCTTGTTAACCTTCTTTTCCCAAGTAACAGTAGTGTTAGTAATGTCTGCCCAAATTTGAGCCCGAAGCTGGTCATCGTATCCACTTCCGACATTTACCGTGATTTCTCGACCATTATCTACACCGGCGCAAATCAATGCCCCCAACCTGCCTTCGTTACGACCAGTACCTTCTTCGGACCCGACAATTTGAAGATCAACCGTAATAGTAGGTTTCCACTTCATCCATGCAGTGCTGCGATCACAGACGTATGGTTGATCTAGGTCTTTGATCATAATACCTTCATACCCAAGTGCGACCATCTCACTGGCGTACTTCTCTAGCTCAGACTTACCTTCTGCGGTGTCAAGATTAACCTGAATATGAGGCAGCAGTTCCAAATTTGGCATACGGTCAAACGTAGAGCGCACGGTCTCAAGAAGGGCAATTCGATCAGACAGCGGGGTCGACCAAATCTTTTTGCGGAAATCTACCAGAGGAATAATGTCAAACACATGGAAAACGCTGTCATCTGCTTGCACGTCTGTTTTACGACGAGCCTGTCGCATAAGTTCTTGAAAAGAATTACCAACGACTTCACCGTCAAGCACGAAACTGTACCATCCTCCGTTTTGACCAAATGCAGACATGATCGGCGTAAGATTAGCTTTGATCTGATTTTCGATTCCAGTGAAATTTTCAAAAACCTTACCATTGCGGCTGTACGAAGTCACAGTGATAGTAGGAATCGCACCCGGGCCCAGGTCAACAACCATAAGAACACGAACACCATCAAGCTTGGGTTCAAGACGCTTGATGCCGCGCATTTCGGGGCGCCCTTCACAGTTAGTAGCCAACTGACATTCAAAAGTCGCTACTTCATACGGAGTACCCTTAAACACCTTGTTGATTGTGCTAGTGCTGATACCCGCACGAACATCACGACGAAGAACGGCAGCAGCAAAAGTGTTCCATTCATCGCTGTCAAAGCGTTCAGCCATTGATTGAATAGCGTCTCGCGCAGCATTACCTGACAATTCACGCTTAGCAAGACGATTCAGAAGTCCCATAAAATCTTCGTATGGGTTCTCGCCGCCGACAATTCCGTCAGTGGTAGGAATCTGCTTGACTCCGTACGTGCTGAATGGGTCGTAACATGCACCCAACAGGGTTATAAAAGTGCTAGCGGTCTTATTGCCGATTGCAGCAGCAGTATACGCCTTCTTAAGGACCTCTTCTTTGTGCAGACGAGATTCGCTTTTGTTGAGTTCTTTAATCCAATAAGCCGACATGTGCATTCCTTAATGATTTAAAAGTATTATAGCTTAGGAGCGTGAGGTTGTCAAACTAAATCATCCCCATCGAAGAATGCACCAAGAGGCATCTTCACCTGAAATGAACAAAATCTCACTGTAATCAAATTTAGCTATATAGGGCTCTGTACAGGCCTGCGCAAGCCAAATCTTAATTTCTTCCGCTTTTGGATTGTTTATAGTGACAACATGATGTTTGCTGCTCAACGATTTGACTACTTCCCAATCGAGTTCTTTGGATACTTCTTCTGAAAGTTTTTTCCAGAGTTCCGTATCGAGGTCATCCGCTGATTGTATTATCAACGGGTCCATCGTCCATTTAGCATCTAATGTTCTCGGCGTTGAGTTAACAACCGTTCTATTAATTTTTGGAATCATTAAAAATCATCTTTACGTCTGCGAGACCATAAATTACAGGATGAACAGGTTCTAGTTTGTACAGCGTGAATGCCGTCTTTTTTGGGTTCTGACCATTTCAACCAACGATGCCAGCCAAACCTACACCAAAAACTAGTAACCAATAATGGTTCATCTTTTAAGACTCTAAAAACATTTTCTTTTTCAGCACTAGACATTATTCCCACCTCAACGCAGCAAAGGTTTCCCAACTAGGATTGGTTGTTTGTAAAGTTATATACGGACATGGCCAATCAATGTATCCATGATCAGGTTGACTAAGCCACATAATTCTTTCAGGAACTATATCAACGCTGAGACGCCAGCCCGAACCATCAATTCCGTTGACAACATTTTCTTGCCACGGAAGTGAAGGACCAAAGGTTTCCTCGCACCACGTCGTGATCTCACCGAAATCCTCTATGTTTTTACCGAGCCTAATCACGATAGTATATAAATGCCTGAGAGACAGTCCACTTAGGGAATTTACAACCCACTTAAGGGAGACCCAATTTACGAAAGACCACTCGGGTCCCTCAGGCACTTATTCAGTTCCCGCAGACTTTGTTAATTTCTTCGGGAGTGTGGTTATACTTAGAATAGGCGATTCTGCACTGAGCCTTGTAGTGAGAATCATATGCCTGCTCAGCAAACATACTAGCAAAAATCACAGCTATTGCAATAAAATACCACTTCATATCCATAATTAAATAACCTTTGTGTGTGATAGTTGGGTGGAACCGTCCCGGTGAGCCTTAACCCGACCGCTGACCTTAATAGTGTTGCCAACAAGCAGACGTTCCCGATAGCTAAAGAACACCGCTTGCTTGTCGGGAGTGAGGCACGTAATGAAATACACACCGTACTTTTCAGAATAGACGGACTTCATAACCTCAAGCACAACATCATTGACCTTAACGCCCGGAGCAGCAAGATAGCCACCATTAGCGTAACGAACCTTGCGTTCGGCTTCATCGCGGGCGATAGAACGAAGATAGCAAGACGGAAGAGACGTGATCACTCCGACGCCTAGAGAAGTCTCGATAGTTTCACAGTTAGCGAGCGTCAGAGCCTGATATTCAAAATCATTCAGCGTGATTCCCTTAAGAATCTTGAAAGTAAGGCCCTGATAATACTGCCGAACCTTGGCGCCTTCAATGCGATCCTCTTCGGTAATTTGAGTAGTATCAGCCAAAAGGCGGTTGACGATGTTACGATTGAGTTGAGTACCTTCGGGGGGTTCAGCAGTGAGTTCCCGAATATAAGAACCGTTGATGCGTTGCGCAGCAGTAGCCGCAGAAAACACGTCGGCAGTTTCGTAAGAGCGAATCACTTTTTGATAAGAAGGGCGAGCCATTTCTTTGTTCCGTTGCTTCAAACTATGTACTAGTTATAATGCTGAATGAGGAAAAGGTCAAGCCGAAAGTTTACCTATTTTCGTATTAGGTTATGCACTGACTTAGTAGGTTATCTAAGCCAGGATTCAATTAGGGTGTTCAAGTCATCGTCGCAAGGGTCAGCGTCTTCTTTTGCAAGGCGCTTCGCCATATTTTGTTGAATTTTTATGTTGGGTGGTTGGCCCGTACCCAATTGAGCATGGGTGAATACTCCGTATAATTTAATTGTTGTAGGCTTTCTACCGGATAGTTCATACACTATAGACATGTCCGAAGACAAGTGGGCCTTTCTAGCTTTTGGCATATACTGGGCGTATGCCCCTTCGGATTTAAAGCGATTATCACTTGGACCAAACGGTGTTATTGGATCCCGACTCTTAACTTCTTGAAACTCCTCAATCTTCTTGAGAATATTAGGAGTGTCCTTGATGGCAGAAATCAATGACTCGTCCCAAAGAGGTCCGTAATCAAACACCACTGTGTTTACAGGTTGACCTTTAAAAGGAGATGCCATTAGCTTCCGCTACCGCTCGCAACCGAGCCTTAGATTCCTCAAGGGTGTAAGGCCCAGACCACGGACCGTTCTTGCTCTTGATGATCTTGACAACATCTTCGGTACGAAGACCGGTGTCATTGTTAGCATCGATAGCTTCAAAGAGCGCTTGCTCGCTCGGTTGCATGACTTCGTTGATATTCATGTGACGTTCCTTAGATGTATTTATAAATCTACGAATTATAATAGTAGAATGGGCAATAGGTGTCAACCTATATTTTGAAATCTTTTGATTTAATTCTCAGCCTGTTCAAGTTGAATGATCTTTTGTCCGAGACGGAGGAGTTCAAACTGCGCCGCCATAAGAGCGTAGTGATGCTTTTCATCAGAAGATTTGATAAGAGCGTCAAGTTCCTTAACGCGATTATCAATCATGATTTTAACGGCAAGCGGTGTCATGTCTCGTCTTTCTCAATGCTTCACAATAGCTAATGGTCTATATTTTTGGGACCTTGGATTTTTATCTCAAATTTTCTCTTTGGACCAAAAATCATGATTTTTGTGCAGCACTTAAAGTCGCTATAAAGCCGGGCGCTGGATATTTAAAATGTTTAGCCATTATTCTTACTCTGTAATTTTAGATTCGTCGAAATTTTGCATAGCAATAGTTAGCGATTCCTCAATCAATTGATTGAGTGTTATGTCTCGCTCGTGTGCCATAAGCATAAGATCATAAATTTCTTCATGCTCTAGCTCGATTTCCAAATCTACTCGGTTGTCTTCCTTCTTCGCTCTCGGTGCAAATTCCTGAACGTATAAGCTCCATTTTTCCATAGCATCAGCGTAGCTAGCCTTCACCCGTGCTAATTCCGAAGCTAACTTTTCGTTTTGCATAGCCAACTGTGCCGCGCGCCGATCAGCTTCCTCAGCCCGATTCATGTAGATAATAGTATGAGTGTCCATTGTTTTTCAATCCTTAAACGTGAATACCCAATTTGGTACCGGAAGATTAACATACGAGTTTTTAAACCAGGCCGGCCACGTTAACGCAATATATGCTTCTCCGTACAAATTGATTGCAGGGATATTACTCTTAAAGAGTAATCCTACATACGAACCAACAAGCAAATATGTACTAATTACGGCGATACATAGAAGGCTGATAATCTGTTTCCGATTACCTGGCATGCGTTATCCGCTCATCAGAAAAACAAATCCGGCAACTGCGGCCGCAATACCAAGCACAGATCCGGCCACGACAAGCTTGGCGCCCTTAGAGAAAGTAGGACCCTTCCTAGAACCAGACCAAGCAACTTCGCCGGCTTGAAGACCAAGGCCCTTAGCAGAACCATGACGAAGCATGGATTGATACGTTTCACCCGGCATACGCGGAAGTTCAGAAGGCATTGTCGTTCTCCATAAGTTAGATCGTATTAGTACTATACACTAAGAATGCAGCAAGTCAACCGTTTAATCATAACTCGCGTTTGATTCGATTTCAGCATATGAAGACGGCATCCAAGCTTCTTCATACACACCGTGATTATATCGATACTTCAATACTTTGTATGATTGAAACAGACCAAAGAAAACCGGCTTTGCACTCCAGGAAATAGGTTGCTTAACTTTCCAAAAATGATCATGTAATACTAGCTGACCATCTTTATTGACATACATTCCCATCGGAGTTCCTCTTCATCCAGTCAAAGAAATGCCATCCCAGCACTGCTGGCGTCCATTCCTTATCAGGATTGGCGTCTTGCCATTCACGAATTTGCCGAAGATTTAGTTCGGTAATTACGGTAATGTTGTTCTTTACCCATTCGTAGCTATTCATTGATTTTGCTTTCTAGATATGTCTTAATGCTAGATGGATTGGCCTTACCGCCAACAGACTTCATGGTTTGTCCGACGAACCAGCCGATAGTCTTTTCAGACAGAATCTTCTCAGGATTGCCAGCAATCAGTATATCACAGACAGGCTGAAAATCAACCATGTCTGTTTGTTGACTGTAGGCAGAGACAATCTGTACTTCACGTTCTAGTTCCGGAGAACTCATCTTGACTGATGCAAGAGCCTGAATGTTGGCGTCTAGATTCTTTAGAAACTTGCGAACACCCTTACCAACTTGATCGTCATTCGGTTCCTTAGTTTCTCGGCATAGCTCTGCAATGAGCGTATTAAGTACGTTCACCTTAGCCTGGTCACGGTCCTTACGAGCCTGAAGGACATCAGCTTTGATAGTTTCAAAAATAGTCATTTATTTACCTTCATTTTTAGTAGTCCAACCGCCTGGCGGAGGTTGTTGTCTTTTGCTGATAAGATTAGGGTTACGGAACTCATCGATATGAATCGTCTTGTGCGGTTCATTCCAAGTAGCATACGCTACCCAATCGTTTGGTTCTATTCCTTGATCCCAGCAGGTGCTTCTAGTTATTTCAGTCATAATATTTTAGTTTAGCCAAAGTGAGTGTCGGTGGGTATACAACCAATGAACGGTCAATAAAACAAAACTCATAGTTGACATACCGAAAATAAACATCAGTAACAAGTAAAAGCCAATAGCACTGAAAACTTTAAATGACGGTCTTTTCCATTGAATGAAATTTTTCTTAGCCTTTTTCTTACTGCTCGGGTTTCTGCTTTCTAGAATAGCACGAACCTCCGAAATGATTGAATCCGGATTAGTGAATCCAAACATCGGCAAAAAGAAAAAGGGCGTGTTATTCTCGCGCAAGAAGTCTGCACCCTGAATCTCAAATGCAGCATATCGAGCTACTGAACACGTAAAAAGATTTTCCTGCGTAAGAAGATCAGCGTGATGTCCTGCTAATTCCATCTTCTCATAATCACATTTATGAGCCATGATCGCAGAAACCTGAGCCTTCGTTTCAGCATCAGAGTAATGTTCATCGTGTTCCCATAAGTTTGGTTTCGCTGCACACAACGCACCTATAACATTACCATGATCTTCCGGAATCATCTTCATGAGATAGCACAAAAATGCTTCGACAGATTTAGTTTTAGGTCCGTACTTCATTCGGCCCGTCCGCAGCGCCTCTCATCCTCAATGAATTCTTCATATTCTTGATCACGAGCAGCATTCCATCCACGCATAAATTCTTTATAGTCGTTGATATCTTCGGGTCGATATCCGTTACCCGAATAGAAGGCATTGTGCCCTTCAGAAAAGTAATTGCGTTGTGTCATATTACATCACCTGCGAGTCATCAAAGGAAAACATCTGTGGAGTATCGAATTCGGTACCTTTGGCAAATACCACCGTATCCCAATCCATAACCATAGATTTGGCTCGACCGTCCCAAAAACGATGGATGAAATCGGGCTTGCCAAAAAAAGCACAGGCCCTGGTGAATTCATCACCGTTAAATCCGACGAAATGTGTGCAACTCTTTTCCATAATTCATAGTATCAAAAATTGTAGCTGTAGTCAACCTCTTTATCCAAAATAAATGCCCGACGAATCGAGCATTTATCCCCCTTACCGATTGGGTAGTTTATTTAGATGCAGTTGGTCGACTTTGATTAACAAAATCGTACATCTTTTGTGCAGTTTCTAGAACCTTGTCCAGTCCTGGAAATTCCGGAGCTTCAACCCGCGCAACAAGCTGACCGGTCTTCTCGTCCCGATACTGTTGCATTTCCCATCCCGCCCACTTCATGTTATATTCAGCTTGCACTAGGTCTTTTGCCATTGCAAGGACGTCGGTCCTAATTTCGTAGCCGTTCTTATTGAACTTTACTTCCGGTAAATTATGAATCTTATTTTCGCTCATTTGTGCGTTTCCTGTATTATATAGTGAAAATTGTAAAAACGACGAGAGATAACACACCGAGCGTAGCTCCGCCCGCTACTGCTACCTTACCGATCACGTCGTCTAAATCTAGTTGACAATTCTTAAACAATTTACTTACCTTTCTTTGAAGTTGGGAATAGAGTTTCGACCTGAGCCTGTGCGTTCTTGAAAGCATCTTCATAGAACTTTGGAGTAGACAATGTGGTCGCAACTTTGGTGCCAGCATCAACTGATGCATCTACAAACTTTTTGGTGTACTCGGTTTGAGCATCCACAAAATCAGTGAGAGATTTGGCAAGTCCTTCGTGCTTCACGAAAGTATCGACAGCTACCTTTTTAGCTGACTGAACCGTTTCAATAACGGTGTTGGCAAATAATTTATACATATTAGTTCCTTTCTGTGTGTGTTTGTAGTAAAACTACAGTAGTATTTATACTATATGTAACCGTGTTTTTAAAGTTATTTGGGTAATCGAATAGATTCCAAATAACTATTAGTATCACCGTACAGCGTCATCATCACTGCAATGCGATGATCGTATATTCTAATAAAAGGTTTTCTTTTTTTATCTACTATTTCTGTACCTAAATAGTACGGACATTTAATTTTCTTATCTAGCTCTAATGAATACATCGACCATCCGCCGGTCGATGGAGCCCCTGACAGGTCTTTGGGCCCATCAAATGGAAGATCATAATGCGCTATTTTGGCATACTCAAACGCATTGCGACCAGGATCAGTCAATCGTAGTCCACTACCAGATCGCCCTGTTGTCCACCAGGCAAACATCAACTTATCTACAGGGATATCCTTCCATGGACTATCAGGATCATCTCCTATCTCTGCAAGAATCTTTCTTGTGATTTCTTCTTTAGAATTAGGATAGGTCATCGGGATATACGGTTCTTCCGGAATTTAGAAAAACAACCGTAAATTTGTCGGTCCTGAACTGTGAGTTTAACTTTCGACATAGATTTCTAGCGTGTCCTGGATTAGAGAAACTAGTTTTCTTGTACTTAGGGGCAGCATCATCCTTGAGATAATGTGAGGATTTAAGATTGATAGGTTGATCATCATAGAATACTGCCCAAATACCTGAGGCTTCTACAATTTGATCGCACTTGTATGTTTTTTTATCTACATGTTCTAACAGAACATTAGGTTGCGTCCTGCTCATTTAAAGGTGCCTCCTTTTATCTCAATCTGCATAACCTCATTATCAATAGGACGCGCAACATTCAATTCATGTAGGTCAGCTAATAATTTAGCTACGTCATCACGCAATCCACGGGCTTCTGCGATAGGAAGAACCAAATCCTTATTAAGTTTGGCCTCAACCACTGCCATCTTGTCCAAAAATCGCTTGATGTGTATCATAACTAAGTATTTAGTGCCGCTTTAGCATCTTCCTCAGATTTGAACGGGCCCTTATAATTGTAGCGCTGAATGAAGATATACTTCGGACAAAACGATATAGTTTGAGTTCCATTTTGATCCATAACAAACCATCCGGCAGCATATTGGCACTTGCTCTTGTTAGTCTTAGTAAACAGATGTAATCCGCGTTTGATATCAAACACAGAGTTATATGTGCGAGCGGTTGTTGGATATTGCGGATACGGCAAAGCCGCCTTCGTCTTGTTAGACTTGAGCGGTTCAAACTTTATTTGTGTCTTTTTCTTTAATTCAGTAGCATTGTTAAACTGTAAAAAGTGACCATTGATCTGAACGCCGTACCCTGCGTTGTTTGCCTCAATGTTTCCTACTTTCTTTTCACCGTCTGTTACAATCCAGAATTGATTCTTAACGATTGGCTTAGCAATTAGCTCTGTCATTTTGTTAGTACGCTCCATATATATTCCTTTTCACTGAGACATATTTCCCTGTCAGGTATGTAGTCTATGAACTCAACTCCGTAGTAGGCCTTTTGCAAAAATAGAAACTTACCTGATTTTTCACATTTACGGAATGGGTTGTAGACTCTCCTTTGGTCCCAACGCCATTCAGACTCGCCGGTCATCCAGTCTTCATACATCATTCTGAATGGTCCTTTGTAATCAATTTAAATAGGTCTTTCTTGTGTTTAGGAGACCACAACTTAGCGTTCGGACCGCACACACTAGTAGCTCTGGTCATTCGACAGGATTCATATTCAGCCTTACTTTTTTGGGGGCCAGTCACTACATCCTCTTTCTCAACCGATTCCTTATAATTTTTGAGGCACTTGTAATCATATGATGGAGGATTTCCGAAATAAAAAACCATGTCTGCAAATGACACAGAACTATGCTTACAGTCCTTGCAGAGATATTCAGTGTGCTTGGTTTGGTTGTCACTCATGTAATGCTCCAGAATAAGGCTTGTTCAGCCATTTAGAGAAAGTTTCGGCTTGTTCAGAAATCTTATTAAGTTCGTACTTACCACAGAACTTCATCAGATGAACGCCGACCTGAGGAGTAATGTTAGTACGAACATCTCCGCGAATAACAGCATCGACCGCCTCTTTAATTTCTTGCGGTTGAGCAGTTAGATCGATGAGAGTACGATTACGCTCATAATCATCCTTAACACGGTGTTCGACACCGTTATGGTCAGTCCACCGTTGAAGCATCAGATTATTCCACTTGAAGCCCTGCTTCGTGCGGTCGTCAAATGCTTCCTTAATGCCTACTGTATTTTTACTTCCCTTTTCTCGCACGCCAGGATAAGCACTAAACACGTTATCAGTGGCGTCACCACGAATGATCTTCTTGAACAGCAGATATTCGGGGTCTTCCAAAAGCTTTTGTGTGCCGGACTTCTTGTCCTTAACAGGACGGCCACGATCATCATAGTAACCGTCAAGCTTGATCAGTTGACCAGCAACACCGTTGTACTGACTCACATTCTCGCTAATCAACTGCACAAAGTCAGTGTCAGACGACAGGATGTAGTGCTGATCCTCAGGATGCAGATGAATGAAGCGAGCGATAAGGTCATCGGCTTCTGCATTCTCGCAGCGAAGGACACTAGTGTTGGTCTTTTCACGAAGATAGTTAGTAAACGTTTCATACGTCTCCCAAAACATCTTGTTTTCTTCGACTTCGGCCTCAGTAGCATTAGTAGCTACTCGATTGGCCTTATAAGGAGCATAGAACTTCTTGCGCCAAGAACGTCCTTCAAGACAAAACACAACGTGGTCAATGTCAAACATGCGAACAGCCTGATTGACAGACGACAGCGTTAGGTGCATCGCCATCCCGATCTTTTCCCACGTGTCGCTATTGCGAGACGCGACGTGCCGAGCGCGAAAGAATGTGTTAGCAGTATCTACTAATGCATACTTTATCATCTATATCCTCATTATTTTCACTATAATACAATGATTATAAGATAATGTCAATGTTTAATTTGATAAGATGATCTCCGATGATAAATAAGACATATACTCCCGATTATAGGAACCCATTATGAATTATCTAATCGACTTTGCTACCACGTTATCTGATGCTGATATCAACGCATATTTAGCCGCTAATAACATGACCTCAGTAAAGGCATACACGACTTTCAAGAATGTACATCTTGTTTCCTCAGAGGTAGAACCTAAGGTCGATTCCTCAGTACTAAAAGTAAATTCTGATGATGGCAATGATATCAAACTTCTAGATTTTGATATCACAGTGACTCAACCAAAGAGCGAAGAATTAGATATACAGGTACATGACGATAAGGATTGGTGGAAGGTAGTTTCTCTTAATGACGTTGATCTTTCCAAGCCAACTTACACACAGGAACGTCGTGGTTTTGGTAGCGTCGTATATATTATGGACAGCGGAATCGAAGCTACTCATCCTGATTTTACGAACGCTAAAGTTACTTTGTTACATAGTTTTACTACTGACTTTACTGATACAAAGGGACACGGCACTGCTTTGGCTAGTTTAGTTGCAGGTGATACTTGTGGGCTGACTAGAGCTGAAATTAAGGTAGTTAAGGTATTCGATATTAACACTGCCACTAAACAAAGTGATCTATTATCAGCACTAGATGCGATTGCAGTAGATTATAATAGCAATGGTCTTCCTCCATCAGTTCTTAACTTAAGTTGGTCTATTGCCAGAAACATATATGTAGACTCTAAAATTCAAGAGCTAATCGATTTAGGTATTTTTGTGGTAGCTGCTGCTGGTAATAGTGGAACTACAATCGGTGACGTTACCCCTGCTGCTATTCCTGATGTATTGACTATTGGTTCATTTGGTCACTCACTAACCCCTAGTGATTTTTCTGATTACACAGGCAGCGCTATTTCGGTAACGGGTTCTACTACAAACTCTGGCGCGCTAGACGGCTGGGCACCTGGAGAGAAGATTTGGGCTGCTGGATTAAAAGGTACATATGCATTTATTGCAGGTACTTCAGCTTCTTCTGCAATTGCTTCAGGAGCTATTGCTCATAATTTAAGTGTATATGTAGATAGTAACGGAAATACACCTAGTGTTTACACAAATCATAGTGCCAGAAAAGATTACTTTGCAGGGGTATTGTCAACTTCAAATATTACTATGGACGATAATACGATGTACAGAATGATGTGTTTAGGTAAGAAAGATGTGCTGAATCTTTCTGACCCTAAATATGCTCTTTCTGAGAATTTAATCGCATCATACCTACAATCAGTTGCTATAGTGTCTCCTACAATCAGAATAATTTCAGAATCAGGTAAGCCGTACTATTCAGATGTACTAGTCAATGCACCTATCACTAGAATCACTGGACCAGATTTACCTAGTTACGTCACAATCGATGAAACCGGACTAATGACTATTACCTCTCCGACAATAACCGATCCATATGAACAACTTCCTTCTTTGAGCTTAACAACGTACTCAGCCTCTGGTGCAACTCAAAATATTAGTGTTATGTTGTTTGTATTCAGAGATGGGGTAACGTTAGGCAATATCTCTACACTAGTTCCTACGACAGATCCTGTAGTAAATGCAGTATTACTAGCCAATACCTGTTTGACTAACGGATATTGCGGCGTTGACGACTGTTATCTTGAAGGACCTTTTGCGTGTCTGGGCAGCGGGAAATTTGGTTGCTATTGTCAATATGGTAGTGACGAGAGAGTTAAGGACAATATCCTCTTAGAGGACACTATAGATGGACTGAATATCTATTCATACAACTATATTTGGGATAAGCATCGTAGGCTTTCTGGTGTAATGGCACAAGAGCTGATCGGTACAGTTCACGAAAAGGCTGTGGTCAATACAGAATCCGGTTACTTCAAGGTCGATTATAATCGGTTACCTTCTAACGTAAAGTTCAGAATTTTCGGTAAGTAACAATGACTTCGTTTGCTGATAAACTTAAGCAACGATTGACTGAGGTAGCAGACCAAGTAAGTTCGGCCATCGAAGTTGTAACATCAATCGAAGCCGAGCAGCGACTAGACATATGTAAAGGGTGCCCGGAGCTTACTCATCTTACTCACCAATGTAAGTTATGCGGCTGCTTTATGTTAGCAAAAACTAAATTAAAATCAGCTTCCTGTCCGATTAATAAATGGTAGGATTCAGTGCACCAATGGACTAGGATGGGTTGGGGAAGCGAATTCTCTGATGTTTTTCATGAAGAAAAGCAGTTACACATAGACCTATCTAATCTTACCCCAACGTACAATAAAATAACTGAAATCGCTAAGAGAGTCATACGCGATATTTCTAACCAGTACCCTGCACCATATAATCTTATGGTAAGCGGTGGTTCCGACAGTCAGACTATGCTTTGGTGTTGGATGCATTCTGGTGTTCCTTTTAATTGTATCTCTATAGAATATGTAGACAATACTGGAAAGGTTTACAACGAACATGATCTTGAACAGTTAAAAGAATTTGCAAATAAATTCAACATACCTATAACTTACAAACAGCTTAATATCTTTGACTTTCTAGAGAACCATCTTTACGATTATGCTGCCAAATATCGTTGCACAAGTCCTCATATATGCTCTCATATGAAAATAGCCGAAATGGTATCTGGTACAAATATATTCAGCGGAAACTTTATTCAAGAAGGATGCTATACCTATACTGTTTTGGGTCTTAAGAGATACGCTGACGTAAACACTAATGTAATTCCGTTCTTCCTTCTACACGACGCAGAGTTAGCTGCCGCTATGGCTCAGTTTATGTATGATCCTCTAGAGGACCAAACTAAAGGCTTAGAGTGGCATATAGAAATGCTTCATAAGTATAATAATAAAATATCAATACTTCATAAAGCAGGTATACCCGTTATTCCACAGAAAACCAAATTTACCGGATTTGAGTTAATCAAAGACTATTATGACGAACATAATACGTTAACACCTATAGAACGCATTCGATATGGTAATATGCCTAGTAAAAGAGCATTTGATATACTATTTCGATATAAATTATCAGAACAAGTTAAATATAATGATATGGTAGTGTATTTGTACAAAGACGAACTCTACTCAAACCAGAAATTAACTGTAGGCACGTAGGATACTCATATGCTAGATGTTCAGGTTATAACTTTCACTCAGATTCTTCCTATTTGGAAAAATGAACTATGGCCCGACAGAATGTCAGAAATTGAAACACATAGTGCTATGACTTGGCCTAAGCCAAAAGCTGAACCATACGACATGGGTATATTCAGTAATCCAGTTTATTTTTGGGGAATTTACGATGGGGGAGATTTAATTGCCGTTAACAGCGGACATTTATCTAGTCCACTAGAGTTTAGGAGCCGCGGTCTTTGGGTTCATCCTAATTATAGAAGTTTAGGTTTATCTCAGCAGCTTTTATTAGCAGCAAAACAAACTGCGATATCTTCTACCACAGATGGTGTGATGCCAGTTTTACTCCAACTACTAAAAATTTTCAAGATATTTATCTGGATACTTAAGTGCGAGTGTAATAAAATTCTTAAGGTCAGGACTTTCTATGTTAAGAGGAAGATATTCCTTTTTTACAATATGTACAGATGGAATACCTTCAATTTTTTTGCGAAAATATTCTTCTACCACAGATGGTGTGATGCCAGTTTTACTGACACTTATATATTCTGTACGATCTAGTCCATTAAATCTAGACCTATGGGGTTTTAGGTAGGTTTTCCCGTCTTCCTCTAAGGTTCTGATCTGCCCCTCAAAACCTGGCTGAGCAATAGCTAAAAAATGTATTACTGCTGTATTTCCGATTTTAGTATATGCATTGGTGCGACTGTATAAATCTGTTGTAATTCCAGGTTTGGTATAGGTGTCAACCCCTTTTATTTCTGCGATATACAGAACTAATGTCATTTTAAGATAGCAGTCTGCTTAGCCTGCGACAAAGCATGAAACAACGTATATCCGTTGTCATCATAGTCGTCCAAAAAATTCTTAGATATGTTTTTGAAAGTTCCGCCGGCCTGATAATATATCTGCAACCATAGAGCCAATGAAGCGTCTGCTGGTGTGTTAGGTATCTTCTCCTTAGGATATTTCATACTATACCAGTGTTTGTACGTGGCGTCTGCTAAGAGTCGAAATTCTCCGGGAGAACCTTCAAGATTGTAAATGATGTTACCTAAAGTATGTAAAAATTCTTTTATTGTTTTGTTAGACAGTGACGTAGTACCTTTAATTTTCCTACGTAGGGTTACCATCGGTAAAACCTCAACCGAATCTACTGCTCGGTCATCCCAGTTCCATTTATGAATTTGGCACCACCAATGCATTTCTTCTACAGTAAGATCCTTAAGCAAATCTACCCGAGTGAAGGCTCCGGGTTTATCCTTGTTTTCATCATCTCTTTCGTGAACCGGAGTGATGTCATATGATTCCATAATTTTCTGAAATGCATATGCAGTTTCATACTTGTCGAGCGTTATGGAATTCGGACTATCCTGACGTTTAGCCAATACGTAATTTTTCCATTTGTCAAAGGACGCAAGTTTCTTTTTGTCATCTCCGTTAATACCTAAAAAGTGTTCCCGTGCAAATATAAAGTTGTCAAATTCCACAACCTGACATTCAATTTTTAGATCAAGCCACTTATCTGATGAAATGCCTTTGCTAGAATGATAGTATCCCCATTTGGCTAATATACCATGACAGATCGCGGTGTGTTGCCCGTCTGTGATGTAATAATTAAGCTTATTTCCGCGCTTGATTTTCAGCACATTGACGAACTGAGATTTTTTACTATCAAAGTTTTCTAATATCTTTTTGATATGTTTTGGGCTATACGGTCGCTGGACGGCCTGCGCACTGAGTAATTTGCGCAACGGAATCTCCTCAGGCTTTGGCTTGATGGCCAGATTCGGAGTCGATTTCTTTTCTAAAATGTCCTTCGTTTTTACACCGAGCGGACAACTAACAAAATCATTTACTAAACTTTCTACAGATACCCCAGCAACGTCTCCTGGTTTCTTGTCCAATACGTTAGTAGGTCTAGCGGCCGAATCAATCGTATCTTGACCCTTTCTATTGTTTAGAATATCAATCCGTTTGAAAACTGACGGAAACTTAGAACTTGACATACTTAATAAATCCTTTTTGTCGTTAGGTTTTTAATGAAAAATATGTGGTCTGCAAACTTCTTGGAATGAACAAGCGTACTTCATGAGCGGGCTAGTGGGAGTTCCACCCGATCCTAAGCCAAACTTCAATGCAACTTGTTCGGCGTTGCTGTTTTTAATATATTGCTGGTAAGCTTCATGCGGTATGAATAGGAAAAACAATTTGTGAAATTTCTGTCCAGGTACACATAGACACACTCTCAGAGGTCCAATTTTATTTTTTATTCCGGATACTTAGGCTTGAAAAGTGAGATTGCACTCGCCTGTACGGTAGAATGTTGCAAATTTTGCATCAGTGTTGTCATCATAATCCCTACCTACCGTCTGTTTCCCAAGCCATGTCGTGTGACCCGACATGGCTTTAGCCAAAACACCCTCCCAAAAATATCCTTTGTTATTGTCTGTGGTTTTTACGACCTGTTCTGTGACATATTGTCGAACACTTTCGGTAGAATCGCTGTGTAAGTAGTCTACTAGTTCATGTAAAAATTTAAAATTATTCATTTAGCTGACCTCAGTAAATCCGTTACCCAAATCTCGCTGAGCTATGATACGAACATCGTCACGCTTAGCCGGGTCTGCTTGTTCTTGCTCATACACTTCTAGTGCAATATTGCGACAAACTGTTTGAAACCAGCGGTCAACAATCTCTGCATCAGTGTCATTTTGTCTAAATTTGTAACCTTGTTTGACAAGATTTAACACAAACTTGTCATTCCAGTCTAATTCAAACGATCCATTGTTAATGTCTTTGGGATCAAGTTCGACTTTAGTAATTGCGATATATGGTTGACCAGCAGCAGTAGCCAGTTCCTTAGCAGTCAATGCGGGTACCGCTGGTTTAGGAGCCCTAGGCTTTCTAGGCTTTCTAACCTTAGGAACTTCGACTAGTTCTGGGATAGGTGCAGGCTGCTCAACAGGTGTGCCATTCCACCACTTTTTTAATGCATCAAACATAATTTTTCCTTATATAGTAGTATATATCGTCTTGTCCTTAACCCGTTGAGAAACAACAGCACCGTCAATCCAAACAGGAGGCTCTCGATTAGACCAGCGATGCAAGTCTTTCTTACCTTTGTTGTAATAATTTCGATAGTTGACGATAGGATCATCACTGATAATAAATTCGACAGCCATGCAAGACGGCATTTTAGTCATTGCGTTTCGGCGCAAGTTCGTTGGGGTAGTCTCAAGAATCCGAGCTACGCTTTTCATAGTAGAATGCTGCTTGCCATAACGATGAGTATACTCATCACCTAATGCGATCAAATGTGCATGTAGCCACTTGTAATTATCCAATGATTCCCGGGCCCAAACAGCAGACGGGTGATTTGCGTGGGTACTTTTGTACAGATGATCCTCGCGGCTATCTGATAGAACATATCGCTTAATGTTACGGCCTCGGGCCGTCTTTTGAGCTTCCTGAACCCCGTCGAGCATACGATGGGCAGTTGATAGCAATTGTGCTGTCTCGATGATCATTTTGACCACGTGCCGATCGACCATAGACTGCGCAGCAAGCTTGGGATCAGAGTTTACATAGAAAATGTTAATCGTACTTCTCCAGATGAATGATAAATAGTTTATACTTAACAATGGGATTATATATGGACATTCGTAGAATTATAGACATAATAAATGAAAACACCGGAGAAGTCAAGGGAACACCTCCGTTTTCGGATAACTTGAATGTCATGACGTTGGGACAGTTTCTAAACATGTCAGGAATCCTCACTCCAGATGAGAAAGAGGAAGAGGTTGACGAAGCAAAACTAGATGCGACCGCGAGACCTTTTGGCAAAGAGGAAATGACAAAGTACCTCGATACAATCACAAGCAAAACTAAAGGCAAAGCAGATAAGTATAAAAAGCCATATATTCATGGTAGTAACATTCCTATTGTTGGTGAAGGCGGCGAAAAATACGATCTAAAGAAACTACGTTCAGATATCACTAAGAGGCCAGCCAAAGTACTCAAGCAGAACGAAAAGATGCAACACAGTGATGGTACTGCAAGCGTCTTCTACAATGTAGGTCTGCCTGCGCTTAAAGGCTTAGCGGTCGATGAAGACAACGGAGAATTCGTAATCATCGACACTTGTCCGGGTGCGGGTGCATGTCAAACATATTGTTACGCTATGAAGGGCGGCTACATACAATGGAAGAATGTATCGATGGACCAGTCACAGCTTTTAAACTTCCTCTATAATGATCCATCAGGATTTATGGACATGATGGGTAGTGAAATTGAAGCAGCAGACAAAAAGTTTAACAAGAAAGACAAGAAGACCAAACTAGTAATTCGTTGGCACGACGCAGGTGACTTCTTCTCTCCACAATATCTTGCAATGGCATATTCACTAGCTAAAAAGTATCCTAAAGTAGACTTCTATGCTTACACAAAATTAGCATCGGTTGCTAAATCAGAAAAGCCTGATAACTTCAAGATTAACTATTCAATGGGTGCAAAACCTTCTCAAGAAAAAGAAATCGATTTTGCTGTTACTAAAAACAGTAGAGTTGTTCCTCGTGAATTATTCACTGATCTTATTGCTAAAGACGGAGCAAAACTACTGAAGGACGCCAAAGGTCGTATGCAGTTCAAAACAAAACAGGATCTCAAGGCATTCAAAGAACGCCTTGCTGCAAAATACAGTGTAGATCCAAAGTCAATACTAACATACGATGAAATGATGTCAACCCCAGTTAGTTCCGAAAAAAACAAGTACAACGTGATCGTCATGCCGGGAGACGGTGACGACTCTGCAAACAGAAGTGACGTTCTAAACAGCTTCCTGCTAATGCACTAAAATTCAAATAAATCTAGGCCCGATAGTTCTTTCTTAGGTTCGAACATCGGGTCTTTTGTTAAGTATGTATCGTTATCCGTATAGATAACTCTGAACTTATGCTTATTGGTTAGAACAGACTTTATGTCATCGATGCAGATTATCTTTCTACCTAAATCTTTTATAAAATCAGCATACTTTACAGTGGTTTCATTGCATATCTTAGCAGTGCTATTGTTTGACTTCTTTTCAACAAAGTTATTGATACAGTTACTCCAGCTGTGAAATACCGTTGATTCCATAGCTATAGCATTGGATAGTGATCCTACTTGATACCAATCATTTGCAGTAGGGTACTTTTCATAAGCAACTATGATGTCATTAGCCATCGTTTTCTTATTGGTTTCAAAAAAGAATTTCTTGTTAAAGTTATTAGTCCATCGCTGATTTTCAAGCACAAATGTAGGTAATTGTATGTGCTGTTCATAAAAAGCCATGCCATAGCTTTCTACGGTGCTAGGATTAAATGCTATCCTAGACCCTGAAATGAAATCTACTTTTTCTTGTCCTATGATCCCTACCTTAATTTCGTATTTGGCATTGATAGTTTTCAGACGATCTTCAAACTTCTTAGCGCCGGTGGCACTGGTCATGATACGGGCCGGCAGTTTAACCTGATTTATCAATTCTATAAAAAGTTCGGGCTGTTTTCCGTCTTCCCATCTACCTACAAATAAAATACCCTCGCGAGGTCCGCTGTATTTTTCGAGCAATCCTTTTTCTGATATAGGAATAGGTAGATACTCTGCGTTAGAGAATGTCGATTGATTAAACCTACTTTGTGTTCCAATAGTAAGGCTATTCAACTGTAACTGCTCACGCATCATTTCATTGACACTGTCCAAAAAAGGATTTTTAGTATCTTTAAAAATCTGTGATTCTAGGTGAGTGTAAGCGATATTTTGAATACAATCAGATAATCCTAATGCGGCGGCAACTTGTATAGTTTCATAGGTGTTGCATACAAATGCGTCATAGATGTTAGTTGTTAATGCTTTAACGATTGCATCTCTAAAGTTAGCCATGCGTTCATAACAATAGCTATCTTCATACATAAAAATTGCACTGTGATCAGTGTATTGAAGCGGAACCTTAGGATAAATTACATTAACCTTAAGCTCTTTAACAAAATCTTCTGCAAGACCCTGTGGAACTTTATCTGTAATGATATCAACTTTTATGCCATGACTACTCATCATTTCACAGAAACTCTTTGCGAATTGTCCAATTCCACCATGCGGAATTAGGGTCTGTGAACTAACCAAAAAGCCAATTCTGTGAGTATATAAGTTCATCTAGCAACCAACAATAGATGATAATCTTGAATCGTGTACCAACGATCTATCCTATAGGTAGTTCCTAATTCATTATATGTTAGTCTCTGCGATATTCTATATGCAGTTTTAAACCAAATCCAATCTCCGCTTTGACTGCACTTGTGTGGAAAGAAACAGAACATTAATCGAATTTCATCTGCACCCCTTATCCAAATTTGGTTAGCCTCTGTGTTGACCATATGCCACATTTACGTTCCCCATTGGTTCTTCCAGAGCGTGACCTGCAATCTATCACTATAACGAAGCCCATGCTTCATTGCTGCTAGTGCCACGTTCTTGTTATTCAGTTGATACACACTTTCTACGCCACCAACTGGCATCAGATAAACATCACCCGTAAATCCAGCATCACGGTACACTTGAGTCGTTTCTAAGGCCTCATCAATGTCATTTTCTGTAGCTACAACAAACTTTAGATACGTGTGTCCAACTTCCTCATAGCTGCATACGATATCGGGCTGAATCGCCTTCTCGCGTGCTTCGCCCGAGCAGCTTAGTTTGGCACTGACAGAAAACGTAATCTCACGATCCTTGTCATCTGAACCAAATCCTAACTTTCCACCTTCATACACCCAATCCTCTAGATAGTGTCTAAGTTCATGAGTAAGCGGCTGGGTGCCATTTGTCTCAAAGGTGATTTCTCGCAGACCCTTCATTTTGGGATGACTCAACAAAGACGGATATGATCGTTGCCACGTAAGCAATGGTTCTCCGCCAGTAATAACAAGATGCTCTCGCCTCCATTCATTGAACGGTAGTATTACCATAATGTCATCAACTATTTCATTGACCGTCTTGAATGGAGACAAGTCCTTGAAGCGAGGATCCCAGCTAGCATAACTGTCACACCCGGTGCTGACTAATGGTAGAGATTCATAATTTTCATAAGGAGTATTCTTATGAGCGAAGGCGATAGCATCAACCTCGTCACTTAACTCACCTTTGGGCATTCCGAAACCAGCACATTTGAAGTTACAGCCAAACGTGCGTAAAAATACCGACGGGACGCCTTGATATCTTCCCTCGCCTTGAATTGAGTAGAATAACTCACTGATCTTTATTTTTGTCATTTTCTTCTTTCAAGTTATCATTTTCGGACTTATGCTGATTACTCGACAAGTATCGTATTAGTTCTTTGTCCGTTGGTTGAACCGCATAGTTATTTTTGAAAAATATTTCATAACTGTCGCTGCCGTATTTACCAATACCATAGAGCATTGTAGCATCATCATGATCCCAATTCAAATAATCTCGGGTCATTCCAAGCAATCTTTTTACCCGAACATTAGTCATGCCTAAAGGAGAGACTACACGTTTGATATCGTCTTCGATAGCTAACAGCAACTTCTCAGGTGTATCCCAACTCGTTAAAAACTCAGGTAATACTTTCTTTACTTGCTGCCTGGATGTTTGGTTCAACATGATTACTCCGACCATGTGTTGCCATGGTCCTTTTATTTGCTGCTGCACCATCAAGTCGGCTCGCATTCTGTTAGATTTATCCATGCCAGTGTCTAATTGCGTTTTCGATAATAAAAATGTTGGTAATCACAGACTGGGTTATTAAGACTGTTCGAATCCAAGCGATCCGATCAGACTCTATATCACAAGGAGAAGCCTTTTCTCCTAAAGCCTTAGCCCATAATCCCCAAAGTTTATTCACGCAAAAAGGTCCTCATTCCATTCACGGTGCCCTTCTCTGAATGCCATATTGCTTTGAGTCTCGCGCACTTCGACGCGATAGCACCACAGCCGGGCCGCCTCGGAAGGCCCCCACATTTCAGGAATATAAACTCCATTGACATACTTATAAAGCATGTCGGCTAAGCTTTCGCATCCCAATTTCGGGAGTATAGTTAACTTCATAAGACCACGCTTTTCTGCTTCTTTATACCAGTCAAGTTCCGGGTCATCAGAACTAACTAATGTGGTATGGTCAAATTGGTCTTCAAGTACCTTCTTTAGCTCCTTAAGACCGCCATAATCGGCGGCCCAATTACGAACGTCTAGCTCGTTAGTTCCAAAATAGAACTTCATAGAAAAGCTATATCCGTGAATCAAATTGCAATGAGAATCTGCTCTCCATTGCCGATAAGCACAAGGAAACGCATCGTGGTATTCCTTTGTACTAGTATATGCATATGATACTGGTTGTAATGTCATTTTCATTCTTTCTTACGTAAATCGTTCAACGGTTATGATACCGTAACGATACATTTTTGCTTCACAGCCAATTCTTTCTATGACTGCTTCTGCTAGCTTAATCATTTTTACACTGTTACCACACAGTATGGTAAGCGGAAACTCCTTCTGATTTAACAGAATGAAGTTTTCCACCATAACATCAACGTCTTGATGTCGTACACCATGTAAATCTAGATTTAGCATTTTCCCATTCTTGCAATGCTTAGGAATTCATTTCTAGCAGCAGGGTCAGTCTTGAATCCACCACCTAAACGAACAGTTACCGTTGAAGATCCGGTATCCTCAACACCACGCGATTTCACGCAATAGTGCTGTGCATCAATCATAACTGCAACATCCTCAGTATCTAGAATAAATTGCAGAGTATGAAATACCTGTTCAGTCAGTCTCTCTTGAATTTGAGGACGCTTACTGAAGTATTCGACAATGCGATTGATCTTAGACAACCCAAGAACCTTATCCTTAGGTACATATGCGACCGTCGCAACTCCATCGATGACCACAAAATGATGCTCACAGTTAGATTGAACGTTCACGTTTCGTTCTACTACCATTTCGTTATATTTCATCTTATTCTCTACAGTCGTACACTTCGGGAATGCATCATAATCCAAACCCCAAAATATTTCGTTGCAGTACATTTTAGCAACCCGCTTTGGCGTTTCAGCCAAGCTGTCGTCTGTTAGATCAAGTCCTAACGTTTTCATAATATGTTCGAAATCTCGTTCGATGATTTCAATCTTGTCTTTACGGTCTAATCCGTTATCTTTAAACGGAGTTTCTACTCCGACTTTAACAAGATGTTCATGGACGCTACGACCCAGATCGGGGTCCGTTTTGGTTTTGTTGTATGACATAGTAAATCCTTCCTTACGCGGATGTCAATTTTGAGTGCGTCACCGTTGTGTGACACATGTATTTAGTACTTTGATTCTCTTGTATATTTTCTATAATCCGTACGATCACGATTCCACTTCTCCCCGTTTCCTTCAAGGATATCGCAAATACGATCCACAGTTTTATCGGTCCAATCACTGATCTTGCCCATATTTGCGTGTGGACGACGCAGCAAAGGATCTAGCTTGTTGATCGCATCTTGAATAGACCACGGAATGTACAAACGCTCAGGATCATTAGCAAAAGTTTCAGGAAACGAACGATATGCGGGATACAGCACATTGCAACCCAATGCATCAGCCTCGCTTACAGTGTTGGATACCCAATCTTGTAATGCACAGTTGAAGACTACTCGGCTATCGTTAACAATCTCATAGTATTGATTCTTTTCCAAATCTTCATATAGCGTTAATTTTCGATCTTCGATCATCTTGCGAGTGCGTTGCATGTAGCTGTCATTGTTGCTTTTCAGCTTGCTGCCGCTACAAATAACGAATTCTACATTTTTGCTCGGATGTTGCTTGTGCCATTCATCGATCAAATCGAGATAGAAGTCAGGTTGCTTCTCCTGATCCCAGCGTGCAGAGAAAACAACTCGCATACGACGGTCATTGAACGGCTTGATACGTTCAACTCGACTTTGCACCTCATCCTTACCAAAAGCAAGACCGGAAATATTATAGATGGGAGCAGTCCAACCAGCAATGGCCATGTGCGCAACCATTTCTTCATTGGTTGCAAGAACACCGTCGACAAATTCGTTAACCATCTTCTCGTAATGCCCCATCCAGCGTTCCATTCCCCATACGTGAACAAAATCATCAGGGTCAATCGTTTGTGCTAGACAGCGAACATATACTTTGGGTCTCATGTCATATGGAATCTGATCCATGATATACGGAAGAGACTCAATTCCCGGCTGAAACATATCTTCAAAGTAGATAACATCTTCTTGTGTGATCTTACCTTCCTTCATCAGCTTTACCAAATTCATCATCTGGCTCATACCGAAATAAGAACGACCATGTGCGTCTAGCACTTGACCAGTTACGATAGCCTTGCTGCTATCGAGCGTTTCGCCCGGCACCACTATGTAGTCGATGCCCCTACGATCAAAGACTCTAGTATTCCAGTATGTCAATTGGAGAGTGTACCGAGCCTTATAAGGCTCCAATCCCATATAGTATAGTTTACGCATAATATTGTCCTAATAAAAAGGTAACGGGTGGTTAACCACCCGTTACTGTATGTCGATACTTTATCGACGGGTATTAAGAAGTTCACGTTCCTTAAACTTCTCTGCATCGATTTCCCATTGATTCTTTGCAGGTTTGCTTGCAACTGTCTTTTGGTACTGCCGATAGATATAGCTCTTGTTGTTATATAAATCTCGCTCATCATATCGATAACCGTAGTCTCTACAGAAAATACGGTAGTTCTCCAAATCTTCAAAGATTTGATTGACGATAGACTTATTGTCGAGCTTTGCCATTTTTAGTTCCTTAGATGGTGAGTTGTTGAGATTGAGTAGTATTATAGAAAATCGTGGCACCGTTTTCACCGTCTTCTGAAACGGTAATTTCAATATCACGATTTGGGTTAAAAATTTTATCTCATACTGGTCTCCTTTAAAGGTTTAGGCATAAATACAATGATGAAAGAAAGATTGAACTATGCCTAAACTTCAAGAGCAACATAATTATACTTGCGTATACTGCGGGAATCAAGCAAAATGGATAAGTGTAAATTCTAAGGTTTTCCGTTGTGTAGAAAAAATTACTCAATGTCCGGGCTTCATCGCAAAGGCAGAATCTTCTAGGAAAAAAAACATTACTCCTGAGGAAAGGAGAGTCCACATGAAGAAGATGAGTGAGGTTGGGAATAAGAAACTTCAGCAACTGCATACTGATCCTAACTGGGTAGAAGAAAAGGGTAAGAAAATTTCTGATGCTTTGCAGCAACGAGGTGGACATACCGGTGAACGCAATCCGATGTTCAATAAAAAACATACCTCTCATACTAAACAGATGCAATCATCGCGGGCATCAAACAGATCACCTGAGTCATATCAAAAAGCTACACTGACAAAAATAGAACGTGGAATTTCTATACCGAAAGAACTCAAGACAGAATGGGAATTATATAGAGAGCAAGTCACTAATTTCACTAATACTAGCTGGAAGTATGCAGAACATATTATTAATCCGAACAATCTAAAAAGAGGAAATGAATACGAACTAGATCACCGATTTAGCATTACAGAGGGATTCAAACAAAGTATTCCACCTGAAATTATAGGCCATGCTGCCAATCTAGAACTGTTATTAAAAAGCGATAATAGATCAAAACGGACAAAATGTTCCATCACTAAAGAAGAACTTTATGCTGTGGTAAAAGTTAGTTCTGCTCCATTTTCTCCGTCTTCACTCACTGATATTTGAATATATCTGTTAGGATATTTAGACGCAATAACTTCATATAAATCTTCTGCTATCATTTCGCAAGATTTATAATCTAATTGCAAAACGCCGTTACCGTATAAACTTTCCAACCAACGCTTGAATTGTATAAATTCAATTGCTCGGTTAGAATGCTCTACCGCAATCGCCACCTTAAAATGAAAGATATGTCGGTGAGGATGTGCCAGAAAACTAACGTCATATTCATCGCCAGTCTTAAGGTTGGGATCGTCTTCAGCAGCAGGATACCTATGAATGCCTTCGCGTTGAAAGGTCACCCACACTTTACGCTTTGCCCTTGCGGAGATTCTATTTCGTTGATCGGCTAGAGCCTGAATAGCTTGTTCGGGTAAATTATTAGTATTCATTATTTCTTCAGTAATCATTATATTCAATAATATCAGACATTTGACGTTCTTGCAAGCGCTTAGCTGCCCGAAGTTCTTCAAAGGTATGTATACGTTGCATAGCCAGAATTTTTCGCACCGGCTCTTTTGTTTCATTGGCAATTTGTTCAGTTAGCAAATCCAGTTCGACTTGCAGAAGATTAATTTTGCTGGTCAAGTTCATTTTTATACTCCACTGCTTAAGATTTATTTTAACGTTTGTGTATATAATTTCAACCTATTTGGATAACTATTCTAAAACTTCTAACATAGCGTCATCGCTATCTTCAACAACTTCTTCGATTTCAGGATCAGGTTCTTCTATAGTAAAACACTCCTCAAACTTTGAAAGAGCATTTGTAGCCCTTTTTCCGGAAAACCCTTGTCCGGCCTTCATCTGCTGCCAGAATAGATTATATTGATCAATCATTGCAAGGCTTTTCTCACGATCCTTTAGAGAAAAAATCTTATCAATAAGATCACCGAATGTGGTACCATCAAACTTGTCCAAAACCATTTTAGGATTAATACCCGAGTCTGATTTACGATTGGCTTCTTGTACCGCATAAATGTGCCGATATACGTTATGTGCTTGCATCAATGTATAACTAAGAGTGTCCCAGCTGGTCTTCGTTTCTTTGCCGTGTTGCCCCAGAAAGCCTGGTCCTCTGTAACAGAGATCCTTAACCATCATTATATCAGTTACAGGGCTATCACTAAACACTTTATGGATGCCGTCTTCCAAAACCGCATCTTTGAACTTGCGAGTATCAGTCGCATAATTTTTGTTTTCAGCAGTTTTTTCCATCGAATACGTCCACTTCGTGTTATGTCTAAACGTATTGTTGTTATACGCAAGCCCCTTTGCGGCCGCGTAGAATGGAGACGCACAATCAAACGTGATTTGCAAATTTGGATTGTGATACTTGCGTATTGCTCTTTGAATATCGGTGAACAAAATAGCGTATTCTAGAATAGAAGTACCCAAACAGTGAATAAGATCATGTTTGCCTGGCTCAAGCAGACCATCATGAATGATGTTAACCATACGCTTTAGCATCAGATGCACGTCGATCTTTGTTTGACCACCAAACGCCCATCCGTTGAAATGATTGTCTGGGTAAATATTAGGATCGCAATACTTCTTCATTTCTTCATACCAATCATCAGACTGTTTATGATTACGTCCTTGTAGAACGTTTAGAAACTTACAACGGCCATCACGATTAGCAATGAAATACTCATTGTTAATATGAGTAGCAGCAATAGCGTCCTCAATGGTTCGAATGCCGTGCACGGACTTACCCGTTTTGGGGTCTTTGATATGATATGTAGTAAGCGACTGTGAAGGAATGTCGAGACACATACCGTAGTCCATGTACTCGTCCATCCACTTCAAAACCTCAGTGCGTTTCTTCATGGCCTTCGGGCAGTTAGGATCTTTCCAGTCAGCGGGCCATTGACACTTTAGAATTTGGAATCCACCAGAATCACCTAACATGAATGTATTTTTACGATCACGCTTACGAATGATGCTCTCATTGTGATCATTCTTCGTAATGTCTAGATTAGCGTGACCAGCTGAATACAGGCCCCACTTGTAAGTGTACAGTCCTTCTTTTTCGTTCAGAAAATTTAGCTTTTCAACATTACCGTTTAATCCAACAGGTATTCTAGCCGAATCAAAATAGTTTTCACCCTCACGTTGTTTACCTAAACCAGCAATAAAAAATGACGATACTGCCGGCAGGAACAAAGCCCAGTCTGACTGGTGTGCGTTTGATAAGTTAATTTGTTCCAAGTTTAGCTTCTTCTTTAATCAATATCTTAACGACTTCAATTTGTTTTTGTTTTTCTTTAATTTGATCAACCAGATCACGGATAGTAGCATTCGTTTCAGAAAGATTAAGCAGGTCTTTTTCTTCCTGCTGTTTATTTCTTGCCCAAGCTAAGATCGATACAACTTCCGGAGAAAGTTCCATGCTCGCAGTATTATTAATACCATACCAAGTAGAACCGTCATCTACTTCCAATGATTGGATGGTGCCGTTAAATCTTACCATGCCAGCACTCTGGTTGCTCATGTTGATGTAGGGTACCGAAGGCATCCCTCCATTAACAATAATTCCCTGTCCTCCGTAGATGCTCTTAATCATTTACTTTCCCTGACAAGGAATCATATAGCGATATACTGCCAGACCACTATCAACGACAATCTCTGCAACGCCCTGATCAGACATTCTGATGGTCTTGTCACCGTCTAAGTCTAATACGGACAAGAACACCTTTACCGGCAAATTCCAAACTTTTGTTAGCTTTCCGGTAATGTTAGTTTGGAACACAAAGTTACCAGAGTGAGACGACTTGTCACCAAAGAAAAACTTGAGTTCGTTGTTTTCGACCTTCGTTGAGAAGTTTACTTCTTCACTGTTAGCCTGTGCTTGCTTCTTAAGACGTTGAATGCCGGCGTTTGTAGGCTCAAACGTGATATCCCAAGTTGCTCCGTTGAACTTAACTGGAGCAACAGTAGCTTCTATGACAGACTTAGCCATCAGTCGGTAGTCATTAACAAAGTCACCATTACTAGTTTCAAAGTGAATTGATGCAGGATGATCTTGTCCATCGTATGTTTCGCGTACAAGGTTTATAGTTGAAGTGTCATCATAATCCTCGAATCCTAAAATAGTCTTTAGCTTAGACAAGTTAGGCATACCAAACGTGCCTTTGAATTCTGGGATCGGATTCTTGAAATCACCAAACAGAATAAGCGATCTGTCAGTCGCCAATCCTGCAATTTTTGTTTCTGTGTCTGTACCCACAACCTTTATAAGCTCGACTACACCGAGTCCTTGCGTGTGTTGGATCAGATCAACTAAGTAATCTTTCATGTGTTTTCCTTTAATGTATTTAGGTCTTTATTTTGTTTATAATAGTGGAATTCTTTACGAAAGTCAACTATACTGTTAGCCGAAAGTAAACAACGAACTAAATGTACTATTAGTATTGGTGTCATATCTGATTTTCCAATCTAACACACCTAACAGGTTGTCTATCTTTTCATCCACTAGTTTACGTTCCATATCAAGATCATCGAATGGTAGTTCTAGGAACCATTTTGGAAGTCGTAATTCATCGGTGGGATATGCGATTGAAGTAATACCTAAGGGATTTGATTTTAGTGTACACACCACAACCTTCATGCCGTCGACAATTTTTTGGCTGTACTGGTCGCTATTCATCTTACGCAGTTGATTGTAGTGAATGGCGGCCTTAGCATGACCAACACTGCACTTACCGGTTCTCTCATACTTAATGGTATGATTTGTCAAATTATTAACTGATTTAGGTGAACCCTTAGTCCAACTGTCTTGTTCTGAAAGCTTTCTTTTAAACTCTTTGATCTTTTCGATCACTTCGTCTCGGCCCTTACCCTCTTGAATTACCATACAAAGAATTTCCATAAGAAATTCCTGAACGTACTTAGGTGTATCTGCACGCTTTAGGTCTAGACCCATAGCTTTGATTTCACCTAATTTACCTTCCTTATCCTTGCGTTTACCTTCTTTGTCGAAGATGTTGATTGCGTAACGCTTCTTTGTAATAAAGATAGAACGATCACCGATCAATTCTCTACCAGCTTTGATGACCTCACCGTTCTTGCGGGGACAATGGAACGCTTTCTCCATGAAAGCAGGAAAGCTAGCGTTAGTTTGCTCTGCGATGTTGTCGTACAGTTCGATGCAAACTTCCTTGTTCCATTCTATTTCACCTTGTTCGATTCTATCTTTTAATATAGAATATGCAGTGAAGTAGCAGGAGTCAGTATCACCGTAGATGATCGCCTCACCTTCGTGAGTGTATTCACCTGCAATGATTTCATTGATCTGGCTCATCATGTGCCTAACAATTTGACGACCAGACAAAGTAACTGACTGTCCGATCCGCTTATCATAAAACCTGCAATATTCGTTCAAAATGGATCCATATGTAGAGTTCAAGAGAATTTTTTTTACTAACTGTCGTTTGTCCCAATACTCCATTGCTAACCCCCAAACTGATTTATATGCTTCCATTGGATGAATGGAGCGGTCTCGTATTTCTAATCCGAAACCAGTTATGTATTCAACAAGACCAATTTTGTCTTTGTTTTGAATAAAATCATTCACTTTATTAGTATCGTATTCCAATATAATTTTCGTTAGATTCATATTTTTGCTCTATAAGATAAATACATATGGTGCTTTTTTAAAGGAGAGTCGTATATGGTGGATTGTGCTATTTGTAACAAAGAAATGAAACGAGTGACTAGTAGTCATTTAAAAACTCACAATATAACTACGGCTGAATACTTAGCGCAATTTCCAGGATCTGTTTTATTTTCTGATGAGCTAAGGCATGCATACGGAAAACACGCGAGAGATAACAACCCAATGCATGATCCAGTTAGTGTAGAAAAAGTAAGAAACGCATTAACTGGTAAACGAAAAACAGAGGAACATAAACAAAAATTATCAACCGCACGAACCGGAGTATCTTGGGGAACCCACACACCTGAACATAAAGAATACATGAAGGTTGTCAGCAAGATTAATATGGAAGAGAGAATAGCCAATGGATGGAAACAGAAACCGTGGACTGCGGAGAGAAGAGCCAAACAGTCTACTAAAATGATAGGAAATACCATTGGGTTAGGCGGCTCCGGAAATAAGGGTAAAAAGCTTGATCTATCAGATAACCAACGACGCAATAGGAGTAAAAAACGAGTAGAATTCATGTCTAAGAACGATACTCCTAAAAAACATACTTCTATTGAATTGTCGTTTATTGAATTTTGCAAGAATAATGATATATTGTACATTCATCAGCATCCTATACATACTGAAAAGGGTAGTTGGTTATTTGATTTCTTATTACCAAATCTAAATTTACTAGTAGAAGTTGATGGTGAATATTGGCACACATCTAAAAGACAAATAAATCGAGATTTAATAAAAAATAACGTGGCATTGGCAAGCGGACATACAATATTGCGCTTATCAGACACTAACCTTGATTTCTCCTTTATCTTCGGCAGCAAGGATGCAATCATTTCGCATACTAATGGCATAATGGAAAGTAGGATTCAATCGGTAAAAAAATCATCAGGTAAAGATTTACCATAGAGTATTTCTCTAACTGCGTATTGTTTTTTCTGAAGTTTTTTACGTTCAGTATACCACCGAGAAAGTAGTCCTGGAATCACTCCTTCTTTTTCGTAAGTAAAGATGGTACCATTTGCTGAAAGGATCCATGGTCTGTTACTGTCGAAGATCATCTTCCAAATTTCAGCAGCAGACATTTGTACACTTCTACCATCTTCATAGTCTATCCAAAGGGTAGTTCCGCGTTCTTGATTCATGATTGCTGTATACTCAATTGAGCCAAACAATCCTTCCCACAGAATTGCACCAATGACGCCTTCTTCCTCGCTGTCATCTCCGAACTTTTTCTTCTTCTTGTTCTTCTTTTCAGAAGCCAATCTCATGCTCTTTTCGTGCATGTATTGGTCAGTCAGTGTTTGACGAACTTGACCTATGATGGTTTCCGGAGACATGTTCAGCGCTCGAATGTCAGACGGATACAGAGAGTTGATGTCAACTGCACCAGGATATTCGTGCATTCCTTGTTTAGGAATAGCAACAAACGCACCAGCTGCCGGAAACCCAGTATCTTCTTTGGGCTTCTTGTTAGGTACGATCATTCCACGTGCGTGAGCTTCATTGAAGATAGCCATTTCGATCATCTGCACCGAACCCATAACTGTCGGAAGAAGTACGCTATTCTCGTGTGCTAGTGCGTTAGCAAGATCAAGGAACTTTAGCTTATTGTGAATTTTAACCATAAGCATCGTGTCTTGTCTGTTATACTCCACGAACGTTTTAAAGTCCTGATTGTATAACTGATCCAAACTGCCTTCGTACTGAGTTTTACGTTCACCTACTTCCATCTCACCGATAGCATCAAGAGAATAACTATGACGAGACTCGTAGTTGTACTTCTTATACAGTTGAAGGTAGTCCATATGAATTCTACCAACTAGATCGTATGTTTCTTCTTCCTTGCCGAAACGTTCATAGGTACGAGTCTTAGGGAGTTTCCCCAGCAGACAAAACTTACGAGTATCGTTTTTAGACATGATTCTAGTAACGCGATTAACCGTATACGGAATGTCGTATCCCTCTGAGTTCCAGCCAGTTAGAATGTCAGCATCTTCGATCAACTCAAAGAAGGTTTCAAACATCTCTATTTCAGAACGAAACAGAAAGCAGTTTGGAAAATCTTTAGTTAACTCTTGCGCAGTTTCATCTGTCATGTGCTTAGGTGGCATGACCAACGTAATCAGTTGATCAAGCCAATCTAGATACATTGAGATTGCAGTTACTGGATTGAACGGATCACTAGTAGGACTAAATCCTCGCTCAGGATCAAAGTCCACTTCAATGTCGAAAAAGCAAGTATGAAGCTTTGGTGGTTCAGCATTAAGGTAGTTATCAGCCAAACACCTAAATACTACGTTAACGTCGCTCTCAAATAGTTTTTTGTTACTATGTATTCTGCGTTCCTTCTCGAATTCGCTACGTTTACGAGTAGAGAACCGAGACAGCGGATCACCGTAAATAGAACGATACTTTCCTTTAGGATCAGCATAGTACATTACGTAGTTCGTAGGGAACTCTTTGTATGCACGTTTACCTTCAGGAGTACGTTCTACAACGTGGATTCGATCTGCGTTGGAATCTAATACTGCATCGACATATGCCATTAATTAGCTCGACCAACAGTCTCCAAAATGGTATTGAGTTCCTCATTTTCCTCGTTAGTTTGTGCGAGGCGCTGCTTCTGTGCAACCTTGATAGCCTTCTTAAGAATGGCTGGCTTTATTTCTAGTTCTTCTGCGATTGCCTTAATGGTGTCGTTTAGACCTTCATTAAGAGTTTCAATTTCTTGTAGGACACCTAAGCCCTCGTTAACCAGTTGGGTCAACTTAATCTTTGCGTCAGTGTTGAATACTCTAGACATGTATACTCCTTCTATGTCTTGTGAAGTATATAGTACTTACAAGTATAGTTCAATTGTTTTGGGAGGATGTACTGTATATTACTTTGCTTTTAGTTTAGCAACCAAAGCTTTAACTTTGTCTGTTGGGTTTTTTATAAGGTCAAATGCACGCATGTCTCTTCGAACAGCAGCCAATTGTACTTTTTCGGTGGGGTTTTTTATATTCTGAATATGGTACGTTTCAGAGTTAATAATTTGTGCTTGTTCGGTTGGGTTTTGTATAAATCGTATTGCGGACGCCGCATCAGTTACCGCCGCAAGTTGTATTTGGGCTGAAGGATTTGTGATATCCCTTATAAGGAATCCATTTTTAGAAACTGTTTCAAATTGTACTTTTTCGGTAGGATTTTTTATATATATAAATGCACGTATGTCTCTTCGGACCGCAGCCAGTTGAACCTCTTCTGGTGGATTATCTATATATGTAGCGTTTCATAGACATCGGATTAGTTTTAACCGCGGCCATCATAACCGCATTACTTGGATTTTTTATATAACGAATAAGGTATCCATCAGACTCAACTGCAACTAGTTGCATTTGTTCAGTTGGGTTTTCTATGTATTGAATTATCTCAGGATCGGATGTTATTGCTGCTAATTTAACTGCATTACTTGGATTTTTTATATATTCTAGAGCTAGCAATGCCGAATCCGTAACTGCTGCTATTTTTTGTTTCTCAGTTGGGTTTTTTATGTATTTTAACATCTCAGCTGGACGATTGATAAACGCATCATTCCATATCTTTTTAGAAAAATAATGCGAGACTGATCTTACTTGTTCTATACCGAGTTCATTATCAGCCTCATCCATAAACTGGGCAGTTTCAAAATGAAACTGCCACTTGTTCGGAAATTTCTTGAATAGAATTATATATATCTTGCCTTTTGTATTATAATGATTGAAATAATTTTCACCCTTTGTGGCTGCTGTACACCACCGCGTGCCTCTACCATAATAACATGCTGCTGCCTCATCTTCTGGTATGATTATTCTTACATTATCATCTTCAAAATAAAGAGTAGATTTTCCTTTGTTGACCTCCTTCGGATCAGTATTCAATTGTGAATACTTTGACATCATGGTATCTTCAAATTCTTTATATGTTTTAAATTTGTTGATGTCAGCGTCTTCTGGTTGAATTTGTCTTCTCTTCTTGCCTATATTATATGAACTTAAAACATCCATTCTGTTTAGGTCTTCGAACGGTACTCCGCCTTTGGCATACATACGAGCCAACCACTGAGTATATTCTTTATTTGGAGTTGGATCCTTAGTCTCTATCTTTTCTAAAATATCAGATGGTGTTATTCCGGACCTATAGGTCCTATAGGTGTTATCTTCGTACGCAACATGAATGAGCTTATCACCCAAAGTAGCGGCGGTCTTTGTTCTGTCATATTCAATAAGAAATTCATTTGCTCGCATGTATACACCAATTATTGGAATATATAATGATGACGTTCACCATAAATTTTAATGTATTTGCCAGCTAAGAGGTCGGCCATCGCTTCGATTGGGCTACCAGGATAGCTGTCACCAGGCTTAATCATACCTAGTTCACTTTGACGACAGTGTACGATTTCATGGAATACCGTTCTAAGAATATCTACTAGGTTTCTGTTCTTAGCATAAACCCAGATCGTGGGATCACCTTCAGTGTGCCTGCCAGTATGATGATTATGCTGAGCTTCTTCGGTGTCGTAGCTGAGGTCTACTTTAATGGGATTCTTTAGATGAACTCTACGTGAAGCCCATTCTGCAAACTTTTGTACTTCTTCGGGAATATTTAATTCTTCATCGGTTTCATCTAACTTATTTTTGATCCAACTGTCAGGTGTAGAGCTATATCGCTTCACAAAAAGGTCGTGCAGGGCCTTACCAGTAATGTGATGCTTAGCAGCAATCTTTCGCATTAGTTGGTCAATAGTGTTATAGTCGTGCTTTTCTAAAGATGGTAGCTTTTTGGCTAACTCACTAGCAGCAGACTCTAGAATGATTTCATTTCCGATCATGAATATATTTATCTTACATATGAATAACGGCGGAGATTGCTCCCCGCCGTTACTTTAATCAGTTCAAGTTTTATTAAAAGTTGCGAGTATAGTTAACACCCAAGATGTCAGAGGTGACACTATTGCTACGAGTGCGATAGTAATTTACACCTACAATATTATCTTCGGTGATAGCAAAAGCGACACCGCCGTTAAGACGATCTTCTGTAAAGGTAGGAGTGTTAGGTCCTTGACGATGACGATAACCAACGTTTACTGATACCGGGCCGTATACTTCATGCGAAACAGAAGCACCGTATCCCCAGAAGTTAAAGTCCTTATTAGTGTTCAGTGAACGGCCATACTCACCATAAGCAGCAGGAGTAAATCCTGCAACTGTGGGAAGTGCAGGGCCGCCTTGCAGCACGATCTTGCTGTTTAGAGTACCGTTATGATACGGTTGAGACCCGGTGAACTCGGCGCCGACATTAGCAATATTGGCAACAGTTTCACTATAGGTTAGACGATATTCAGTTGAGTTTGCTATCTTAGCAGGTTGCGGATCAATAGTACGAACTTCACCGGTGATAGATTCAGCAAGAGCCGGAGTAGCAACAGCCGCCGCAAGTGCTGCGATCAAGAATAACTTATTCATAGATTGTATTTCCTTTTGTTAATCTGGCTTTTAAGGCCAGTGTATTGGTACCTGTGTAAGTCTTATATTGGTACCCACAAGAACCTATTAAGGAGCTTGAGATATATATTTAGTATGTATAACACTACTATAAACATATAACATATTGTAAGTTACTTTGAAGTTGCCCTATACACTCCATCCCAGTTAACTGGTGGATTCTTAGCATATTCCTCTATACGGTCAATCATTTCCGTGTAGTACTTGTTTAGCTCTCCGCTCCAGAACTTCTTCATATTAGAAGCATATGTTCTAGCAGAGTCCCATTCACCCTTACGATAGCTATCCAAGAATCTCAAGTGTTGTTTTTCTCCCGATGCATCATATGAAGATAGGACAGTATAGATGCGAGCCGGTTCAGTTTTTCCTTTGACTGCAATAAGATCAAGTTCTACTACCTGATATTCATCTCTCACGTATTCGGCAGTTTTTGGTCCGATGATGATTTTGACCCCGTACGGTTTAGATTGACCTTCGAGGCGAGATGCAAGATTGACGCCGTCCCCAAGACAAGTATAGTCAAACCGCTGAGTGCTACCCATATTACCAACAACCACAGTATCAGTATTAATACCGAGGCCCATTCCAAAAGCCGGGACTCCTTCCAGTGTAATCTCATCGTTAAATCTCTCTAATGCCTTCATCATCTCAAACGCCGTCTTGACAGCATCCTTAGCGTGTTGTTGATTACTAAGAGGTGCATTCCAAAATGCCATCTGAGCATCACCTATGTACTTATCGAGGGTGCCGTTGTTCTCTAGAATTGCTTTTGTCATCGCAGTCATATAGCGATTCATGATCTTTGTAAGACCTTGAACATCTTTGCCGTAATGTTCAGAAATAGTAGTAAATCCACGAACATCTGTAAACATAATAGAAAGTTCTCTAGAATCACCTCCAAGTTGTAATAGTTCTGGATTCTTTTGTAATTTTTCAACCATAGCTGGAGATAGATAAGTTCCAAATTGCTTTTTGATTTGTTGCTTCTGTAAGAATTCTGAGATAAACTTGATTGTATAAATGTGCAAATAAAGTATCATTGCAATAAGTGCATTAAATGTTACATCTATTAGAATATGATTATGATTAAACATATAAACGGGGAAGTAAAGATAAACACCAATAAGAGCTATAATCCAAACTACAGAGAATCTTACTTTAGATAACAAAATGATTCCGAGAGCCAATACTACTAAAAGTGCATAATCCAATATTCCAGCCCAGTTTGGAATAGAAACTGTATCTCCATTAATTAGAGTTTGAAGAAGACTAGCTTGAACTGCTTGTGGAAATTGTGCACCAACTGGAGTAGCTACTGGATTGGCCACACCTGAAGCAGTTACACCAAGAATTACAATTTTATTAAGCAAATCTGGAGTTTTGTCTCCAATATCAAATTGAGTAAACTTATAGTTCCAGTTCACAAATACTCTAGAGTACTCATCTGTTTTAATAGTATTGAATGATGGAATTCTTAAAGCTTCCACACCAGTCTCGTTAATCTTAGCTTGATAAGATGGATCACCGGAAATTGCTCTTAACATTTCCATAGAAAAAGATGGATAGTATTCACCTTGAGACATTGATAATAAAGGTACACGGCGAACAACACCATCAGATTCCGGTAAAGTAGAAGTTACACCAATACCAACAGCAGCATCTTGAAATTCTGAAATATTATTAAGAACTGAAGGATAATTTGGCAAAAACTGTGTAGTTTTACCATCTCCAATTATAGCCACACCAGTTTTACGAATATTTTGATTTGGCTTAGATTGCGTCGATAGTGTCTGAGATAAAATTATTGGATGCTGTTTTAAAGTAGCAGTAAGATTTTTGTCTGTATTAAATCTATCTGGTTCAGAAAAGATTATTGTATTTCCAATTACACCAACACGATGTAAATACAAATCGTTGATTATTTTAGAATAAGTTTCTCTTGGAAAAGGATATTGTCCATATTTCTCTATAGTCTTATCTGATATATTTGCAATTACAATCTGTTCAGACTGTTTTGCTGGACCACGCATAAGATAATCATAGTATTTTAATTTGATTGCATCTACCAAAAATGGATTGGATATTTTAATAGTAAGTAATAGAGCAAAAGTAATAATCGCAAGCCAAGGCGATAGAAGAATCTTTTTCATAGTATAATCCCCGTTTTAATTATTTATTTGCTATATTAGTTTGAATTATAGTTATATGACCATTTGGTCTACCGGTTCCTGATGTTGGCCATTTCTGCTCAGAGAAGTTATAATAATCATAAGATCCGTCTTGTATTGTTGTAATATCTACACCAGTTGCTTTTGGTAAAACCACAGTAACAACTTCTAGTTTAGCTTGAGATAATAAAGAATATGCCCAACCAATTTGAATTTGTTTTTTCAAAAGTGGAGAAATATCTGTATATAAAGTCTGTTTTAATGGAGCATCAGAATTATATTCTTCATATACTTGTAATAATTCTGACGGAGTTGGAGTTCTTTGAAGAGCAGCAAACACTTGATTTAAATCATCCGTTCCAGTATTAGGATCTTGGTTATTGTCTGCGGCCGCCCCAGCTGGATTTACTTTATTCTTAATATCTTTTCTAGCTTGTGTTAATAGATTAGCTCCTCCTTCAAGAGAAGGAGTTGAAAGTTGAATATTATTATCTGCCGATCTTCCTTCCATACTAATTACTGATGGAGTGCTTGGGGGACCAGAAGATGTTTCTACGACTGTAGCCTGGAATGGTTTATCCATTTTAACTACTCCAGCAGCAGTAGCTACTTCAATAGCTCCAGTTTCACATTCTTTATCCATTCTAATCTCACCATTATTCATAAAGCATTCTGGAACTAAAATTACTGTAGTTCTTCCTACTTCATCTACAGACATAAGGAAATCTGTTCCACGAACAGCTATGGTGGCAGTTGGAGTTCTAATATCTACTGAATTTGGATTGTTGTGAGCAATTGCTCCGGAGGTATATCGTACTGTTCCTAAAGCTACTTTAAGTCCAAGTTTTCCTTTAGATTTCTCATTATCATCATATACAAAATCATCAATGACTAATTTACTATTTTCAGTAATGTTAACTTTAGTCTGATCATTAAATGTAATTCCAAACTTACCCTGACTATTAGTTATGATGGTGTCCATCTTCTCTATACCTGAACTTTTATTTGCCGGTATAGTAGAAGATGAACGTTTTATTTGTCCGCCGCCTTTAAAATCTGTTATTGCACCAATACTAGCAAAAGCTGGAGTAGCTAACAGAAGAAAAAAACTAGTGGCCAGTCTTAATGTTAATGTTACCATTATTTCCAACACTTGTCACATTAATAACAGTTTCAGTAGCTCCATATTGTTGTGTAGTAATAGCATTTCCAGTTCCTGTTAGATTTACATATAGACTGTGCCCATATGTGCCACCAAGGTCTGTTTGTGTAGTATTTAAAGTATTGTAATCACCAGATACTAAGATTGTTTGAGAAGCATTTGGTGAAATTGCAGACATTGTTAATGAGTTATTTCCACCAGTAATATCAAGGGTAGTTGTAATATTAGCACCTGCACCATGATAATTTAGAGAATTACTATCACCTGTAAATCTAGCATTAAAGTTTAGACCGGTACAACTCGCGTCGCCTAAACTACTTCCACAACGAATTAGAGCATAGTTGCTATTTCCAATTTGTTGAAGAGATAATGAAGCATTATCTGTTCCAGCAGTACCAGATACAACTGAGATTAGGGCTTCATTATTATTACCAGTTTGAATACCAATAATAGATTGGTTAGCTCCTCTCAAATATACAGGATCTGTAAAAGTACCAAAGATATTTGTCTGGCCAGTTTGTTTAATATTAATATTAACATTATCACCAGATTGATTAATATAAACATCATTTGTCGTTGACATACTATCAGCATTATTTTGATTTGGTGAAGTTGCTATAATAGATGGTGCTGATGGCGCACCAGGTAATGCCGCAGTTGCTGGAGTTGCGGGACCAGTTGGCGATGCAGTTTGAGCTAATGCTGGTGTAGTAAATAGCATCGCCATTATTGCTAGTGTTTTTAATAGTTTCATTTGTGTTTCTCCTGTGTGGTTTTATAATGCCATAGCCCTATTTTTTCACCACTCTTTATTAATTCAACAACACCTGTTTCTATGGCAGATCGAATAGCATAATTTTCCGGCTCATTCTTAGTTTGTTGTGAATCTATTTCAAAAGCATTAGTTCCCTGATTAAAGAAAGTAAATGCGCTAATGCCTTCAGAAGTAGACAATAGATTCTTTTCTACAGATACTGAAGTAAGTACTTCTCCAGTCTGTACAGACACCAATCTCATATTAATTGTTACTTGATCTTGGATATACTGCGTGTTTGGTCCAATACCAAGATATCTAGCACCATTTCCTCCAGTTTTTATAGAAGAATTATAATCTATAATTGCGCCTTCTAGCAATACTCCTGCAACTAAAAGTGGAGGAAGAGCTTGAGCCTTATCGCCTTGTTCTTGCTCTCTCATTTGACGAATAAGTTGGCGCTCTTTTACTAAATCATCTAATCCTACTCTTTCAACTGGCTTAAACCATTTCCCATTTCCAGCTTCATAAAGTGCTTTTACAACGTAAGCATCTGCTCCCTGAGTTACTGCGGTAGAAAATGAACTTACAGTTTGAGAAGGTTTTCTTTGACCAGTTTTATCAATAAATGAATATACCGCAATTGGAATAGGTGTACCATCTAATTCTGGAATATTATCAAATATATGCGGTTGAGCTGTATGAGTTATCTTTGGTGAATCTTTTTGAAGAAAAGACTGGTTTAATGCCGGAATAGATCCACCTAAACAGCCAGATAGAAATACACAAAGAAATGGAACTATAATTATTCTCTTCATCAGAATGCAAACGTTGCTATTGGAACAGTAACTATAGTTTGATTTCCATTTGTATCTACAACTGTAAGTGTTACACTGGTTCCAGATTTAACATATGATATTGTATCACCAGACAAATTAAACATTCCGGAATTAGAAGAACTAGTTCCAGAGAATAGATTATTTGATAGCTGTGTAGCCAATTGAGAATATACTTGGCTTGTGAACAAAGCTATAAATTTTGCGGTTGGAGTACTGGCAGCAGCATTTTGTTGAGCTATTATAGAATTTTGTTTTGCGGTAGCTATAGTTTGTTTAGCTGATTCTTCTTGTTGATATGTAGAAGTAGCAAACGTGCCATAGCTGACCCCATTAAATATAGGATCTTTAAATTGTTGAACTAACTCCGAAGCAAATGCCGAACTACTCAAGCACGATGCAAACAGAGAAAGTAGTATGATCTTCTTCATAATACATATCTCCAAATATACTAACTATCACTATCAGCAGCTTTCTTATCTTAGTCGGTCCTGTGATCAGACCTGCTTAACTGGTTAATTGCTTTTTCTGCTTCTACTCTTCCATACTCGATTGTCTTGCCGCGTAAATGCAACACTGTTTTGACTTTTTGGTTTAGTCTAATTAGATCATTATCTAGCATTCTAATACGGTCTATAAGTGCGATCAAAGTTGTATTAGCTTCGCCCAGCACTGGTTTAACTTCTTTAGTAGCCCACTCCCATACATAGAATATGAGATATCCCATACCGACCGCTGCTATGATCGGAAAACCGTACTTGTTTACTAGATCAGCTAAGTCAGATCCCATTAATCTCTCCGTGCATCTGTTTTACCATCGGCGCGGGCTATTCTATCTATATCTGGTTCTAGCCCTAAAGCGTTAGAAACCATAGTGTCAATACGAATAACATCATGATTCATGGTTTTTACACGATTGTCAAGCGCCGTGATGATGCCAGCCATACCTTTGATACTACCGGTGACGCCGGCAAGTATGAATTTCAGTGTTAGGAATACGAAGTATCCTGCACCCATTGCGGCCGCAATAGGAAAACCAACATCAGCAATAAGTTTTAGGAAATTTCCCATCTCTATCTCTTTAAACACGAACATGCCATAGCACAACTGTACTATGACACATTAGTATTTAGTCAAAATGGGTAAAAAAATCGCTGTATATATTACAGCGACTGCAGGACCTTAGCGAAATCGTCCTTGCTGCGAATAGCGATGTCTTGCAGACGCTCGCGATCCATGGGCTTAAGGCGAGAGAACTTGCTCATGAATTGAGTGATGATATGAGTGGGAACAACCGCCTTAGTGCCATCCTTAAAAACAATCGGATAGTTGCCCTTCAGATCAAGAACCTTCTTGAACTGCATGACGATGTGGGGGACCTGATCTTGATCAGGATCCGAGACCGAGTCAACTTCATTTTGGAAATCGTCGTAGATGTTCATAGTGGTGTAGTCCTCTGTTTGAATGAAGACATACTACTGTCCATCATTCAGAGTGTCAACCGAAATTATTATATTCTTTTAAAAAGAACATCACCCTTAATAGGAGTAATTAACTTGCTTTTATTTTGATTAAGCATCCCTGTTTGAAGATGCTTCACGATTTCAGGAGTTAAATGTCTAGCACGAAGTTCACCTAATCCAAACATATGAACCTCTACCGGATCGTCACCTTCTAAATCTTGAATAGCCAATATACGGTTACGACCTTCGTGTCCTACTATTCTAGCTGACTCGCTGAAATCACCGTCTTCCCATTCAACGGGAAAATCAAAAATTAAAAATGGTGAACCTAATGCTCCGCCGGCCTGCATATGTTGTTTTATATGCTCTACTGATACTGGTTTATCTAAAGGTAGTGCCAAAGATAAGAATGTGCTAGGACGCATAAGAACACGCATTCCTCTGTACGCTACATTCGCATTGTATCCAGTAGCACCAAGACCTTCACCATTTATGTCGTTATCAACTTTATACTCGTTTACTGGCGAAGGTGTTGATCTATGATTATTAGCTATTACTTGCATAATAGCATTAAATTTGTTTACTCTATCTTCAAGACCATGCAGCCCTGCGTTAATTGGTTTAGTCGCAGCCTGAGTATTGTTGAAATTAGTAACCTTAGGTGCAACTCTGTTTTGCCAAAACCAAACAGCAACCCTGGCTGCAACGTTTGGTCGTTCAACAAGTTCAGGTTGCTGCTCTAATGGTAAACCTAAGGCTTTTCCTACCTTACGGTAATTTTCTCTACCTGTTAATTGAATGAATCCTCGCCCGTGATATCGTGCACCATCTCCTGGATGTGTGTTACCCAATAGCTTTGCTTTTTCTGGATTATATTTAGGATCATATTTCTTAAAATCTAATTTTCCGCCAAACTCTTTTAGTGACGAAAAATTTTGTGTCTCATGTGCGCATTGTGCCAGAAACTGCGCAAGTTCGGTTCCGGTGATGCCAGCTGCCTGTGCTGCTCGTCTAAGTGCTACACCATATGGGTTAGTTAACCCGGACAGCGTTTGCTTTACTACAGCAGGATCAACCTTAGGTAATTGCACCTGATGTGATACCGGCATGTGTGGCGTAACTGGTTCTACTGTCTTGTTGGGCATACCGTGCATACCCAAAGCTAATCCTGCAGCTACGCCCATACCTTTAGCGGCTGATTTCCAGTCTTCGTCTAATTCACTTGTAGAATTATCTTTGACTAGTGCCTTCTCTAATTTAGGATCAAGGGTAATTGCTAGCTTAACTGTATTAGGATTTGGATTTTTAATAAGTAGAATAGCAGCAGGATATTCGGTGACTGCTATTTTTTGTACTTCCAGTGAAGGATTCTTGATGACCTGAATTGCGTCCGGAACTTCAATTACAATATCTCTTAATACCTTTTCATTTGGTTGAGGGTTCATGCATCTCAATACAGAAGGACTATATACTGCTGCATCTACTAATAATCGATCCGGTATTTTAGATACATCTACATTATTACTAACTAGTTCTGAGATATAATCATATGTATATTTGGTATTATTGATAAAAAGTAGATCCTTTTCTATAGATAAATCACGATCCACGTAGCTTCTCGGGCCGTATAACCAATCCTTTACGCGAGTTACTGCGCTAGAGTGCGGTACTCTAGCTAATTCAATTTTATCCTTTTTTTGTAAAGCTAGGTTGAGTAATTTTTCTGAAGATAACTTAGTTTCTGCTGCAAATGAACTGTGAGAAATTTCGTCATCCTCTGCATCAAAATATTGAGTATCCCCGTCGTATTCTGATCCTCGCATAGTGTTGTCAGAAGGCATTAGGTTGGTTACCGTGTGTGACGCGATTGCCCACTTGGCGCCGGACTGTTTATTGATACAATATATTAAAATAGATTCATCTTGATAGAAGTGTTGTTCAAAATGACCTGGAGCACGTTTGGCTGTGCACCAATCAGTATTTTTACCATAGAAACAACTTGCATCTTTATCTAGAGGAACAATGACAAGCCACTTGTCATTGTCAACCAATGTAATACTTTTTCCAGGAATCTTTCCGCGCTTTAGTTGTCTTTTTGTTCTTGATGGATCGATAGAATTTACAAACTGCGTAAACTCACTAAAGGACTTCTTTCCCCACCAGTCAATATTTCGCTCAGTGCCACTAACTTGATTTTTGTTGACGAGTTCCTTAAAGGCGGCGATGGCTCTTTGTACATCCTCTGCAGGTACTCCTGAGTTAATATATTTCTGCGCTACTTCTTTGTAGCCCTCAGCGATGAATTCTGTTACTCGCATTTATTAAGCCAATTCGGGTTGTTCAGGATTTTCTTTGGGTTCTGATGCAAATGCTGTTGGGAAATCACGTTTTATTCGACCTACTTCTTCTGCGATGTTCCACCCACCGTGTGTAATTCCCATATCCTTAGAGGCTTGTTTGAGGTCTTCTGAATGTTTTTCTAAAGCACTAACAATTTGCTTCATCAATCCCGGAAATAATTCAGCAAATTCAGCATCATTACGGTGCGGATAGCCTCTGTTATTTTGGTTTGCATCTACTAGCTGATTAGTCTGAGAATGCATTTGCCACTTTCCCTTAGGGTCATTCATGTTTTTCTTATCGATGATACTCACAATCGGACCGTCTTTAGAATATCGGTTGAACCAACGTTCACCGTCACTGCTACCAGTACAGAATGATGCCTGAACACCCTCTTCATTGTTGAATGTATAGCAAGAACCGTAATTCAATGGTACCATGACAAAAAAGCGGTCGTCATTAATCAAAATGATTTCCTTTTTGTCTCGCTTCATCTTTGCAATACGCTCAGCATCTTTAATTCTGGCCAATGCGTCTCTGTATTCTCTGCTACGAACTACATTATATAATTGTTCTAAAGAACGAAATCTATTAAAGTCTTGATGTTCTGGGCGAAGGAGATTACGAATACTAAGTGCCTTCCATTGACCAAGAGCAGGTACTCCTTCACCTGATATATCTTCATAATCAGCAACGTGATTCATATATAGTCTAAGCAACCACTGATCAAACTTACCATCTCTGGATAGATCACCATATTCAGAATTGGCCAAAGCATTGTCTACCATATTAGCCCAAAGTAGTGCGATGTCATGGTCAGATGCGTTTGGGCCAATCGACGCCCTTTTTGCAGCAGGAAAGGTATGATCATGGCGAAGAGCCAATGCGATCATTTTTTCTGTTTTTGGATCATTTGCTATTTTAGCAGCTATAGTCTCAGTGAGATTTACTCTAGTTTTCATGATTTTTATACGTGCACCAATTCTTGCTTGAGGAAGGCCATCACAGTTGATAACTTTTTAGTATCCCCGTTGATGATATCAGCAATAACCTTATTTGGACCGGCTGAATAAGCAGAACTAGCATTTGATAGCATTACTATATAATGATCGCGGGGACCACCGCCGCGACTAATGTTTCCGGTTTCTTCAGGATAATAATAACCTGCTGCCATCAATATAGCTAAATTTAGCGTCTGATTAAGCACAGGCGGCAAAGCCTGTACTGACTTTGCTTGTTCCAGAGTGTCGTACAATTCTTGTAGACGCTTTGCTACTTGTAACTTTTTCTTGGCTCTATCGAATGCGTCATTCTTAATAGAAATACCAACGGCTCCTTTAACGTCCGCTAATGCTTGTTGAACATATTTTCCTAACAGAGGACGTAACTTAGCCAATAGTACCTGTCTATTATGCGATGACCCGCGGTTTATATCATACATATTAGGAATAGTTAGGGCCTTTGCTTCTCTGCGTTTTGTGCGAAGTTGATCTACTGAAGTTTCAGATCCATGTGCAGCACTGTGATAAGCGCCAGGTCCACGAACACGATACGTTTTAGGATTAATCCAAAATCCAGTTATTTTACCGATATTAGATTTAATTTGGCTAGCTGCTGCGTTTATACTAGTAATTCTATCAGTCTGTATACCTTCACTATTCGCAGTTACCAAATAATAATGTCCACTTGCCCATTTTACAGCAGCGGTTCCTTTAGTACCTGCCATAAGAACAAAATTAGGTGCATAATCCTTAACATCAGTCCAACTAATAGAATCTACCGGAGCCCATTCTTGATTATGAGGCAATGATAAGCTACTGTGAATTGTCTTTATGAGTTGATCAGCATATGGGCTGTTTCTAACTGCGGACATTGCAGTAGATGCCTCAGAAAGAATCTCTGATAGGAAATGTCCTACAGATTCAGTCAACTCGTTTGCCGGTTTTTTAGCTGAACCAATCATTGGTTTAGATACATTTTCGGATAGAAATTCTGTAACTCTCATAATTATGCCCTTGAAATTTTTAGTATGGAACGAAGCATCCATTGATGTTTACCGTGGGCGTCAATTCTCTCCGCGATAAAGTTAGCAATACCTTGCTCATCTGCATCTTCTGCTACGTGAAATGCTGCCTTATACATCGCAAGCATTTTGGCATTATCTTCAAAAAGTTCTTTCATCATTAATTCGGCGCGGGGAACTTTAGTTTGGTCTGCGATTTGACTAAGTTCTGAAAAACGAATGAGACTGCCCGGAGTGTATTCATCAACTTGACGAATTATTTCTGCCAGTCTATCAATCGTATTGTCATACACTTCTTCATAGTAGTTACCGAAAAATTCATGGTATTGGGGAAAATCCGGAGTTTCTACATTCCAGTGAAAGAATTGAGCTTTGATCGATAGTGCATACGCGGATGCCAATAGTGTCTTAAGAGTATCTGCTAACATGTTTGTAATCCTATAGACTATTTATGCTTCTTGACTCACATCCACGTACTTAATTGGTTTCCTATTTAATATCGCTGCTAATGCACGATGATGCCCGTCGACTACAATTCCGTCGTTCATGACAATAATACTATTTGATAAATTAGGATCTGATCTATATGAATCTACAATATCTTCTTGATCAGAATCTAGCATGTCATAAATTTCATCGATATGATCTACGCCATATTGACTTTTAAATAGTAGTTCCAGTTTAACTGGTGAAATAGTTTGAACTGTAAAAGGTACATTAAAGTCTGAGTCACCTACAAAATTCCAAATCATCTCATCGTGATCTGGGAGACCCTTACTATACAACTGTTTCAATGTAATCTTATTTTCTGATGAAAAATCCTCATATGTCATAGCAGTAATACGATGAGGTCCTTTGGTTTTGAATTGACCATACTCTTGTTCATATGTAGTTGGACCCCCGACCATCGATCCGCCGCCTATCCCGGCCGAACCTCCGCCCTGACCAGTACTGATGGTTTCTCTCAGCTTCTCAACATCAGCAATAGGATCAGTGATAACAGGAATGTCACCTTTTCTCCAAAGTATGTTACTTATACCTACATCTATTACAACGGTTCCACCTGCTGCACTTCTAATAAAATCCAAAACTGGTTTTAGTTGAGGGAATTCTTCAAAAAGTGTAGTTTCTTCTGCGTATGGGCGCCGCGGATATACCTCTAAATATTCTTGTATCTGATATCTAATATTTTTTCTCTCTAAAGTGAATAGATTTTTGTTATCCAACAACTCCATTCGCATTAGATTAAATCTGCGCAATAACTTTACTGGGCGGCCAATAATCTTTGGAACATGTGGGTTAGATTGATTCTGTAACACAAAAGAAAGATAGGTGTCATATGCAGGATCATCTTTCCAAAGCTTGATGATACTGTCTTCGCCGGGACGCTTGAATGCTGTGCCGAAACAACCTGAGCCTAATACGTATTGCTGATATCCTGCCAGTTTTAAGGCATCCAAAAATTCTTCCATATTTCTGCTGTTCTGCAACAGAGAATACACTGGATCTTTCTTATAACCAGTTAACTCGTTGAGCGGTTCATTTTCAGAGATGAATTCTCGGGCTCTCATTTGTTTCTTTCGATCAAATCTACGTCCCAGCTACCATCTTTCTTTTTTTGTACAAGAACGTTCTTTACCAAATATTTAGCAATACCAGTGTCATGTAGTCGGCTACCTCTAAAATGGTTTAACAACATGTCTGATATTATGCTTGGTGTGTCATCTATTCCGACACCGACATAATCACCTTCTTGTGTCATCTCTTGCGTGCAGGCCTTCAGATGACGCGGTGATGGTGTAACTATGCTTTCAATATTATCCACCCATTCTTTAGCATCTGGATTCCAAGACATATAATCGTTACCTGCTGCATATGCTGCGTCCCAATCAATATCTCCGTCCTCATCGCCATAAAGTTCTCTCATGTCTCGATAATAATAATCGTCATTCTGTTCCCATTCCGCAATTTCTTCGTATGCCTTATCCATAGCTATTTGACTAATTTTAGTAATAACCGAAGTCAGAACGTCGTCATCTGCAAATAATATGCTGTTTTTAATTGCTGGTTCATTTTCTCTAAAGAATGAGGACAAATCTCCAAATCTTTTGGTAATTAATTCCTCTACGTTTACTGGAGAATCGGCTTCATCCATGAATGAACCGGTTTGAAAATGTATTTGGTATTTTTCACCGTCGCGTTTAGGATGTTTTGGTATCAAGATATACAATTTACCTTGACTACTATAATTTTTGAAGTAGTTCGTTCCTTTAGTTGCAGCAGTACACCAGCGGGTGCCTCTTCCATAGTAACATGCAGCGGCTTCGTCCTCAGGAACAATTATGCGTACTTGTTCATTGTCAAATATTGTGTTAGCCTGACCCTTTTCTTTAGCTTTTGCAGAATCCGCACCTTCAATCTGATCTAAATCATAATTACTCAGCATAGTATCTTCAAATTCTTTGTAGTTTTTGAATCGATTAATATCAGCATGTTCTGGTTTAATCATCCTGCGTTTCTTACCTAAATTGTAGATACCAAGTAGATTTCCTCTGTTTAAGTCCTCTAACTTCACTCCACCTTTAGCATACATTCTAGCAAGCCACTGAGTGTATTCTTTATTTGGTGTTGGATCTTTTTCTTCTATAGCCTGCAATATGTGTTGAATTATGTCGGCTTTGTCGGCCTCAGTAGCCTTATTACCAGGTACTAGAACTTCTCTAGCGAATTGCCTGTATACCATCATATTACCACTAATGGCGCCCATATCCTTAGCAAATGCAGGAATGAGACCAGTACCTAGTGTCTGTGCGGTTTTGTTTCTATCATATTCAATTAGAAACTCTATGGCTCGCATAATCTTAGCGACGAAGTCCCTTCATTACAGAGCTTTCCTTTTTGATGACCTTTTTTGGTTGTTCGTTAATAGAACCTCTAAACTGTCTATCTTTTTGTCCACCGTATGGATTAACTGCAGGAGTCTTTTCGGCAGCGAATCGCATATCAGAGTCTTCTTTGAATGTTCCAGCCACCTTAGGTTTAAACTTGCGATATGATTGACCAGCATTTCCACCTTGACCCATACCACCTGCATATGCAGTATCTTCCTTAAGATCATCATAGTATCCAGACTCTAGATCCTTAATAACTTCTTTAGTCCAAATACTAACATCACTTGAACCAATTTCTTCTAAGTCATGATAATGACTTGCAAGTTCATCAACTGCCGCCATCACTGCGGCTGGACCGTATTTACTCAATACATCCAAATATTGAGTAGTGATGCGGCGTATGATAGCATTAGCAACTGCTTCAGTCGTGTCTTCACCCTCTGACAATTTACCAGCTGGTTTTGTGCGGTATTTACGCCATCCACCTGGTTGCTGAGCAACTGCAGGATAATCTGGGCTTTCACCGATTGTCCATGTGCCGTCATCGTCCTTAGGACCGATTGTCCATGTGCCGTCATGACAGGCCCATGCCCATGTGCCGTCATCGTCCTTAGGAGCCTTACGTTGGTATGAGTTTTTCCAATCTTCGGCGGCGTGTAGATTTTTAAATGCCTTCTCGACGCCGTCTTTAGACTTAACTATGTACATTACACCTGAGCCGCGGGCTTCTTCAACTTCGCTTGATCCAGTTAAGCTCGGCTTTTCTTTTAGCTTCTTTAGAAGCAATGACTTATAGTGCGGTACTGATCGTTTGTTAAGTCCAGTTACTGCTGGTTTACCGTCGATAAAAACTGCCCAACTATTCTCGTCATTTCCGCCGTGCTTTTTTACAGTTATACGCTTGAGTAGGTGAGCATCCGCTTGAGCTTCTCTGACCTCAGGCTTAAGATCATATTTGCTGCTAGGGTGCTTTTTTCTTAAAAGTTCCATGGCTGCTAATGTTTGATCTGGATCTCTATATTTTATACTAGGTTTATCATTGATATAAAGTGTATCAACTGCATCGGATGCATGACCTTCAGGTTGATGCTTTATCTCAAATTTCTTATCAGGGAACTTTGACTTCATCATACTAACTGCGGCTTCAGCTTTTTTGGAATTTACATATTTAGTTGCTGGTTTGCCATTAATGTAGATGACAAAAGATGCTCCATCTTCATCTACGATGCCTTTCATGATACTACTTTCACGTAGACCTTTCATATTATTACTCATTTTATTCTCCTTAATGGGTATGTCGTTGTATTCTGGTAAGTTAATGCCGAATTTTAAAACTACAAAGGTTCTTAATTTATCGTATTGAACAATACTATTAAACAGTAAGGTGACCATAGGCGCGACATCTGACAGTGTTTTTTCAGGCAATTTTACTGTTCTGTTTTCAGCAGGTATATACAATACATATGAATCGTCGTTGATTTCTAACAATTTGGCAATACATGGCTGATGCGTCACACCTAATGTGTCATTAATAAGATACAACCCAATAATCAGATACGAGGTTCCTACTTCTGGGGCCGCAGCTTGTTTGGGTAAATTACGAAATGCTGTTAATAAAGTCGTGTCATTAGATTCTAGTAAACTCTCATTATTAAGTAGATATGATTCCATAAATGCTACTCTTGTGGACATATCGCCTAAGGATTCAGTGTCTACAAATGAAAGTTTTGTGATCGACGTTTTATTGTTACAATGGCTTAGCCCTTCGGTAAGTCCCTGTTTACGGAATTCGTTGTCTCTACTCATCCACTTGTGTATAATAGATTCCTGAATAATAGTGTTACCTGTAGCAAATAAAGCTCTGTCTTCTTTCCAATTAGCCTCTGTGGTATTGTTTTTCAAATCATAGGCATCGCGGACATTCAACGTATTCACTACAATAGAGTTTGACAAGCAGTTAACCCTTTTTGTTTTTGTTATCTAGATAGCCACGCTTGTTGACCGTGGCCCATGCAATATCTGTTGCTTTCTTTGCTGGCTTGCCGGCTTCACGTTCTGACTTAGCAATGTGCTTAACCATGCGATCTACTTTGGCACCTTCGTCAGTTACCTTCTTACCGAAGTCTTCCATATCTTGCCAGGGGCTACCCTTGCTAGGTTCTCTACTGATGATTTTTCTAGTGGTGCCTAGATCGTCGTGATTGTCTTTGCGCCACTTCTTATAATCTTGTACTTCTTTCTCGCCGCCCTGTTTACCTTCGCTTAACTCTTCTTCCATGCTATCAGCTACGCTACCTAGATAGTCACTAGCTAAAGTGATATAGCTTTGCTGCCATGCCATTAATTCATCACGCTCATCTAGCATTTGATAGATTCTTTTTGCGGCTTTAGCAGCGCTACGCATTTCGCTCTTAGCCATGCTTATCTCATGATCGAAGTGTTCTTGGTTTTCACCGACGCCACCGGCGGCAATAACACCTTCTGATTGTTGTTTCTTGCTAACCATGTAATTATTAACATTGGTCATCATGCCCTTAATCTGGCCGACCTTCTCACTTACCCATTCAGGAATACTATCACAATTTTCTAATACGTCATATAGTTCTTTTGCATTACGTGATATTGTTCTGAGACTGTTCTTTAGAGTTTCACCTTCGTGTTCTGCTTTATCCGGATCAAATGAATGGAATCCAGTCTTCAATCTATGACCTTGGCCTGGCACAAGAATCAAATCGTCTTCTTCTAATTGTGCTTCTTGTATCTTGAATCTTGCTCTAATTTGTTCTTTGGTAGCCTTGTACTTTTTCTGAAAGTTTAGATTGTCAAGGTAATCTAAATCTGACGCGAGTTCCTTCATCTTACCTTCATGAAGGGAATTAGCAAATTTCTTGTTGGTCTTCTTACCGGTAAGAAGATTCCCGGGCTTTTGATTAGCGTAGACTCCTTTGCCTACAGTTGAACGTTTTTGTGTTGCGCCGGCCATTGGCTGTGCGACAGTAGCAATCGCGCCTGAGGTCGTACTTTCATAGATATCGCTAATTTTCATGAATCAAATCCTTAGTAGTGTAGTATTTATGCTGATTGATTCAAGTTGTCGGTTTGTATTTGCATCGGTCAAAGTGCCATACCTTTATGCCGCCGGCACCTCCTGTTTTCCCACAATATGGACAGGTTACGATTTCGTGTTTTTTAATAGATTTCCCCAGACGAGTTGCGGATCGTTTGGCGATTGCCTCTGCGGATTTATTCACGCCGCGCTGCCAGTCCCCCAATTTAGGGTAGGTTTTTCCCTTACGAGTTTTGGTTCTTTTTGAAATAGACTCCGCTGATTTAGGTACTCCGATGAGTGCAGCACTAACTTTAAGATTTGGTTTCCCCTTTAGTCTATCAGACACATCTGGGCGCGACTTTCCAGTAAGAGCATCACTTCGTTTTTTATTAGATGAAGCGGATTGAACCATTCCCGACACGCCCTCGTCGCCGTCAGTTCTATTGTGTAATATTCCCCAAGATATTTTATCTTTACGACCATACCACCTAATATACCTGCGTTCTAAAGCGAAAGCACCAACCTCAGTAAGATTTGTTTCCATAATAATGATTCTAGAATTGGGAGGGACGTGTACCCCTTCCATTTCCCACTATTTGCGTCTTTGTATCGGTGACCTGTCCAGGCTCTACCGTCTTGTCCTTTGCCTATATAATAAGGGGTTCCACTAGTTCGCACATACGCATAGATATAGAAACCAATTGGTAGATTGTCTGTAGAATAAATATTCATTGCTGATACTCCATAACAGTGTTAGAGTAGTTGGGAATCTCACCTCCGCGAACTACATTTTTATTTATTACGAAATATCCAAAAAGGGAGGGAAGATTTCTCTCCCCTCCCAGTCCTATAGAAACTTAAATCTCGTTTCCGTTTTCGTCAATAATCTTGTAGCCTTTTGCCTTCTGCGCTTCAGCCCACATGGGGCCGATTTGATCAAGCAAATACTGCTGATTTTCCATTGAAAACACATAGCTTCCCGAGTGACGTAGCAATACTCGCTTGTCAACCCAAATCTTACCGCCTAAATCTCTAAAGTTCTCACACCAGGTCCAGTCCTCGCTATAATAGCGATTTTGGCGAACAGCAGTATCAAAATAAGTCTTCAAATACTGATCGTACATGGGATCAAGACCGATATCGTTTTTATATTGCTTAACAGCCGGATGTGAGTTTAACTTTTCAAAACAGCGTCGTTTCATAAGAAGAAATCCAGTACCAGCCTTAGATACTTCTTGCAAGCCATCAGGGCCTTCTTCTGCGCCTTCAAATCCATTAACTACCCACTTAACTGGCATAGTCTTCATTGGATATAGGCCCCCGATCGCATCAACATCTCTGTTCAAGAGGACTAGCAAGTGCCATGGTTCCCAACCAATATCAGCGTCAACGAAGAACAAGTGAGTTGCGTCCGGCATTGCAAGAAACTTAGCAGTAAGAGTATTTCTTGCACGACTGATTAAACTCTCATTGGTCATGGTTTCGAGAGTCCAGTCGACACCCAATTGACGTGCAGTATTTGCCCACTTGATAAATGACATGAATGTAGATTCAGTCAACATACCACCGTAGCATGGCATTGCGATGTGAACCTTAGTGGTACGTAGATAGTCTACGTTTACTTGAACTTGGCCTTCTTGTGGCTTTTGTTCCTGAGCAGCCTGCTCAATAACCTCTTGTACTTGTTCTGCAGGTACAGTTTGTTGCTCGCCGTTCGGCTTAGCGATAGTGACGTTTGAATTTTTTGATTTACGTGCCATTAAGTCCTCTTTGTTGTAAAACTATACAGTTATTTACAACGAAGACAGGGGGTGGAATTATTTTTCGTCTAGATAATCAGCGTTTTTTGTAAAACTCTCTTTAACTGTTTGTTTTACGATCCATTTATCGGGAACCACACGATGCTTTTTCACAAAATCGTTATGTAATTTATCACCGGTTAGATGATATTTTTTACAGATTAATTGCATCATTTTATCTATTTTGTCATAGTCTAGTTTAACGCCGGGCGCTTTGGTTCTTAGCAATGCTTTTTCTAAGGCCTCTACAGAACCAGATTTTTCTTCACCAGTAACATGAGTCGGTTTCATAGTGCCTTCCTTCAATCTTTGAGCAGGAAAATCTACCGATTTGGAAGAATTCATTTTTCCAACCTTTCGGTCCAGAGTATCAACTCTGTCTTTTAGTTCATCGACTTCTTTATCTAAACGCTCATCGTCTTCCTTAGAATGCTTGAGGCTGCGCTGAACAAACTTGATAAATGCAGCTTGCTTTTTTGGATTACGATAGTGCTGTTGTGCAAAAGATACAGTAGCATTTAGTTCTGGATCAATATCAAATGGATCCTCTTCTTCGTCCAGAGGACTTTTGGCTTCATCAGCCGCGATAATACGGTTTATTTCAGCTTCAAGTTGACCAGGCTTACGATTGCCAGGATAAGGACTTACTTTCAGGGTACCAACTGGAATATATTTCTTTGTTTCGTTTGGAGCAAGCTTAACTACTTCAAAACCTTCCTTACGAACATCATCATCTTCGTCCATCTCGTATGAAAGTAAGTATCCGTTTCCTAAATCTTTTACAATGTTTACGTCTGATGGACCATAGATACGTTGAACACTATACGATTCCTTCACCGGAACGCAATTAGGAACAGTCTTACCGTTCTTCTTTTTGGTGCCAACTGGTTTGTACCCATCCCAACATGGGTTAGTATTTCTTAGTGTCTTCTTAGCTTCACTCAATAGCTTAACAAACTTTGCCTTTTGTTGAGGGGACGCCTCACTGATAAGAGGTTTGATTTTGTTGATTAGAGCGCGGATGCTCTCAGTGACTTGTAGGTTATTGTCGAATGTCTGCTTCATTTTCTCTGCTGAGTCTCCGTATAAATCTGTAAGAATTTTCATTTTTGTTTTGTTATCAGAGCCTGCATATGCCTTACGAATAGCACTAGCATCGCGCATAGTTTTGCCAGCGATAGGAAACTCTGCTACGTCAGTAGAAAGAATGTATCCGTGCTGTGTCATTGGTTTAATGTTTTTGCCTTTTAGCGGCTGAAAGTAAGATGCTGTACCATCCTTTTTAGGCTTAAAGGAGAAGCGAGGATCGGGTTCAATGCCCATAGAAGGATCACCCTCCATATCCTTTTTACTGACACCAAATACCAAAGCAGTATGTTCGGGATCATATCCTTTAGTTTGAAACATTTTCATGTACTCATCGCCTGAGTACGGATTCTTCACTGCAATAATGTTTTTTGATGGAATGCCCAAAGCCATTGCCATCTTTGCACGATCTTGTGCTGAAAAAGGACTCTTTGGTTGATCTTGTTTAGCAGAGATAGCAAGGTAAGTGTTTTCCAAACCAAATCTACTAGCCAGCTGCTTAAAACTTGCGGCGTGGCCTTTGTGAAAGGGATGAAATCTTCCCGGATAAACTGCTATCACCTTCATGTTAGTAACTGAGTTTCACGTAATTGACACCGCCACCTTGAAAGTCCTGAATCTGTGCGCGCATGTATACGAAATTTCCATCGATATTAGTATACATTGAGGCGTTTGATGCAATCTGTGGAGCTGAATTTGCTACAGCATTTGCGTTAGCTTCTAATTCATACACATTAAACCAGTCAGTGTCAAGTGGGGCAGGTGCCAACGTAGCTTGAATCACGATATTACCCGTACATTGTGTCAAACTAATATTAACGGTCTGCAAATCCTTGTTTCCTAAATAATAGGCCGCCGCTGGTTTTGAATCGCCGATAACAGTGTAGGGTGCTCCGTTGCCTGGATTTATATAGGTTGTTTGTGGGAATAGGATTAGGGTCGTAGATTGGCTCACGGGTTTACTCCAGGATTAGATATAACTCGAAACGTGTACCCGTTTCGAGTTACTCCGTTTTTTATTGATCCACGTTTGACGTTATTATTTCGACACCATTCGCACATATTAACGATGGTAATTATCTCTCCGACAGGTGAGGTTATCTCCCAAACTTTAGCCGTTTGACTGGCAGTTTGGGTAGCTTTCTTAGCTAAGTATGCGTGGGTCAGTTTTGTTCGGCCGGCAAGTTTGGCTGCCGCCGCTGCAATATGTGGATGGGTTTCTTTTGTTCGGCCTGAAAACCTAATAGACAGTTCCATCAATGCAGGCCAATTGTCCTTGTTTCGGGTTTTTCGTTTGGCTGCTGCAATTTTGGCAGATTTACCACAATCTTCAGGTGATATCGATTTGTTATCCGTGCGATTTAAAAACGTAGGATTGGTTATTACTTTCCTTCTACGTAACACGGTGTGTTCCCAGCGTTGAGCCTTTTCTACCGCGTTTTTACCACGAAATACCTTCCGTACGGAAATTATGTCAGGATTTCCATACTCCTGAACATATGATTTAACGTGCTTACTTGAAGTCTTGTATGGATTCCATAAATCTGTCGGATGACAACCAGAGGCGTACCTGACACCATAGTACTTCATTCCGGTAGTTGACCATTTAAGTAAATATGTGTAAGGTAGTTGCGACATTAAGCTTTCGCAACCTCCACTATGATCCCATCGCCTACTAGTTCTTGGGCTACTTGTTCCAGTGCAGATTGCACTTCATTAGTAAGGATTCCGCTGTCAGCAGCATCATCCTTCACAAGCTTACTAAGCTTGATAACAAGTACGTCTTCGACGACCTTTGCCATAAAAATACTCCATTTTATTAGAGTATTTATCTTATACCGTTTTCTTTTCTAATTTGTAACTTTTACCTATGATGTTCGGAAACATCAGATACATCATCATGAGATTCTTTTCATCATTGTAGTTGATAAAGTGGCTAGTGCTTAGGTAAGTAAAATTATAATTTAATACCATTGACAAAGACTCACTAATGACAAGATCCGGTGTTCTTTTCAAGTATTCTTTTAGGTCTTCCTTAATATTGCCGTCTCTGTCGTAAAAGTTTTTTAGATAAACCCTAAACTTAGCAGGCGGATCCTTCTTGAAATATTTTATACCGGCTGGTAACAAATTCGCTTCATGAATTTTAGGATCTGACCAAAATTTACAAATCTCCTTAATGATATTCTCGTCATTTGTATAGACAGAAAATGCAGAATCATACTGCCGGGTTTGAATTTTAGGATCTTTGTAGTGATTTGCTCTAAATTTAATGAGGCCTTCCATTTTAGACAAATCTATATCTTCTAACCTTATTTTTCGGGACCACCGGTCCTTTAGTAATATTTGGTTCTTAACGTACTGCACGTATTGTTCAATGGTTTTGGCTCTAAATACAAAGCTAATTGCATTGTCTTTTAACACAACCTTATACTTGAAATTGTTGTAGTATAGAAGGGTTCGGTCTTCGACCTCAACCTTCGACTTGAATGATGCCGTCATCGCCAATTCTCGCAGTTTGCTTTGAAGTTACTTGAAACACGATTTCATTGTTCTCCAACACAGCCATAATGTTTGCGTTAGCAATACGCTCAAACAAAATTTTCTTTGAAAGAGGAACACGAATCAATTCATCGATCTTACGACCGAGAGGTCTTGCACCCATCTTGCTATCATAGCCCTTATCAGCCAAATACTCAATGACTTCCTCACTGAGGTTCAGCGTGATATTGTGCTTGTCAAGCAACGGCTTCTTAACATCTTCCAAGAATTTCACAACGATCTTCTTTATCGAAAGCATGTCTAGCTTTTGGAATTTGCAGACCATATCAAGACGATTACGGAACTCAGGCTTGAAGAATTGCTTAAGAGCCTTATCATCTTCACCAGTGCGTTCTTGCGAACCGAAACCAATATTGTTTCGTTCACCGTCAGCCGACCCTAAATTAGAAGTCATAATGATAAGAGTATTCTTACAAGAAACTTCCTTACCGTTTGATCCGGTGATTCGACCTTCATCCAAAATCTGTAGGAAGATGTTGAAGATATCAGGGTGAGCCTTTTCGACTTCATCGAACAGAAGAATAGAGTGCGGGTTCTTGCTCAAGTCTGAAATTAGGCGTCCACCTTGAACTTGTGAATCGCCAAAGCCTACGTAGCCCGGGGGCGGCCCGATCAAGCTGCTTACGCTGTGCTTCTCTGCGTACTCCGACATGTCATACTTGAGAAGCGGCATATCCAAATTTTTGGACAGCAACTTAGCCAATTCCGTTTTACCCGTACCCGTTGGGCCCAAGAACAAGAAGCTCGCAATCGGCTTCTTATCGTTACCGATCCCCGCAAACGAGACATACACTCGTTCAAGAACCTTATCGACAGTCTCATCCTGCCCATACAGCTTATTCTTGACGTTCATTTCAAGATTATTGATCCGGTCGAAGTTATCACCGCTCAACTTATCTGCCGGAACGCCGGTGAACTTTTCAACTTGTTCGTGAATAAGTGCCGTAGTAATTTCAGCGTCCTTGTTCTGCAGGACACGTTGCTTAGCACACGCCGCATCTAGTAGGTCGATAGACTTGTCAGGATTCTTACGATCATGGATGTATCGATCAGCGGACTCTACTGCTGCTTTAATGGCTTCTGGTGTAATCTTCACATTGTGGAAATCATTGAGACGTTCAGATAATCCGTTAAGAATACGAACAGTCGTGTCATGAGAAGGTTCATCAACCGAAACACGATAGAATCGACGCATCAACGCACGATCCTTTTCAAATGATTCGTAGAATTCTTCCCACGTGGTAGAAGCAATGACCTTAAGCGTACCCTTAGTGATTGCAGGCTTGATCATGTTAGCAAAATCAACTGATCCAGTAGTGGATCCGCCCGCACCTTGCATAGTATGCGCTTCGTCAATGAACAGAATCGCCTTCTTTTTGACGTTCAACGCATCAAGAACCTGCTTGACCTTTTCTTCAAAGTCACCTCGATAACGAGAACCAGCAAGAAGCGAACCAACTTCAAGTGAATAAAGTTCGTGGTCTAGTAGGAAGTCCGGAACTGTTCCGGCAACGATTGCGTTTGCGATACCTTCAGCGATAGCAGTCTTACCTACACCCGGATCGCCGACCATAAGTACGTTAGACTTGAATCTCTTGGCAAGAACATTGATAATGTCATCGATTTCCTTATGACGACCGATCACTGGCTCCAACTTGTCTTGACGAGCCAAATCAGTCAGATTGATTGTATACTCATCAAGAATTTCGTCAGCCTGATTTGGACTGATAGCTGCGTAGTCGCCACCCGCATAATGCTTCTGCCAGTAAGTAAGAAAATCAGACTTAGAGACACCGTACTTAAGTAGGAAATAGTGAGCATGAGAATTAGATTCTGTTGCGATGCTCATGTACAAATCAATAGTAGCAACTTGTCTGCGGCCGGTGAATAGAACCTGTGTCACAGAACGATTCATCACACGTTCAAGCGTGTTAGTGCGCTTTGGTTGGCAATTTGGATCTTTAGAAACAATTGCGTGCAGTCCATTGAGATAAGCCTCAATTTCAGCAAGCATCAAATCCGTATCTACATTGATGCCATTTAGACATTTCTTAAAAGGAGGGTGCGAAACGAGAGCCCAAAGCAAATGCTCTACAGTAACATATGCATGTTGTCTTTGCTTTGCAGCTTGGACTGCATGTTCAATAATATTTTCAATTTCAGGGGATGATTGCAACTTTTAATCCTTTTAAAAAGTTATTTAGATCGACTACGCTTGATACTTTCAATAATATCATTGTCGATGTTAGCAGGGACTATTACCTTTAACAATAGTATTTGGTCACCATAACCGTTGTTGGCTGTGGGCATTCCGTAGCCAGGCAGTCTAAACTGATGATATGTTTGAGTTCCAGCTGGAATATCAACCTCAATTTTATTTCCGCCTATGGTAGTAAACTCAATTTTAGTACCGACAATCAAATCTAAGACAGAGATAGGTATATTCGTATACAAATCGTCACCTTTTCTGTCAAATCGTAGATCATCTAGAACATGGAATTCGATGATTAGCGTACCTTCTTCAATCAGATTGTCATATCGAATGCTACTTCTAGACGAGATGCCGGGTGGCACCTTAACATTCACGACCTTTACGCCGTTTGGCGTACCTAATTGCAGTACCTGCTCGGCACCACTAAATGCATCTTGCAATGACACTGATACTCTAGTTCTAAAAACTGGTTTCTGTGGTTGTCTATTTTGTGCAAAGTTTTGTGGTCCGCCAAATGATTGTGCAAAAAACTCGTTTAAATCAAATCCATTGAAGCTGAATGAGAATCCACCCGGTCCAAATTGCGGCGAAGGCTGGGGAGGCCTGTCATATGCTGCTCTCTTGTCAGCATCACCTAATATTTCATAAGCCACACTGATTTCTTGAAATTTTGCTAGATCACCTCCCCGATCAGGGTGATGCTCCATTGCTAATTTACGATATGCTTTTTTAATTTCTTCTTGGGTGGCTGTCCTAGAAACACCCAGCGTCATATAATGATCCATAATCATATAGTATCACGCTGGGTGTTATATGTCAATTCTTACTTTCCAGGAATTCCCGGTGGAGGTGTACCCACTGAAGTATCTACGTTCGTTGCACCTTGAAGTTTTTCTTGTGTACGACCAAAAGCAGCAATACCAAGAACAGCGCCCATTGCAATGTGAAATAAACCTGCACCTTGAAGGGTCAATGGTTGCCATGGCGTCGTGACACTTCCCTTACCGACAAGCTGTACGATAGACCAGAGAATTGGGAATAAAATGAAGTCGCATATGCAGACTGCCATATACATCCACCCCATTGCTGGGCGCCACTTCTTATTGATCCAATCCTCATTATCGTTCTTAACAAGAACATCTGCGTTCTGTGCAGCATTGCTTCCTGCTTGCGTGAGAGAAGCATTGGTTAGATTCTGCAATTCATTTTTCTGTACCATATCTTCGTAAAACTCCTTATCATTTACCATGCTATCATAGTGTTCATCGTTCTTTGCGACGACTTGCATTTCTTCATTATCGTTCGGTTCTGGCAATGTCATGCCGGGTAATCCTGAATCTGCCATATTACATTCCTGCCATTGATTTTATATTTTTAATGTATTCATCATTATTGTATGGCGCCTTCGGATCAATACCTGCACGAATTCTCACTTCATTTAATCCGTCATCTTTTTCGTTTTTTTCGTTTTTTTCGTCATCAACGTTTCCGTCGTCGCCGCGATCAATCTTGTATTCATTAGGATTGCATATAATAGCCTGATGTAGAATTTCTTCGTCAGCATCATAATCTTCTCCCTCAACCTCAACGGTCCAATCCTTAAGCTTTAATCCAGTTAAGGTCTCAAGATCAGAAAGAAGCGAAATGATTCTTTTAGGCGTAGTTGATCTGCGATCCATTTCAACAAATACTAACCACTTACCAGGTTCAATTTCACCATCGCTTACACTGGCATCTAATACCCAGGTATACCCACGTTCAAACCAGGTTACTAAATCCTTTGCAGCCAACTTTGAATATGCCATAAAAGTGACAGTTACTATGTCTGCATCTGAACCGATTTTAGCAGAATATTCGTCAACCGTTATCTTATCTGATAACTGGTCTTCTAGATCCATGTAATCGAGGGCTTCATTTAAAATTTTCATTATACGCCTCACATCATCGGAGCAGGGCCCAGCGCGGCGCCAGGAGCATTACCTAATTGATTTTCATCTGCTGTGGTTTTAACTGATGGTTCTTCTTTAGTGGAGTCATCCAAATCCTCAGCATATGCATCTTCAATCTCAGACAAGTCGATAGTTTGGTCTGCAAGATCAATAGTACCTTCCTTAATGTCATCCATAAGTTCGAACGGAATAGTGATTTCTACAAACCAAACCTTACGTTCCTTCATCTTTGGATAGCGAGTTCCTGGTACAAAATCTTCATAATCTTTTACTTCTACGGGAACTTTCAACTCACCCTTTCCAAAGGTTACTTTACACCCAATAGTAGTGAGGCGCAGAGCCCCACGTGGATCAGGCATTAACTTATATGGCCACATGAAAATACATTTACAAGTGTATCTGCCTATTTCTGGACCTTGAACCAACTCGCCTAAAATCCAATTTTTGAAGGCATAAAGATCAGCTTCGTCTAAAACTCTCTCAAAGTCTATCAAAGTAGACATCGAGCCGTCACTCATGTAGATACCTTTGATCGTATCTACAATACTGACAAAATCGATGTCATTAAAAAAAGTATCTGCTGGTAATGATTTGCTCATGTAAGTATTTATCTTTACAGCGTATTAATGAAGGAAACGTTTTTGAAACGAACATTATATTTATCATAGGAAACTATTTCCTAGATGCTCATAGTTTACTTAATTACAGACCTTAAATACATTCGAAGGCAGAATACAGCTTTCAATACTTTGTTTCAAACTCAGGAGACTTTAGTGAGTAAAAGAAAAACAAGCGAGCTTCGCAAAGACACAAGATATGCTAATAGAAGATATCAAGATGAGAATAGAACATACTATATGAAGGAATCTAAAACTATAGATTTTGCTCAAGCCCAACCTAAAAGAGCTAACAAAAAACCAGTCGAACTAATACCTCAGAGTATAAATCAGGAAAAATACATCATCGCATTGACCGACCCTGAAACAGATATCGTCGTGGTGAGTGGCCCTGCAGGAACAGGTAAAACTTATCTTGCTATGCTAGCAGCTATCAAAGCTATGAAACAAGGAGAGTGTGATAAAATTCTACTAACAAGACCTGCAGTTGCAGTTGACGATGAGAAGCACGGCTTTTTGCCTGGCGACTTAAACGAAAAAATGGAACCGTGGGTTAGACCATTATTTGACGTGCTGAGAGAATTCTATACAGCTACGGAACTCGAATATATGGTCAAAGAACAAGTCATCGAAATTGCACCATTAGCATTCTGTCGTGGTCGTAATTTTAAGCACAGTTGGATCATTCTTGACGAAGCGCAAAATGCCACACCTAGCCAAATGAAAATGTTGATGACTAGAATCGGTGAAGGCAGTAAAATTGTCATCACCGGTGACGTAGAACAAACAGATCGCAAAACCCCTGAAAACGGGCTATTGGATCTTACTCACAGACTTCAAAAATATAGCGTGCCTGGCATGGTAGCTTGTGAGTTTGATAAAAAGGACATTAGAAGACATTCAATTATTGAACATGTCTTAACAATGTATTCGTAAAGGTAAACGGGGCAGTGCCCCGTTTACTATTTCTTCTTCTTTTCTTTGGCAGTAATAGGAGCTTCTCGCTCTAACTGGTCAATCAACTGAGGATATATCTTTTGATAGTAATTGCGCATTTGCTCGAATGTAGTGTCGTGCTTCTTCCCCTCAATTACGCACTTGTCAACTTTCTTTTCAGCAAAGTCTAGAATGACATTGGAGTTGGTTAGGTCAGAAGTTCTAACTCGCTTACTAGTGGTTACCATTTCGTCAATTTGACCATTGGCCTTACGGGAAAAGGTGAGGAGAAGATATCTCATGATGTTAACTCTATAATTGTAGCTGCCAATGAAATTTCGGGAATACCAACAAGCGGAAGATTAGCGAGTCCGTTACGAATGATGACGATACTGGCATCCTTACGTTCTTGTGTCTTTCCCCACAAATCTAAGTTCATATACATCCATCGATAGGTGTCTTCAATCCTAGTCGGGTAGAGGCTGATGTACTGCATTAGTTGTTGGCGCCCCTCAAGAATCTTGCCATCTTTAAAAAGTTCGGTAGCAGCGAGCAATATTTCGTCCTCGCTATTTCCCTCAGTATTAGGAGGAACAAGTTTTCCTGTTTTAGAGTTATTCTGTAATTGATTCAAGCACTTACGCAAATCAGGATAGGATGCACGAACATATGTGTCTAGAGTGTCTAGATCAAAATCTATACCTTCGGATACCAATACTGTTGCTGCTCTTGCGGTAAACTCTACGTGATCAGGTTTGGCGATATGAAATTTATAACAGCGGCTTTCTCTTAGAGCAGGGATAATCTTAGATTCATAGTTACAAGTCAGAATGAATCTAACGGTGTCTGCATAAGTTTCCATATCGCTACGCAATGCAGCCTGAAAGTTAGGAGTCGTATAGTCTGCTTCGTCAAGTAGAATGACTTTAAACTTACCAAAAGGCATAGTCTGCGCAAAACCGTTAATCTTGTCTTTTACGATATCGATGCCGTTTTGACGAGAAGCGTTGATTTCCATCACGTCATATGGTTGTACACCAAGTTCACTGATCAGAACCTTAGCTAGGGTAGTCTTACCTGTACCCGGATCACCTGACAAAAGTAGATGTGGAATAGTCCCTTCCTTAATCCAAGCTTCTACCTGATCCTTTTGTCGCTGATCTACGAATACATAGTCAGTGATTGATGTCGGGCGGTATCTCTCAACCCAAAGGGCATTTTTCATAAATATTCTCTCATTTCTCTCAACAATGATTGTATCGCAGGATCCTGATCAAAGTCAAGGGGAGGATCTTCTATAGGTTCCCGTTCTTCTTCACCTTTAGAAGAAAGATACCAGGTATATGCCGCAACAGCTAAACTTGCCGCAACAAAATACGGAGCAGCCTGCATAAGGGCACTCTTTTTATTTTCAGTTTTCATTGATTTGCCTTAAAATCGGGGAGCACGGGGCCAATTGCACCGTATTTTTCTCGCTCCCCTTTTGTTTTTAAATTTTATCACTCATAGTATAATCGTTAACGTACTCATCGCTAACTAGTAAAATATCATTTGAATCAACTTTACGGATAATTTTCTCGCCGTCCGCGTCTTCTATAGTCTGTCCGCGCGACCAGCGACCGTGCGCTATCATAATATAACTGCCTACTTTAATATCTTCATCTTTTACTTCAGGCCCCACTGCATATACTTTTGCCCAGCGGGGTCGAATCCCTGAACTTTTCATGTCATCATCCATGAGAATAATTCCCCCACGGCTTAGACGTTCTTTAAACTCCATGTCACATACTAGAATAGTATCTCTTAGTGGTCGGAGTTTTTCTAATTTAGTTATTGTAGCGTTAACTTTTGTCATATGTATTTATTTTGTTTTCTTAGGTTCTGGTTTGAAAAAATCTGGAGCCTCACTAGCAGGCTTGATTACTACTTTTTTCTTTGCTTCGGCTGCTTTAATAGATTCAATTTCTGCTGCCTCTGCGTCGTCTTCCAATTCAAGTTCGTTTGCTAATAGCTCGTCAACTGGAATAGGTACCGGAGCCGCTACTGGCGCCGGTGGAACATTATCAACTGGTTGTGGATTTGGTCTACGTTGAAGTCCTTGATTAAGTTCATTTGCTGTACGGTTGTTTACAGTATTTTGATAACGTTGGCCTGCCTTTTGTGTCATAGGGGAAATAATTCGACCTTGAGAATCGATGCTATCACCACGCGCATTAACCTTCATATTACCGACTGCACGCACACGCTCATTTCTAGCCACAATCTGGGACATATCTACTGATCTTCCCATTGCTGATCTATGTGTTGCCATTTTAGTCTCCTTTTTTGTATTTATGCTCGTATATACACGACTTTATTTTAAGAATTCGTCTATGGACAAATCGTAATGTAAAGAATTAATCCGATGGACTCCTAGAAGATACAGAACGAAACTACTTACGCTTGAACCTCTCCCCACACCCCACACTATTTTATTTCTGCGCATTGTATCTACTAGATATTTTAGATACTGCAATAATATAAACATGCCGCGTTCTTGATAGAGAATCAATTCTTCTCCTGCTCGTTGAAGTTCTGCTTCATTTTTGCATTGGTCTAACACGAACTTTGCGATGTCAAAGTTTTTATATGCCTCAGGCAAATGCCAATTTTGCTGGCATATTTCATCAAATTTTTCTACTGTATTAGACTCATCTACTATATGATGAATGAGTTTAGGAACTTGATCTAGGTTTAACTTAGGATCAAAGTTTATATCAGATGAAACCAAAGCATTATTGAATACCATATCTGGATTGGTCATGTATAAATCGCAGATGTCCTGCTCAGAATAGATTTGTTGACCATATTTGTCGGTAATCATATTTCATATATACGACATTATGTCTTAAATGTCAATTACTTTTGGGTATCAGATTGAATATTGATTTTGGTGTTGATCTTTTGTTTTTCAAAAATCTCATCCATCTTTTTTCGTTGCTGGCCTTTGTATGATTCCAGTGCCATCTGCAATTGCTGAATCAGCGGACCGTTCATGGTTCTATATGCGAACGTTAGCTTGTTTGTTAGGCTAGATACTGTTTCTTGAAGTTCTTCTAGAGATTTACTTTCAAGTACAATTCGATCAATGAATGGATGTTCAGACATCAGATTACCACGGCGTGAGCGAAATGCGTTTCCAAATATCATTTCCACCAGTATAACATGTTGCTACAGCAGTGCCGTTAGCATCAGTAAGAGCAATATTTGCACCGGCGACACCGTTGACACGGGTTTGGCTTACTGAAATATTAGGAGAACTAATTGATGTAATGTAGTAAACTGTATTAGCTACAATACCACCGAACACGTTACCCGTAAATACGATTGGAGCATTAACTACTAAGTTTGCAGTACCATCTAGATTAATTAGGTTACCAGTTGCATACGTATTCTGTACTTGTTTGGCCTGCGGGGTCGAGTTAAAATTTCCAGTAGCCAGATAAAGATATGTAGCCGGATTAGCGTACATTGACAATGTAGGTGAAGAGCATCCTGCTAAATTTACATTGGCTCCACCTAATGTACTTGATACGGTAAACGTATTGCTAGAATATACGTTTCTTACATAATAGGTTGTACCAGCAGTAATGTTTGCCTCAAAGCTAGTACCGGTGAACACAATTGGTAAAGTTGGATATAGTTGAGAAGTATTTCCGCTAGTAGTAAATAATTCGCTTGTTCCGGCTGATGACGTGATTGTCAATTGTCCAATAGATGACCCCATTGCAACGTCGCCGGCTGTGTCTCCTGGCAGACCAGTTGGTGGAGGGTCACGAGTAACAATTTGGGTTGACTTGTATGATCGATTGATTGGAGAAACTATAACTGTATTTCCACAATCTATTGTCGAAAAGGTGTATTCTAATAGAGAAGTATTTGCGGGTGCTGTTAATGTTGCAACATTGGCTATGTTTGCATAATTTTCTAATAACGTAACACCATAATCATTATTCGAAGAAACACAGCTACTAGGAAGCGAAATAGTTGCATTAGCATTTGCGACAGTCAGTCTCAATACGACATTGCTTTCGGTGTTAGTCGGAGACCAACCACCAAATTGAAGTGTTACATTTCCTGTTATAGCGCCAATTTGCACATCTGCTCTGTTTACATCCACAAGAACAGTTCCTGACAACGCATTGCCTAGATTATAAGTGGTAGCTCTAAATCCTCTAGTAGAGGCATTGCTGATTAAAGTATTGGCCATGTCATTGTTCAACGTGGAGTTGTTCAATGCAGCTTTTAACAAAACCTTAGACTGCAAATCTGTAATTTCAGACGCACCGGTATCTAGCTGTGTCGTTATTTGACTAAAATTATCTCTGAAACCCTGTGAACTATTGTTTTGTCCAGGTACAGGATAATTAGTGTTGATTCCGTTTGTGTTTATTTGGCTCATATTTCTCTATTCCGTAATGTATTTAGTATTGAGTCTTGTTCGGTAAAATTGTTTGTTGCGGGAACAACACACTAAAGTCTTTAGAATCCAGTGGATTAGGTGTAGGAGTAGCACTTGGAAGACCAGTCCATGCGGGAGGACTTAGATTGTTTTCATAATCGTAAGTAACACTCTTATCTACTGTGATTCTGTCTATCTTGAAGTTAATAGTATTAAGTGTGTTTACATATCCCAACTCGTTCACCCAGTTGTTTTGAATTTGATATTGAATGTACTGTGCATAGCTAACGTTGGTACCATTTAAATTTACTGTACCTGGGCTACAATATGCTATTACCCAAGCAGGAGTATATCCTAATGTGGATCCATCTGATTGTTGACTAGTCATCCAAGCGGGAAGTATCTTAGAGTTAAATGTCTGTCCTAGTTCTTGCCCGACTCTGTTTCTCATATTTGGTAGAGAGTTAGGATATACGACTTGAGCAACTCCGGGAGTTAGACTAGTATAAAACTCTTGACCGTCAGGAGCCTGTTCGTAGCTCGTAAAAATGTCCGTGACGCTATCATACCATGGTCCCAAATTCAATGGAATAGGTCTAGGCCAATACAGTTCTTCTGAAACGCTAATACCTTGAGGATTTATCAAGTTATCTATAACTTCGCTATATACTACTTCATAAATGATATTTCCGTTATCATCTTTTGCGACCGCAGTTTTTATTTCACCTAAGGTTATGTTTCTCCAATAGTGATTTTTTGTGATTGCTGCTACATATTCATCAAAGTTGCTTGCGAAAATACCATATGCATGTTCATATACAATACTGGATGCCTTACCGAAATAAGGATCATTTGGTCTGTACAGATAGCTATTTGGTATTAATGAATCATTGTTAAGCAAACTAGCTAATAACTGTCTATCCGATACACTAGGTACACATTTTATGTAGATAGTATCTGTGGGTTGAGAATACTCTTGATAAACAGACAGAGTAAATGTCTGAGTCGAAGATATCATAGGAAAGGATGATGAATAGGCTTCTACAGTAAAAGTAAAATCTGTAGTTGTTCCAACATCTAGAAGTACATCAGTCGGTTGAAATGCAACTACTCCAGAAATTTCACCGTTGTCGAACAAGGACAAATTAGGTGGTAATGCATTTGAACCAGGTGCCAATCTATAATTCAACGGAACATCAGACAAAGCTTTTACTTTACTCGTGCTAATAGTACCATTATAGATTTCACCCAGATTAGAAGGTGTTATCCATACGACATTTCCTAATATGCCGTTTGAAACCGTTAGAGAAAAGTTAAACGACGGCGTTTGAATTGCAGGATTATTTGTTTTAGAAACAGACACACTAAAATTGTACTCGCTTATGGAATTATTACCTATAATAGGTATTCCAGTAAGCCAACCAGTAACAGTATCACCTGATAACCATATCGGCAAGTCAGCAAATATATACGTTAGAGGATTACCATCAAAATCATGTCCCAAAATCTTAAAAGAAAAATAGTTATCGTTAGATACTTGACCTATATACGCTAGCTGAGTAGGTGCATATGTTTGACCTTCCGAATTCGGGGGCAGTACATAATATCCAAATTCTTGCTCATTACTAGCCAAATTGTATGTTTCTGGTCTAGTATTAAAAATTGTAGGTATTCTGGTATTAGGTGGTTTGGCCGGCCCAAACGAAGACGCCGCATTTTGATTACTTACTGTGATTGAATAATTTTGAACACTACTACCATTTGGGCTATCTAACTTCAAGGTAAACGAATATGTTTGTGTAGTTGGTTCACCAACTGTTATCGATGGTAAAGTCACTGTCATGAATCCCGAAGCGTCGTCCAATAGAAATACCGGGCCGCCTGCAGTAGTAGAAATTGTGAATGAATTACTGTTAACGATAGATTGAATGTAGTATGTTGTAGAGGGATCAACGCCACCAAAAACTGTACCAGTAAATACGACTGGTCTGCCTACTGTAAATCCAGTGGTACTAAAACATACAATAGCATTAGCATGTGTAGAAGTAGCAGTTGTGGTAACTGCTACTAAGTTCACACTTATTATCGGGGGAGCCGCGTATCCCTGTATTAGTCCATATGGATTAATCTCTATTCCCGGGGGCAATCCACCTTGAACCACTCGAATGTCTACTGGATTTGTGCTTATTTGATTACTATATTCTATTTGATATGAGAACCAGGTACTGTCTAATATAGTTGCAATAACACCTGAGGAAGTAGTGAATTTAGGAGCTACATTTCCGGAAATTACCAAATTAAAAGTTCTGTCTCTGATGTTTTGAAGATTGTCTGTTGCACGTACCACGAACGTAGAGGTAGCATTACCGTTTACTATCGACGGGATTCCAGTAATTAGACCAGCAAAATCCATGTTCAGACCCGGCGGAAGATTTCCGCTGATTATAGTGTAAGTTACCGAAATCGCAGGTAAAACCGCCGATGCTGACAGTTGATAAACCAATGCGCTGTTTGCAGAATATGTTCCTAATGCTCCTGCAGGAGTATTCCAAATCGGCTGTGCCATTTTAATCCTTAGCTCAATGCAGCAATAGCAAGTTCATAGTTATGTTTTCTATCTTCTAATCCGATGGTTCCACCATTTATTCGTCTAGTTAAGCCCACAAAATCTTCTGTGTCTGCATATATACTTAGCTTGTTAACGTCCCAAAACCAACCCGCACTTGCTGTTGCACCTTCTGGTGTTTCTAAGTATGCGACCGTTTCGTCAAGTGTTTTACCAATTGATGCTGCAAACTTAGTATAATTCTGTCTTCCGGTTAACTGAATTAGGCCCCGTCCGCAGAATTTATATCCATCACCGGATGCTTCGTTTCCATTACCCATACGATTGGCATATACTTTGCTTGCAATCTTTTGTGCATTACGTTCATATGGTTTAGCGGAATCTACCGTAGGGAAATACTTTTTAAAGACTTCATTCAGAGAAATTGCTGAGTAGCTCAATCCTTCTTTGATGGAGTTGAACCCACCAGATTCATGTGCTACTTGTGCCAAAAAGGCCGCCATTCTTTTTGGATTATCAAACAATCCAAAATGATGACCTACCGTATTTAGAGGGTCAAAAAATTTAGCCAAAACAGTAGATTTTGTATTTGGACAAATTTTCTGTAATAACTCTAGTGTAACTTCGCTCATGCTTAGCTACCTTGTCCACGATATGCTTTATAGCTTGCACGCTTCTTCTTATTCATAGTGCTGAATTTGATTGAGCTAGGATTTTTGCCGATAGAGCTTTTACCTTTTTGTGTACTAAATATGACCTTAGTACCTTTACTTGAACCTGAAGTTGAACCTGAAGTTGAACCTTTTGCTTTAGCCATTTTAATTTCCCTTCAATTAAGCGTATGTGGCGCCTACTGTATACCACTGAGTGGTAGTTGGTGCAATGTACTGTATTGTTGAACCTGCAGACTGAACAAATGCTACGTTGGCTGCCAATGTGTTTATTGCACCAGATGATGATGGGTAAACATTTAATGCGTTCGCTGAAGTGTTAGTAATGAAAATTATACCACCTGCAAGGTTAAGAGGAAGTTGCACGCCATTTGCGCCGGAAGATACTGTACTTACCACATTAATTTCTTTAGTTAGAACTGTAGCATTTCCTTGAGCGGAGCCGGCCGCCGCGATACCAGTCGCAACTGGATGAATATAATATGATGTCGCTGTTATGTTGGCCGAGACACCTAAAGTACCTGTGATATTTGCACCAGTGCCAGTGACAATTAAGATATTGGCGTTACCCGCCGATGAGATATTAACATTGCCATTTGCAGCAGGAATATTGACGTTTGAGTTGCCGTTAGCATGTGGCCCAATCAAGTTACCACCGGTGATATTGCCAGTCGTAGTAATAGTATTACTACCTGCTGCAATAATACCTATGATATTACCAGCAGTGATGTTACCAGTGCCAGTTATAACACCCGAACCAAAGCCCAAATTACCAACGTTAGCATTACCTGTAGCATTTAATGTACCGGATACGTTAACACCAGTTCCAGTAACTACAAATGTCACATTCCCGGCAGCAGTTATGTTAACATTGCCATTTGCAGCAGGAATATTGACATTGCTATTGCCATTTGCATGAGGTCCTATTAAGTTTCCACCTGTAATATTGCCTGTAACAGCAAGTGACGTTAGTGTACCTACAGACGTAATGTTTGGCTGTGCGTTAGTATATACAGTTCCTGCTACTAGTGCATTAGCTACTTGTCCAGTAACATTAGCACCTGCAAGACCGGTCAATGCCTGACCATTACCAATGATGTTGCCAACACGAACGTTACCTAGTGTAGTAATAGTTTCAACATTAGCAGTTTGAGTAACGTTACTTGCAAAAACAAATTCAGCATTAGCTGATTTCCAACCCATAAACGCAGCTACCGGAGCACTTGTGTAATAATTGAGTTGTAGACCGACATCATAGCCAGTATTACTTACTAACGGAGCACCATTTGAACCTGTTTGTAGATTAATGATTGGATCTACAACAGCAAGAGTCTGTGAGTTGATATAGGTTACAGTGCCGCCAACTGTTAAGTTACCAGTCAATACCAAGTTACCACCAGTGATGTTACCTGAACCCGTGATCTGACCTGAACCGAAACCTAAGTTACCAACGTTAGCATTGCCAGTTGTGTTTAGTGTACCGCTGACATTGACACCTGTGCCTGTTACAACAAGAACGTTTGCTACACCAGCAGCAGTTAAGTTGATGTTACCATTTGCAGCAGGGATACTAATGTTTGAGTTACCATTAGCAACCGTACCGATCAAGTTACCAACTGTAGTGTTGCCAGTTACACTCAATGATGTAAGAGTACCAACACTTGTGATATTTGGCTGTGCTGCTGTAGTGACCGTACCTGCGGTTGTAGCACTTGAAACTGTTCCACTGACATTAGCACCCTGAATATTACTGAGATTGCCACCCTCACCCTTTACTGTAGTAAATACGCCAGTTGCTGCGCCGATATTACCTACGTTAGCGTTGCCAGTAGCATTCAATGTGCCTGAAACATTTACACCAGTACCGGTTACTACTAAGATATTAGCATTACCGACAGCAGATATGTTGACGTTGCCGTTAGCTGCTGGGATATTTACGTTTGAGTTGCCGTTAGCATGTGGCCCAATCAAGTTACCACCGGTGATATTGCCAGTCGTAGTAATAGTATTACTACCTGCTGCAATAATACCTATGATATTACCAGCAGTGATGTTACCAGTGCCAGTTATAACACCCGAACCAAAGCCCAAATTACCAACGTTAGCATTACCTGTAGCAGTTAACGCATTAGCCGTAACATTGGCGTTAGCGTCTATTACGCTAACTATAGTAGCATCTCCTACTGTGAATCCCTGTATTGCGTTAAACTGTTTGCTTGCCATAATTTATTCTCAGGTATTTATTCGGAGAAACAAATCATTAAACTAATCTATACTGTGTTGTCCAAACAGTTGAGTTGCTGCTGGCTGGTGTAACAGCCAAACGAATCGTAGAACCTGATATATTAACTGATAGAGAACCAGTAGTACTTACTAAGTATGCTCCGCCGTATACCACCCAGTCAACGTTAGCACCATCTGTTACTGCATGTACAGTTGACATGCTGTACTTGCCACCAACAGAATCGATTCCTTTAACTAGGAATTCTACACCAGTTACACCAGTTACTGAGAAGCTTGCAATTGTTTGGTTTGCTGTAACTGAGGTTGTAGTAACAGAGCCCCAGGTTATAGTAGTAGTAACCGAAGTGTTGCCTAAGACGACACTAGTACCTACGTTTGCGGTGGTGCTTATGTTTGCAGAACCGGCTGAGCTTATATTACCAGCAGATACGTTTCCTGCAACGTTCGCATAACCTGCAACATTGACTCCAGTAGATGCAATTACAAACTGAGCAGTAGAGTTGCCACCTGTGTACGTAGAAACATTGCCGCCGGATGCAATTGTTACGTTGGTTGTTCCGTTTTGCAATAGTCCACTGTTTATAGTAGTAATATTACCAGTAGTGATAATTGCAGTAGTTGTACCTAAATTACCTACGTTTGCGTTACCAGATACGTTTGCAGTACCTGTTATATTCGCACCAGTACCAGTAACAACTAATGTTGTATTACCGACAGCAGCTATATTGACATTGCCGTTAGCAGCAGGAATATTTACGTTTGAGTTGCCGTTTGCTAATGTACCAGTAAATGTAGTAGCAGATATAGTATTTGATGCAAAATTAGCGGTAATACCTGTCACAATGTTAAGTGCGCTATTACCGTTTGAAGAAGAGGTTACACCAGCAAGATATACAGTAGAGCTAGTAGAAGTGTTGGTCTGTACTGCTGCTGCGTTAGTAGCACTTCCTGCAGTAGCAACGTTTAGATTTGCTACCTGAGTAGTTGAGGTCACGACGAACGGAGCAGTACCAGTTGAAATGTTTGAGATTAATTGCGGAGCAGTTACGTTTGCAGTTGCAAGTACTTGTGCGGTACCTAAGTTACCAACGTTCGCGTTACCAGTAGTAGTAAATGCTCCGCTGCCTAAGTTTGCATAGCCTGCAATATTAACACCAGTGCCAGTTACAGTTACGATGTTAGTACCTACTGCGGCGATGGTTACGTTACCATTTGCAGCAGCAATATTGACGTTTGAGTTTCCGTTTGCTAGACGCCCTACAAAGTTACCAGCGGTCGCATTTCCGGTTACAGATAGTGATCCAAGAGTACCTACGCTCGTTAAGCTTGAGTTAATAATAGACGATGCAAGAGTATTACCTGTCAGATTGGCAGCATTTGCGGTGATTGAAACATTAGAGGCGGCAGTTAATTGTCCTTGACCGTTAACAGTAAATGTTGCAACTGCGTCTCCATTACCATAACTACCAGAAGGTACTGTAGTATTAGTGATGCTGAACTGTAAGTTGGATGCAAGTGTTAATCCAGTACCAGCGGTGTATACCTGAGTCTGTGAGAACAGAGCAAATGTTAAATTAGTAGTACCAAACACAATTGTTCCGGTAGTACTTAGAACATATGCTGCACCTCCATCACTGGCGCTTGTTACTAAGAAATATGCACCAGTGTCAAGTCCTGCTGCGCTATCTAGAATATATGTGTTGCCGTCAGTTGCGCGAGTTAGAATCCATGGAGTAGAACTTACAACACCAACCTGTGAGATATAATACACACCGTTTTGTGAAGCAGTTGACTGTCCAACAACAAGAATTCTGTCATTGAGTGCAGCAGTATATCCTGCAATTACAAGTGGGCCTGTACCAGTTGATGTTAGTGTTGCGCCAACACCCGCATTTGCAAGTGATGTAATCGTTAGACCTGTACCATTTGTTAATGCTACTGCATCACCGCTCCAATTTAACGATACCGTAATCGCAGTTGACGAAACAATTGACTGGACGAAATATGGTGTACCAGCAGTCAATCCTGTTCCCGTTGTGCCTGTATTGAATACGATGACATCGTTTACAGACAAGCCGTGAGCAGAACCTGTATTAAGTGTGTTGCCGCCGGTGATGCTTGTCCAAGTAGGAGTTGTACCGCCATTGGCATATGTTGCAGATAGGTTAGTGTCTGAGGCATCAACTACTGCTGGGTGAATATCAATTCCTGCTGCAACTGCGTTATCAACGTAGTATTTTGTAGCGGCGTCCTGTGCAGCAGTTGGGTTAGAAACTTCCTTAATCTGAACATTATTAAGAACAACATTTCCGCTAGTAGCAGAAAGATTAACATTGCCACTTGTTGCAGTTAATGTTAGTGATGTTGAACTTGTTACGTTTGGTGTGTTGACACCGACTGATGCGTTTGCGTTAGATACAACAGCATTAGTTGCACCAATGTTTCCGACATTGGCATTTCCAGATACGTTTGCAGTACCTGTGATGTTTGCACCTGTGCCAGTTACAACAAGTACGTTGGCAGTGCCGGTAGCAGAGATATTAACGTTGCCATTAGCACTTGGAATGTTAACATTTGAATTACCATTTGCAAGTGCGCCAGTTAGATTACCTACAAACGTAGTTGCGGAGAACGATCCGTTTGCTACGTTAGCAGTATACGCCGAATTTGCAGCAGTTTGAGTATTACCTGAAGTTGCGCTAGTAAACTGCGGATAATAAGTACCACCAGTGACCGCAGTAACGTTTGAATACATACTAACGTTTGCTCGTTCAACAAATAAGTTAGGTACCTGAGTTGTGGATGATACAACTAATGGAGCAGTACCAGTCGCAACATTAGATATTAACTGAGGTGCAGTGACGTTTGCGGTTGCGAGTACCTGTGCAGTACCTAAGTTACCAACGTTTGCGTTTCCAGATACGTTTGCTGTACCTGTGATGTTTGCACCAGTACCCGTAACAACAAGAACATTTGCAGTACCAGCAGCAGAGATGTTCACATTATCGCTTGCAGTAGGAATTGCAACGTTTGACGTACCATTTGCAAGAATACCTTGAATGTTTCCGATCACGTTGCCGCTTAAATTACCAACAAATGTTGTAGATGTAATTGCGTTGTTGGCGTAGTTTGCAGTAATACCAGTTACAATATTAAGTGCGCTGTTACCATTTGAGCTTGACGTAGTACCAGTCAGATACACAGTTGAGCTAGTAGAAGTGTTGGTTTGCACTGCTGCGGCATTAGTTGCTGCTGTTGCAGTACCTGAAAGCGATCCGACAAAAGTAGTTGCCGTGATCGAGTTATTTGATAAGTTAGCACTGATACCAGAAACTGTATTCAATGAATAGTTTGCATTGGTCGACGCAGTTACGAATGTAGGGTATACCGTAGTTGCAGTTGAAGCATTTGTCTGTACTGCGGCTGCGTTAGTTGCAGCATCGGCGAATCCGGCATTTGCTACGTTTAAATTAGCAACGCGAGTTACTGACACCACTGTAAACGGTGCAGTACCAGTTGCAGCGTTTGATATAAATTGCGGTGCAGTTACGTTCGCTGTCGCGCCAACAAAACCTGTACCAATATTACCTAGATTTGCATTTCCTGTAGTAGTTAGTGCACCAGAACCTAGATCTGCATAACCTGCAATATTAACACCAGTACTAGTAAATGTCACAGTATTAGCAGTGCCGCCAATAGAAACGGTAATGTTACCGTCAGTTGTGCCTGCAGTGATGTTAGAGGAACCGTTACTAATAGCGTTTCCGGTTGCTACTGCTTCCCAAGATAGGCCGCCTGACCCGTCTGTTTGCAAATAGTAACCTGATGAACCACCGGTAATAGTTAAATTGCCTACTGCGCCTAAATTGCTTAATCCAGAAACATTTAGATTAGCAGTATTTGACGTTCCAGTTACATCAGATGTACCGGATACATTTATTCCGGTATCAGTAATTACAACTACGTTGGCATTTCCTGCACTACTGAAGTTGATATTACCATTATTAATTACCTGTATATTACTAGTACCATTGGACAGCGATGCAGTACCTACTGTAGTGAATGATAAGTTTCCAGTACCATCAGTGGAGATGACCTGCCCAGACATCCCACCAGTAATTTTGACGTTACCGATCGAGTTGAGATTGGCTACACCAGTAGTAGTTATGTTCGTCGTGGTGATGTCTCCGTTAGCCAATATAATATTGGAAGGTGTTTCTCCTACCGAGAAACCTGCTACTGAATTTAAAGATTTAATGGCCATTTGTTTTTCCTTTGTTTTTCCTATGTTTTTCCTATTTTATATTATTTATCTATTTTGTGTTAATCCGAATACACTGTAATCAACATTCCGTATATAATTGACGAAGATGAATTTGGACTAACGTTGAGTTGCACTGCCGGCGGACTACTGATGTCTCCGGGATTATATTGTATTTCAAATGACCCTATACCACCATTGATCTGCAACCCTGCATATTCGTTGAACTGCACCTGTCCATTATAAACGATAGATGTAATTTTTGATGACTGCCTAGTTAGTGTACTTTGGTCTGTAGCAATAATATTAAATTCTACTCCTGAAATGTTGCCTGCAGGAATACTGTATAAAACTTGATTAGGAACAGTGCTTGCAGTCGAAGCGAAGTACACAGCAGAAGTGCAATACTGATATACACCTGAGCCCAATTGCAATGTGTTAGCGACTAAGTTTCCAGCAATTGTTACCGTTTTGCTGTAGTCATCGTATGTGAAATACGGACTTGCACCAAACAGTCCATTTAAATTATATTGAATCTCAGTATTTGATCCGCCTGGTTCGCCGTTGCCTCCGCCGCCACCTCCGCCAGCTTGCCAACTCAAGTTACCTAATCCATCGGTAGTCATAACATAACCGCTAAGTCCGCCGGAGATATGAAGATTTGATATTGATCCTAGATTTACGCTAGGAGAATCTATCAGATTGACAAGACCAGTAGCGCTAAGTGTTCCACCTACAAATGATGTTCCGGTAACATTCACATTACCTGCATTAACATTTCCTGATGTTTGTACTCCTGCTCCACTGATCTGATCCCCTGAAACTATATTTCCAGTGACAACCAATGTTGTGAGATTGCCAACGGAAGTGATATTAGGCTGAGCGTTGTCAGTTACGGTATTTGCAGTATCAGAAATAACACCAACAAGATAGTGTGCATTACCAAAATAATACGTACTCGTGGTATTTCCAGTGACCGTTAGATTCGCAATAGTAGCATTGCTTGTATGCACATTAGAAATATTAGCATTAGGTGCTGCTAGGGTGCTTGTAGTAGTATCAAATGTAAATACAGATGAACCGTCGAAGTATCCTGAGTTATTGAACTGAATCTCAGTATTTGATCCGCCTGGATTACCGTTTCCGCCGCCGCCTCCACCAACTGCCCATGACAGATTTCCGGCGCCATCAGTCTGTAAGAAATAACCGTTATTTCCTCCGCCGATGCTAACATTTGATACGTCACCTAGCGTGGTGTTATATGCTACACTAAGCTTAGGAACGGAAAGCAATTGTGAATAGTTGTCATATGTGAAATATGGATCTGCACCGAATGATCCGTTATTGTTGAACTGAACCTGCGTATTACTACCAGCAGCACTAATTGTAAGTGATTGACCATTAGCGTAACGATAAGTGTTTGCGTAGAACACATTAGCTGCTACGTTACCTGGCGTAAAGACATTGGTTACTACATTACCGTTGGCATCGATCACCTGTACAGGTGGAACGCCTACTGAAAAGCCACCATATGAATTAAAAAGTTCTACTGTCATAGCGCAAACCCAGTATCTGATATAGTATTTATCGCATAGTCAGATTTTGGCTAGCCGGATCAAAGATCGCAGGAGTGCTTTATTTTCATCATATCTATAAATACAACGTATGATTACGCAGCAACCAACACGGCCTATCTGTGCTCACTGCAAATTCGCTCTTGCTAAACCCAATGGCAAGAGTAAGCACGGATTTCAAAAATGGCATAGATATTGCGTTGACTGCGCAAAAGCAATTTATGATGATAGATTCAAACATCTGCAACACAAGAAAACCTCATGTATGCAATGTGGATTCTTGCCTGAAGATTTATGTCAGATAGATTTGGTTTTTGCTGACGGCAATAAAGCCAACAAAAACAAAAAGAATCTACTGACGTTATGTGCTAATTGCGCCAGACTATACAACAAAAAAGCTAGAACAGGAAGAAAATCTATTCTAAACGTGTCAGTGGATTCTGATACTAGAATAGCGTGAACTAGTGAACTATAGTTCACTAGAAAAATCAGTCGTCGGCTTCGTCTTCCTCACCCGACTCACTAGCATCTACAATCTCATCAATTAATTCTTCGGTCAGCCATCCAGCCTCTCTGAGAAAATCTACTGACTTTACAAACAGACTAAACATAGTAGCAGTAAAATCATAGTTTGGAACAGTGTTTTGTTTTTCAAGAAGTTCTTCGATTACTGCATTTGCCTGCTGATCGCATACTGCTAAATCAAAGTAGTATACCGTACCATCATCTAGAATTTCAATCACTTCATTGTCTTTCATTTTAATGCTTTCTTAGCTAAAATTACCTAGTGCGCTCATAACCAGTCACTGGATCAGTTATAACAATAGTTTTCCCACGCATCATGATATTACCTAAATGCATATCCATATTTACCTTAGGTAACGTAGCGATAAGATCACACGCTTCAGTTATACCAGGCTGCGTCTGTTCTAAGACATACATAGCTTGAATATCACGCTCCAGATTGGCCGGCCAGCTTAGCAGCTTAGCACTATGCCATATATAACTCTCTAGCACACTCACCATATCGTACATGTCTCTAGTTCTAACTACAGGACTGAGCTTTTCCATTCGAATTGCGTTATAGTTATCATTGACTCTCATGAATGACCCACGAAACTTCGGAAAATGCGGATTAGGATTGGACATGCACATTCTAACATATCTCGCATACGCTCTATCATCTGAGCTAACCAACTTTAATACGTAGGATTTGTCTTTTCTCCACCAAACGTTAGCATACAACCCATGACCTAATTTTTGATATCCTGCTTTTTCTAGAATATCCTCAGCCGTCCGCTGATCGGGACGTGTTACTTCTGTTAACTCTGATTCATTTAGGAGTTCTTGAATCTTCATGACTATAACTTCTTGATCAGAACGCCGGCCGGTCCCAGCTTAAACGGAGAAACCTCAAATTTATCACCCAACACAGATTCTACATACTGCTGTAGTTCTTTTGTAGTAAATCCTTTTTGGTAAGTGCCGGTACTTGTAACAATGCTCATTGGCTCAGGACCCGGTTTACCTTTAGCGTCAAGAACATCTCTTCCGCGCGTTGTAATCAGAGCTATGCCACCAGACTTCAACACTCTACCAATATGTTTTACGATTTCTTTTCTGGTCTTAGGTGGAACCACATTCAGTACATTGAAGTTCGTTACCTTTTCATAGCTGTCATTAGGAATGTCTGCTGCATGATCATACGTAGGCGTGAACTTACCTTTAGGAAATGGTTCGTAAGTATCTGCACCAAGAATGTGACTACCGTGTCCTAACCCTGCACCGAAATCCAAAACTTTACCATGCGCAGAGTGAGTATCTAAATGTGCCTTAGCTTTTGTATAGGTAGGAGCGGTTCCACTAATCTGAGTTTTTTGTGATTTCTCAGGATCTGGAAATTCAAAATCTTCTACCGATTCAAATAGTTCTTGGATTTTCATGTATAACCGTTTACATCATAACCCTGTGATTCTAGGATCACGGGCGGCGCCATATATCGGTTTATTGTTTCGAGACGGACTTTTTATATTTGATTTCTTTGATATTCGGTACCTAATTTTTCTCAATGCTCTATCCAGTCGTTGGCGTATTCCTTCGCGGTTTATACCAAGCTTTTCTCCTATCTGCTCTAGAGACATTTCAGGGACTCCGATACCAAAAGCCATTCTAGCTAGGCGTTCTTCCAATGGATCTAGATCAAGCAAAATAGAATTGACTATTTTACGAACATCAGCAGCTTGGATGGCTGCGTTAGGATCTTCTTCAGAATCTGGAGTATTATAAGCTTTGTGTATTAGCGTAGTAATCTCTTGTGGATCGTCTACTATTTCCATTGGTTCTGGTAGTTGCGGTCCCTTACCAGAGAAAAAAGACCGTTGAAAGTTTGTGGGACCAAGCTTGCTGTCATCGTCAGGATTGTTGTTCTCATTGATTATGTCAATGTATGTTCTGAAAAGGTCTGCGCTCATGAATAACCCCGTTTTAGTTATTTATCGGTGTTTGCAGTTATCACCGTACAATTAATCAACATACGGTAAATATGATTCCATCACAAAACCATTTCCACTAAACATTGGCCAAGCTGAGAAGTCTCCGGTATTCTCTAGTATGAGGCGCCAATCTGTTGGATTAAAATAACTATAATAATCATCTAATGTATCTAACGAGAACGGTTCTTTCTTATTAGTTTTGACATTATACCAATACTTGTCAAATCTACTCAATCCTTTAACTACTTCCTGCATCATTTTAGAATGTACTTGCCCTATCATTAACGGTGAACGGTTCAGCCTAGTTTTAAAAAACCATAACATCATGGATAAAAGTTTATTACCCCTGTGTTCAGGACTGACATAAACATCATCGATGATGTTATCATTATCAGATAGTGAGCAACAAGCAATTAGGGTTGTATCATTCCACATAGAATAATAAATTCCGTCTTGTAAAACCTTATAGTTTTCTATGTCGGCTATATGCTTTCCGTGTTTATACCAATGATCTTTGTTCTTGTTTGCAAATTGTTCTGCTTGTAGCGAAAGATCCGGACCTTTCATGGTCATTTCAGAAATTTTCATTAGAGGTTTCCAGTATTCGGTTATTGGTTCTTCTTCGTTATTCAGTTTACACGTCTTTCTGTTTACAGTTATCACCGTGCCAACGAGAATAGTTACTGGGACCAAAAGTTTTATGACAATGTGGGCAAATTTTCTTTAAGTCTTCTCTGTTATTAGGATTATTTTTTGAGAACTCTTCTTTCATCCTAACAGCAACTTTATCACCGAATCCTTCTGGTTTAGATACACCTTTTTGCTTTATTGAACGTTTTATCTTTTGTTCTTCGCTCATTGGTCCCTTAGGTTTTCCCTTGAGTGCTAAACTTTGTTTCAATTTGGTTTCTTCAGAGCGTTTTTGTCCAGTTACTTTAGCGATTCTTTTTAACTGTCCTTCAGCCTGTTTAACAGGATCTATCTTTCTGTTGCGTGTTCTTTCTCTATGTTTTTCTAACTCTTCACCTTCAAGTTTTTGACCTTTGTTCCAAGCTGGTTTACCTTTCATTCTTTCTGAATGAGTTTTTGCGTGTGCTATCCGATGTTTTTCATATGCTCTAGTTATGATACGTGAGTGGTATCTTTGCTGAAACTCATTTTCAGCGTTCATCCCATTAAACGCATATGACATCTTGACGCGGTCTTCTCCTTCAGTCATCTTTAACAATGCCCAATGACAAAGTGCGTGTTCTCTTCCTGTTAGCCACACCTTATTATCTTTATCATCATTGCCTCCCATTGAACTAGGAATAATATGATGTCGTTCTTTGTATTGCCCTTTTGGCAATGTACGATTTTTTGCTTTCTCAATAAGGAGCATGTAGTGTTTAGTATATTTATTTTCTTTGAACATAATATCACCTTTCAGTAATATTATTTATCATAACGGAATAAAAAGCAATAGAAAAGGGGACATTTCTGTCCCCTTTTCCACCTTGTATAACTTTCTAACAGTTATCACTGTAACGTGATCTATTGGAATGTTAAATTTTGGACCGCAATTTCGCCAACGTAGTCAGCCGCATTACCAAACGAACTCGCGGTATTCGTCAATTCGATGTAGCCATATCTGGTCATGAATGAAACGACTGGCTCGAAAGTAGTCGGATCAAGAACGACGCCAGATGACATCAACGGAATGTATGGGCAGTAGAATGCTGCTGCGTCAGTTTCCGAAGAACCCTTGTAGCCTACGAGTACTGGCTGAGTGTCTGGAGCATAGCTGTTAACGAAAACGCGCATTGCACCGTTCAAAGTACCAACGAACTTAGTGTTAGTTGGGGCTTCGAAAGTACCTTCAGTAGTACGTGCGAAAGCTGAAGTAGTTGCTGACTGAAGAACAGTCAAGGAAGCTGGAGATACAACAGCCCAGTTACCTGCACCACGACGAGTGCGTTGTGCGATCAAGTTAGCAACACGGTTGATGAGTACTGCAAGAGCAGCGTGTTCGTCACCAACGTAAGTAGCTGTACCTGATACAGTTGCTTGGTTGTAAGTATATTCAGTTGACGCAAGAGTTGCGAGTGAGAGCAAGATTTCTTGGTCGATTTCAGCAGTGATTTCTTGTGCAAGTGCTGCCATGATTTCTGCTTCAACGTCAATCCCGTGTTGTGATTGTGCGTCTTGTGCAGCTTCGAAAGTCCAGCGAGCTTGTAGCTTACGTGACTTTGCTTCAACAGCTTGTCTCAAGATTTGTACTGAGATTTGCTTTCCGCCATTACCTTCTAGAGAAGCAGTGTCGGCACCAGTGTAGTAGCTAGTGGAGGTTGCATCATTAGGAACGCGAGAATAGGCTTGCGCGATCTTGAATGGTGAAAGTGCTTCTTCACCAGCAGTTACAGAAGTTGCTGCTGCTGAGTTGTCAGTCAAGCTATTTGCATAGCGAACACGAAGGGTGTGAATCTGACCGACTGGGCCGGTCATTGGTTGCACGCCAACAAGTTCGTTAGCAATAACAGTAGGCATAACACGTCGAATTACTGGAAGAATAACGCGATTTAGAGTTGCGATATTACCAGCAGTTGTAGTGCCAGCTGAAGATTCAGCAAGAAGCTGCTTCTTCGTATTTTCAAACAATACGTTCATAGTTGAACGACGATTGCCTTTTAAGCCTTCAAGCAGGGCGCTTTTAGTTTCGTCCCAACGGCTTTCTAAGAGTACTTTTGACATTATGTATATTCTCCTAAACTATGTCTAATTAAAGCCCTGCCAGACGCTTGATGTCGATTACATTGTCTGTTTCAGACATATCGACTTCTTGTACTGTATTGGCAGTTTTATTACCAGTTGCTTCTACAATAACAGACTTAGAAGGCTTAGCTTCTGAACCTGTATTAAGAACGGCTGGCAAATACTTATCGAATGCGTTCTGTAGCTTTGCTGTTTGAACGCTTTCTAGTAAAGTCTTCATCACTTGAGCCTTTTCAGCGTTGAGACTTGACAATAGATTACCCATTACCTTCTCACGTTGATTTGATTCTTTAATGATACGGACTTCACGATCCTTTGATTCTACTAACTTAGTTGCTTGTGCAAGCTTAGCTGTAGCTTCTGAGAGTTGACGGTCTTTGGCTGCAAGTGCCTTCATTACTTTACGATTTTCAGCCTTATCATTGAGATAAGTTACTGAGAATTCGCTAGCGAATGATTCGAAAATCTTGCGGCCGAAGCTGTTTTCTCTAGCAGATTTGATGTCTTCTTTAAGTTGTGATAGTTCACCCTTAAGTTGATTTCCAACAAGACCGCTAACCTTCTTAGCGCTTTCGGCAATAAACTTTGCCTTGAGTGCTTCAAGTTGCTTGCGACCTTCTGCAACGAGCTTGACCTTAGCTTCTACTACTGCTTGTCTATCAACAGCGAATTCTTTGATTTCTCTTGATAGGGCGTGAACAATGAATTGTTCTAGCTTCTTTTGGTTTTCCATTTGAACCTTGCGATCAGCACGTAGTTCGCGGATTTCTTCGGCTAGCTTAGTAACCATGAAATCGTTGAACTTGGTTGCGTTTTCACGTAGTTTCAATTGAGACTTTACGCGGTCTTCGTTCATTGCTTGTCTTTCAGCGTTAAATTCTGCAATTTCTTCTGAAAGATTTTCTGTCATCATCTTATCTAGGGCTTCTACCATGACGTTACGATCATGCTCGTAACGTTGTGCAAATTCTTCATGAAGTTCTGCACGAACCTGAGCGCGAGCCTCAGTTAACTTAGATTCCCAGGCTTCGTTAAGTTCTCTGCCTACGTCTTCGTTAATGAGTCCACTTTCAAGTAATGGTTTGATAGCATCTAGCATATCTGTGATCCCTTTATTATAACTTTAGATCATTGATGAGGCGTTTTACTTCCTCAGCCAAGTATCTTTGGACTTGTTTGTTGCCTTGAGCGTCTTTAGCAATCTCTAATACTTTATGTCCGTACTTCATGTTCTGAAGACCTTCATAAATTGCCTTAGGATATGCATTCGGAGCACTCGGTTGAGCAACGATATCTACAGTGATTATTTCAAAGTCACTGACTCGACCATCCATATCGTTAACGTTGCCGCTACCTCTACTGGACACACCGAGCTTCACTCCTGATTCCAACATTGTTCTTACGAGTTGACCCATTGGAGTAGGAAGAATCTTTAGTTTACCATAACCGTTTGGTCCGTCCATATACATATGAGTGATCATATGAGAGACACGGTCTAGGTTTATTTTTAGATCGTCTGGGTGATCGACTTCACCAAGCACCGAGTAACCCTCGTGTATTTGCTTGTTGAGAGTATCTACCGCAGTTTCAATTTCGTTGACGGGGTAAATACGCTCATTTGCGTTCTTAATTCCGCCCATGATGAAAATACCTTTCATGTAGAGCGTCTTAAGATCGGTGCCCTCATCCTTGACTGATTCGACCACCATACTAGCGCGATCAAAGGTCAAATTTTCTCTTAAATATAGAGCCATTATAACACCTCTTTTGGTTTGCATTCAGAAGCGGGTTGTGGACTCACATACCTACCGTAAAGTGGCACGTGAGTCCAACCATAGAGATTCGGGACTGATTTTACGTTTGCCCGATTCTCACTTCTGATGTACAAAGCCATTTGCTCTCAGATTCCTTATCGTGTTGGTCTACGAGCAGGAGCACGCTTGCGTGATTCTGCTACTGGGCTCTTGGTGTTTTGACCGTCATCACCGTGCTTTGGCTTAGGTGCTGCGCTCAAATCTTGTGACTTCTTTCCTGGTACGTTCTTGAACTGTCCTGCGCCCTTAAGATCCTTAGTAGGAGGAGCAGTACGACCCTTTTCATTACCGTCAGCAAACTTTACTGGCTTGCTGTCCATTCCAGCTTGTCCTGAATTGAAAGTAGTTGGGCTCTTAGTGTTCTGACCATTGTCACCGTGAGTTACAGAAACCTTCTGAAGCTGAACTGCTTCCATCATGTCTTCTGCATCTTCTTCGTCTTCGTCGCCGAAATCTTCTTCGTCGCCGAAATCTTCTTCGTCTTCGTCGCCGAAATCTTCTTCGTCGCCGAAGTCTTCTTCTTCGCCTGAACCCATGATTTCTTCAAACTCTGCCATCAATTGGTCGAGCTTGTCTTCGATGCGAATTACTGCATCTTCAATTTCTTCGTGTTCTTCGCTTTCGTCGTGTTCTGCTTCTAGGTCGTGAGTGAAGTCTTCACCGTCTTCTTCAGCTTCATCATCAAATTCGATGTCGCTTTCGTCTTCTTCGGTAACACCTTCTTCTTCGGCGTTGATTTCGTCAAGTAGATCACCTACTTGTCCGCCCATACCTTCGTCCATATCATCGTCATCTTCTTCGGCCATAATTGACTCAAAGATTTCGCGTGACTTTTCTACTACGATTTCGTGAAAGAGTTCTGATGCTTGCTCGTGATCTTCATTGATTACGAGGTTGATCATTTGTTCGTATTTTCTGATATCCATTAAATTGTCTCCTGAATAGAAATGGCTTTGTATATTATACTTATGCAGTGAGACAAAAAACACCGTATTAAGTAGTCTTTTTTGCGTTTTTGGCGGTGCTATACAAAATAAATATGGAGAAAGATAAATAAAGATGTAGTTCACGGTGCGCTAACACCCAACTACTCTAATGCTATAAGGAGCAATCAGCATGTGTATTTATTGCGGCACTACCAAATACCGTAGAATCTACGAACAACACAACGGACCTATTCCAAAAGAAGAGAATGATCGATCATATGAAATCCATCACATAGACGGTGATCATTCAAATAATGACCCGATAAACTTGAAGTGTGTAACTATTCAAGAACATTATGATATTCATTATTCTCAAGGTGACTACGGTGCTTGTTTTTTACTAGGTAAAAAACAAAAAGTTTCACCTGAAAAACTATCCGATTTGAATAGGCTACAGAACTTAACCAGAATACAGAATAATACCCACAACTTGATCAAAAGGGCAGATGGTAGTTCACATGCGTCGGACAGGGTAAAAAACGGAACTCATCATTTCTTAGACAAAGAAGCCGCAAGTCTCAGAGGAAAAAAACGAGTAGAAAACGGAACTCATCATTTCTTGAAACAAAACAGGTCACTTGCTTTTGTAGATAAAGTTAATCAACCTGTATATAAATGGAAACACGTAAAAACTGGTGAAATAGAAATTTTAACAGCAAAAGATTTCATGATCAAACATGATTTATCAAAGTATCAAGGGAACATAAGTTGGTTAATAAGTGGTAAACATAAATCGGTTAAAGGTTGGATAGTAATACGAGATTGACGAGTTTCTCCTATATAAATAGGACAAACGTCTCCTTCATATTCAGGTTTTACGATAACTAGATGCTAGGTGCCCCGGCCGCAGCGTCAGGTTTAGCACCATACTGTTTACGTAACTTTTCTAGGTACTGTTGCTTCTCGAATGTTCTTACATCCAGCATTCTACGAAGCTTTCGAATCTGTCTAAGCGTCAACTTAGTCTTGCGTGACGTTCTATACACAGGTCTGCTGTTGTCAGAATTTACATCCTGTAGACCATTGACCGGCGGACTAAAAATATCTTCTAAAAGCATGACACCCTCATCAATATATTTATCATTATGATAAATATAAACGTAGTTCGCGGGTCAGCAAACCCCAACTACTCTAATGCTATCTTAGGAAACATCAGCATGACTATTTATCTATACAAGAAAACCCATAACATAACTGGATTAAAATACTTAGGTAAAACCGCACAATCTAATCCATATAAGTATCCAGGATCCGGAAAAATGTAGAGGTCGCATATAAAAACACATGGGTATGATGTTACTACTGAAATATTACGAGAGTGTCACTCTAAAGAAGAGGTAGCAGAATGGGGTTATACTACTCTAAACTGTGGAATATAGTAGACGAGCGGGATAAGAATGGGAAGAAAACGTGGGCTAATCTAAAGTTTGAAGAGGGCGACGGAGGTGCAACTGTTTTTGGTGACAGCCATCATTCTAAAACTATTGAATTTAAAAATAGAATTGATCACGCATGGACTCCCGAAAAAAGAAAAAAACAAGGTGATCTGTCTCGATCACGATTTTCGCACATGTCTACTGAAGACAAAAAACATATAAGAAAAAAAGCAATCGACACTAGAACTAAAAATAACCCAGATTGGAGGAAAGACTTATCTGATAGAATGTTAGGGAAAACAATCCTTCAAAATCTAAAGAAGTAATAGAAAAGATAGCAGAAAGTAAATCAAACTGGAATGACTCCTTTCGAGAATATGTAATCAGTAAAAATTCTGGAATTAATCATTACAGAAACAACCCTAATTACAAATCAACTCAATTTGGAAAGGGGCACCCTAATTATAACCCCAATGTATACTCATTTAAAAATAAAAATACACTAGAAGAAGTTAGAATGACAGTGTTTGATTTTATAAAAACATACAACCTACATCAAGGAAATGTAAGTTTATTAATGTCTGGAAAAAGAAAATCTGTACGCGGGTGGATGTTATCTTAGAAGCCGCCGCCCGGAGTTGCTCCAGGTCCGCCCATTGCTGATGGTTCTGCTGCTACATCGCCGCCTGAAACTGGCCCAGCAGTTTCCGGTGCTTCACCTTCCTGTTCGGAATTCTCAATCTGATCCGCAGTATTCATATCAGCATCAAAGTCTCCGCTGGATACACCTATGTTTCTAAGATCAGCACCCTGTGGTTCGCTAGTGACTTCTTCTCTGTTTTCTTCTTCCCAGAGCTTTTCGTTCTTCTTGATTTCTTCTTCTGAAAGACCTAAGAATCTTTCAAGGTTGAAGCGCTTTGACATGTATGGAATAGCATCCATAGCAGAGAACACTGATACTCGTGCATTATCTAACTCACTCTGACGGTAGGCTGCAAAGTTTTGCGGAGGATTAAAAGTTAGTTGGAAAAGACTAGTATCAATATTGAAGCCTCTCCAACGCAAGAATAACTTAAACTCTTCATCCAGCTTCAAGCAGATATAATTCTGAAGTCTTTCACAGTATTGATTGAATCTAAATTCTTGAATCATCGCTGTGCCGACACGACCATCGTTCATGGGTGTAGTATTGTCGTCGGGACCAGTTGGTAAGTATGAAGACGGAACACGAAGTCCACGGGCAAGACGATTATTGAAGTACTTCAAGTCATCGATTTCACCTAGATTTTGTCCGCCCGGCAGAACTTCAACAGATGATCCACGTCCTTCTGCTGTTACAGGGAAGAAATAGTCTTCGTTCATTGAGTTCTTTACAAATATACCAGCGTCGATAGCAAACGTATGATAATCATGCCATTGATGACGCCCATCAATAGTTATAGTTCCAGTGTCTCTGTTACTTACCTTTTCAATCTTTACAATTCTATGGTTAAAATTGTCAATTTCTTTTACAAAATGTTTCCAATTTTTATATCCAAATTTAGAAAGAAGTCTGTCTAACTTACTGTACCCAAACTTATTAAAGTCTATTTTACATTGTGCATTTTTATAATCCAATGGTGATGAATTAGCATTCTTAACCAAACTCAATAAGGTGCTATCATTATCACACCACTCCAGTACCTTATTTTTATTTTTATTACCTTGCTTAACCTGTTCTGCTACTCGTTGTACCATATCAAATGTCAAGATCAGTGGTTGATTTTTAATTTTAACTCTCTTTTCACAATTTGCACGAACTTTTTCCAAACCAACTGGATTACGATCAAAGTACTCTTTGCGCACTTGTTGCATACTAGATTTATATTTAGCCGCAGTTATAGGATCGTTCTTTCTAGCCCATACAGCTTTTTGTTGCGCTGCTCTAATGTTCCAAAGACCGATTAGACGTTCTTCTTCGGTCATATTTTCCCAATTTTCTTTTAGAGTGGCCGAAGTTTTAGACGTTATCTGCTTTCTATATTCATCTGACATCGTTTCCCAAAATTCTTTTTTCTGTGCAGCATGATATAAAACATGATCTGTTTTGTTCATGAATACTAGGTTTTTGGGTTCGTTATTAAATCTATTGTTATCTTTATGATGAATAACTGTTCTAGGTGCCATTGCGTATTCAGTTAGATAATTAAATTCTTGGTGCTTTCCTAAATTTCTAAAGAAATCCCCGACCATCCGATGAGTCCAAATCCATTTTTTACTCTCATGGTCCCATACCTGCTGGTAATCATTGGTTTTTCCGCCTGAAATATTTTTATTTTGAGTATTGAACGCAATTAGACTATCATTTTCAGTTAAATGTTGTGCTTCTACAAAGCCTTTATCAAACACAGGTATTTTATGGTCTGGTGTACAAACTAATGTTTTGCCGTTATCAAAAGTAAGTTTAATTACTTCTGTGTTTTTTCTAGTAATGCCAGCCCAATTAATTACTCCAGGTACTACTCTACCGGTTACTGGATCGCAGCTATACGCCCAATTTTCTTTTCCAGCTTCAAATTCAGTGATTATTTCTTGTAAAGACAAGGTTCTTCCATCTAAAAGTGGAATTTTAGTTTCTAAATCCAAACATAAAGGGTTATAAGAGGCGTCCACAATCGACTGTCCACCGTACGGTGAGGGAATTCTACGCTGGTGAATTTCGTTCTTTACTCGCTCAACAAATGCCATTGCTAAGTGACTTGGCATGTTACCAACATCGATCTTAAACATTCTACGTTCAGGTGCACGCTGCACACGATAGATAAGAACCGCATCTTCTAGTAGTTCTTTTTGCTTATAGACCTTAAAGATGTTTTCCAGTATAGATTGACCAAAAGGCCAAAATCTATCTAATCCTTCAGTTAAGGACAAGTGTACAATATGCTTACTGTCTACTGCTGATTCACTCTGACCTAATGTAAAACGACTTCCAGTCGTATTATATGGCATTGCCGGAACAGTGTACGGGGTGTTAGTTCCGCCGCCACTACCACCTAAACCAGTTGCTGGGTTCGCAGCAAAGTCAGTATTGGTTTTCTGTGCTACTGATAAGTTTTGTAGATTGATATTGATGTCTTTGATGACATACTGTTCCGGCTTCTTGCCCTCAGATTCGTTGACGATAACCTTAATGACCTTAACCATATCAACCCAGTATAGCTTAAAGTTTTCTGGGTCACGAACAAATACTTGGTCACCATACTTGACAACGTTTCTGAAAATCTTAAACATTCTCACGTCGAATTCATTTAGCTTGCACCACTGTTGTAGCTGCTTACCTAGCAATTCTACTTCACGTGGCGTAGGTTCTCCTTTGAATTCAAACGCAAACGGTGTCTTGTTATGTTCATTTCGCTGTGTAGAGAACTCTGCTATGATGTCCAAACAAGCGTTGATTTCAGCATCAACGTCCATCATTTCGTATTGATTGTATCGTTCGATTCTGTTGGGGTGACCAGTGTAGACTTCCGGTAGTCTACTTTGATAGTTTTTGTATCCAAATTCAGTATTGTTCCAACCACCAGTTGGCATACCGTTTTGTCCAGGCGACCCATTCCATGCTCCGGCATTACTGCTCGCACCAGAGATAGGACTCGAAACACCACTCTTGTTTAGAAATTTCTTCTTGTATCCAGACATATGAACCAGTTCTCTTAATCTAATATTTAGTGCTATGCCATTGAATTACGTAATAACTTAGTCTGTGTACCGTGACTACTTTCAAGGACGGAGATTACTTTATCTAATTTATTTGCCATCATTCCAAACATTTCCGCTGTAATTTCTCCTGAATTACCAGAAGAATGAGGGTGTGCGGTTTTACCTTTAACTATAGTTTCTATTGCGGCCGCGTCAGTTGCAGGTGTTTTAGCTAATTTCATAAGCAAAGAATCTGGTCCTAAAGGTGCAACCAGTTCGCCGCCGTGCAATGTAGCCGGATATCCAGACAATGGCCCATCAAACATTCCACCGTTTCTAGCTTGTAATTTTCCTTGTCTAAGTAGTGAAATATCCTCTTGCGCCCGACGCCCTACTTGTCCTGCCCACTTACTAGAAGATAATTGTGCGGCCGCGCCTTCAACATCACCAGCCGAAAGTGCAGCAGTTAAATGTGGCCACTTTTTGTACCAAGACGGGCCCATATTAAATGTCAAGTCTGTTAGCGCAGCTTGGCCTTTTTCATTTAATTTGTTGAATCCCGGAATATTGCTAGCAGCTTGTTTATGCTTGCCGAAATCCTGCTGGTAAAGTTTCATGACTTCATCCTTAGAGAACTCACGATTCCATTCAGGTGGTAAAGTACTACCGTCACCGATCAAATGACCCACCCCAATTGTCCATTTACCTAAGGAGTCTTTATATGGTTTAGTACGCACTCCTTCATGTCCTGCAATTAGATCCATTACCCAATTTCCAAATGACCCAATTGCACCTGCGGCGGCGCCACCGGCTTTTCCTAAGAAACTTCCAGCTGCGCCCAACGCGCCGCCTGCTGCATGACCAGCTGCGCCCAACGCGCCTCCTGCTGCATGACCAGCTGCGCCCAACGCGCCTCCTGCTGCATGACCAGCTGCGCCCAACGCGCCTCCTACTGCACCCACTGCTCCTGCCCCTAAAGCGGCGCCTGCTGCCATAGCTCCGCCGCCGCCGCCGGATGCTCCACCGCCTCGGAAGCTACCCATAGCAGTAGCGAACTTCAAGAATGCATCAGTGTTCTTGTCTGCATTAGGACCAAAATCCATCTTAGTGAACTTAAGGAATGCTTCAGTCGGGCTGTCTTGACCGAATAACTTGCTTAATCCGGAAACTGCTATATCTTTTATTGCTGTTCCCAAGCTTGGTCCGCCTTTATACTTAGACATCGCTTCCGAAAATGCTATTAATGCATCGGCGTTGGTTTTTACTTTGGCACCGTCGATAGGGAATGATTGGAAATACATTAGTTGCTTAGCAGCAATCTTTAGCGGATCTTCTTTACCTCCTCCAGTAAAGAAGTTGGCCATTCTACCCATTGCTCCAGCAACTTGTCCAGCGCCTATAGCAACGATGCCAACGCCTAATGCCGCCATACCTAAACCGGCTTTTTTAAGATTTTCGCCGTTAATGTCATTAAACGCTTTTAAACTCTTTCCCAAGCTTGGAAGCATTACGCTTATTAAGCCGCCGCCTATGGCCAAACCAGCACCGATACCGGTGATGATCGCAGCAAGAGCAACCCCTAATGCCACGCCGCCCTCCATAACCGCCGGCCCGGCCTTACCTGCTGCTGCTAGTGCTTCTACTAGACCCATAAGCATTCCGCCGCCGGCGGCTTTACTCATACCACCTACTGCCTCAGCGGCGCCGGCTGCTCCTTTCGGAGCACCGCCTCCTAATAGACCCGCAAGTCCACCTGCTTTTCCTAATGCTGCTTTTCCTAAGTTAAATGTAACTAGCCCAAGAGCTCCTGCAAGTGCTACACCGGCTAAGGTTGCCAGAGTTAAACCATGTTGGAATGGATTCATACTATTAATTAACTCATCCATTCCAACTTTAGCTTTGATTTCTGCATTAGTTAACGCATTTCTCGCATCTTGTGCTGGATCTTCTGGTCCATTTTCAGCTACACTAGCTGGTTCATATCCAGCTAATTGGTTTGCTGTAGTGAGTGTTCCTGTATTAATATTAGCCGCAGAAGCTAATCCTGAATTAACAGACAATGCTGTACTATTTTTAGTTGCAAAGTCTAATGTTTTATCAACCAAATCTTTTTGGAAGTCACCGGCCTCTTTAGTACCAAACGTTCCTGCGTTGACGGCTGACGCCGTTTTTGCATAATCCTGACCAGTACCTTGAAGTGCTAGAGCTTTTTGGAAAGGCCCGGAAACAAAACCTTGTGTTATCTGTTGAGCCATGGCGGCGGCGGAGTCGGCGCCGCCTGTTCTTTGTGCAACTTGAACTGCGTTTTGCGCACTATCTATTTGCTTTTTTATAGCGTCCTTTTCAGCTTGAGTCTTTGCTGCGTCCATTTCTTTGTGTTTTTTAGCAAGAAATAGCTGGAATTGTATATTAGCCATCGACGCGGCTTGAGTTTTCTTCTCTTGTTCTACAGATTCTCCGGTAGCTGCGGACATCTCATTTAAATTTTTGATGTATGCAAGGGATGCACCTTGCAGACCACCGGTAGTCTTACTCAAATCTCGCAACGAAACACCACCTTCAGACATTAAGGTGTTGTAGTCAGCCTGAGCCTGCATTAGTTCGTCTACGCCATATCCCAATCTTTGAAATTGATTTCTAACCTTTTCGGTTACATGAACCTGTTCTGCAAACTTCTTAGTAGAATCGGCGGCTCCATTACCTAATGCATTGAAGGAATTACCCATGCTTTGCATAGGTTTGAGCATTTTTTGAAAATCACCTGAGGCTAAACCAGCATTATTAGCCATCTTTTGAAGTTCGTTAGTGGTGAAAGTGTTAACAGCACCTAACCTACTGATACCATCAGAAAATTTTAGTAAATTATCAGTTTGGGCGGTCGCTGCACTCACTACTTTAGTAAATGCAGCAGCTACTAAACCTGCAGCAACCCCAACGGGCCCCAAAGCTTTTCCTACTTGTATTGCGGCGGTTCCCATGCTATCTAAAGCTGATGTATATTTGTTTAACTCACCTGTACCGTTAAGTAATGCTTTAGCGAAGCTACCGGCAGCATCGTCTAACGATCTGAATGCTTTGTTGACGCTACCTACGCGAGTTGAAGCGTTATCAGAAGATTCGCTGAGATTTTTTATTGCAGGAGAGGCGTCCCGGCTAATAATATCTGATAACTCTTTAAGCTGTGCGCTTAGCTCTGCTGCGATTTCTGGATCCATAGTCGATTCCGTTAAATTAAATAATTGGGTTTTTTGACCACTAAATATACGTATGTATTTAGTGTTAACTAAAAACCGAAAATTATGAGGAAATTATGAACAATAACCCGCTAAGACAGTACTTCAGAAGACCTGCTGTTTACCTAAAACTCCCCTCAGGAACCACAAGCTACTCAGAGGACGTGATAAACATTCCAGTAACCGGCGAATTACCAATCTATCCGATGACTGCTATTGATGAAATTACAGCCAGAACTCCGGATTCGTTGTTTAACGGTACTGCAATTGCTGAATTAATAAAAAGCTGTGTACCTGACATCAAAGATCCATGGGCTATTAGTAGCAGTGATTTAGATGCTATCCTCATCGCAATTAAGTCTGCTTCCAACGGTGATCAATTGGACATAGATTCGATCTGTCCAAAATGTAACGAACTTTCTCCGTACGGCATCAGCTTAGTTGGTATATTGTCTACCCTTAAGGCAGGGGATTACAATAAGGAATTTGAAGTAGGTGATCTAAAAATTAAGTTTAGACCGTTGGTTTATAAAGAAATGAATGAAGCTTCTATAGCTCAGTTTGAAATGCAAAAACTGTTTGCCTCTATGGAAAATATGTCAGAAGAGGAAAAAAATAAAATAGGTGGTGATGCACTTGAACGGGTAACGTTGTTGACTATGAAATTATTAAGTTTAGGTATTGAATATATAGAAACACCAGAAATCAAGGTACAAGAAAATGAGTTTATTCTAGATTTTCTCAAGAACTGTGATCGAAATACTTTTACTTCTATTAGAGACTACGCTACAGAACTTAAGAAAAGTTCCACACCACAGCCATTAAAGATAAAATGTGATAGCTGCGGACACGAATACGAGCAAGATTTCTCATTGAACCCTTCTGATTTTTTCGGCTAAAGCTTCTACGCTCTAAACCCGAAGAGATTCAGAAGCTACTAGATGAGTATGAAAAAGACGTAGCGGGTATACGCAAATCTGCACTTACTATGGCATGGTACATGCGCGGTGGCGCTTCATATGAGGACATCCTCAACATGTCTATAGAGGAAAGAAAGGCTATCAACGATATAATTGATAGCAACCTAGAAACTACAAAGAAATCCCAGCTACCATTCTTCTAACCGACATAGAGAGAACTATTCATTTAATTCTCTCTATTTCCATATCTACTTAGGTTAGAGTATCTTTTAGAGTTGTCCTTACGGACAACTTATATCTCACTACGTTCGATATATTCTTTTTAATTGTCTTAAAGAATACTCTCTAGGAGTTATACATGCCGGATTGGAAGCCATGGTAGTGCTATTCAGCACTACCAATGGTATTAGGGGCCATGCCATGGACCTTCCACCGTTGCTGTCTATCCCCCGTCAATCTAGCGTTTGTTGCTGATTGACGCTACCGGTTGCACTGTAAAGTTTGCTAGGGCTGTAGTGAAGCTGACCACCCCTTAGGGGAAGTTCTTCTGCAACGCATGTTCTACACCTTCAAGACAGAATAGACGTGTAGACTCATTCAGGGTTCGCATTCTACCAAGCGAGAGCCCTGTCGGTATTCCCGAACATCATGGATTCCATGATGCTCAGCAGACTCCAGATCCGCGCCATGATATCTCGCATGTCGCTCAAGGAGAGTCGAGGTACCCCGACCAAACGCCAATATAGGGTTCTGTGATTTTTTAGATTTGAATGGAGATAATGTTGTCGGACGTGGTGTCGGGTGAGCCAGAAGAATTATTTGTAGATGAGCCTGAATATGCTTTAAGAAGGTCTTTGTTGAGTTTAAAAAAGTTATCGAATTCTATGAACACCCAATCGCCGTGTTTAGCTGAGGTGTAAAGAATGAAGTTGTCAGTAACCCACGTGTACTTTGTTTGAACGGCGACAAAGCGTCCTTTTCTATTAATCTTAAACATCAATATGTTTAGATTGTCAGGGTCAGATACTTCCATTAACTGATCTAACCAAGACTCGACCACTTTGCAATCACCTGAGAGCAAAAGATGAAAAGGGAAAGTAGCATAGCTCTTGCATTCAGAGTTAAAATTTACCCAATCATCAGGCGCAATTATGTCTCCTTTGAAAGACTTAGTTTGATTTGCATCAAGTATGTTTTTGCGATGAGAATTAGATCGTCCGATATACGCGCCTGAATTGGGAACACGCACAAATGAAGCGGAATACAACGCTGACAAGAAGGCCGCGACCTCCCGCTCAAATGAACTTCCTTTTGCTTTAGATTTAGAAGGCATATGATATTTATTGTCTATATACGGTTGTTTTTATTTTTACACTTATCTCCGTGATATTTCACAAAGTTGTGTCTAGCGCAGGTTTTACTGCAATGTTCACACGTCATGGGCGGAGATGTTTTGCCATACCTTGGACTATGTTCTCCGATTTTGCCGAACATAGGATTGTTGTGGCCTGAAAGCTTTTCTGATCGTTTTCGTTTAGACTCGTCAGTGTGTTTTTTACCGAGATGGGATCTTCTAACACGGTCCGCTATTGCAGGGTCTTTCATCGGATTGTTATCTCCGGATATATCATCTCGCTTCTGTCCAAACATGTGATTTCCGAAACCTTTCCTCTGCTCACTCAACTTTGGGTTAGTAACATCGGTTTTGGCAATGCTTATGTTTTCTTTGTGAGAATCTGTTAACTTAAATCCCGGTAATCTACCTCCTCCGTCACTGGTTTCTGGTCTTAAATTAGCCCATGTTTTCTTTCCGTTGGCATCTTTTTCTTCAACCACGTTCCATAAATTACTATAATACAATCCCCGCTCTTTTAATTCTTTAGTTGTTTTGCATTCTGCTAGTATCTCAGTCGTAACATCATATCCGTGAGTTTTAATATGATCTTTCCAATAGTCACCTGAGCCTTTATATTTGTGCGGGTCTTTGGCTGTTGTTTTACCTAGGTATTTAAGACCGGTTATGTTGTGGGTCTTTTTATATAGATAAATATTCATTGCTGATTGCTCCTTCTAGCATTAGAGTGAGTGGGGATTCGTACTCCCGCGACTCACATCTATTTATCATTCTTGTTCAGCATCATTTCGATAGGTTGTAAAACCATTCTCTTTCACAACCTTAAGTACGCTAGGTACTCGACCCGCAAGTTCTTCGCGGTGAGAGACTAACCAGATTGACTTGCCGCGTCTTCTAGACAGGTCCTTAAGAATTGCCATTGCGTTCTCGACACCTATAGTATCAAGTCCAGAATCTATCAATTCGTCAATGAACACGGTATTGATGGGATGATATAGATTTTCCCAAACGTCTCTGAACGCAAACGACAGTCCTAATATCAATCGGTTCCGCTCGCCACGTGACAAATTATCAAAATCTAGTTCACGTCCGAGTTCAGTAATTTCAACCGAAAGATCATTCTTAAACACTACTGTATGCGGCAAGCCAATCTTGTCTAGATAGTTCGTAAGTCTAGCATTAAGATATGATAGATTTTGATCTATAATCTTCTTTCTAACAAACGAGTCTTTACTAGTTAGAAGGTCTACTAGAAACTTGTAGTGATCTCCTAATTTTGAAAGCTCATTTATTTTGTCAAAACTTATAACTTGCAGAGCCTTCTTTTCCATATCATCAATTTGCTCACTGTATGGATCAGCTTCAGCTACTTTGTTTTCGATTTGCTGAAGTAAGTTGGCAACTGTGCTACGATGTTCAATCGCTTCGGCTTCAGTATCATAGTGTGTGATAGGCGCAGGACCAACAATCACACCAGAATGCTCCACTAATTGTTCAGCATATGGATCAGTTTCTGCCTGCTTTGAGTTAATTTGATTCTGAATGTTCTCAAGTTCTGAACTATGCTTGATAGCCTCAGTTTGTGTTTTGTAATAAGTAGTAGGAACCGCGCCCAAAACAAACAAAGAATTTTTATTTTTTTCTAACTCAGTTTGGGTTTGGGCAAGATCAGATTGTGCAGTAGACAATAAGGCACGCTTGCTAGATAGGACCTCAACATGACCGTCATCATGGAAATCTTGTCCACACGCATAACATCTGTTTTCCTCAAGAGTCTTAACCTCGCTTATCAGTTTTTCAACCGATAAACGTTCTTTTTTGAGTGTAGATTCTAAAGAGGCAATCGTTTTATTTACAGAGTCTAGTTCGATTTTTCTACGATTGTATTCTACCAAATCAATATGAGCCTGTAGCTCAGCTTCAATATCGATGTGGCTCAACTTGTCATAGGTAATTTGTAAATCAGCAATATCTTTGTCGCGCTTTTGCTTCCAGGCGATCTGCCGAGCCAATACAGCTTCATACTGCTCTTGCTTTTTCTTGTTGCTATTGTATGTTGTTAGCTCTTTGTGTGCTTGGAGTTCAGCCTCGATATCAATTTTGCTGAGTTCATCATAATCAAGCGCTAACCTAGCCAAATCGTCGTCATGTTTGGCTTGCCACAGGCGCTGTCTGCGCTTAAGACCGTCAAGCTGTTCCTGAACACGCTTGTTAGCTTCCTCAATAGCTTTGACCTTATACTCTTCCAATTGAATGAGTTCTTTGTTGCCCTTGAGCTTTTCTTTGATTATCTCCGCTTTTTCGGAAAGCAGAGTTATGCCCAATAGTTGTTCAATGATCTTTCGTTGTTCGTTAGAACCTAATGCCAAAAACGGCTCAGAGTAGGTGTTAAGAGCAACGATGTGCTTGAACATGTCAGCGGACATTCCGATGGCACGCTCGATTGCAATCTGAGTTTCTTTATTTTCGCCTTGGGCGGCGTCTTCATCCGTAGAGGCCGCCGCATTATTGACAAAGAAACGCAAAATGTTTGGTTTGCGACCTCTTTCGATCTTGTATTCAATTCCACCAGAACTGAATTCCAAAGTGACCATCATGCCCTTAGCATTGGTTCGATTGATGAGATTGTCTTTACGAATACTGTTGATAGGAGTACCAAACAGAACGTAACTAAGACCTTGAATAAGGGTCGTCTTTCCGGTACCATTACGAGCGCCATCACCACCTAAATCTAGATTTTCACCTAAGATCAGTGTAAGTTCTTTGCTATCGAAGTTTACTGATTGACAAACTGCGCCAATAGACAGAAAATTACGGAGAGTGATATTCTTTAGTACAGTACTCATAGGTTACGATAAATCTCTAGTAATAGTTTTGCGTCATAGAAATCACTCTCGATATTAGTGATTTGGTCTACAACGATTTGATCAACACTTTCAAACTTGATTTCGCCAGGCGCCAAATCCTGTGAGTGCTGATCTTGCTTGATCGGAATCAATGCCATTTCACGAAGACTGTGTGCTGGTATAAGCGTCTCTCGAATAAAGTTTGCTTCTTCGTATGAAATGTCAATGTCAAGATGTACTCTAACATTAGATTTAGGTAAAAGCAAGCCGGTTGGGTTCTCTAATACTTGACTCAACTTGTATACCCTAAATAAAGGTTGCTTTGGCCAAGAATAGAATTCTGGATCTTTGCCCCACTCAAGAACCATCATACCGCGAGCATCATCACCTGCATCTGCGTAGTTGTGAGGGAAAGCATTACCCATATACCAAATGTTCTTCCTAGACTGTCGCTTATGAAAATGACCAGAATAAACCTTCTCAAATCCAGCAACATGTTCTTCGTTTAGTTCACCATGATCCGGCATCTCGATCATTGCATTCATATAAAAATGAGGAAGCTCCATGTGCGAGAAAAGATACTTGCCGCTAAGCTTAGGTAGTTTCTTATAATCATCACCAACTAACCACGGAGCTATGACTACATCATCTTGCTTGAACCAATCATTTACTATGACTACATTGTGTAAATGTTTTGCCCATTCAACTGAGTGAATATCCCGACGATCACGATAATATAAATCATGATTGCCGGGAATAAAGTAAACAACGTCAAACGCTGCGCTTAACTTCTCTAATGCCCGCAGTCCAAATTGCATAGTATGCATGTTGATGCTTGCTCTATGGTGATTGTAATCACCTAAAAAGAAACAAGTCTCACAGTTCTCTGTCTTAGCTTTAGTAATGAACCAATCAACGAAATCAGTACAGTCTTGGTTGTGCTGTAAACTATTGCTTTTAGCTCCGAAGTGCAGGTCTGTAAATACCGCAGCTTTTTTGAATAGATTTGCCATAGTTAAGTTATACTACTTAATGAATACAATATCAATGAAATAGGTTACCTTATTCAGGAGCCTGTATTTTCATATCCTTCATTTGACGAGAGAATGACGGAGTTAACCCGTTAATTTCCAATATATCATCTCTGATATTCTGGTTGCGTTTTTCGATATTAAGTACTCTACAGAAGCTATTAGTAATGGCTGCTGTATAGTATGCAAACGGATTAGCAGATTTGGCTTCGTTAAATCGAAGTCCAACGTAAGTTAGCTGAAGAATAGCCGATCCGCGCATCTCATCATTATAAGTATAGCCGCGCCAATTGTACTTCATGGCATACTTCTCACAAAGCATCATATACATTCGAGCCAACTTATTAGTGATTTTGCCGTGATCCTTAGAAAACTCGCCGTTTTCTATGCCATTAATCCAATGTGACTTTCCTACACATCTAAACGTATTAGTTTCATCTAGTTTGAAATGTTGGAACGGTGGAAAATTTACTTTGACATGAACCATGTCATCCACATCATCTTTGGTTGTCTTGTCTTCTAAATCAGAAAAATCTAAGTCGTCATCGTCATCGAAGATGAGAATGTCTTTAGCAGTCTTCTTTTTTGCTGACTTTCTTGGTTGCTTTTGCGCAACTGGAATGTGATCCCATGTCATTATTCGAAAGATCAAATCTTGTGTTGGGATATCTTCAGGGTTCAGTTTTTCGCCAGTTTCTTGTGATAGTCTGGCTGCTCTGGCTTCTTTGGCTAGTTGAATTTGTTCTGGTTGGGCAGTATATTCGAGACACTTAGCTAGCTCGGTCGTTAGATCCAAATCAATGATAAGATCATATCGATGATATTCGGGTTGAGTGAAGTAACAATAGGTAGTTTTGCTCGTATGAATCTCTTTAAGCATATCCTTGTTGTTTAGATAATTTATTGGTTTCTTTGGTTTTAATCCCACTGGTAATCCTCTTTACTATAGGGTATTATACTATTACTGTTGCAGTATTGCAACAGTATACGGGTAAATTTGACGATTTTTTGAAACGATAAATACAATCAGAGTATTGTATATTTATCATAGGAATCTCTGTTACATGGCAACCGTACAACTTAGTCCTAATGTTAAAATTGAGGCGATTACCCCAGAAGGGCCCGGCACCGCACCTATCTGGTATACTTTAACTATCGGAGACAGTGACCTTAGCACGAGAAACCCTACACAGTTTCAAGACGAAATTACTAATGCGGTCAACACCGGAAAAATATCGGCAGCAGAAGGCGCCACTGCAACCGCCGGATTGAGTCAGGCAATTACCGAAGTGCAGCAACAGCTATCATCTAGTGCAACCACAACGCAACCTTCATCAGATCCGGCTACAACACAGACCGTAACGGCCGAAACAGCCGCAGCCACTGCACCTCAAGGTTCAATTGCAGATGCACCCACACCTGTTTCAGAAGTAGTGGTTAACGGTTCCCCTGCTCCAGGTTCAGTAACTATAGTTCCGCAACCACCAATAATTGATGAACCGATAGTAAATCAACCGCAAGTAACTATAGTTCCGCAACCACCAATAATTGACCAACCTGTAGTAAGTTCAGTACAGAATACTATTGTAGATACACCACCTGTAATCACGGATGGACCATCAATTCCACCAAATCAGCCGGCTGTTCTTCCGGCAGACTTTTCTACTGATCCTTCTGCTCAAGGCAGTTCTAAAGGATTGCAAGGTTTGGTCGCAAATACACAGTCACAGGCAACACAGTCAATTGCTGCAAATGCCGCAGGCCAAGGTGACTGGCGAGTAAGACTTGCATTGGCTCCGGGAGCAACATATCTGTATAAAACAAGCTCAGATCCTGGTATTTTAGCACCACTGGTGGATACTGATGGTGTTATATTTCCATATACTCCTGCTATTTCGGTAAATTATGCGGCTAGCTATGATGCGGCTAGCTTAGTACACACCAACTATAAAATGTTCCAGTATACTAGCAGTTCAGTTGATTCGATCACACTCACCTGCGAATTTACTTGTCAGGATGTTGCTGAAGCTAACTATGTACTGGCTGTAATACATTTCTTTAGATCGATGACTAAAATGTTTTATGGACAAGATCAAAACCCTAAAGCAGGTACTCCTCCTCCGTTATGCTTTATATACGGTATGGGAAGTTACCAATTTTCAAATCATCCGTTAGCTATTACTGGATTTAACTATGCTCTTCCAGCTGATGTAGACTATATTAAAACTACAGCACCTTCTGTACCCGGAACACGTCCGGCATCCCCTACTAATAATACTAATTTAAAGTCAAGCCCTACATCGGCTAGGTTGTCAACTACTGGAGTTTCTCCGGGCGGAGCCACCCCACCACCACAATTCTCTACACCCACATCAGCTAGTACAGTGACTTGGGTACCGTCAAAGATTCAGTTGTCAGTAAGCTGTGTTCCGATTGTCAGTAGAAACCAAGTGTCTAATATTTTCAGCCTTGCTGATTATGCGTCTGGTAAAATATATGACGGAACAAATAATTCAAATGGAGGATTTTGGTAATGGCCGCATCGACGCAAAATCAAAGATTGTATTCGGCATCGAGTCCGTATTTTAATACAAATATAGTGAATAACAATTATTTGGATGTTCTTGCATATAGACCACTTCCTATGAATCCTACAGATGTTTATATGCAAATTACAGCAGTGTACGAATATAGACCCGACTTATTAGCGTTTGACTTGTATCAAAATGCAAGCCTTTGGTGGGTGTTTGCAGTTAGAAATCCTAATTTACTCGGCCCGGACCCGTACTTCAACTTTACGGCAGGTACTGGGATCTATGTACCAACATTGTCTACTCTAAAGACGGTACTGGGAATCTAATATGGTCGATAGTGTGACAACTACTATTAATGGGTATACTGTTATCGCTCAATATAATCCTGAGTATCAAAGGGTTTCCTATGTTATTAATAATCCAAACGGGTCTCTTTTATTAAGTGCAGGGAATGCGCAAGCGGCCATGTCGGGCGTGAGGAGTTTGGCGAATGAAGCAATAGATGCCGGTAATAGTGCATTGGCTTCTAGTCTATCAGCATTGAATATGAATCTTGTTATGCAATCCCCCTCAATAGACGCACAGGCCATGGCTCAATATAAACCTACACCACCAGAACCTACGCCTACAGATAACTCCGCCGCACTAACCCCAACAGCGACAAATGATAAACCTCTTCCTCCGATATCAGATGATGATAGCGGTAACACGCAGTCAAATCCTGCAGGATCATCTGGTGCACCTCCTTCGTCACCGGCAAATCCGTCCGGATCAGTAACAAATCCAACTCCCGCAAGCGTGTCTGCTGCGGCAGCAGCAGCGCCGACGCCACCCAACGGAGACCTACCTGGAAAACGCCTGTACAATCCATTAAGTCAGCTTTCTAGTTATACATATCAATTAAGTTTATATATGATAACACCTGATGCATACAGTGCATTTTTAGCGAGCGGAAAACAAAGTATAAATGTGATTCCTCAGTCACTGGCGAACAGCCCTTCTATAAACACCGCCGCGCAAACAAATACATTTATAAATTCCAATACGGGTCAACCGATAATCGGCGGCGCCTACCTAATAGCACAGAGCGGGGGAAGCGGTAATCCTGCCAATCGCGCCCCCGGAATTGATTTTGATTATGGTATTGACAATCTATCCTTTGATCATGTAGTGTCTACTAATGGGTCTGGCGCCGCCGCGGTAAACTCTGATATAAAATTTACTATTACAGAACCATATGGTTTCTCGCTTATTGATAAAATAAAAACAGCACAAACTGTTATAAACAACTACAGTTCGGCCATTAATATACCTGACAATCCGACAAAAAGTCTTTTTATTTTGGGTATTAGATTTTTTGGATATCTACCAGATGGAACACTAGCAACTGGCAAAGAAATATTTAATGGTATTCCACTAGATCCTAATGCTGGCGGCGTCGGCGCCCTTTTTGAAACTTATTATGATATTAATATAAACACATTCGGGTTTAAGCTTGGTGCAGGCACCACTACGTATGACATAGAAGCAACTTACCTAGCAAGCTCTACCGGATTCGGTACAAAATACGGATACCTAAACGGTAGTCCCAATTTTACATGTAAAGGTTCGACCGTTGGTGAAGTTTTGAGCGACCTTGCTAGTCAGTTGAACGCAAAACAGCAACAACTAACTAATACCAGTAATGGTCAAAAACCATCACAACAATATCCTATAGCCTACACATTTGAATATCAAGGTAACGCAGCAACCACTGTTGCGAATGCTTCTATGATTAATCCAGCCGATAATAACAAAGCAAAAGCAGCGATGTCTGGTGCAACAAATAGCGCACAATCTAATCCTAAGGCTGAGGTTACCGGAGTTTACAATCCCAACATAAAGACTATTACTTTTGCTTCCCAGCCTATTTTACAGTGCATAGACCAAACAATAACATCCAGTACTTATGTAACAGACGCATTGTCTTCTAATACGACCAACTCAACTAACGGGGATAATACAGTTATACCAAACCCTAACCCTACTTATCCGGTTTGGTATAACTGTAGTGTCCGGGTAGAAAATCCTAGATGGGATAATATTATTCATGATTGGATATTTGATATAGTATATGTTATCCGGGAATATCAAACACCTCTCGTTAACAGTCCAGCTATTAGTACAACTCAACCATATTATGGTCCTTATAAAAGATATCAGTATTGGTATACAGGAAAAAATTCAGAGATTACAGAATATTCACATACTATTAATAATGGATATTTTTTGGCTGCACTAAATCAACCTGGCCCAGACCCTTTAAAGGGTGCACCTAATACTGCTACTACTGCTCCCGCGCAAAGCACGCCCCAATCCAGCACCAACACTCAAGGTAACGGAGCAGAAGCAGTAGCTAGCTACAAAGACAGTTTATACAATCCAGTAGCCTATTCAGACGTTCACGTATCTGTTTTGGGTGATCCAGATTTCCTAATACAAGATACGGCTAATCAAGACAATCATTTTAATACACACTATTCTCCGAATGGATATAGTATTGCACCCAATGGTGGTCAGGTGTTTGTTGAAATAAATTTCAATGAAGCGATAGATTATGATACTACTAGTAACGGGACTGGACTAATGAATCTAAATGACAAAGTATATTTTCAAACATATCCGAATTCGGTGAATATTCTCAAAGATGCTAACGGAAATCCTTTAGTTCAAGGGGTTAGTTACCAAGTAAACACAGTAAAAAATACTTTTTCTGGCGGAAAATTTACTCAATCATTTGAGATGACAGTGAATCCGTTCAACGGGGTTCCAGTAGATTCTAACGCAGCGTCATCTGCATCACAGTCTTCAAATCCAGGTCCATCACCGACTAATGCGAGCAAACAAGCGCCTACTACTGGATTAAAGCCTGCTCCGCAAACTGATGCCCAAAACGGCACAGTAAGCCAACCTCAACCAGCACAACAAAAACCAGCCGAAGCTACAACTTAATAACGAGAAACCAGTATGCCAATTGATACATTTAAACCAAGAGGTCAGATAGCAGCAGACAAACCTGGTAAAGGTGGGTCTGGTGTACAAACTGTACCACTAATAGGCGTAGTTAGAGATAATGTTGACCCGACACGATCTGGTCGTATTAGAGTATCTTTGGTACAACCTAACAGCTCCAGCAAACCAGAAGACTCTACAAATTGGATTACTGTAAGCTATCTAAGTAGCTTTTTTGGTAAGGTGCAAGCAACTGCGAATAGTGACGGTTACGGTACTTACAAATCTAATTCTAGCTCATACGGACAATGGCAAGCTCCGCCTGACATCGGTACTCAGGTAATCTGCATATTTGTTAATGGTGATAAAAACTACGGGTACTACATCGGTGCTATTCCGGAAGCAGAATCATTACAGATGGTTCCTGCAATCGGATCATCAGATAATATTCTCACTAACGAGGGTGAAGCAAACAGTTATGGAGGCGCAACTCGTCTTCCTGTAACTAATATGAACACTAACGACAAGAAGAAGTCAGATAGTGCAGAATTTTTAAATACTGCCCGGCCGGTTCACAGCTATACCGCAGCAATCATGAATCAACAGGGTATAATTCGTGACCCTATTCGCGGACCTATATCATCCTCTGCATCACGCGAGACTGTATCTCGTGTTGGTTGGGGAGTATCTACTCCGGGCAGACCCATATATACAGGTGGATACGATGATACTACACTACCTGCATCATTGCAACAAGATAATCCGCAAGGACTTCAGGTTGTAGCACGCAGAGGCGGCCACTCAATTGTTATGGACGACGGCGACATTATCGGCCGCGACCAGCTAGTTCGAATTCGAACAGCTTTGGGTCATCAGATTCTTATGAGCGACGACGGTCAGACATTAATGATTCTGCACTCTAATGGTCAATCGTATATTGAATTAGGAAAAGAGGGTACCATTGACATGTACTCAACCAATTCAGTGAACATTCGAACACAAGGTGACCTGAACTTACATGCGGATCGTGACGTTAACATTCATGCAATGGAAAATTTAAATATCCAAGCAAAACAAATTCATACCAATTCTGAAGACGACACTATGATGCGTTCGGGCGGCGACTTTAAAACTTCTGCGACCGGTGACATAACTGGATTAGCAGCCGGCGCCATTGCATTTGCTGCGGGCGGCGACGCTTCGTTAGCAGCATCAGGTCAGGCATACGTTAACGGCACCAAAGTAAACCTTAATTCAGGAAAATCAAGCACGACACCTGAGGCAGTGGACAATATTCCACTAAATGCACAAACTGACACCTTATACGATGAAGAAAAAGGATTCCTTGCTGCACCCGGTAAACTACTTACGATTGCCTCAAGGGCACCAGCACATGCGCCATGGGCTAATGCAGGTCAAGGTGTAGATGTGAAAACCAGCCTTAGCGCTTCAGATAATCTTCCCGCAGCACCAACTCCGGCTGCAACAGCCGCAAGCTCTGCTGGCGCAGCGACCGGCGCCACGCCTCCTGCGGTAGCAACAGTAGCGTCAGCGCCTACAAACGCACCTAACATCTCAACTGCACTGGATAAAGGTACTACCAATGCAATGCTTGGTGCAACAGCTACAGCAGCAGCTACCGGGCCGCTAGCAGCAGCGACAAAGCAGGGCGCTGCCGTTGTAGAAACTGCAACCGGAAAAGTAGGAGCAATTGGTTCATTTGCACTCACGCCTTCGTCATTGGCTAGTGCTGGTGTACTTAAACCCGGAGCAGATACCCTTGTAAATGGGCTAGTTAAGAACGGTGTTGATTTGACGAATGCGATGCCGTCTTCTCTCTTTACTGGTGCACCTGGAGCAAAAGATTTAACAAACCTAACCCAAAATATTACTGCACAAACAAATACCGTAATTACCAACATGCAAAAGTCACAAACTGCATTAGGAGCAGCCGGCGTTCTAACCGGAGCAGAATCTCCGGCAACGGTTGCTGGTTTAGTCCAGTCCGCGACAACGAACGGAGTAGAGGCCACAACTGATGCTGTAAAACAAGTGAGCGGTGTAGCAGGCGCAGCATTGGGCAACATTACGGGAGCACTACAGTCTATTGGATCTGGTATAGCAGCAGCAGGTTTGGCTACTTCCTTAGGTGGATTGGGCGGCATTTCAAATGCATTAACTGCGATGGGTAAAATTCCATCCTTGGCTGGTTTAATAGACCAAGCTAAAGGTATTGCAGGTTCAGCGTTCGATGCGATCAAGAATTCATTTAAACCTCTTAAACCAAATGTCCCACAGAATCTCACACAAATTGCAAAAGATAATGCTGCTACTGCTGCTGGATTGTCAGAGCAAACTGGTCAACTAAGCACTACGGTAAGTTCGGATGCCTCTAGCATCTTTGGCTCAAACGGTATTAGTGCAAACTTTACTACGTTGACTGGATCGCTTGCAGGCGCGGCCGGCGCACTAACGTCATTGACTAAAATTGCAGGTTCAGTCAACGGAGCAGTAGGCTCTATCAACAATTCAGTGGGCGGAATAACTGGTTCTATCGCGGCCGTATCTACTCTCGCAAGCAAAGCCACAAATATCGTTAACGCTGCAACTAGTTCATATGGTTCTGTCACAACTACTATCGGCGGCGTAACCGGTGTATCTAGTACGACGGCTACAGTTACACTATCTTCAGTTACTAGCAATCCTCTTAATCCTACTTCAAGCGGAGTGCAAACGGCCGTAAACTCAGTAAGCGCAATTGCGGGCGCCGGAGCAACTATAGCTAGCGGAGGCATAGGCGGACTATCTACAGCAGCCTCGATTGTTCAGCAAGGTTCAGCAGCATCGACCTCATCTACTATAGCTAGCGGGTTAAGCAATTTACCTGGAGGAATAAGTGCAGTGTCATCGGTATTCAATAATGCTAAAAATGCAGTAAATGCAATTCCGGGTGTAGGACAGTTGACTGGTGCAATCAATGCTGCTACGGCAAGTGTGATGGGAGGATTAAATCTTTCTCCTATTAGTTTACCTAATAGTCTAAACAGTTTAACCAGCTTAGCATCTTCAGGGCTATCAGTTGGTGCAGCAGCGGACCTACAATCGGCAATCGCTGCGTTGTCGTCAGGACCAAGCGGCATCAAGTTGCCTGTTATAGGTTTCAACACCACAGACAGAACAAGTATAACCTCACAAATTACTAACGTATTAGGTGATCCTGGCATACCGATGCCAAATTTAGTTGGTGGAATTCCTAGTAGTGCAGTAAATGACGCACAGTCACTCGTTGATCAAGGAAATAAGTTATATGACGTAATTGATCAATTGGATGCGTACAATAAAAAAGCAGAGGCTGCGAGAAAGGCATACGAGTCTGCTCGACAAACCCTTCCGGCCGGCGATCCACAATTAGCGGTTCTGCTTGCTCAGTGGAATAGTGTAATTAATGATCCAACATATTTGGCGTTGCTACAAGAGGGTGATGGAACAGCAGCAGCGGTGTCTGACCAAACAAGCAACACCGCTTCTGCACCTACTGGTCTTCCTAACCCACCTTCTACTATCAACACAGGAATTCCTCTTTCTACTGCAGGACTGAAAAGCACAGTTCAGGGCATAGTATCTACAATTACAGGGGCTGGCACGTCATTAATTAATCTAGCACAAACAACACCTGTAACAGTATCTACTACTCCTATAACTCAAACAGCTACCGCAATCAAAGCATTGCAACTCTCGACTGCAAATAACATTGCGTCTCTGAACAATTCACTTGATGGTATTACGGGACCAACAAATAATGCATAATACAGGGGCTAAATAGAAGTATGGCACAGTATATTGGATTTAGCACGATTGATGCATGTCTACCAAAGACCACAAATGTCCTAAATGGGCCTGATGGTGGTCCTGGCGGAACAGTAACTTCTTTAGTAATCGGCAAGAAGTTCCGTATGGTAGATGTTCAATTAGTTATAAGAGATTTCATAAATGCACTAAACATACCGTACGGTCAAAAAGTAGGACAGCCACAGTACGGTACCTTTCTCTGGGATTTTGTTTTTGAACCTAACACGACGGACACACAAGTTCAATTGCAAAACGAAATCAGACGTATAGCATCATTGGATCCAAGACTTTCCTTAGGGTATGTCAACGTATACCCGCAATTAAATGGTATTCTAGTAGAAGTTGAAATTGCAGTCGTGCCGTTCAATCAGCCGTCGGTGTTGAACGTATTCTTTAATACACAGACAGGTATAGCTGCCATACAATAACAAATCCACCTTTTTGGTAATGATAAATATATCTATATCAAAAAGAGTGTACACATGGCAACAAGTTCAAGACAGTCAGCGTTATTTGGATTAAATGATTGGAAAACCATTTATCAAACCTTCCAACAAGCGGACTTTCGCAGTTACGACTATGAAACTCTGCGCAAAAGTTTCATTGACTACTTGCAACTATACTACCCTGAAACGTTCAATGATTATACTGAATCGTCTGAATATATTGCATTACTCGATGTTATCGCGTTTATGGGACAAGGGCTTGCTTTCCGTGATGATCTAAACACTCGTGAAAACTTCATTGATACTGCCGAGCGCCGCGACTCTGTTATTAAACTAGCTAACCTAGTAAGCTACACACCAAAGCGCAACATTGCAGGTCAGGGTTGGCTGAAAGTCTCAAGTCTTTCTACTACACAAAACATTACCGACATTAATGGAACAAATCTAAGTAATATTCCTATACTATGGAATGACCCAGCTAATCCGAATTGGTTGGAACAGATGAATACAATCTGGAACGCCGCACTTGTTTCAACACAACGTATCGGTAAGCCAGGTAATATTGCAGACTTGCTAGGAGTTACTACGAGTGAGTACGCTATTCAAATTCCTCCTACTGTTCTACCGATCGTACCATTCACGTCAACTATTGACGGTGTAACTATGAATTTTGAACTATGCAGTGTCACTTCGTTAAATGAGGATTACATATATGAGATTCCACCTGCACCGTCCGGCAAATTCAATATGGTATATCGAAATGATACACTGGGCTTCGGATCACCTGCAACTGGATTTTTCTTCTATTTCAAGCAAGGCACGCTACAGAACTATGACTTCACTTTGCAGCAGCAGATTTCAAATCAAATAATTCCAATTGGCGCAATTCAAGGGGTCAATAATACCGACACTTGGTTGTACCAAATTAATTCTGATGGAACTACAACACCATGGATTCAAGTGGAAAACATCTATGCTGATGCATATCTACAAACGACTACATCAAACAAAACAATCTTTTCTGTGAACTCCGGCTTCAACGATCAAGTATCCTACATTTTCGGTGACGGCGTATTTTCTAAGATTCCAGTAGGAACGTATAGATCATATGTTCGTGCAGGTAATGCGCTGACCTACACAATCTCTCCTAGTGAAATGAATGGTATTTCGGTTTCGTTCACGTATATTGACAGTACAGGGAAGGCACAAACACTGACTATAGGGTTGACGCTTCCTCAGACGGTTTCTACTGCACAGGCTCGTGAGTCACTGGCTGACATTAAGCAACGTGCACCAACTCGTTACTATACACAAAATAGAATGGTTAATGGTGAAGATTATAATAACTTCCCATATACGCTTTACAGTTCTATAATTAAATCAAAATCTATTAATAGAGCATCTGTTGGTGTATCTAAAAATCTAGATTTACTCGATCCTACTGGAAAGTATTCAAGTACCAATTCATTTGGTAGTGACGGTGGACTATATCAAACTACAGTGGACGGTGTACTGACGTTAACGATCAATAGTACGAATGATATTATTGCGTTCTTTAGTGACACACTATCTTCGGTATTATCACTAAACAGAGCTAACCAGTATTATATTCAAAATTATACTAGATATCCAGTAGTAGCTCCTACTCCAACTAGTGATAACTTAGTTTACTGGAATACAAGTTCAGTCGATTCTGGATCGGAAACTGGATACTTTTATACCAAAGCCGGTAGCCAACTTAATCCTATATCCATTGGTACTTATGGAAGCACTAATGGAATCATGTACATTACTACTGGCGCTATATGTAAATTCCAAGCGCCGACTGGTTATTATTTTGACATTAATAATCGTTTGGTTGCAGGTATACCGGGCGCGACAGACTCGACTTATATTTGGTCTACTGTACTAAATGTAGTAGGCGATGGGTCAAATAACGGTGCTGGCACGTTTGCAAACGGAGTTGGTCCGGTTAGCATTAATGGTTATGTACCAGACGGCGTTACCGTCAGTGAAGTGATCCCGGTATTTGGTAATGCACTGTCCACAGCAATCATTCAAGAATGTATATTTAAAATGGAGTTGCAGCAAGATTTTACTCTGGTGTTTAACAACGCTCTACAGATAAATCAAGATCGTTGGTCAGTAAGCACTGCCGGCGATCCAAATTATTTCGTAAAATTCACCAGTCAAGGTGGCAATAGATACATAGTTACATACAAATCATTAACATACTATTTTGGTTCAGTTGCAGATACTAGATTTACTTTCTCAAAAGACGGAATCGTGTATGACCCTTATTCAGGTAAACTTATACAAGACTTTGTAAACGTGCTGTCAGTAAACAGTCAATTTAACTCTACTACCGCATTGGGTAGAGACTACAAAATAAACATTGTGGGACAAACGACTCAAACTGACGGTTATGTAAACGATTTCCAAATAGAAGTTGCTGCAACTGACGTTAACAACAAACAATTAATATTAAATCCAGACTTCTTTAATGAAATTACTGGATATGTTAACGGATCTTCAAACACTGGTGTGTACGCTTTCTTTGAAACGGTACAAGATCCAATCAATCTAACAAGACAATATCTTATACCATCAAGTTCTGTAGTATACCAGTATCCAACAGTTACTAACATCGAAGTAGTAAAGTACGATTATCCTTTAGGTCAACTATTTTATGCGTATTCAGAAGGTAACTTTTATACTAGTGTTCAAGATCAAACAGTGACCACACCCTCATATATTTTGGTTGTTCAGAACCAATATTCTGTGTTGTTTGGTAGACAAGGGCTGTCCTTCCAATATAGACACAACTCAAATGATACCAATCGTATAGATCCTATCACGACCAATATTATTGATTTGTACGTCGTTCCTCAGGCATACTATACTGCATATACCAATTGGATTACTGATACCACAAATACTGTTCCTGAACCCACAGTACCTACTATAACTGAACTTACCCAAGAATACGGTAAAGTTCAAGATTATAAAATGCTATCGGATTCTGTGATTGTAAATAGTGTTGTCTTTAAACCGCTCTTCGGTCCTAAAGCAGATGAGAACTTACGTGGAACAATTAAGGTTATTAAAACAAGTAATACCAATGCAAGTGACAGTGAAATTAGAAGTGCTGTACTAGCTGCTATGAATAATTACTTTAGCATCAATAATTGGAATTTCGGAGATACTTTCTATTTCTCAGAATTAAGTGCGTATCTTCATGCGCAATGCGGAGATTTAATTAGTTCTGCGGTACTCGTATCTAATGACCCAACACAACCGTTCGGCACACTGTATGAAATCAAGTGTCTACCGTATGAAATCTTCGTATCCGCCGCCACCGCAAATGACGTACTAGTAGTTCCGGCCCTCACACCCGCCGAATTACAGTATTGATAAATACACTTGACTAGCAGTAGTCTGCTATGTGCAGTAAAAACAAAGTAGAGAACCATTATAATGGCCCGAATTCGGACAATAACTTTTCTTCCTGAGATTTTTCAAACCTCAACTAACGCGGAATTTTTGTCAGCGACCCTAGATCAGATCGTAAATCCACCGAATACGATGAAGATTCAAGGCTATGTAGGTAGCAAGTTTGGATATGGTGTAAATGCAACTGACAATTATGTAGTTGAACCAACAAAAACTCGGGTGAACTATCAGTTAGATCCGGGTGTAGTTTTTACTAAGCCAAACGAATCTGTAGCAAACGACTTTATCTCGTATCCAGGCATCATCGACTCTATTGCAATGCAAGATAGTATTACGGATAACAACAGTCGTCTATTCAAAAGTCAGTTTTATTCATGGGACTCCTTCACTAACCTCGACAAGCTCATTAACTTTAATGAATATTACTGGTTGCCAGTCGGGCCGCCGGCTGTTACTATCTCAGCAGCAACCGTGTACTCTACTGAAAATTATGCAGTCACATCACTACCTAATGGATATGAAATTGCTCTAGTCGGACAACCTATCGGTAGCATCAATCCTACACTTGGATTGATCCGCGGAGGAACCTATACTTTTGCTGTAAATCAATCGTCTCAGTTTTGGATTCAGACGGATCCGGGTACCTCAGGATATTCGCCATTCCAATCGAATCTTACTACTAGACAAGTATACGGAGTAGACAACAATGGCGCAAGTCAAGGTGTTGTTACGTTTACTGTTCCGCAAAAAAATGCACAAGATCAATATATTTTTCCAGGTAACAACACTGTCGATCTAGTCAGCACTAAATTGTTTGACCAAGTAAATGGAGCAGTTTTAAAGACATTTACTGACACGGATGGCGTAACATATCAAGGACTTAATGACATTGATGGCGTGACTGCGCTTGAAGGGTTACGCATCATGTTCTATTATGATGGTATTCCGGCAGAGAAGGGAAACACAGAGACCTTCTTGAGCGAGACACCGCTGGACATCAATAGTGATGTTCTCGTCGCACCAATCGTTATAAATGTAACTAGCTGTGATGCTTCTGCGTTTACTACAGATAGTACCTCTCAATTAGTAGTCGGTCAAACTGTAACCTTTAACAACCCAACATTCGGTGGAGTTACTGCAGGGGAAGTCTATTATGTTCATAGTATTCCTACTTCAGGTACATTTACTATCGCGTTGACTCTAGATGCTTCGTCTCCGTTAACTTTGGTTCCTGGATCAGGTACTATGGTTGCCAATATCAATCAGGGTCTATATGAAGAAAGTGTCGCATCAACGGTGTTTGAATACTATTACTTGATTGAATACATCGGTGATCCAAAGAACCCAACTATTCGTTTAGTTCCAGATGGTACTATTCCTGTAAATCAAACAATTACTCCATTATATGGTACTCAATGGAACAATATACCATTTTATCGTTCACCTACCGGAGTAATTAATCCAATTCCTGTTATCACTGCTCCGTTAGATGTTCTATATTATCAAGACGGTACATCTGCTGATTCTGTCGGCGTGATTAAAATCATTGACAGCAATACTACAAATACTATTAATGTTGTGACTGAAATCTTGGGTAACCCTAATTATACGTCATCTAGTGGAGTAGTATTTACTAATGGATTGAAAGTTAACTTTCAAGGTGACATTATTCCTACAAGTTATTTACAGGGACAATACTATGTACAGGGTGTAGGAACTGCAATTGAGTTAGTTCCAGTAAGCTCTCTAGTCTGTACTGAAGATTTTACACATGGTAATTACATTCCATATGATTCTACACCATATGACATTAGCAATTACGATTCGGACCTTTTTATTCCAACAGATAAAGACTATATTACTATTGCTAGAAACGCAATCAATAAAAATGCTTGGTCCAGAAGCAATCGTTGGTTCCACATCGATGTCATCAACGCAACTGCAAAATACAATAACGACCCTAATATCGCAACTACTTACGCGACACAAGCAAACAAAGCAGTCCGCCCTATAATCGAGTTTTATCCTAATCTAAAATTATACAATTCGGGTTCTGTAGGCGCCGCAGGAATCGATTTTATCGATACCCATAACACTGATGCATTGTCAACAGTAGCAGGATCTTACAATTATTACCCAGATACAGAAGTACTTACTACAGCATCGGCGTCGGTTGTAGGAGTAACCGCCGCAACATCAACTACCTTTAGTGTAGACGCTGCTAACGTTTCGGGTACATTCCAAATTGGAATGTATGTTGCAGATTCTTCAAGCATTCTTCCTAATAATACACAAATTACCGACATTACTGGTACTACTACGCTAACTGTAACAGTTTCATGGCCCGGCGCAAAAAACATATCCTCTGCTTCAAACTTGTCTATTGTGGGTTCAGACACTACTTTAGATAACTATGCTTTGTTTCCGGAAGCAAGAATCGTATTTGCTGCTGACTCTAGCTCTACTGTAAGAAACAAAATCTATGTCGTAAACTTCTCGGTAATTGATCCTAATACTAGACCTGTAATTACACTCACGGTAGCAGAAGACGGAAATATTGTCCCTGATGAACAATTAGCAATTAAGCGTGGTTATTATCACCAAGGCACTAGTTACTATTATGATGGTATAAAGTGGATACAGGCACAACAAAAGGTTACGGTTAACCAACCACCGCTGTTTGACGTTTTTGATGCCAACGGTATTTCTTTTGGGGATTCTTCGGTCTATCAAAGTACTTCGTTCAAGGGGTGTAAACTTTTCGCATACAGTGTTGGTAGCGGAGTCAATGACCCTATATTAGGCTTTCCAATCGCATATTCTGGTATAGATAACGTAGGGGATATTAGTTTCGACGTATCACTGAATTTGGATACATTTAATTATGTGTCTGGATATAATCCTATTAATCAAAAGGTAAATACTGGCTACGTATATAATTATACATCAGGTACATCATATGTAAGACAGCTTGGTTGGCAAACCGCAATTGCTGATAGCACGCAATATCAATTATTCAGTTTTGACTTTGATCCTACAAATCCAACATTAAGTTTCCAGTGTGACGTTGCAGCATTGCCTGCTTTAGCAACGGGAGAAACTGGTTGGCCGAGAGTTAAGGTATACATCAACAATGTATATCAAGCACCAACATCATATGCTACGGTAGTTGGTACCAATACTACCACAATTACATTTAACAGTAGCAGTTCACTACCAACAACTAGCACGGTAGTTCAAGTATTAGTATTGAGTGATCAAGTAAGCCAAATCGGTTACTACGACATTCCTATTAATTTAAATAATAATCCATTAAATGCTGATTTAACTACAGCCAATGTTGGTGATATCCGTGCACAGTATAGAGACATTTTTATTAATTCACCAAACACGACAGGTGAAATTTTCGGCGCAAATAATTTTAGAGATTGCGGTAACTTAGTACCATATGGTACAGAGATAATTCAAAACTCTGCGTCATTAGTACTGCCGGGAACCTTTTTCCGAAACACGCAGCACAACTTGTTTGACGCATTGATGTTTAACAGCCGTGAATATATAAAGTATAAACAATTACTAGTATATACGGTACAAAACACAGATTACGTTCAGCGATACACTCCGTCGCAAATTCTGGATAGCGCACTAGACCAGATTACTGCTGCAAAGAGCGAAATCAACGCATTCTTTTGGTCGGACATGTTACCGTCAAAGGCTCCGTACCGCACCAACACGTACACGTTCAATAATCAACTGGATACTTCTGTTTATCCATTAAGCAATGTTTATAATTTTGAAACTGCTAACTATAGCGGCGTTCTTGTTTATGTGTTGAGAACAGTCGCTGGTGTAGTAGTTGAACGACAACTTACTAGTGGCATAGATTATATAATAAGTCCGGATGCCCCTTCGCTCACTATCATTAGCCCGCTTGGTGATGGCGATAAGGTCATCATTAAAGAATACAACCAAACATACGGCTCATATATTCCTAATACACCAACTAAGTTGGGACTATATCCTTCATTTTATCCAGAAGTAGTTTTGGATTCAGATTACACAGTTCCTACTTACTTCATCAAAGGACATGACGGATCGTTCACTAAGTTATACGGTGACTATGACGAAACATTAGGAGTATTGATTGATTTCAGAGACCAGGCTCTGCTTGAGTTTGAACTAAGAATTTACAATAATTTAAAATTAAGCACAACTGTTCCTATCGAGCGATACGAAGTTGTACCTGGTTACTTCAGAAGTTCTACATCAACATATTCATGGAATGAATTTATACAGATGTACGAACCTACGTTCTTGAACTGGATTGGTCAAAATCGTCTCGATTATAAGTCCCAGTACTATCAAAAGAACAACGAGTTCAGTTATAACTATACAAATTCAGGTAATAAACTAGACCAAGCTGCTATTCAGCAAGGTTATTGGAGAGGGGTCTATGAATATTTCTATGACACAACTACTCCAAACGAAACTCCATGGGAGATGTTAGGATTTGCTAATGAACCAACCTGGTGGGCTGATCGTTACGGACCTACTCCTTATACGAGCGATAACGGTATTCTATGGGGTGATTTAGAAGCTGGTTATATTTGGAATAACGGTAATCCCTACACCGTACCTGAGTTAGCACGTCCTGGACTATCTAAAATTATTCCGGTTGACTCCAACGGCGATTTGTTGTCTCCGCTAATCGCAATTGTAGGCAACTATAATCCAAGTACGTTCCAAAAAGATTGGGTAGTAGGAGATGATGCACCTGTGGAGTTGAGCTATCGACGTAGTTCAACTTGGCCATTTGATTTAATGAGACTATTTGCACTGACTAGACCAGCTGAATTTTTCAATTTGGCCGTCGACCTTGACAATTACAAATACAATGCTGAATTTAATCAATATTTGGTTAATGACAGAAGCCATTTAGTTCCTGCAAATATTGAAATTTATGGTAATGGTACTGCAAAAACCAGCTACATTAACTGGATTGTAGATTATGAAAAGCAACAAGGGGTTGACGCAACTACTAACATTACAACCCTTTTGAATAACCTTGATGTTCGTCTGGTTTATCGTCTTGCTGGATACAGTGACAAAACATTGCTTCAATTCTATGTGGAAAAGGGTTCGCCTAATAGCAATAACGCAACACTATTGATTCCTAACGAAAGTTATTCAGTGTTGTTATATGACAATCAGCCCTTCGATCAGATTATGTTCAGTGGCGTGGTCATTCAGAAAAATCAAGGCTATTGGACTGTATACGGTAATTCACAAACATTTGCATACTTTAAAACACTAAAACCTATCAATAACGGTACATACGGTAGTGTTGACGTTTTAGGTACTACAGTTAAGTATGCTAAAAACTATACTGATCAAGTAGTTCTTGTTCCATACGGTACCAAATTCTACAGCACTCAGGGAGTAGTTCAATTCCTAATGAGCTATGGTGCCGAACTTGAAAGCCAGGGCATGTTGTTCAATGAAGTTGAACAAGGAATTGAAGTCACTTGGGCACAGATGGCAGCAGAATTCTTGTATTGGTCAATGTCCGGATGGGAAGTAGGAAGTCTGATAACACTAAATCCGTCTGCTACTGCAATAAACATTGATAGACCAAGCGCGATAGTTCAGCCGCTTACGGTTCAGCAAACTAACTTTATACTAAATCAAAATCTCTATCCGATACAACTAAATGATCTTTGCGTTGAACGTGACGATACATTATTCCATGCGCACACCTTGAATCAGGGTGATTCTATGTCTTATGCTCAATTTAACGTAAGTAATTTCGAGCATGGTATCGTATTCGATAATGTCACTTTGTTTAATGATATTATCTATAATCTAACTACTGGACTAAGACAAAACCGCATCTACGCTCGCGGGGTCAAGACTGCTGATTGGAACGGAACCGTAAACGCCTGGGGCTTCATTTTAAATCAAGACAACGTATTAGAATGGAATGGTAATCTAAAGTATACTAAAGGTGTTATCGTACAATATAAGAATAAGTATTGGACTGCACTTAAAGTAATAGAACCATCCGCGACATTCAACGAGCAAGATTGGAAGCTCGTGAATTACAATGACATTCAAAAAGGAATGTTATCAAACGCTTCTACTCGTGCATACGAAAGCACACTATACTATGATGTTTACCAAGCAAATCTTGAACAAGATGCCGACTTGCTTGCGTTCTCACTTATTGGATATAGACCACGCGACTATCTTGCTCTGGTAGACCTTACAGATTCTACTCAAGTTCAAGTCTATCAAAATTTGATCAAGAACAAGGGAACCCGCAATGCAGTAGATGCATTCCAAGGTGCTACTTTCCCACAAGGTAGTATATCTTATGATTTCTACGAAAACTGGTCTATTTTAACTAAACAATATGGTGGAGTGCTGAATGAAAACTTCGTTGACTTCAGAATAAACCAAACAAATCTTATGGGTAATCCATCAATTGTTAGTTTGACAAATGGAGTATACACGGTTGGTTCAGACCAAGAAGTTCCACTATACAATTTATTCAATTATAACACACCACCAGCATCACCGAATGTATTGTCAACACTAGACACTACGGTTAATTCACAACTGTACCCATCCGCCGGATACATCAACGTAAATGATGTTAAGATGTCATCATATTTCTTCTCTGGATTGCCTTCTGCGGTTGACAGTACCGGTGCAGTTGTTCCTATTAATAATTTCTACGTAGGTGAATATTTTTGGTTAGCTAACTTTAAAAATAAATGGGACGTATTTAGATGGACCAATATTGGTCAAGTAATTCAAGTTAGAAATAATACTAACGGAACAGCAACCATAACGTTCAGTTCTCCGCATTCTCTCAATAAGCTAGATCCGATGGCCATCATTAACTTCGCGCAGAATGTTGATGGATATTATATAGTCGCTGATGTTCTAAATCTTTATGAAGTTGTAATAAATCTATCTGCACTAAATGCAAATCAAAATTCAATTCAAGGCAGAGGGTTAGCCTTTGGGTTCGTGTCGCAACGAGTAGCATCACCTGCAGGAATAATTCCGTTAGCATCTGCTGAAAACGAATTTATCAAAAACACTGTTTGGGTAGACGAAAACACTGACGGCAACTGGGCAGTCTATCGCAAGAGTTTAAATTATGCTTATCAGAACCAATTTGAACAGGCCGATGGCGGCACATTTGGTTCTGCTGTCGCATATACATCTGATATGGGTTACCTGATAGGTGATTCCGGCACAGGGATTTTGTATAGATACATATACGACAGTTTAGCTCAAGCGTACCTTCTGAAGGAAAACAAGACCGGCGGAACATCGTTTGGTTCAACAATAAAGTACGCCCAAAATCTATATGCAGTATCTCAACCTTCTGGCGTATCGCCAGCAGTAACGTTGTACACCTTAAATCATACGGTTGTTACTGATCGTATGTTAACATACCAAACCATAGCCGCGCCCGGAGGAGTAACCGACTGGGGCAGTGCATTAGCTATTTCGGGTGACACTAATTGGCTTTACATCTCTGATGCGCAAAACAACAATGTATATGTATATCGCAAGCAAAATATTCCTCTAATTGCAGGATACTTTGTGACCGGTGAAACATATGTTATCACGTCATTGGGTAGTACAGACTTCACTGCTATCGGTGCAGTAGACAACAAAGTAGGTATTACTTTTGTTGCAACTGGCGCCGGCGCCGGCACCGGTACTGCGACCCAGATTACATACAAGCAATCCACTATCATAAGCGGGTCATCTTTGTTCAGTCTAGGGGCCGGTGACGGATTCGGGACTGCGCTTGCAACATCATATGACGGTAGCACTCTAGCGGTAACCGCACCGTTTATCGACTATAGCCCAACGATAACAAATTGGGGTACAACATTTGTGCTACAACGCACGATGCAAAATTTTGAAGCAAAACAAAATTCGCTCCCTGAGCAGACAACTTCTTTCTCATTGTCTTGGACTCCAGCTGCTGGCGCCACTATAACAGCAAGTGCAACCTCTTCGGTAACAAATAGAATTACTTGCAGCGGATCAATGACTGGATTCCAAATCAATCAACCAGTAGTATTTGCAGGTAGCAATTTTGGTTCAAGCAATGTTTCACCTAATCAAGTCTACTACATTCACGGTATTTCGGGTAGCGAAATATCAATAAAAACATCACGATCAAGCACCACTCCTGTAAATCTAACTACTGCGGCTGGTCTATCGTTCTCTGTTTATGTACAAGTTGATCCTCTTTATGTGTATCTCAACGGTAAATTGGTTACTGATGACAATTACGCAGTAATTGGTACATCGTTTATCTATTACAGTTCATTGATTGCAGGTGACATTTTAACTGTGAGCGACAATCAATACTTCCCTGCGCAACAAATCAATTCTGATTATATTGACAGAACAGATATTGAATTTGGTTATGCGGTTGATATGTACAAAACCGGGTCAACACTTCTAATTGGTTCACCGTACGAAGTTGATGCAAATGATGTCGAAGGTGCAGTATACTCTTATGTTAACGGTGGCGCCGAATATGGCGTAGTGATCGGAACGAATGAATGTAACGTAACTACCAACCGCACGTTGTTGATCAATGGATTCGCAGTAAATCTCTCTGCTGGAAACGCACAATCAGTTGCGAACACGATCAATTCTAGTAAGATTATCAATGTACAAGCAGCAGCGACTAGTGATAATAAATTGATTATTCAAGTAATCAATCAAAATATCGCTCAGATTAATCAAAAGTTAACTGTGTATGCATATGATAGTGGTACTACGCTTTCTGAACTCGGTATAAACCTGTACACTAAAACTCAGATTATTCAGTCTCCTCACGAGCAAGGTGCATCTAGATTCGGGTCTGCAATCAAGATCAATGAATTCGATAGCGTTATAATTTCGGCTCCGGTAGGAACACGATATGAAGGCACCTTCTTTGACTTTACTGATGACGAGAATTTAGACAATGATACGGTCTTCGATAACAATGCAACTCAATTCGTAGATTCCTACGTTAATGCAGGCGCAGTTTACATGTTCGACTATATTGGTCTATACAATGAGAGTCTAGCAAATCCGGGCGCATACGTATATGCACAGAGCGTAAACAGCAAAAACATTCCATATGGTCAACAGCCTCTTTATGGAACAGCGATTGATTTTAATGAAAATGTCGTAGTTGTAGGTAGTCCTAATTTCTATCCAGTAGCCGTTGGCGGACAAGTAGTAGTTTACAACAATGCAACTGGTGTTTCTGACTGGTCAGTATACAGAAATTCTGCACCTATCGTTGATATCAGTAAAATTCAAAATACTCAAATTTTCAGTGCTTCTACTAATCAAACGCTAATCAATTTGGATTATATGGATCCTTTACAAGGTAAACTGCTGGGCGCAGCAAGAGAAAACCTAGACTTTGTTTCTGGAACTGATCCGGCACGATATAACAGTGATCTATCAACCATCATCGGTTCGGTCTGGGGTGCAGAGCACGTTGGTCAACTATGGTTCAACACAAACAATGTTCGTTGGATGAATTATCATCAGAATGATAATGTTTATAATAGCAAATATTGGGGTGCAGTATTTCCGGGCTCAGATGTTGCAGTTTACACTTGGGTAGCAAGCTTTGTTCCGCCCAATTCATATCCAGGCCCCGGCGCAGTTTATAACCCTAATCTATATGTAGTGAGCACGGTATTAAATGCATCAAATAATGCAGTCCCTGTATATTACTTCTGGGTTAGCAATACTAATATAATATTTGAACAGACCGGTAAAACATTATCCGATTCGGTTGTTGCATCTTATATTTCAAATCCAAAAGGATCCGGTATTGCATATATGGCACCGCTGCTACCTAATACATTTGCATTATATAACTCAGTAGATTACTTTAATGCGAATGACAGTGTTTTCCATATTGGATTTGCAAATGGAACAACAGATGACGTTGCTCACCAAGAGTACGCATTGATTCGTGAGAATTATCAGGATGACTTCTTGCCAGGTCTACCTCACGGCGGAACTTCGGCGCACACATTAGCAATTCAAGGCGGATATACTATTTCTGAAACAGACGTACCGTATTCATTGTACGCAAAACTTCTAGACTCTTTGGCAGGCTGCGACGGCGCAGGAGCAGTTGTCCCTAACCCATGGTTACCACTAGCTGTTCAGTCGGGAATTCGAAGCCGCCCAAACCAAAGTTTCTTCTATGATAGATACCTTGCAATTAACAACTACTTGACGTATGCAAATACTGTTCTAGCACAATATCCTATTGCAGAAATTAGACCAGACGCAACATTCTTGTTCCAATCCGGTACATACTTCAATACTGCTGATTATTGGTCATACGTCAATTGGTGGGCAACAGGATATAGCGATAGCACCAAATCTTCGCTTCAAGTGCCAAACTATGCAGATTTGGCAGCGTTAAATGTTGCAGTCAACACTATCGTAACAGTAGAACAAAACGGCGCAGGTAAGTTTGAAGTATATCGATATGATGGTTACGGTGTTTGGACACGTATCGGTCTTCAAAACGGTACTATTGCATTCGATACTAGCCTCTGGGATTACTCCTCAGCTAAGATTGGTTATGGTGATAATTTCTTTGATACAACACCTTATGATCAATATCCAAGCGAAGAAACTCGATATATCGTCCGCGCATTAACTGAGCAAATTTATATCAGCGACTTGCTAATATATCGAAACACGAGCCTAATTCTGTTGTTCGACTACATCCAGAGCGAGACTACTCAATCTCAAAATTTCTTGCCTTGGTTGAATAAGACGTCCTTGGCTGATGTATCGCATACTATTCGTGAGCTAATACCATATGAAGTTTATCAAACAGATAATACTGCATTCCTGTCAGGATACATCAATGAAGTAAAACCTTATCACGTTGTAATCAAGGATTTCGTGTTTAAATATACCGGAACTGACGTATATCAAGGTAACATCACAGACTTTGACCTGCCTGCAACTTACAATTCGTCGTACCAGCAGTATATTTCACCTCAGTTAGTGTATAGTAATCCTAACAGTCAGTATGAATATCTTCCTACTGACAGCATTTGGTCTACGGCTCCGTATACACAATGGTTCCAAAATCACGGTGTATCTATTACAGGTCAACCAAACTATAACATCACAGTAACTACTTCCTATGTGAGCACAAGCTCAACCTACATCGTAGTTGACAATGCACACGGTTTCCCAATTAACGGTACCATTAATATCGGAAATGAAATCATCGGATATTCATTTGTAGATAGAGCATTGAATGTACTAAGTGGATTGGTTAGAGGTGTAAACGGAACTCCTATTGAAAATCATATAACCGGCGCCCAAATTTATATTGATTTACCAGCTGCATTGGTACTATTCGGAGGCCGCGGCTACGTTGAACCACCTAAGGTTACTGCATATATCGATACAAGTATATATCCTGCACCGAAAACTCCGGCAGTTCTAGAAGCAGTAATGAACCTCGATTCTGTGTTACAGATCAATGTAATTGATCCTGGCGAAGGATACGCAGTTCTTCCTGAAATTGTTATTGATCCGGCAGAAGTAATTGCGTTTGACAATACCGCAGTTAACGGAACGTTTCACACTATTAGACTTTATGCTCCTAATCTACAGACTGGTGACGCCGTTCTATATAAATCCGGAATAACAGCATCAGTGGGTGCATTGGCAAACAATCAATGGTACTACATTAATGTATTAGAGACAGTTCCTACAGCTATCATTGCTCTCTACACAACCTATAGTGATGCGATAAATGATAAAGCTAGAGTTAAAATTTACCCAATTGGAATTGGAAGTGATATGACTCTAAGTTCAGGCGCGAGAGCATCCGCTATCACGACGGCATTGCCGATTAGAGAAAACAATACTACAATACGTTTTGACAGAACTACATATGGTTCTCAGGTACAAGATTGGGAGGCTGGCGCATATTACGGATCGTTCTTTGCTGGTACGCTAGACAACAGTAGCACAACTTCAAGCTCATCCATTGGATTAGAAAGCACTGAACCACCAATCGACAGTATTTTGGCTAGTGCCCAAGGCGCAGTATTTGAAATTACCGACATAAGCAACGATCAGCAGCTTACCTGGTCTTCATTTATAAGATATGTATCCGGAACAACAGCAAGCAATCATTCTATTACTCTGATTCCACAAGATAACGGAGGAGGACAACCAAACGCATCTGGTACTACCATCGGTTTCTATATTGGTATGCCGGTCAAATTCCAGTCGACCTTGTCGTTTGGTGGACTAGTGTCCAATCAAATATACTATGTGAATACTATTCTTAGTGAAACTGAATTTACAGTGTCAACTACCGTCGGTGGTCCAATATTTGGTGTAACTGACTCTGTGGTAGGTGTCTACACAATGGAATGTTTTGTTGGTGAGGTAACTAATACTGCGGTAATGTCTATTAATTATCCTGGCATTCTACAAGTTACTGCCACCACAGCAACAACTAATGCATTGACTGTTCCAACTAGTTTGGTTGGTACCGGTGGAACTTTAGGTTTCTATACCAACTTACCGGTCTTCTTCACTGAAGATGTATTCGGTGGAATTGTAGCTAATAAAACATACTACGTTACAAGTGTGATAGATAATCAAACATTTACTATGTCTGCGACTACCAATCCAGTATCTACCACTGCATATTCTGTCGATGGTTCTACCGATAGAGTCGCAGTAAATGATGGCACTAACTTTAACATCAATGATATTGTGGTCTTTACTGATATGGTTATTGCAGGAACAAGCACTACTAATTTCGGTGGCTTAGTAGCTGGTACATTCTATTATGTCAGTGGAGTTTATCTCTCAAGTAAAGAAATAACTCTCTCTGCTACAAAGAACGGAGCAGTATTAAATCTTACTACAGTTGTTGCTGCTTCTGATACCAGTGCAATAATGACAAATCAAAAGGACACGGTTGCACTAACAACTGCGGTTGGTTCAGCAACTATGAATGTGTCTTTACCAATAAGCCCTGGACAAATTAACGGACAACTGTTTACCATTTATGAAACTTCGGGCCAATACCCTAATAATATTGTATCCGCAGGTGAAGTTTCTTCGCTTATATCTCGCAGCATTAACGCAACGATTTCAGCAGTTAATAGAATTGCAGTCAGTGCTTCACTGGGTGGAACAGATTTCTTCTACAAGAATATGCCTATTAGAGTTACTACTAACATAGGTAACCTAGTAGCGGGTACAACATACTATATTAGAGAGTACACTGGCGACGGCACAAACACTGTAATTGAAGTAACTGTAACTAATACATCAAGTTCTGGTAATGTACTAAGTTGCGGTTCAACTGCTTCTCTGTATATAGGAATGCCAATAGTATTTTCGGGACAATCGTTGGGTGGTATCTTTGTAACAGAGACGTACTATATTCAGGATATTCCTAGTAGTACAACGTTCACCTTGTCTCTGACCGTCAGCGGCCCGGCAATTACGTTGACAAATGATAATGGAGTCATGACCGGCGCTGGTGATCCATTCTTTACGGTTTCTACTACAGTTAATGGCAGCGAGTTTGCACTGTCATCTGATCACACTACGGTATCAACTGCAACACAATATGTAACTGGTTATACTACATTCGATTTGTCATACAAGTTAGGTGGGTACAGTGCAGTTCCAACAAATGCAGGATCCGGATTTGCAGTCAATAATATAATTACTATTCCGGGTACAGCAGTCGGAGGAACGTCACCGGCTAATGATATTACTCTTGAAGTCAATTCGGTTGATGCATTAGGTGGAATCATTAATGTTATTGCATCGGGTAATGTACCATCTACATCTACTAAGTACTACCTAAAAGTTATCTCATCAAATCAATTAGAAGTCTACAGCAATCCTCTGTTAACTGTTCCAGTAAGCGGTATCAACTTCCCATTCAATGGGTATACCACTACTACAGTTCAGAGTGTATCATCAAATATAATCACAGTTAATAGTACAACTGGATTCAATGTGAATGATGCAGTAGTGTTTACTGGAAATGTGTCCGCCGGCATTGTTGCAGGGCAAACGTATTACATTGTAAATAATGTAAACTTCACATCCAACACCTTACAGATAAGCAGCACCCCTGGCGGAACAGCTATCACCTTGTCTAATGCATCTAGTTTGTCATATACTATGGCCAAATCAGGTAGTTATGCGTTCTTACCTGAACCATTCTACTTTAATCAATCGATTGTGAAATTCAACAATAAAGTCTATATCTGTGTCATATCTAACAACGATAAAGAATTTGTTATAGGCAAGTGGGAGGAATTGGATTCAGGTGATCGTAGACTTAATGCGATGGACAGAGTTATGGGTTACTATAAACCAACTGTCAATATGCCTGGTGTGGATCTAACTCAGCTATTCGATGGGGTAACTTATCCGAATTCAATATACCTGGGTAATGCATTCCAACCTAATCAACAATTTGCGTTAGATGTGGTTGTACAAGATCAGCCATTCTATCCATCACAAGTCAACATTACTGCGGTAGAGTACCATAACAATGTATACCATGCAGTTGCCAACTTACCTACATATTCTGCACTTCTTACTAGTGCCGATGGTATAACATGGGCTATAACTCAACTAGCAAATACTGATATAAATGTAACTAATATTGTATACAACAATGGTACTTACTTAATTTCCGCCGCTAACAATGCAACTCCTATTCTTACTAGTGTGGATGGTCTAGTTTGGACAGTAGCAAATACTACTGAACATTCCTCGCAAGCGGCTGCATACGGTAATGGTTGCTGGATATCAGTAGGAGACAATATCGTTCGTAGTACCGATGCAATAACATGGAATACAGTACACACGTTTGATTCTATTTTTGAAGTAGAACTCTATGGAGTAAGTTTTGTTCAAACTGCCTCGTTTACTGGATTTGTAGCAGTAGGTAACGGATTAAGATATGATTATTCAACAGGTGTCACTCAGTTGGTCCCTACAGACATCATCATAACTAGTGCGGATGGCATTACTTGGACTCAAGTTGCACCACTTACTAATAAGAGCTTAAATTCTGTAGTAAGTAACGGAACCACTATAGTGGCTCTGGGCGAAAATAATGTTCAGTATACTAGCACTGATGCAATTAATTGGTTCGGAAATGAGGCTTTAGTAACTACATTTAGTAGTACTAACTACATAATCAGTACTGCACCAAATGCATTCACAGTAAATGCAGCAGTACAATTTAGTAATTCTTTTTCAAGTATCAATGCAGGGACAACTTACTATGTAAAGTCCATAGTATCACCGACTCTAGTGACTATATCAGATACTTTGGGTGGATCGACTAAAACACTATCAGCAGATACAGTACCAATCAATACACTGATGTATGAGTACGACGCAAATCCAAGTACTGTACGTGACTCTGTTTATGTTGGTGGTACGTTTGTGAGCGTAGGTGACAATGGCCTGATCAAGACTTCTACAGATGGGTATGTTTGGACACTTCGTTCTTCCGGAACAACACAGAACTTGAATGGCATAACATATGATACTGACGGAATAACTACCTTTACTGTAGTAGGTGACAACAATACAGTTCTAACTAGCACTGACACAATTATTTGGACCGACAATTCAGTGTTCACTGTTCCACCTACTGTATACGATGTTAAGGGCGCGGATTTCCCATATGGTTACGGCCCTGAAGAATTAGTTCCAGGCGTCGTTACTGATAATCTTGCGCTGACAGTAGTTACTCGTCCCGGCAGCAATTGGGACGTAACTGAATACTCACATACCGGATTTAATGTTGTATCTCTTGAATTAGCTCCAACTTTCGGTACACAAACAGTTTATACTTTTGCAGGTGCAGTACAAGTACCGGCACAGCTTACCGTGCAAATCATAGATCCGGTAACTGGTTTAGGTACTGGTATTACAGAGGGTATAGATTATACTATTAATTGGTTGAATAAAACAGTTATACTTTCGACACCACTACAATTTTCACCTAAAAAAATATTAAGAATTGACGTTTATGAAGTAGGCAACGGTGATCAACTAGTGCAATCTAGCACGGATGTAAATCCTATTAGAGTCGATGATGTTACTGGCTTTAATGAAGTATATGTTGACTGTAATTACAGCGCATCTGTTTATCAAGGTAGCGGTGTAATTAGACCAGGTACCAGCGCAATCGAATCACAAGTTCTTTCTACTGATTCTACGACAAATAGATTGACTTGCACGGATATTTCCAAATTTATTCTTAATGGTCCTGTAACTTTCTTAGGTGTTCTGTTCGGCGGAGTAGTTTCCGAGACCACATACTACGTTAAGTCGATTAGTACAGCTACAGATTCTATAATTATATCTGCGTCAATTGACCCAGTGACTGGTTTAGCCGGCCCGGCATTTGATCTAGTCACTGCATCGGGCGATGCAATGTATGTAAGCATTCAATCTGGTAATGGCCAAGTTTGGACTACTCCTATCATGTATCATAATGGTAATAAACTAGTGTTAGGTGCGACTAATATTGTTATTAGAACACAATCTATTAATAATTCATTAACTACGAATTCAACATTTGGTTTCGTACCGGGCACACGCATCACCTTCTCCAATACAATGTTTGCTGGAATTTCTCCTCAAACAACGTATTACGTCTCGTCTGTTATAAACAATAACGAATTCACTATTTCTGCAACTAATGGTGGCCCTGTTCTACCGTTGCCGGATACAACCGGAGGCGCGATCTTTGTTACTAATGATTATGCGTTTGGAACTCAGCCAAATGGCATCGCTGCAAAAATTATATTTGCATCAGACGCATATACAACTGAAACTGACTACATCGTCTACTCGCTGTTCGGTGAAACTACACCACAGTACGGTTATGCAGTTCCAGAAATTCAATACTTTACTGGTACTGGATCACAAACCGCGTTCACCTTGTCTAACTATGTAGGAGAAAATAACCCTAATAACGCAGTTGTTGAAGTTAATGGTGTTAGAAAAACAGTAACTACTGATTACAGTATTAATCCTAACACCAACGTTATAACATTCACGTCTGCTCCTGTGTCAAATTCGTCTATCTCAGTATTGACATACAACGATACTCAGCAACAGTATCTCACTAGTCAATACGGATTAACTGGAACCACAGTTGCACCAATCCTATCGATTAATACTACACTAAGTCCGATACTAGCAACTACTACTGTCACCGCAACATCGTCTACTGGAAATCTAATTACAGCTACTAGTACCGCTGGTTTTGTTGTAGGACAACAAATTCAGTTCTTTGGCATCGCCCCGCTCGGTGGAATTAAAGTTGATGGTACAATGTATTGGGTTGGATCAATCATCAGTAATACGTTCACTATAAAAGATCAATACGGAGTTGCAGTACCGCTGTCGAATGCATCAGGTACGTTGCTCGCTGAGGTAGGTGGAATTTCTACTACTAGGGTGACTACTACTATTCCACACGGATTCGCTGAAAACTCTCTAGTTAGAATTGACGGTACAGTTGGGTCTATTCAGCTTAACAACAATATTTACTATGCTAGAGTGATCACTGATACTGTATTTGACTTGTATCAGAGTGATGTTTCGGGATACACTGGATATAATCCAACGTTGGGGGCAACTAATTATCCAGTAATCGGCGTATCTACTTATATTTCTGGTGGATATACTTGGTTAACGGGCTCGTTCAACATCACAACTACGACTGCTACTGCAACAACAAGCTCAAACAATACGATCACGGTTGCCTCTACTGCAAATCTGATCGTAAACACTCCAGTTTACTTTAGCGAAAACTACACATTGAATGGCACTGACTTAAGTTTCGGTGGACTAGTATCAGGAACAGAATACTATGTTAGCGAAATAGTTAACGGCACCACATTTGTGGTGTCTGACACATATGATGGTCCATCTAAGACGCTAACGACATCAGGTCCCGCCACTATCAACGTAACACAATGGTCACAACAATACACTGATCGTATCTGGGTAACAGTTAATGGATTGAGAGTACCATCATCTAAGTTAAGAATAAATCCTGCAAATGAGGTCAGTATTCTAGCTGAGATTCAATCAACTGATAAAGTAATTATTACTAGTATGATTGCACACTGGACACCAGAAGAAATGACTTATATGAATTTCGTAGACAAGAATGGAGTAGCATCGGTTTATAGATCAAATACGTTAACTAGAACTTGGTTAACTGAATCTATTCAAGACTTGACTACGGTGATTTACGTTAATGATGTAAACAGCGTTATCCAGGATGTAGTCTTTACTGCAACGGTACCTACTGTATCCGTCGACGGTTACTACTATATTGGATTGCCGGCGGACAAGAGAATTCTCACTGCTGTATCTGTTGTAAATATTTCAACTACACCAAATCAAACTATCAGCAGCAATGATTATGAGGTTGTACTAGTAGATACTGCACCAACACTAAAGATCACTCCAGGAAGCTACATTTCAACTGGCAACACCTTAACTATTAATGTACTTGAAGGAGATATCATCTACGTTAACGGAGAAGCTATTAGATTTAATGCAGTTGATATTGCAAGTAATTCGTTGCTTGGTATTCAACGCGGGGTTAACGGTACTGCTAAACAATCTTATATACCAGCGTACACTGAAGTATTTGGATTATTGACTAGCAACAAGCTAGACGATGTTTACTATAATCAAACTTGGAACTCCTACACCTTCAATACAATAGACGGGGATCCACTACAAATCAGCACTACGACACCTGCATTATTCTTACAAACGGACATCACGTAAATGATAAATAATGAGATGAACGAATATAAGTCAAATAGTGAAGGGAATCAGGCCCGCCCTGAACGCAAGCCTGATGAAGTTAGTGGTTACTATTTTTCCTCTAGCATAAAGATTTTTGATCCAAATTCGAAGGAAGTAATAGTACATAAAAGAGGCGATATATAAGTGGGTATTATCTACATCACAGAAAATTTATACAACAAAGCGCACGGTATTATGCCATGGCGGTATATAGGAAGTGAGCAATACAACAATGATAACTACTTAGGGTCAAGTATTGACCTAAAAAAAGACATAGCAGCGTTAGGTGCAGAAAACTTCAAGAAGATAATACTAGCCGATTTAGGTGACATTGATAACAAAGAGCTTCGCAGAATCGAGTCAATTGAATATTTGCAGCCGAACAATGTCCCCGCGGATGAAACGTACTACAACAACACAGATAAGTATGCGCCGGCCGGCGCACGACTGGGCATGAAGCATACTAAAGTTTTTAAACGAACACAAGCATGGAAAGATAGTAGACGAGGCTACAGGCATACCGATGATGCCAAAGCAAGCATGGCATTGAAAAAAATTGGCACTACAGCAAGCAAACAAACCAAACAGTTAATGTCAGCAGCCCGATCAGGTGAAAACAACCCGAATGCATTGAGTTGGACTATAACCTCCCCCGCCGGTGAAACCTTCAATGTTAAGGGACTTGCTAAGTGGGCAAAGGACAACAACTATAAATACAGAGATATATATCATAATAAAAACGGTTGGACCGCAGTAAAACACGGGGTTGGATTAGGCGGCCGAAAGAAAAGGGATCATATCAGTGGAATTTAACATGAGGGTGTCGGTTAAAGGGCACATTACAATAACTGATGTCACAGAACCGGATAATCACATTGTATTAGTTGACAAAGATAACAGCATTAATTATGAAAACATGTCAGAAGCTATTGCAGACACGCTAAGCAGTCGCGGCTATGGCGAAATCTACCAAATGGCATTTGGTGACGGGGGAGCGTCCGTCGATGAGACTGGTGTAATTACCTATCTTCCACCTAATACTACCGGTCAAAATGCGGCGCTATACAATCAAACTTATGCAAAAATAGTAGATGATACTAGTGTATTCAACCTTGATCCTACTAGAAATAAGATGACGGTGTATCACACTACAGGCAACCTATACACTGATATTTTAGTTCAATGCTTACTTGACTACGGTGAACCATCTGGACAAGCTGCATTTGACAACAGCACTCAAACTACATCCAGTTATGTTTTTGATGAATTAGGTTTACTAGCTAACTACGGTACTGACAGTAGCGGTAATGTAATAACTAAACTACTAACTCACGTAATTTTTCACCCTATACAAAAGTCGCTGAATAGACAGATTCAGATCGACTACACTGTGAGAATTCAGAGCCTAACTAATTTGATAACCATATAAAACAGTATAATTAGGGGACAATAGTGTCGTATACTATTTACAAATCGGACGGAACTTTATTGACGACTATTCCAGATGGTGTCGTCAACATAACCAGCACGCCGCTAAGTCTGCCAGGCCGCAACTACGCAGGTTACGGGCAAGTATTCGACACAAACTATGTACATCAACTAGAAAATTTTGCAAATAGTACTTTACCTGCAAACGCTCTGAGAGGTCAGTTGTGGTTTAATACTACCAATAGCACGCTGTATGTTTGTCCGACTGACGGTGAAACCAATCAAAGCAATTGGATCGCGCTCCTTACCGCTAACAATAGCGGAAATATTAATACAGGAAATTTGAACGCTTCTAGCAACATATATGCAAACAACGCCTCATTAACTAATAATCTTAATTCCAATGTAATATATACCAACTACTTAACCGTAAATGTACAAGCACAGATAGCAAATGCAAATATATCAAATGCAAATATAGCAAATTCTAATCTCACTGGTACTGCAAATATAGTAACATTGCGGACAAATAATATTACTACAGGATCAACATCTACCAATGGTAATATAATCGGTACATGGACTGCAAATGGAACAGGAACTGCTAACGGTGTATCTGGAACTGCACTGTGGGTTACTGGTGGAAATTTAGTAATCAGCGGCCCGGGCTCGCTGGGCATTAGTACTGATAATTATTATTACGCGAACGGAGTACCCATTTCTTTTGCGGGAACCTATTCTAACTCAAATGTTAATTCATATTTACCTACATATACTGGTAATGTTGGCGCACCTAGCGGAGCAACGACTTTCAATGGTGTATCTCTAAATTCGGGATCAAACTTGATTGCAGGTACAATTACGGGCAACTGGACTCTTTCTGCTGGATCAAATATTAATGGTGTGATCGTTTCCGGTGGAAACGTAGTTGGACCAGTAGCGTCTGCGACATCTGCAGGTACAGCGACAACTGCTACGTCAGCGATCACGGCCGGCACTGTTACTACTGCTGCGCAACCTAATATAACTTCTGTAGGTACACTATCATCTCTATCTGTGTTAGGCACGATCACTAGCGGGTCTTGGAACGGTAATATCGTCACACCAAATTACGGTGGTACAGGGTTGGCAGCAACTCCAAGCAATGGTCAGTTGCTTATAGGTAATGGATCTGGCTTCTCGCTTAGTGGGCTTACAGCAGGGTCTGGAGTAACCATCACTAACACGCCGGGCGGAATAACTATTTCGGTTACCGGATCATCTGTTCCTTCAGGTCTCATATCGATGTGGTCCGGTTCTATTGCTTCTATTCCATCTGGGTGGGTCCTTTGTAACGGACAAAACGGAACTCCGGATCTTAGAGATAGGTTTGTGATAGGCGCAGGAGGCTCTTACTCTCCGGGTTCTGCCGGCGGCTCAACTACACTAAGCACTTCGGTATCGGTAAACGGGCACACATTAACCGTAGATGAAATACCCGGTCACCAGCATACCTTCGATACCAATAGCAGTTATACTGGGATTTCGGTTAGCGATTCTGGACACGCACATCCTCTATATAATATAGTTGATAATAATGGTCCGTGGGCAGTCAATAGAGCTTTTGGACAATACAATGGTCAACTAGAAATAATAGACACAGCTACTGGTGTTAGTTATGCAGCCATCAGCACGTCTGACCCTTCACACTATCATAGTGGAACTACCAACAGTACAGGATCAGGCTACGCTCACAATCACACTGCATCAGCTACTACAACCGGTATTCCTCCGTACTACGCATTAGCATTCATAATGAAAACCTAAACGACGCAACACGAATTTTAAGATAAATAAGGATAACGGAGTAACTTAACTATGGCATATACAATCGTAAAAAGTGATGGTACGACTCTCACTACTATCGCTGACGGTACAATCAACACGACTAGTACTAGTCTGGGTTTGCCGGGCCGAAACTATGCAGGATATGGTCAACAATTAGACACAAACTTTGTTCATCAGCTAGAAAATTTTGCATTCAGCCAACCTCCGTCTAATCCCATCAGAGGCCAACTCTGGTTCAACACAGTATCAAATACCCTCTTGGTCTGTCCGGCCGACGGAACTACTAATGCTGCTGCTTGGCTGTCTCTTGCGCAATCAGGTTCAGCCGGTACTACAACGTTTGGCAGTATATCAGTAACTGGCAATGCTGCTGCAAACAACATGGCTGTTACAAACAATCTTACTGCCACGACCGGTACGTTCTTCAATCTAACAGCCACCGCAAACGCAAACGTTGCTAATCTAAACGTATCATCTACTGCAAACATTAGTACTTTGGTGACAACTGCAATCACATCAGGTAGCGCATCTACTAATGGAACACTAACTGGTGTTTGGACCGCAAACGGAACCGGAACTGCAAATGGTGTTGCGGGAACATCGATGTGGGTTACCGGCGGCAACCTAGTGATTACCGGATCTGGAATTGGTATTCGTACTGATAATTATTATTATGCAAACGGTGCATCTATTCCGATCGGCGGCTCATATGGCAATTCTAATGTCGCATCATACTTGCCAACGTATAACGGTGCGATATTAACTACAACTACGCAAGCTACTACATTAACTACTGGAGCAAACACAACCGCCGGAACGCTTACAGGTACCTGGACACTATCATCGGGTTCACAACTACAAGCGACTTACGCTGACTTGGCCGAAAGATTTGCAGCAGACGATGTATATTCTCCAGGTACAGTAGTACAATTAGGCGGAACCAAAGAAATAACAGCAGTGCAGTATGAACTTTCTGAAGATGTATTCGGTGTTATTTCCGATACTGCTGCATATCTAATGAATGCCGGCGCCGGCAATGATACTACTCATCCCCCTGTTGCAGTTTCCGGTAGAGTAGAGGTTAAAGTTACTGGTAAAGTACTAAAAGGACAGCGATTAGTAAGTGCAGGTAACGGTATTGCTCGTGCTGCTCACTCCGGTGAAGCAACCGCATTTAATACTATAGGAAGAGCATTAGCAGATAAAACCACAGATGGCGAAGGTGTTGTAGAAGCTATCGTTATGATTCGATAATAAGGAATAGAGATGACTTACTCACAGTATGGAACTATACAGGCTTCTGACTATAATACCTTTGTAGGGGGCAATCCTACTGGAAACTCGTCATTAAATGCTGTTTGGGCGACCGGATCAGGTTCAGCGGGGTATGGACAAACTGCTCTCGCTAATGTTGCTGTAGGTGCAACTGTAGCAGCATCAGATTGGGCAAACTTAGTCAACAAAACATCTAACTCAGCAAGTCACCAAGGAACATCAATTTCGGCAGTAACGGCACCATCTACTGGTGGTATAGTAACATACCTATCTGGTATTCCCACGAACATAACTTCAATATTTAGCAACAGATTTAACGCCGCATCGCAAGGTAGCACGTCAGCCAATACTGCAACGTATGGATCATCTTGGTCACATGCCATTACTTTTGCACATACAGTTTCATTTGCTAATGGTGACGCTGCTCGGTACTTCTTTAACTCCGGTGGACAAATTAAATTGACAATGAGTCATTCTCCTACCACAACTACTATGGATACGGTATTTCACAATCTAGCATCAAATGTGGGCACTATTGTAATGTCATCCCCCACTTCCGGCACTGTGACAATCGTAGGTGTTAGTTATAACGGCATTACTAAAATAGGTGGTGGAGGCAATTCTCCAACCCTTCTAGCCAACACCGGATATTATGCACTTACTACGTCTAACGCAGCAGTGTTCACTCAAGTTGCAACAGGTGCACCTACTCACTATACAAATACTGATATAGTAGTAAATATCAAGTCAAACGGTACGCAAGGATCAAATGGTGATGTCGGCAACATTATAACTATCTATTCAACATGGGGCGAATTAGCGAATACCGGACTTACTGTTTCTTCTGGTTCAGCTGTCAGTTGTACGGCAGTGGCACCAGAAACAACTTATATAGCCAATACATGGGGCGCTATTACTCTTTCGGGCACCGTAACCGGTTCATAATTATTTTGCATCTATGGCGTCTATCTAAATACTTTAGGAGTATAAGATGGACACTAAGACACTACTTGCTGATGCTAAAGCAAGATTTAACCACAATTCAGCCAAAGCATATCTAGAAGAAAAGTACACAGCTAAACTTATTGTAGCTGCGCAAGGTGGCCTCTGGAAGGCAGATGCAGAAACTATTAGTTTTCTGAGTTCATTTGATACCGAAACCCTGGTTTTAATAGATACCTTTAATAATCCAGTAGAAGTAAATCGTGCTGAATTGCTGAAAACATTGCGTCTCGCATATATAGAAGCCACTATGCAATGGTATGCTGAATGGAAAGCTCTAGAAAGTAACAGATGACGCGAGGTATAATACTCTTTGCCTTCAATTCTATCAAATACAACTACTATGAAATGGCAGAGTTCACAGCTAAAAGAGTAAATCATTTTTTAGGATTGCCAGTTACACTAGTTACTGACGAAGAATCATTGCCAACTAAAACAACCTATGTTTGGGATAAGGTAATTACAGTAACTCCAAATAAAGATAATTTTCGTACATGGGGCCAGTGGATCAACAAAGGCAGGTATCAAGCATATGAGTTGAGTCCATATGATGAAACAATACTACTTGATGTAGACTACGTGGTTAATTCTGACAAGCTACTAAAAACTTTTGAAGTATACGATGACTTTTGTTGTCACAATACTACTAAATTTTTAATGCAGCCAGCTGCACCGCAAGATTATCTCTCTGATTATAGCTATCCAATACTATGGGCTACGGTTATTGCTTTTAAAAAGACCGATAGAGCAAATCAAATCTTTAATACTATTAAAATGATACAGAATAACTACCAACACTATGAAAATATCCATCGATTCGTCGGTGGAACATATCGTAATGACTTTGCATTAACGCTGGCATTAAGAATAGTTAATGGACATTCTAATCCAATCACTGATTATCTTCCATGGAACTTAGTTCATATTGGAAATAACACACAGATATATGCTAACAACGATACTTCGTTAAACACTGAATACACAGTAATGTTTGACAGCACTAAAAACGGTAAGAATAAAAAAGAATACATGCTTATTAAGGATATGGATTTTCACATTCTTGTTAAAGAAATATACATCGATATGATAAAAGGAAAAGATCATGAGTAAACCAATCATTGACGCTGCCACATATGAAGTGGCCAAACAGTATGGTGTGGCTGTAGCCAACTTACATTTAGTAGAACAGTCCCGAGATAAAACGATAGAAGTAGCCACCCGTAGAGCCTTAGTAGAAAAATATCATGAATTATTGATCATGAAAGTGCAAGAATGTATTAAGGATCAAGAAGATGAACTAGACGATCAAACTAGAGTATTTGAAAAATTCGGAATTTCTTTCTAATGAATAGAGGATTTGTGATTATGGCACAGGGTGACAAATATGTCACATGTGCTAAAGCATTGGAAGCAAGCATTAAACTAACGATGCCCGATACCAACGTGACCATAATCACAACTGACATGTTGCCATATGGAGATCAGGCACCAAATACGAATTGGAAACTGCAAAACGATTGGCAAGTATACGACGCCTCTCCGTATGAGTACACCATCAAGTTGGAAGCTGATATGTACATTCCGCAATCGATTGATTACTGGTGGGACGTTCTTAAGGAACGTGATGTTGTAGTATCTACTCATGTCAGAAATTTCAAGCAAGAAATATCTGATGTTACTTACTATCGTAAGTTTATCGTTGACAACAATCTTCCTGACTGTTACAATGCGATCACATATTTTAGAAAATCGGATTTGGCTAAACAGTTTTTTGATATAGTACGAAAAGTCTTTGAAAATTGGGACGAAATTCGTGGCACTTTAAAGTGCAACGTTGATGAACCTGCTACCACAGACTGGGTATATGCGATTGCATGTCATGTGATAGGCGCGGAGAAAACTACTTTGCCTCAGTTCAAGCCTTATGGGATGGTGCACATGAAGCAGTTCATCAACGGACTATTTACAGACAACTGGACAGATACTCTAATATATGAGATTCTACCACATACATTTAGAATCAACACTATCGCACAGATGTATCCAGTTCACTATTATAATAAAGAATTCGCTAATACTATATTAGAGAATATAAAATGAACGAAGAACATATAATCATCTGGGAGCCGCCGGTAATAGTTCCTCCTACGTTTAGATTATACTATGATGATAGGGGAAAGGTACTGTTCTATACATGTGAAAAGCCTGAAGGTAACTTCATAGAAATCGATGCTCAAACGTATGCAGAATGCCGACATGATTTAAGAGTAATCGATGGTAAGTTAGTTAGACAAGGTGCTACTACAGTTTCACGATTGCGCAAGAGTGACAAAGGAACGCTGTGCGAGCAAGAAGATATGAGTATTATTACGACTGACAATGACGGACAATATTGGGAATTAGAAACATATGAACTCTAAAGAATTAGACATCAAACCTGGAATGAAGATTAAATTTGATGGACCATGGTGGAATAATAAAGATATACACTATACTGTAGTAGAAGCATCCTGGTATAACAAAGAAAAGGAATCTACCGCAGTACAACTCAAGCTTGAGGAAATTGATCATATTACAGTTGTTTCTAGAAACGGTATAAAGATTGTATGAGTGACATAGTAGACATTGCCGACTTAGACGTAATCTACTTAAGTTACGATGAACCCCAGAAAGAGGAATTCTGGCTCAAGATTAAGAACATGGTTCCGTGGGCCAAGAGAGTCGATGGAGTAAAGGGCAGCGATGCGGCACACAAGGCAGCAGCAGAAGCTTCCGACACTGAACGCTTCATTCTAATTGACGGTGACAATCTTCCTAACGAAGACTTCTTCAACATTCAGTTAGATTTTACAGATAAGGATCCTAGCTACAAGTTAGCACAATATCGTTGGCGAGCTATTAATGCTATTAACGGTCTTCGTTACGGTAACGGTGGTATCTCTAGCTGGACTAAGACATATGTAGCGAACATGCACACACATGAAAGTTCAGACGGTGATCCAACCACTACGGTAGATTTCTGCATGGATTCCAGTAACAATCTGTATTGGGCAATGCACGACTGTTATTCAGTAACTTACCCAAACTATACCCCTTTCCAAGCCTGGAGAGCCGGATTTAGGGAGGGCGTAAAGATGGTTCTCGATAAGGGTGCAAAGCCCAGCATTGATGATTTTAAAGCTAGAGTGTCAAGTCGCAATCTAAACAATCTGACAATCTGGCACAACGTAGGTGCGGACGTAGAGAATGGTTATTGGGCAATATACGGTGCTCGGCTCGGAACGCAGATGACGATGCTGACTGACTGGGATCACACCAATGTCATGTGGTTCGACAACTTTCCTGAGTTATGGGACAAGCACAAGAATAATCCGCATCATTACGCAGAAGTTATCGGAGAAGAACTTCAAGACAAGTTGGATTTGCCAATCTGTACGCTAAGTGCAGACCAAAGTAAGTTCTTCAAGAGACATTATAATGCAGATAAGTATAATTTAGGTCCTTTAGTTAAAGAGATGGACGTGATTCGTAAAATTGAAGGATGGTAAAATATGTCAAATAATGGTTATCAACAACATTTAGAAAATGTTAAAAATGAACTAGATTCTGTTAGCAAAACATTCTGTGCTGCTAAGTGGAAACAAGTAACTATGCATCTACAAAATGGACACACGCATAGTTGCCACCATCCTAAAACGCATCATGTTCCTGTACAAGAAATTCAAATAAATCCTACTGCACTGCACAATAGTAATTATAAAAAATTACAAAGGAAGATGATGCTTGAAGGTGAGCGTCCAGCAGAATGTGATTATTGCTGGCGAGTAGAGGATCAAGGTGATAGCCATAGTGACAGAATATACAAGAGTGCAGATAAATGGGCTAATCCTTTTATACAGGATATCGCCAATAAGCCATGGGATGATGATGTTGATCCAAGCTATGTAGAAGTAAGCTTTGGTAATGTATGCAATTTCAAATGCAGTTATTGTGCACCTCATATCAGTAGTCAATGGATGGAAGAGATCGAACGGTTCGGACCTTATCCTACCACAGATAGGTTCAATAATCTAGATTGGTTGAAAAGCCAAAATATGATGCCTATTCTCAATAGAGAAGAAAATCCATATGTAGAGGCTTTCTGGAAGTGGTGGCCAAAGATGTATAATAGTCTACAGCACTTCAGAATTACCGGAGGCGAGCCGCTACTAAACAAGAACACCTTCAAGGTGCTGGATTATATCATCGATAACCCTAATCCAAATCTAGAAGTTGCCATCAATACGAACATGAATGTTCCTGATGATATTTTCAATAGGTTCTTAGAAAAGATCAAGATAATATCTGAAGAAAAAAAACTGAAAAACATCAAGATATTCACAAGTGCTGAAGCACACGGTAAACAGAGTGAGTATATCAGGTTTGGCATGAACTATGAGCGTTGGCTAACTAATATTCATAAGACTTATAGAGAAGTTCCGGGTATACAGTTTACTATCATGAGTACCTATAACTTTCTAAGTATAACTTCATATATTCCATTCCTCAAGGATATCTTAGATATCAAGAAAGAATATCATCGTTGGGATGATGTAAGAACTCCTATGCTATTAGATATTCCTTATCTTAGATTTCCAACTCATCAGGCAGTATTCATCATAGAGCCTGAACAACTTCAGATGATCTACGATCAGGTGACATTCATTTATCAAAACATAGAAAACAAAAACTGGTACGGTACTGCAAATCGCGGCTTTTTTGAACATGAGGCTGACAAGTTAAAACGAATCTATAACCTCACTAAAGATGATGTGGTTAATGAATGGACAAACACGAATCGCAAGAACTTCATCACTTTCGTTGATGAGCATGACACGCGCCGTGGTACGAATTTCTTAGAAACATTCCCTGAATATGAGAATGTTTATTATAAGTGGAAGAATATGTGATGCGTGTAGCACTATGCATAAGTGGTCAGCCGAGGACATGGAAAAAGACATATTCAAATTGGATAGAACATTTGTTACCTAATGTAGAGAAAGATATTTTCTTTCATCTATGGGATTATAATACTTTACCTACGATAGTATTACAGTCTGGTGTCCGTTCCCTCAAAGACGTACATATCACTGAAGAAGAAAAACAAGATATCATAGATACATATCAGCCAAAGAAATACAAGTTTGATAATAGAAATGTCAATCCAACACTGTTCGACAAAGATCCTAGTATACTAACTGAGTATGTGAATAATCCGATAGGATGGTGGTGTAGAAGCCAGTATTATAGTATATATTATGCTGCTAATCTAAAACGACAATATGAGATCGAACACAACTTCGAATATGATGTTGTGTTTAGGATGCGGACTGATCTATACTTCATGGAAAATCTAAACATGCCCCGTGAAGTTCGTCCCAACTGTTTATATTCTAAGAGCAACGGATACGTGGATAATGTAGAATCATTTATGATCGGTGACACGTTTCATTTTGCTGATAGCTATACGTATGACCAAGCAGCAGAATTTATTCATTCATTGCAGTTTATCGATAGTAATCATGTGGTGCCCCCGCACATACAATGTCCCCCGCCGGCGCCGGAAGTTGCACTATATCCTTTTTTATGTGCTAGTGGAATAAAAAACGTCAGTTGTCCTCAGAGTATAAAGATATTGAGAAGCCAAGAATATCTTGATATCAAGAAAGAGTTAGCATCATATGAAGTCATATAAAATAGCAGTGTGTCTGAGCGGAGAGCCTCGCACATGGAACCATTGTAGCGAGAATATACTTGAATTTTTCAAGAGTGATATCCATGACATAAAGTTTTTTGGACACACGTGGACAGACAGTGAATACACGAAAGAACATAGATTTTATGGTATAGAGAAATGTGAATCTTATCCTAAGGACGAGCTATACCAGAATATGATATCAGCTATAAACTACGAAAAATTATTGATCGAAGATAAAACTGTAATCGATGTCACTCCGATACCAAGCGTATTAAGTTTTGATGAATGTACTTTTGGTATGAAAGTAGCAGCTAACCTAGCTAAACCTACAGTATACGTTCACATGAGCTACAGTATCATGCAGGCTAACTGGCTCAAAACTATGTATGAAATAGAAAATGACATGCGTTTTGATCTAGTTGTCAGAGCAAGGCATGATAGTTATTATACACCGGGTACAAAGTTTGAGGATTACTTACCAGGTAGAATAGAACCAACTGCAATATATGGTTCGACAAATACATTCCCGATGGAATATTGGCAGAATCATTTTACTGATGTGTTATTCTTCGGTTCAAGTAGGGTGATGAATACTGTTTGTGATTTTTATAGATACTATAGTACAGGTAAATTCTGGGAATTATTAGATGCTAACTGGAATGATCCTTATATAAAAATATGCGGATATAATGTCTGCTTATATAAATGGCTTATGCTAAAGAATATAAGAGTACAAGAAACAAACCTAATATTTAACACTTATATATTTAGGAAAAAGGCAGCAGAATTGTATAGTTTACCGCAAGACGCAGATGCAATACTACAAGTAGAAAGAAATCTATTCAGATGAAGATTGCTGTGTGTTTCAGTGGATTGATCAGAACAGGGATAAACTGTTATGTTAACATCACCCGTTACTTAGGAGATATGCTGCCGGATTGTGATTTTTTCCTGCACACCTGGGATTATGAAACTAATAAACCGTTTGCTAGAACACATTGGAATAATATTCGATTTATTCAACGCCCGGATGAAGCCTTATCTCAAGAAAAATTACAGAAATTTATCGAATTATATAATCCGATAAGATACAAAGTAGATAGTTATTCAGAGTTCATGAATAGTCATATGACTAATAACCAATTTCCTATAGTATGGCATACTCTTTGTAGAAGCTTTGAGCTTTAAAGGCAGTACGAGATAGAGAACAATTTTAAATATGATGTAGTCATAAAGATCCGTCCTGATGTTATATTTCCTACAGCTAAAAACTTTGGAAGTGAGCTATCTAACATAGACTTATCCAAATCGACGATTTATAGTGACCCGCACTGTGATAATATATTAGCTGATGTTTTTTGGGTTACAAACAGCAATGTTGCTGATATTATGATTGATCTGGTCAAAGAGCCTGGACACTCAGTGCATGATTCATCTGCTGCATTAAACAGATTTTTACAAAATAGGGGAATTATAAATCAACCATTGAGCAAAACTAATTTAGTTTGTTACACGATATATCGTTATGAGTCTTATATGTTTGATCCTATGACAAATTTTCGTGAGTGTTTTATGAATGATTTAATACATTATAGTTCTATATCAGAAGAAGAAATATATAAGGTTTTTCGGGATAACAATGAGAATAAATTATACGGAACAATAAGATGATTGATTTTTTATATGCTAACGGATGTAGCTGGACAGCAGGAAACGGTATCGATGATGATCCGAGCTTATCAAACATACCATTAATAGAAAGATGGAACTATTTTTTGAAATGTGCCTGGCCGTCGGTAGTCGCAGAAAAGTTTGGAGTTGATCATATAAATGAAGCTCTTGGTGCAGGAAGCAATGCACGTATGGTTAGAACTACATGTGACTTTCTACGAAAGTATCCTAAAGAAAAATATAGTTCATTAGTAGTTATGTTAGGCTGGACAACTGTAGATAGGAGTGAAGTCTATTTACACGAAGGACAGAAAGAGGGGTGGTGTATGTTTAATGCTACGCAGCCGGTAAGTTCGCATGATGTACTCTTTAGACCTGACTTTAGTAATGATTATTTAAAACTTATTGATGACTGGCAGAAAGACTATATTTTGAATGTATATTCACTTCGTGCCAATTACATCAGATTTTTTCAAGAAATGTATATTATGAAAAATCTATTAGAAAACTTAGGTGTAAAGTACTTGTTTTTTAGTAGTCTGCCGTGGCGAACAGTATGGTTACCGGAATATAAAAAAATTAATATATCAAAACAATTTGAACAAGAAATTTCAGTATTGCAGAAACCATGCATTCTGAATACACGTTCATGTGATGAATCATTAAATGTGATGAGTCTTTTTTGCGTAGCTAATCAAATTCCAATGGCTGCTGATCATCATACTATGATAGAAGGTCACAGAAGATGGGCAGAGCATTTATATCAGGAGTTTAATAACATCTATGAATAAAGAAAAGATCGTGGTGTGCGGTGATAGTTTCAATGTCGGCATTGGACTAGTTGATATGGAAAAACAACGGTATGGTCAACTTGTCGCAGATAAGTTAGAATATGATTTGGTCGTATTAGCTAGGGGCAGTGCGTCTAATTATGCAGTATTCCTCCAAGGTGTATATGCTAGTAAGATGCTGTCCAAACCAAAGTGCGTTATTTTATGTGTAACTAGTTATGATAGGATCGAATGGTTAGAAGACGAATTTCAAAAGCATATAACATTAGACCTATCACATTTGAACTACCATCAGTATCCGCCGCATCATCATGCACAACCGCATCATGATCGACCGTTAGATTTTTATCTAAAAGATGATGCAAGCTATAATCCAAAGTTGCTCACTGAGCAGGTCGGGGCGATACCTGATTATCTACAGACATTAGAAAAACAAAAGAAAATGCCTAGCGATTATTACCAACGTCTACATTCACAATCACCTGAAAAACTAAAAATGTTATTAGAACATTATCTAACTGTTTGGTCTAACAATAATATCAAATCTGATTATGATAGAGGGTTGATACTGTCTGCATACACTAGAATAACAAACAGTGATATACATTGCTTAGTGCTTGCAAGTGACGATAAGTTCGATGATCTGATACCTAAAAAAGATTTGATACATCATAATTGGGGAGAGCTGACTCTACAATATCCTGATACTATAGGAAGTCAGCATGCAGATTATCCAGCACATGAATATACTGCACAGTTGATAATTGAAAGGTTATTAGAGAATGGCTACACCTGATGAATTGATTTTGATAACGAACGGTGATAGCTGGACGTTCGGGTGTGAGATAGTAGATCCTGCTTTAGTACAAAAACATCCAGGTAATCATCTGACTACTATCGACTATCTTCCTAAGAATGATAGTTATAGATTACCGCGGATATGGCCAACTAAGCTAGCAGAACTATTGAGATGTCGTGTGATAAACCTAGCTGAACCCGGAGATGATAATGCTAGTATCTTAGCTAGGACGCAAGAATATGTTTTGCACCTACTAAACCAAGGTATAAACCCGGATCGTCTGTTTATCATAGTAGGTTGGACTACGCCGGAACGCAGAGATTTTTGGTACAAGAGTGATGATGACAAAGAAAGCTACAAGTTTAGGCTCAATCCGCACATGACTGATCATAAACAAAAACCATTAGCCAATCTTACTAAAACATATGTATTGAATTTTTGGAATCCTGAAGAATACATTACTAGGTATATTACTACAATATTGAACTTCCAGAATTTTTGCCTAACGAATAAAATCAGATTCTTAAACTTCAATGCTTTTTATAGATTGAATCAGATTAATATCGATCAGTGGCAAGACATCAATGTTGAAGAACAGATAAACTCTTTAGGTTTAGGTAATATCAGTATATCAGATGATGATGTCCGTATCATTCATAAAATAAACTATAACACTATATGGAAAACGATAGATAGTATTAGGTACTATAACAAAGACATCACTAATAATTCATTCAAGACATATGTAGATGAAAACTGCGGAGAAGCTGGATATACTGGCTGGCATCCAAATGAACTAGGTCATACTGTTTGGGCTGATGAATTATTAAAATACATACAAGATCATGAGTTACTAAATATTTGACATGAGTATAAATGAAATCAAAACTGTAGTCAAGCACTGGGGTCATGAAGTCTGGATAGCAGATGGTGTCAGGACACCATATGCACTAAAGCGTATATTCTTCAAGGCTGGCAATAGAACAAGCTTGCAAGTACATCAACAAAAATTCGAAACCAACTATGTTTTTTCCGGTACAGGAACATTGTACATAAGCAAAGAAAAATTTGATGTAGAACATTTTCTATCTAACCCGATGACCGCAGAAGAAGTTTCTGAATACGAATCAACGTTTGATATCATTCGACTTGAACCTGGAGTATCATTCGACGTTCATCCGGGCTATGTTCACCGTGTCGTTGCTATTACAGACCTTGAATTCTTTGAAGCAAGTACAACAGAACTTGATGATGTGATAAGGCTTCAGGATGATCAAAATAGAACGCACGGTAGAATACAGCATGAGCACCGTTAACACAGTAGTTATACCTACAGCCGGTATAGGCTCTAGGATGGGCAATCTGACTAAGAATCTAAACAAAGCACTGTTGCCCTACAAGAATAAACCGTTTCTATCACACATAATAGATCAGTTTCCCAAAGACACGCACTTCATCATTCCTGTTGGTTATCTGAGCCAGCAGGTTAAAGACTATTGCACAGTAGCACATGATGATGTAAATATCACATTTGTTGATATCGATGACTATACCTCTAGTCGGAGTGGTACTGCCTACACACTGAAAAAATGTACTAACCTATTAGATAAACCATTCTGGTACATACCGTGTGACACTTATTTCGATACAGACTTGATATCAGAGATCAAAGATACAAGTAAAAACTACTATTTCACTAAACAGGTAAGTGAAGATTTATCTGACCTATACACTATGTTCAAATTAGACAACTTGACGATCACTGATATGGTGTTTAAAGAACACTGCCCTGCTGATTATGTTGCTTTTACTGGCGTGATGTATCTAGGTGATCATGTAGATTTCATCACCCGGTTAACCGAACTAAACAATAATGAGTTTATCTTTGTTATAGAAAAAGGTGAGTCTATTGTTAACCTAGACAGTTGGATCGATTTTGGCAATATAGAGAGTTATGCGAATGCAGTTAATAGCAGCCAAAAATTTGACTTTAGTAAAGAAGATGAGATCACCTACATAACCGATTCTAAAGTTATCAAATGGTGGGCGAATAAAACTATCACTGAGAACAAATATAAACGAACGCTAGATCATGATGGAATATATCCCGACAATTGCAAGATTGTTGGCAACTATCTAGCATACGATTGGTATTCAGGAAAAACATTATACCAACACAATGATGTTGAGCATTTCAATAGTCTATTGAATTGGTTAGACAATAATGTCTGGCACCGGGCTGATGTTGACATCAAAGATGAATGCATAGAATTTTATAAAAATAAGACATTAGGTAGGATCGAAAAATACTTGACCAAGTATAACACACAAGAAAAGGTTAGCAGTATTAACGGTGTTGACGTAAAGGACTATGCATATTACCTAAACAACATCGACTATTCTTATCTTACTGAGACAGTGCAAGCATCTTATATACACGGTGATTTGCAGTTTGATAATATCGTAATAGGTAAAGACTTCAAGCTCATCGATTGGCGCCCTGATTTTGCAGGTAATACCAACACCGGCGACATATATTATGACTTAGCAAAACTCGCCGGCGGATTCATCATAAATTATAGTAAGATCAAAGAGAACAACTTCAAGGTTGATATTAAAAACAATCATGTTACTTTAGAGATTCCTTATATAGATAACCACGAACAGTATTTCACCCTATTAAAAAAGTTTGTGAATGAAAAACAGTTAGAGTGGAAGAAAGTGGAATTATTGATTCCTATTATATTTTGGAATATGTCTCCATTACATACTAGTCCCTTCGACAAATTTCTCTGGTACTTAGGTATAAAATTGTTCCAAGAGTATGAAACTAAATACTCTAGCAATGAAGCAGTTTTATAGTCTAAGTCAATATCCTGGCAAAACCGGAACTTATTACTACAATTTGTTTTTTGATAAGTTTGGCATTGACGCAACCTATACGGCTTTAGCTTGTAATCCAAACGAGTTCGAAGATACTTTCAAGCACTTAACAAGCGATCATACTACATATGGTATTAGCGTGAGTATGCCATATAAGAACACTGTAACTTATCTGTGTGATAATCTAGATAGTCTAGCACATAAGTATGGTATTTGCAATACCATAGCTGTGAATAATGGACATACCGTTGGCTACAATTGTGACATATACGGATTGATGGGTATCATATCTGAGATTTCAATCGATGATAAGATTTTGATACTAGGTGACGGATCGATAGGACAGATGTTCTATCATTATCTCATCGAAAACGATTATATGAATGTCAATATGTATAGCAGAAAAAACAACAACTGGCATGACAGACATGAACCGGCTGACATTATAATCAATTGTACTAGTTTAGGGACGAGTGAAGAGGCATCACCATTGCTATCAGTTCCTGATAAAACAAGATGCGTAATTGATCTAGCACTACGTAAAACTATTTTATATGAACAAAGTTTGCAGAGTCAAGTAAAGTATATAAGTGGTCTGAGTTTTTATGCCCATCAATTTCTAAAGCAGTTTGAGATATATACTGGTATGCATATCACGATTGATCAATTTAACGAGGCTACAGGAAATGATTATAGATAAACTCATTATCGATGTTGATGGTGTATTAACATCCGGACACATGCTGTACAACAATTTAGGCAAAACTTTTAAAGTTTTCGGACCGCATGACAGAGATGGTCTCAAGCTGATCAGTAAGTATATAAATGATATCACTTTTATTACTGCGGATAAGACTGGATTTGACATCACTTACGCAAGAATTGTCACTGATTGGAAGTATCGGGATGATCAGTTAGTCTTAGTTCCGGAAGAATCTAGACTAGAATGGTTTATAGAAAATTGTAATTTCAACACAACCGCATATATCGCAGATGGATATCATGATGCTGTTATATTAAAAAAAGTAGCTCTAGGCATCGCACCTAAGAGTGCTAGAATTGAAGCGAGAACTAGTGCTAAGTATGTGACACCGAGTGATGCTGCTAGCGGCGCAGTTCTTGATGCATGTTTATATATTGAAAAGATGATCAAAGGTTGGTGGTGGCGCCAACTATAATCTATATGAAAGAATGATCGATGGACTTGAAACGATTTAATTTAGGTATAGGTCCGATGAGCAAAGAAATAGTTGAGCTATGTCTCAGCTATAGTCATCAGAACGACTATCCACTAATGATTATTGCTAGTCGCAATCAAGTAGACTATGATAGTGGCTATGCTATGAACACTAAAGAACTATCTGACCTAGTATTCAATAGTGAGTATTATGACCGAGATAGAATATTGCTGTGTAGAGACCACTGCGGACCTTACTTTAGTGATGCAGACAAAAATCTAGACCTCGAAACGGTAATAGAACGATGCATGAATACGATCAAAGCTGATGTCGATGCAAAATTCTACCTAATTCATATTGACGTGAGCAGAGTCGAGACTGACAAACAACGTGCTGTTGCAGAAAAGTTGTTTTCTTATGCTATGGCATTGAATCCGAAAATTATGTTTGAATTCGGTACCGAAGACAACACTGGTAATACGACAGAAACCTTGAACATGTTGAATATGCAACTAGAGTATGTCAAGCCTTGGCAAAATAATATATGTTATATTGTTTCCCAGACTGGAAGCTTGACTAAACAAACTCAAGTAGGTACGTTCAATGTAGAACAAACACAAAAACTGATAAATGTAATACATCAGAATGGTTACATGTTCAAAGAACACAACGCTGACTACCTTACAGTTGACCAAGTAAAGTTACGTAAAAATACAGGAGTGGATGCATTAAATATTGCTCCGCAACTCGGTACTGTAGCTAGTAGTGTGTTATATACATTGGGTTTGGGTACAAAAGAATTAACTAAGTTCATTGATGTTGTGATAGAATCAGGATATTATAAAAAATGGTGTACGGTTGATGTAGATAATGACAAAGACCGCTTTATCAGTTCAGCACACTATCTATTCGAACATCCATGTTGTAAAGAATTAAAACAAGTAATAGATATGCGAGAATATAAAGCACTATTACAAGACCGATTGTTTTCTATTTTAGATGAATATAGATTAGGATACCATTAATAGATTTAATGATAAGGGAATAACAATGCATTTTATAAGAACATTAATCAATAAGATTAAACGTGAGATTCTATATAGAAAAAGGATTAAAGAACTAAGAAAAAGAGATCCCTTTATATACAAATAATAGCATGAATTATGTAGGTGTCAGTTGCGGGTTTCACGACGCTGGATTGAGTGTCATTGATGATGCTGGCAATATCCTATACGCCGGCCACAGTGAACGATACAGTAAGAAGAAGCATGACGCTGATCTTTGTTTAGGCTTATTAAAAGATGCCCACAAATATATAGATGGGCATTATGAGCTTCATTATTATGAGAAGCCTTGGTTAAAGGTAATCCGCCAGCTCAGAGCTGGACAGAAGTTAGGACCTTTCTCTGCAAAGGATGTCATCGGTAAAAACATGATGGTTCGTTTTAGCCATGACGGAGAAGTGAAAACACACAATCATCACTTATCTCATGCTGCTGCTGGTTTTCAAACTAGTCCATTTGACCATGCTACTGTAGTCATTATTGATGCTATCGGCGAGTTAGATACGATTACTATCTGGGATGCGTATTATGATGATAACGGTAGAGCCGTATATAAGAGGCTTTGGGGAAAGCAATATCCAGATTCTATCGGTTTATTCTATTCTGCTATGACTGCGAAAGTAGGACTGAAGCCATTAGATGAAGAATATATTCTTATGGGAATGGCTGCTTACGGTAAACCTATTCATGTTAATACGATTCAAAAAGCGTTGATTCATAATAGTGGTACATTATCTTTCAAAGAAAATCTACATACCGGGGTGAGAGATGATTTCCTCAAAGATGCTGATAATATGGATATAGCTTCATCTACTCAAGAACTTACTGAAAGTTTGATACACCATGTCATAGCAAAAGCTATTAATATCGGTAAAAGTCATAATCTTGTTTTTGGTGGAGGAGTCGCACTCAACTGTGCAGCAAATCGTAATCTAGGCGGATACTTCGATAACATCTGGATCATGCCTAATCCGGGTGATGCAGGAAACTCATTGGGTGCTGCTGCATTAGGTTATGGAAAACGAGTAAATTGGGTCGATGCCTTTTTAGGATATAATATAAAAGGCAAATATCCTATTAACAATGTAATTAACCAATTGTATACTAAGAAGATGGTTGGTGTTGCTAGCGGACGAGCCGAATTCGGTCCTAGAGCATTAGGCAATCGTTCACTATTAGCAGATCCACGCGGCCCTGATATAAAGGATACAGTAAATGAAATCAAGCGAAGACAGCAGTTCAGACCCTTTGCGCCGGTCATTCTGGAGGAACTATGTGGCGATTATTTTAATATGCCTTGCGGTTGGAACAACAGTAGGTATATGCAAGTCATCGCTCCTTGTAGGGCTCCTGACTTATTTCCTGCTATCGTTCACGCTGACGGGACTTCTCGTGTACAGACAGTACCGAAAGACGGTTCGGGAATCAGAAGACTCTTAGAACGTTGGTATAATGAGACACGCTGTCCAATGCTACTTAATACATCCCTAAATATTAGAGGTGAGCCTATGGTAAATGACCGGGCAGATGCTGATCGGTTCCAGCTACTATATGGGGTAAAAGTCTGCTCTTAAAGCATAAATAGATGTGAGTCGCGGGACTGCAATCCCCACTCACTCTAATGCTAGAAGGAGCTATCAGCATGTCTATTTATCGTAAAATTTACGAACAGAATTTTGGTCCCATACCCAAAGACGGTGACGGAAGAAGTTGCGATGTTCATCATATAGATGGTAACCGCAATAATAATGTACCGGAAAATTTAATCGCATTGTCTATACAAGATCATTACGATATTCATTATCAGCAAGGAGATTATGGTGCATGTTGGCTCATTTCAAGAAAGCTACGGTTGACGCCAGAGGAACTATCAGACCTCGCCAAATTAACCGGCGCCAACCGCATCGCAAACGGCACACATCACTTTTTAAAAAGGCCAGATGGGTCATCGTTAGGAAAAGACAGTGTACTCAGACAAACTGAAAACGGGACGAATGCTTTCTCTGGAGGAGAAGTTCAAAGAAAATCTAACGCTAAGCGAGTGAGGGAAGGAACTCACCATTTTCTTAGTGGTGATATACAAAGAAGAACTCAACAAAGGTTGGTGGAGAACGGGACTCATCATTTAATGGGGAACGGAGAATTTCAACGAAATGTTCAGAAAACATTGTTAGAGAATGGAACTCACCACTTTCTTACGAATCATCCAAATAAAATTCAGGTAACTTGTCCGCATTGCAACAAAACTGGCGGAAAAACTAACATGCATCGATACCATTTCGATAAGTGTAGGGTCTTAAAATAATATGACATACTGTAATTAGTGTAAATATTGTTATGGCAATTAGAGAAGTATTCTACTCCGGTTCCAAACCCAATGTCCATCCAAGAGAAAAATTTGCTGAATCACTAGAAGATGCTAGGAATCAGTGTACGACTGAGCATTTTTGGATTATCAACGAGTTTTGTGACTACCGTAAATTTGATTGGGACTTTGATTTCGAGCTATTACCTGACGAAGATATTTGGGCAGAGGCACACGACAATGTATGGCCTAGCCAACATCAAAAAGATAGTGGTACATGGCTGTGTCCTAAGGTAGCCGGTGATTATACTATCTATCGAACCGATGTTCCCCCAATTCAACGCAAGAATGAAATCAATGATTTTTGGATTATAGATCCGGCCCTGGATAAATCTAGGTTTGACTTTTCTTGGCACCCAGATCCTACGTCTCCTCCATACATATATCAATTCGGTACTCTGCTCGATGAAAACGACGGACCCAGATACGTCACTCCCTATAATGACGGAACCATAGTACATCTAGAACGCAAGGAGGTCATACTAGAAGACCTAGAGTTTTCGAAGTACTACATCACTACTACATTGGAAGATTTAATCAACGACCACACTAATGAAATCTTTTGGGCATTGAATCCTGAAATTGATTATTCTGGGTTTGACTTTAAATGGGTCCCTGACAGTAAGAACGTATATCACATAAATGCATTTGGTACGAAAGACAATATAAACTCCCAGACTTACTTTGTTAATGGTAAGATGTGGGCACGTGGTTATCGGGACATTAACTACATTGAGGATAAGGTACTAGATGTACGAACCAAGATCGATATTTTCTTTGTCGATAAAGGAAATCCTCAGGCACAAGAACGCTTTCAGCAATTATCTGAGCGTATGGGCAACGTAACTAAAACTAGATATCTGAACAGCTGGGTTGACACGATCAATCGTTGTGTGACTAAATCAACTACCAATCTATGTTGGATTCTCAATAGTGAATTAGACTATTCGTCATTTGAGTTTGATTTCTATCCTAGCCCATGGCAGATGAACTTAGTTCATGTGTTTGGAACTCAGTGGTCACACTGGGGAACAACCTTTATGGTTAACAAAAATACATTTGCTGATGATACCAAATATATAAAAGTCATTGAGCATTTGCCTAATATAAATTTTGTAAAACGATCACCTGCTAAGGCAGTTGATTGTCTTTATGCTATAGTAATCATCGACCATGGTAACGGTGTTGATACAGTAAAAGATGATCTACTCAGTAAAAATCTGAGCGAAAGAAACATCATTGCTGTGAAATATGATACCAATTATCTAAAAACATTCAAGGAGGTACTCAGTAAATTAGATGTCAATCGTGAACATTATGTATGGATTTGTAGTAGCGTGTGTGATTATAGCAGATTTGATTTTAGCTATATCTGCGATCCGTACACCAAAGAACAACTCCACGTCTTCCCGAGCGGTAATCAAAAATTAGGAGACACGTTTCTAGTAAACGTCAACAAGCTGCGCAAATTGATAGCAGATATGCATCGTCTAGAAGACTATGAAAAGATTAATTATAATCAACATCAAGTTGTCTCAAGATTGATGACACCCACAACTATCGAAGGTGCATATTTTCCAAATGAAACACATATGGATTATGCTAGAAATTATGAATGGGATTTTCCTTATGTAACTCTAGTAACTGAAGAAAACTGGGATATGGATCCTGAAATTGATCCCGAACCTATGTGTCTTTGGTCACCCGAACAGAAAGCAATCATTATTTCTAGTACAGGTGCAACTAGAGTTACGATTCCTCGCGAGGCTAAAAACTATGTCAAAAGTGAACTGTATGATTACCCGTATATAAAGCGAGCAAAAAAACTAACCAAATCTAAACCGATGGACATAGTGTATCTCAGTAACGGTGAAGCCGGGGCCGAAAAAAACTGGGAGCATCTACTTCAAATTACTAAAAACATACCAAATAGGGTAGTCAGAGTGGATGGAGTTAATGGTCGAGTTGCTGCATATCATGCTGCTGCCGAAGCCAGCGAGACACCATGGTTATTTACGGTATTCGCTAAGTTACACATCAATTCTAATTTTGATTGGTCATGGCAACCAGATCGAATGCAAGCACCTAAGCATTATATCTTTCATGCGAAGAATCCGGTCAATGGATTGATCTACGGTCACCAAGCGATGATCGCGTATAATAAGCAATTAGTGCTAGAGAATGACGGTTATGGACTAGACTTTACGTTGGATGACCTGCACGAAGTTGTTCCACTCATGTCCGGTACTGCAAACTATAACACTGATCCGTTCTCTACTTGGCGTACCGCATTCCGTGAAGTGGTCAAATTGAAGGCCGAAGATACCGACATTGCCCGAGAGCGATTAGAAGCTTGGCTTACTAAAGCTGAAGGTGATTTTGCAGAATATAGCATCAAGGGTGCAAAAGACGCAGAAGCCTATTACGATGAAGTTGATGGCGATTTTGATGCACTGCGATTGAGCTACGAGTGGGAATGGTTAAAATCACGCTTCGTGCAAAAATACGGTTGACATGCAATGTCATATATGATTAAATAGTATTTGTTCGTTGATACGGACTTAAAACCGGGGAAGACAGGGGTGCGATTCCCCTCGCCTCCACCAGTAAACACACGATAACAGGACGCTGGCTCTGTGAAGCGGGATATCGGGGTAGCTGCCGAGAAGACGGGGAGAGCATCGTGTGTTTTCTTATGGGGGCGTATAGTATCGATTCACGGCTAGTAGGAAAGTGGAGAACACGGTAAGAAACGACCGTCAATCAGTTCAAATTACTAAATGCAAACGAAAATGATGCATATGAAGGCCTTGCGTTAGCCGCATAAGTCTTTTGGGCTTTGCTAGTTGAGCCTCGAAACAGAATCAACTAGCACCTATAAAACCTTTAAATATGATATATCGTCCTATAGGTCATAAATAATTTTGACATGTTAGGAGAACAAATCATGAAAAACAAGTCAATTATTGCAATCGCTGCATTGGTAGCACTAAGTTTGGCTGCACCTGCATCCGCACACCACTCGTTCGCAATGTTCGACAACCAAAAGTCGGTGACATTGGAAGGAACAGTAAAAGAATTTCAATGGACTAATCCGCATTCTTGGATTCAACTAATTGTGACTGATTCCTCTGGTAAGCCAGTTGAATGGTCAATCGAAGGCGGTAGCCCAAATGGTCTATCACGTTCCGGTTGGAAGCGCACTTCATTGAAGTCCGGCGATAAGGCTGTCGTAGTTGTACATCCTCTTAAGGATGGCACGAACGGTGGCTCGCTCGTATCTGTTGCGGTTAATGGACAACCAATCGGCAGTCGTTAATTCTTTATATAAGTGAAGTTAGTTGATGTTCATTACTAAATACAGTATGGACATCAACGAACTTCATTCTTTTAAATTATCAGATGCGGTCAAATTCCACACCAAACTAAACCCAAAGCTTTGGAAGAATGACCAGCTTGATCCATTGGTCAGAGACCAATTATTAGTCATAGCAAAAGATTTTGTGAGCCAATTGGGCGTAGGTGATCTTGATGTGGTTGACGTAACTATATCTGGATCTAACGCAGCTTTCTCATATACTCCTCATTCTGACTTAGACCTTCACGTTGTTGTGAATATGAGCAAGCTACACGACGATGAAGTCTATCAGGAATTGTTCAGAGCAAAGAAAACTCTATATAACGATTCGCACGATATCACAGTGCATGGCATTCCAGTCGAACTATATGCGCAGAATGCCGCAGAGCCGGTCGTATCATTAGGTGAATACAGCCTGCTTCATGACAAGTGGATCAAGATTCCTAAAAGAAAAACAGCCAATCTAGATCAAAATGCTACCAAAGCAAAGTACGATCAATTAACCGACCTAATCAGTCTAGCAGTAAAGACTAAAGATGAAGATCGTGTCAACAAAGCTATTAAGCTAATTAAGAGATATCGCCAGGCAGGTCTTGACACAGGTGGCGAATTTAGTCCAGAAAATCTTGCATATAAAGCAATTCGTGCGCAAGGCGGAATCGATGACCTATATGCAGTGCGTGATTCTCTACACAGTAAAAAGCTAAGCATCGAAGAAGATGACCAGCTACTAGATAAACCAACCCTCACCGTAGATGAACTGGCTAGAAAACACGGTGTAGACCGAATGTCCATAGCAAAGCAACTGGACAAAGGTATAAAGGTCGAACTAGAACATACTAGTCATAAAGACATTGCGCGAGAGATTGCATTGGATCATATCAGCGAGGATCCGAAGTATTATGACAAGTTAGCTAAGGCTTCTTTGGAGGAACAGACTTTAACTGAACTAGCAGATGCTCCTTATCCGTATACTCTAACTTCTAGCGGACCTCACATGCTAGAGTACCAATTTACAGCAGCAAATAATATAAAATATATAGTTGAACTTAAAGTTATGTACGGTGGAGTTAGTTTGCGATTTCATGCTGCGGGACAGTCTAGCAATGATGATAGATTTCGCATCACTAAAACCGGCGACTCTATTAAGGTAATGTCTACTATCGCTACAATTCTTCGTTCATACATAAAAGAAAATTCACCGTCTTCAATCTCATTTGGATGTTATGCAGACGAACCCACAAAGGTTAAGCTGTACACTAGTATGGCAAAACGTCTGTCAAAAGAGTTTCCATATGAAGTTGGTGGACCATATTCGTATAGAGATCCTACATACGGTAATTCTGTGGGATTCAGATTGACCAAAAAAAAACAACAATCAGGTAACGTAAACAAAGACTCAGGATACATTCCAAACAGTGCCCAAAAGAATGATCCTGTATTATCTCTTGTCGATAAAGCAAGAGAAAGAATGGGCGAAGATGCATTATACGGTGGAAACTGTGGAATGTTCTCGTTGGCTTTAGCAAAAAAATTGAAAGAGGATGGAATCCCGGTCACGCTGGGTTTGCTGTTTAATGATGCTAATAATTTAGGAACCCCTTCTGATATTGTAGCCAACGAAGCTGACTTGTATCATGTTGTAGTTGAATATAACGGCAAATATTATGATGGCACAGGGGTCGTGACACCTAACACGCTGTTAGATATCGCCAAAGACCAGTACGGTGATGACAACCCGGGATGGTTTACTGATGCTGATCCGTTTGATCCGAGCGTACAGCGAGTAATTCGTAGTGAAACAAACTGGAACAAGCCTGCGTCTACTTTCTATCAAGCGCTAACCGAAGCCTCAGGGTACATTCCAAGCAATTCCCAAAAGAACGATCCTCGTTTTAAAACCGCGCTTACGGTAGACGTGAAACCGAACGCAATAAAGAAAAATGCTAAGGCATTCGGATGGCTAACATCACGGGCAGGTATACCTCCACAAGCCAATCCTAACGGAAAGATTTAACATGAAAATCAAAGATGTACTGAACGAAGGAATGACGTTTAATCCTGTAGTAGAAAAATCTTTTACTAAAGGGGAACATGCCGGCGAAACGTATTGGACTGGTTCTGATTGGGAACGCAAAGAGAAACACGAATGTCCTGACTGCAAAGGTACAGGCAAGGGAACATATTCAAACGGCGAATTTCCTTGCGTATTCTGCGGCGGCAAAGGGTACGAAGAGGAAACTTTTTCAGATGCGCCGGAGCTTTCGGTCAGTAACGCCAATGGTAAAATTATTCAAGAAATGTTAGGTTTGGATCCGGATTATTCAGGTGTCATTCATAATAAAGACTTATCTAACATAATGCGTCGATTGATACTGCTTAAAAACAAAGGTGCTCAGCAGTACACCAGAGAGCCTAAACAAGAACGTGGCCCGACACATCAATGGACAGATGACCATGGAATCACACATATAGGTCGCGGCCCAACGATGCACGACTATGGCCTCAGTCAAGATCAGATTAATAAGTACGTGGACAGACTCATTCAGATTATTCAATTCGCACAAAAAAACAATGCGAGTTTGGGCTGGGGTTGACATTTACCCAAATGCTTATTAATGTGCGGACATGATTACATTTCTAGACTCCATCGAAGCGCAGACTGTCCTAGTCGATCTAACTAAACAACTCAACCGACTTCCTTATAATTCCGACTTGCACAGGTTACATATTAATCTGTATGGTCTGATTTCAGAACTAAGCAAACTTGAGGTGTATGCAAGGAGAACCGGCCCCCGCTCTCGTTGGACTATCGCACGTAATAAGAAGAAGGCGGAGATCCAAACTGCCATGTCCTACTTAGCTCAATTGCTACTCATTGCGCAGTTGATGGCTTGAAACATTCAGAAACAAAAAAGCGGTTGACTTAGCTTTCTAGCTGCGTTATTTTTAATCATAGATTGACCAACAGGAAACAAATCTCAATCTCGTTTTTTAACAAACTTAAGGAGCTATATAAACATGTCTCGTGATATTGACACTCACACGATTACTTCTACTCAGGCCCGAAAGGCCATCCTCACTGCTTTCAAGGCAAAGCGTCCTGTCTTCCTCTGGGGTCCTCCGGGCATCGGCAAGTCGGAAGTCGTTCAGGAAATCACTGACGAACTCGGTGGTATCATGTTTGATCTGCGTATGGCGCAGATGGAACCTACTGACATTCGCGGTATTCCCTTCTACAATAAGTACATCGGCAAGATGGATTGGGCTGAGCCCGTCGATCTGCCCAGTCAAGAAGTCGCCGATCAATATCCGATCGTCGTTCTGTTCCTCGATGAAATGAACTCTGCTCCCCCTTCGGTGCAAGCTGCTGGCTATCAGCTGGTTCTGAACCGTCGAGTCGGTAAGTACGTCCTCCCCGATAACGTCGTCATCGTTGCTGCTGGCAACCGTGACAGTGACAAGGGTGTCACGTATCGTATGCCCATGCCCCTTGCTAATCGCTTCGTTCACCTCGAAATGAAGTATGATTTCGCTTCTTGGCAGATTTGGGCGGTCAACAAGAACATTCACAAGGACGTTGTCGGCTATCTGTCTTTCTCTAAGCAAGACGGTTATGACTTCGACGCTAAGAGCTCCAGTCGAGCCTTCGCTACTCCTCGTTCTTGGACTTTCGTGAGCGATCTGCTCGTTGACGAACAAAACGTGGATAACGATACTCTGTTCAATCTCGTTGCCGGCGCGATCGGTGATGGTCTCGCAACGAAGTTCATGGCTCACCGTCGAGTTGCTGGTCAGATGCCTGACCCGGCTGACATTCTTGAAGGTAGGGTCAAGGATCTTAAGGTCAAGGAAATCTCGGCTATGTACTCGTTGACGATCTCCATGTGCTATGAACTGAAGGACGCTCTCGAAAACAAGCGTGTGGACAACAAGAAGTTCCATGAAATGGGCAGCAACTTCATCGAATACATCATGAATAATTTCGAGACGGAACTGGTGGTCATGGGCGCTAAGATCGCCCTCAAGACTTACAAGCTGCCGCTTGAGCCCTCGCAACTGCGTAACTTTGATGAATTCTACAAGAAGTACGGCAAGTACATTGTAGAAGCTGGCAACTAAGTCAGCGGCTCCTGGGGAGGGATTAGAGACAGTCCCTCCCCTTTTTTCTATTATCTATTGCATATCATGCCGCATTCTGTTATATTGTCTTATAACTTAATCAAAGGACACATTCATGAGCGCCGTAATTACCCCTACTAAAAAGAGCAAGCGTACTCGCAGCAAGAAGTACGAAAATCTTATCGGTCCTATGGATCCTAAGATTGATGCTCAAGCCCGCGAACGTCTTGTTACGGCACGCATCGGTCTCCTTCTGCGTCATGCGTTTTTCGGCAACCTTGCTACTCGTCTTGCTCTTACTAATGCGGACGAATGGTGTCCGACTGCTGCGACCGACGGTCTGAGATTTTACTATAACTCTCGCTTCATCATGATGCTCAAGACGAAGGAAGTTGAATTCCTCGTTGGTCACGAAGTTCTGCACGTGGTCTACGATCACATGGGTCGTCGTGACAATCGTGATCCGGAAATCTGGAACATCGCTGATGACTATGCAGTCAACGCAGACTTGAAGCGTCACCGCGTGGGCGAATTTATTACTACTGTGCCTTGCTTGTATGAGTCTAAGTACGAAAACTGGGCCGCAGAAGCCATCTACGATGACCTCATGAAGAATGTCAAGTACATCAATATTGAGGATCTCCTCGACAAGATGTTGGACGATCACGTTGACGGTGACGACGACGGCGACGGCCGCGCAGGCGGCGACAAACCTGGCAAGGGCCGCCCCAAGCTTTCTCAGGAAGAAAAGGACCGCATTCGTCAAGAGGTCCGTCAAGCGGTAATCAACGCTGCTTCTACGGCTGAGGCTGGCACTGTTCCGAAGGGCGTTGAACGCATGATCAAGCAACTGACTAGCCCGATCATGCCCTGGCGCGAATTGATCCAAACTAATCTGACCTCTGCTATCAAGTCTGATTATACTTGGATGCGTCCTTCTCGTCGCAGCTGGCACATGGACGCTGTCATGCCCGGCATGAATCCTGGCGAAGAAATTGACGTTGACATTTATATCGACATGTCAGGTTCTATCTCGCAGAAGCAAGGTATGCAGTTTCTTTCGGAAGTTGCCGGCATGATGGATGCGTTCGATGGCTACAGCCTTCGGGTCTCGACATTCGACACTAAGGTCTATAACACTCAAGAATTTTCTTCTGAAAACATGGAAAACATTGAGGAGTATCAACTGTTCGGTGGCGGTGGCACTGACTTTGACTGCGTATTCGATGACCTTAAGGAAGCAGGACGAGTTCCGGCTCGTCTGATCGTCTTCACGGACGGGTATCCTTGCGGCAGCTGGGGCGATCAAAATTACTGTGATACGACTTGGATCATTCACGGTGACCCCGATCCTCACCCGCCCTTCGGTCAATGGGCCATTTATGATGACCATCGCAAGTCCTAACTTCAAGGGCATACTAAGCATCGGGGAAGTAATCTATGAATCCCCAGATAGCGGAAAGACGATCTACGCCAGAAAGCGTGGGTCGTCTGATCGCATTCTAGTACAAGATTTAAAATCTGAATTAGGACAGCAGAATCCGATTATAGAGCGCGTAAAAAACGTTGCGATATCATGTATGACATAGTAAGGCTAGCAGAAAACAACGTTGCACTAAACGACCAACTTGAAAAGCTGGAAATGTTATACGCACTTGTTAAGGCAGAAAACCGTGAAAACAATTGACGACATTAACATAAATCAGTGGTTCATGGACCGAGAATTAAGTCATACCCCTGAACATTTTATAAGATCAAGCACTCCTTTTACTATCGAGTCGCGCATGTGGATTTTGGAAAGCCTTCAAGGCAGATTTTCTACACATTACCCCAACACATCGACCTATATTATGAATAGAATAGCACTTTGTCCATCGTTTGAAGATCCACAAGAAGCAGTGTTTTACGAACTCAAGTGGGGCTAGGTCTTACTAGTTCCCACCCTCCAGTAGCGTTAAGTCCTTTGTTATTTACAATACGACTAATTGCACCGGACTTGAGATTATAACATGTCCTTAATTGATAATTCGTCATTGATACTACCTCCCCGGTCATACGATTTTTCCAAGTTCTAACAGTATGGTCATACTGCGGATGTTTTTCTTTTTTCTTGGGGTCATTAACAAAATGATGAGTCCCGGCAGCAAGTCTGTTTAATTGTCGTTTACTGGCAGCTTCCCTGTCCAACCAATTATGTGTTCCATTAAGAATGCGGTCTCTGTTTAGTTGCGCTTGGTGCTTGTTGGGCCCAACCCAAGGATGCTTGCCCGTTTTAACTAGCTTGTTAGCATTTTTTGTTGCGAGGGCTACTAGCTCATCGGGAAGTAAGTTGATCCTACTTGACATTTTTACACAAGCTGCCCAATCACCCTGTGAATAATGAATGTTGTAATGTTCTTGTATAGATACACATTTCAAGTTAGCAGGATTATTATTGGAATGATTTCCGTCTATATGATGTATTTCATATGACCGACCCGACTCTTCCTTAGGAATTGGACCGTAGTGATGTTCATAGATATTACGGTACTTGTTTGTACCACAATAAATACACATGCTGATTGCTACTTATAAGCTGTTAGAGTGAGTGGGTACTAGTAATACTGCGACTCACACTTATTTATCTTTTTTATACCAACACACCCTACTCACTAAATACTTTTAGCAAAGGAGAATTAATAATGTCATTTATCCGCCATGTAGGGAAGCACGGAGACCGTAAGGTAGCAATTGTATTTCGGGAAGTGCCCGGTGAACCCCATATGTGTCTAGTAGTGTATACGGAACTACTCAATCAGAATATTCACGATCCGATGATTCAATGCATCGAAAGCGATATTGGTCAAAGCAGTGAAGACCTAGCTAACGCACTTAACCGGTCTTACACCAAAGATGGACAACTTATTCTACAGAAGTTACATGCTGAAGGTATGTTGAAGAAGGTTCAGACTGAACATATCGTTATGACACCTGCACCAAACACAAGAATCAAGCTCAATGAGCTTAATAAGATTCTAGACGAAATGAAGCAAGGTGAGCAAGCAGTAAAGAAGCTAGCTGAAATGGACAAGCAGATGGGTATGCAAGACCCAATGCAAGTCGCTAAGAGAATGCGCGGCGATAGTGAACCAAAGCCCACAGCACCAGTGGGGCTTCAAGCAAGCGGTGATGCTTTAGGTGATTCGGTATTAGCTAACAATCTTCGTCAACAAGCAGAACGCATGAGTGCAGAAGCTAAGGGGCTACTAACCGAAGCAGATCGGTTACTCAATGAAGCCCGGTCGTTAGATCCAACTGTAGTGCCACAAGCAACTACGGTTTCGGTAAAAACATCCGAAGATAAGAAGACACGAGGTAGACCAAAGAAGGTCACCATTACCGCATAAAGGCTAGTAAATAAATGTCCCCTGAATTTATTCAAAAATGGGAGCGGTTAATTGAAGGTGTTGACAAGCAGACCTTTCCGTTACAGTTTGTCAAGAAGCTAATATTACGTTTACGCGGTAAAAAGCAACAGACAATTAATATTGCTAAGCTATTGGGTCAAGGAGTTGCTCCTGAGGAAATCGAAGAAGTGATAAGCAGAAAACTTATCGAACTTGGCGATGATGTGCTTAGTATTGAGTTTATGTTAGATATACAAAGCATAGCAGAAACTGTTCAGCCTGAAACAGATAAACTATTGAATGGATTATGAAACTCAGTATTGCAGCGGACCCCAACGGTGGAATAGGATATAAAAACAGATTGCCCTGGATTAAACTTCAGGGCGATTTGCCAAGATTTAAGTATTTAACCGATAACCAAACCGTAATTATGGGAAGAAACACCTGGGATAGTCTTCCTATAAAACCGTTGTACAATAGGCACAATATAGTAGTTTCAAGTCAAACGTTTACCATGCCTGAAAAATCGGAATGCATTACATACGCTGCCCTAATAAAAAACATGTCATCATTTGATGACGCATGGCTCATCGGAGGTGCTCAGCTTGTAAATGCATGTTGGGATTACGTAACCGAAGTTTATTTGTCTAAGACCTTTGCCCAATACGATTGTGATAAATTCATTGATTTGTTATACTTAACAGATCATTATTATATATTAGACAGCGATGTATTTCCTGACCATGAGTATCAAATTTGGAAGCGTAAATGAAAGAATACTTAAACCTATTACAGGACATTTTAGATAATGGTGAATTACGAAATGACCGCACTGGTGTAGGCACGATCAGTGTTTTCGGGCGCCAACTTCGCTTTGACTTGTCAAAAGGATTTCCGGCAGTAACGACAAAGAAACTTGCGTGGAACGCATGTAAGTCTGAATTACTTTGGTTTTTAGAAGGAAGTAATGATGAACGAAGGTTATGTGAGATTCTACACGATACCAGAGAGTCAGGGTATAACACGATCTGGACAGGAAATGCTCAAGCAACTTACTGGGCAGATAAAAAGAGACACGTCGGAGACCTTGGACGAGTATACGGAGTCCAGTGGCGGCACTGGAGAACACCGCCGGATTACATCTACGAACACGGAGACTTGCATGTCTCAAGTGGTCCAATTGCAGAAGTTGACCAAATAAAGAATCTAATCGAAGGCATCAAGAAAGACCCCAATGGTCGTCGCCACATCCTATCGGCGTGGAACGTAGGTGAATTAGATCAAATGGCACTTCCTCCGTGTCACGTTATGAGCCAGTACTATGTCAGTACGGGCAGAAAGCTAAGCTGTCATATGTACCAAAGGAGTGTGGATGTCTTTTTAGGCCTTCCCTTTAACATCGCAAGTTACGCTCTACTAACTAGCATGATTGCGCATGTATGTGATCTGGAAGTAGGAGAGTTGATAATCTCTACTGGTGATACTCATATCTATCAAAATCATGTGGAACAAGTTAAGGAGCAGTTGTTAAGAGAACCGTATGCTTCTCCCATTCTTTATCTGAATCCAGATGTAAAAGATATTGACAAATTTACAATGGATGATATAGTGTTAGATGACTACATCAGCCACAGTACCATAAAGGCCGTTATGGCTGTATGAAAACGAATTATAAGTATCTCATATATGAGTATTATTCTACTGCCTATGAACTTCCGGCGTCGTTGCAGTGGTGTTTGCCGCAAGATAAATCAGATTTCTTAGACCGTAATAGAATTGCGATAAATCATGAGCAATTACGGGACGCGCAGCGAGACCTAACAATACATAGAATATATGGAATTTTTACCCCTGAACTTTTAACTTTTTGGAAGCTTAAATTCGAATGATTAACTTGACATTTAGCATCACTAATCCATTTTGGAATTCAGACTACTTTGCTTCTGTCTACGAGAAGCACGGCAAAATCTCCGAACATAAATGTTGGGAGATTCAAGGTATGAGAGACGATAGTATCCTAGCGGTTGATTTTAGAATCACATCTAGAGAAGATCATGCTGGTATTACTTTAGAATTGGGACTTGTGGGCCACCGTATTGCCTTCCAAATCTACGATAATCGGCATTGGAATTACGATGAACAACGTTGGTACAATTACGGGGAAGAATTAGATGCCTGCGGAGTCGAAGATAATGAAGACGAGAAAACTTAAAGACGGCAGTGAAGTGCCAGAATTGGACAAGCCAGTCACTTTGCACGTAAAGACAAAGTGTCCAGAGAAGTGGTTGCTAATAGACATGGAAACTGATGAAGTTTACGTCGGTAGCGCAATTGGCCCGCTTCATTGGGATAAGGTTGAGGAAGAATAGTTGAAAGTCTTAGTAACTGGCGGATATGGTTTTATAGGCCATAACGTTGTTCAACAGTTAGAACATCTGGGTCATTCAGTTGTCATAGTTGATAACTGTACAAATTATGATAGCATTCCATGGAAAGAACTGTTCTCACTTCAGAAAGAACGCAGTCAGTTTATAAAAACTAATGCAAACTATCGTTTAGATATAGAATCTAAAGTACTTAATAAGGTTTTTCAAACACATTGTCCCACCATAGTAATTCACTTAGCCAGCTTTCCTAGACAAAAGACGGTAAGCGCTGATCCTATTATGGGTGCAAGAACGATGATAGAAGGATTAGTGAATCTGTGCGAACTTAGTCGAGAGCATAAAGTAACCCGATTCGTAAACGTCAGCAGCAGTATGGTATATGGAGATTTTGTTGAAAATGTACCAGAAACAGCGCTATGTAACCCGCAAGGTCAATACGGTATTCTAAAACACGCAGGGGAAAAAATAGTACAAGATTGCACTGCACACGGGTACTTTGATCACACGATTGTTCGCCCTAGTGCAGTATATGGCCCTCGTGACGTTGAAGATAGAGTGGTTGCTAAGTTCATGTTAGCTGCCATCAGGGGTGAGACTTTAAATGTTAACGGCTCAAAAGAACATTTGGATTTTACTTATGTAGAAGATGCTGCCGCCGGCATAGTGGGAGCAGCATTAAGTGAAAACACTGCTAATAAAACTTACAATATAACACGAAGCCAAAGCCGTAGTCTACTGGAAGCTGCTGAGTTAGCTATAAAAATTGCAGGTAAAGGCAATATTGTCATCAATCCCAAAAATCAAAATTATCCTAGTAGAGGGTCTCTCAACACCTTTGCGGCGCAAAGAGATTTTGGTTTTAATCCAAAAATAGATATCGAAGAAGGATTCCAACGATACTATGAGTATCTTACAAGTTCCCTTTACTGGTCTAGCAAGACAGTACAACAATCTTAAGGATGAGTTAGCATCAGCAACTCACGATGCCCTTAAGGAAGGAATCCTTGTTTCCGGGCCGCAAACTGAAATGTTTGAAGCTTGGTTGCGGGACCGATGCTGTGCCGAATTCGCGTTGGTAACTCATTCCGGAACACAAGCACTAGAGATTATTGCCCGAGCCGAATTGAATGTAGAAAAAGAATATCACTATCCAGTATCAGATACTATTCGCATTCCTAATCTGACATATCCTGCAACTCTCAACGCTTTTTTGACTGCAGGATGGAATGTGGAATTAGTCGATGTTGATAAAAACGGATTGATAACAGAATTCCCGCACAACATACATACTTGTTACGTAGGATTATACGGCGCCGCCGGCAGTAGAAGCTTAGCTAAATTTGAGCAAGTTGCAGATACTCATATAATAGTAGATGGCGCCCAGCATTGGTTAGCAGATCCTAGTAACATAGGTATCGCTATGGCAATTAGTTTTGATCCTACTAAAAATCTAAATGCCTCTGGTAATGGTGGTGCCATCGTCACTAATGACATAGAAATTTATAAGTTTGCTAAAGATTATGTGTCTAATGGCGGAAAGAGACATGAATGCGCAGGTACTAATAGTAAGATGAGCGAAATAGATTGCTCGCACCTATTAGTCAGATCCAAATATATAGACGGATGGCAAATCCGTCGAAAGAAAATTAGACAATATTACTTGAATGCATTTAAGGATTTGCCCCTGCGCTGTCTAAGTAGAGACTTCATGTTTCATATGGATCAAAAATTTGTTATTGAAACCGACCGTCGGAATGAATTAGCAGCTTACCTTAATACAAATGGTATAGAAACGAAAGTTCATTATCCTTATGCTCTAAGTGAACTTCCTATTGCAAAGAACTTAGTCAAGCCAGATTTCATTAGTACCGGCGTGATGCTTACTAGAGGTGTATTAAGTTTACCTATATATCCCGAGCTTACGGACAATGAAATTGAATATATTGCTAATACGGTAATTACTTTTTACAGTATGTAATTTATTCAACAAAGTATAAATAAAGTTGTTATGCTTTGGTTGCTTTCTTTTTTTCCGGGTCTTTTGATTCACCTGCTCTTGTTAGCAGGAGGCCTTGCCCTTTTGGTTTCCTATTTTCTCGGACCTATACCTTTTGTAAAGCAATATACTATTCCAATTCGTGTTTTAGGATACGTTCTAGTGTGTTTTGGTTTGTACTACGAAGGTGGACTGTCATACAAAAAAGACTTAGATTTACGTACAGCAAAAGTAGAAACTAAGATTGCAGTGGCTGCTGAAAAAAGCGCCAGCACAAACACTCAAATTCAAAATAAAGTGGACGCCGCCGAAAAGATCATTCACGAAAAGGGTGATGATATCATTAAATATATCGACAGAGAAGTTGTGAAGTATGATAATGCATGTGTAATTCCGCAAGAGGTAATTAAAGCACACAATATAGCAGCAACTATCAATGCTGAGGCGACCGAAGCACCATCTTCTGGAGCACCGCAATGAAACCACTAATAATAACATTGCTCGCAGTAATGTTAACTGGATGTGCAACCGTAGTTGCTGCACCTAAATTTCCAGATAGGCCACCTGCGCTTTCTAAAGATTGCGAAGAACTATCATTGTTAGCGGAAAACGCTAAACTTAGTGATCTTTTAAAAGTGGTAACTGAAAATTATGTCAAGTATCATATCTGTAAAAACCAAAACAAGGCTTGGAATAGCTGGTATGACGAACAAAAAAAGATATATCAATCTGCTATCAAGTAAGTAGAATTGTAACTTCCGTTAGATAAATACTTAATAACAACGGAAGGTCTCTATGAGTACGACACCTCAATACAGTCAAGAAATTATTAATATTGGCGCAGCACCTAATGACCAACAAGGTGATCCGTTACGTGTTGCATTCAGTAAGATCAACAATAATTTCTCAACTCTGTTTCAGACCTTTGTAAATTCAACTATATCATATACATCCGGTAATGTTCCAGGACAAGTAATATTTGAGACACCGGTCTCTACGTTTACTGAGGGACAATTCTACATCAAGTCATACAATGACGGAACACCAGACAGCCAGACAATTCAGCTATATGCACAAGTTAACGATGGCGGTAATGCAGTAAAATTTACTGGATATGGATCGACCTTTTTTGGAAACAGCGTATCACTCTATGACATGATTGTTGATTCGGGTAGCGGAAATGTACAAATACTGTCCAATCCTCTACTGTCAGCGGACTTAACACACTTCATTTCTTCTCAAATTATGTGGGTTGGTCCAAATGTTCCGGGTGCATATATCTCCACAGAAAACTCCTTAAATTCGTCTCTGGCTACTGAAACAGTAGTAGACATCACCACAGAGCAACCGTAATGAGAGCTTGGGAGTTTATAGTAGAAAGCGCACAGCCGTTACTTCCGGAACAACCAGGCTCTCCTACACCACCGGAAACTAAACTTTTACCAGACCAATTTGATGCTTTACCTGCAACGTATACTATACCAGGATTACCTAATCAGGATCCCTATCTACAGTATAGATTTGGTGTAGCTATTGCTGGAGCCAAAGGTGCTTCTGCCCGCAGGGATGACGGAGTAAGCAGCATGACTCGTGAAAGTCCTTTCGGCGAGGGTGAGATAGTAGTTAGTTATGGTCATGATGCTGGACCATACATTGATGACGCACTAAAACAAATGGGACTGCGAGGCAAAAAGATGATTAGCAGCCCTACTAGTATTGAAACTAAGGATGTTGATAAAAGCAGTCCATTGAAGGCATTTAAAGGATACAAGAGATGAGAGCGCACGAATTTATTACTGAATCTGACACACCTGCAAACCCTAAGGCATTTGCTGATGGTCAAATGGATGCTATCAAGGGCGCGATCAGCATGCCGGATATAAGCATCAATAAGTCAAACGGTAATCCTTATCTGGCTTGGCGTTTTGGTATTGCGATGGCCGGAGCTCCGGATTATCCAACTCCGCCGGTTGGTCCGATGGCAGGCGACCCTCTACTTTCTACCTACACTGATGTTGAACTAGAAATAATCAATGTTGCTGCTAAAACAGTTGGTGCGGGCAGAGTAAAGAAACTGAGTGATAATCGTAGTACAGAGCTATCTAACACTCAAAAGAATAGCCCAATTAAAGCATTTAAGGGCTATAAGAAAAAATAACTGAGTTGTTTTCATGAATAAGTAATTTCATGACAACATCAGCAGACATCAATCAAACTCTAGACCTAGTTAAGCTACGTTTTTATAACGATTGGCTATACCATGCTCATATCTATGATGAAGGTGAAAGCCAATTTCACGCTCAACTTACTAAACAAGTTGTGGAAACGTACATCGATCCGCTTAACCTGCCTAAGGATGCACACATCTTAGATTTGGGATGCGGCACCGGATATTTTCTAGATGAAATGAAGGAACGCAACTATACTAATCTGGTCGGAGTGACACTAAGTCCTGGAGATATCCAAGTTTGTGAAAATAAGGGTCATACGATCAAGAAGTATGATTTATCATTTCTGCCTCAAACTGACGGTTACTATGATGAATCAGTAGACTTTATTTTCTTGCGCCATGCATTGGAACATTCACCCTATCCTATTTTCTCTCTTATGGAGTACAATAGAGTTTTGAAGCAAGGATCAAAGATTTATATCGAAGTTCCTGCACCTGACTGCGAGCGTCAGCATGAGTTTAATCTCAATCACTATAGCATTTTAGGTTCTAACCAATTGGGTGCCCTTCTGATTAGATGTGGATTCAACATTGATCAGTTTAATAATCTAGAGTTTGACTTGAATGTACCAGATGCGGAAGATCCTACTAAAACTAAAACTGTTAAAGAAAAGTACTTCTGCATAGTAGCTACTAAAGCTAGACCTCTGGATATCAAGTAATGTAGGAAATGAATTTTCTACAAGCCATGATAAATACATTAAAGGGTTAGATATCAATGGCATCATATATTCAAACACCGTCGGGTTCAACCGCAAGAGTTGGTCCCATATTAACAGACAAAGTGAGAATTGCTACTACTTCATCGGCAATTGCGGTGAACGTAGGTAATTCTAGTGTCACCGCAAATGTTACTGCATGTGAAGTAATTCCTGCAAATACAGTAGAGCGCAGCTTCCTGGTAGGACAAGGCAATTATATTGCCTATATTAATGTTAATGGCACCGCTGCACCGTTCTCGATAACGGAATTGGGAGCCCCTCATGTAAACACAGGATCTGAATAATGGACGCACCGGCCAAATTACAACCGCAAACACTACTATAAACAAGGGCACGACAGCAGCTTTTACTGTTAATAATTCATATATTACTAGTGCAAAAGATATGGTCATTGTAAACATCGCTAGCGGTGCATCTGTAAATTATTCAGTCAGTGTCAATTCTGTAAATGCCGCAGGTAGTTTTGTAATAGTAATTGATAACTGTGATGGTACAGGCTCGGGCTCTAATGCCGCAGATACATTGGTAATCAATTTTGCTGTTATAAAGGTAAGTTAACATGTTTGATGCATTTAAACAAGCAAAACTACAAAATGCATATCAGACTATGCGCAACTATCAATTGCCGCCGGAAAAAGAAACGACGATTGAAGAACTAAAACGTCTCAGTGGAAACGGCAGGGTAAATGGTGAAGTAGAACCAGTAGACCCTGCCCTAAACACCAAAAAGCATCAATATATCCGGGACAACAATATTAGGCCCGGAGCTCCGGAATGGTTTAAAGTAATGTTTGCTAAACCACATCTTACTGGTGAGGATCCCTTCTCAAAAAAGTAGTATATTATACTAAATAATATCATGAGCAATCAACCAACACTAATAAAAGATCCATATAAGAAGACGGTCTTCAAGAATAAAAAAGAACTTGAGGACTTCATGAAGTGTTGTGATCCTGAAACCGGATATCTATACTTTATGGATAACTTTTTCTACATTCAACATCCTACTAAAGGTAGTATGTTATATCACCCGTGGCCTTATCAAGAAAGATTGATAGAAACATACCACAAGTATAGATTCTCTATATCGCTAATGCCTAGACAGTCAGGTAAGTCAACATCCGCTGCTGGTTACCTACTTTGGTATGCAATGTTCGTTCCTGACTCTACGATTCTTATTGCAGCACACAAATATACTGGTGCACAAGAAATCATGCAGAGAATAAGGTATGCGTATGAAAACTGTCCAGATCACATAAAGGCAGGAGTCACTACATACAATAAGGGCTCTTTAGATTTTGAAAACGGTTCTCGTATTGTATCCGCCACTACTACTGAAAACACCGGTCGTGGTATGTCTATCACGCTGCTATATCTTGACGAATTTGCGTTCGTTAGACCTAGCATTGCTAAAGAATTTTGGACATCCATTACTCCTACGCTAGCAACTGGTGGTAAGGCAATCATCACGTCAACGCCAAACTCAGACGAAGACCAATTCGCGTTGATTTGGAAGGGTGCAAATAAAACGGAAGATGAGTTCGGTAATACGACTGAGTTAGGTGTAAACGGATTCAGAGCATATCGAGCTTATTGGAAAGAGCAGCCAGGAAGAGATGAGAAATGGGCAAACGAGATCCGCGCCCAGTTAGGTGATGATCGTTTTGGTCGAGAAATAGATTGTAACTTCATCATTGCGGATGAAACCTTAATAAATCCAAATACACTGTTGATGTTAGATGGCATAGAACCTATAACTAGAATGGGACAAGTTCGCTGGTATAAGACACCAGAAAAGGGAAAGTTGTATGTAGTTGCATTGGACCCCTCATTGGGTACTGGTGGAGATCCGGCTGCTATGCAAATATTTGAAGCCAGTACGACTACTCAAATAGGTGAGTGGAAGCATAACAAAACTGATATTCCCAGTCAGATTAAGCTAATGGCACAGATCACCAAATACATAGCTGAATGCACTGGTGAGCCCAACAACATTTATTATTCTGTGGAAAATAACTCTATTGGTGAAGCGTCATTGATCTCACTGGCAGAATACGGAGAAGCCAACATTCAGGGTACGTTTATCAGTGAACCAGGTAAGAAACGTAAAGGATTCAACACTAGCCAAAAGCCCAAATTAGCAGCGTGTGCAAAATTCAAGACACTGTTAGAATCAAAAAAGATGACAATATATAGCCGATCGCTGATCAGCGAACTTAAGGCTTTTGTCGCAAACGGGGGCAGTTATGCTGCTAAGATCGGCGATACCGATGATTTAGTTATGTCATCCCTGTTAGCAGTTAGAATGATGCAACAACTAGCGGATTTTCATGGTGATCTGGAATCTCAAATTCGTGACCATGACGAGTTTGTTGCTCCGCTTCCATTCTTTGCAATCTTTGGCTAAGTTGGCATAAATATCATTATGGCCACAGATTCAGAATCCTTTAACCGCGATTTGTACGACTTACTTAAAGTGAGAGGGTATAAACCTGTACCGCTCGATTCAAAAAACCAACGTGTTCCTGCATCGCAAAGTGCAGATGTTATGGAATTTACGTTTGTCAAGGATGACAAAGAGTATGGTAAAGCTTGGGTAAGTATCGATGATGTACAAAATGTCATTGTGTATTATGATAGTGAACAACAAGATAGTCCCAATAATATAACACCGGGAGTCGAATACGATGATACCTGGACAGGGTTCTTAAAGAACCTTAAGACATGGGCACAACGTAGACAGCTTAGCTTCGAATTATCAAACAAAGATCGCTTGGGCGACGACATGAGACAACGGGAATATTACAAGATGAAAGAAAAAGTTTCAGAAGGCTACTACCCGATGGGTAAGAAGGCCAGCTACAATGACGCAGTACCAAACGTAAAGATCATCCTACAGCACAATCGCAATATCGAAGAAGGTGAACAGCGCTATCGCAACGTCGCTCGCATCTATCTAGAAAACGTCGATGGCGAAAGATTCTTAGCACCTACAAACAAGCCAGGTGTCGCACGAGTGTATGCACGTCATATTGCTGAAGGTGGTCTGCCTAATGATGAGCGCTGGAACCACATCAAGGGACTATGCGAAGAATACAACAAGATGGCAGGCTTTGTGAGAGCTACCCGTAATAAGCAATTTAACGAATCAGCACAAGCTTTAGTTAATGAGGGCTTAAATCATTATAATAAGTTGCGCGAAAACCTAAACAAAATGACTGGTCATCGCGGATACACTGCATATTTCGAATCATGGACTCCTACTCTTATGGAAAACGAAAACGATTCGTCTTCTATAAATGAACTTTTCGTACAAGAAACTACTGACCCTCGCATCGAATCAGTAATGCCTATCCTTGCTCGCCTTCAGAAGAAGGTAAATGAAATGAGCGAAGTCAACGAACTAGCAGAGTGGGCTGATGGAATCGCTAACGAGCATCTGGAAGAAGTTTCTGATCCGTACAAGAAAGACGAAATGAAAGATTTCAAGACCCAACAGCGTCAAGGATTAAAATCAACCAATCCGGATCTCAAAAATGTAGAGGATTTGGATGATATTGAAGAAGCTACTGGTACTGAAAAGATGTTAAGAAAGATACCAGGATTCAAGAGATATCAAGCTGGTGAAAAGTCTAAAGACAATAAAACTCTTGCTAATTTAATGTTACACGGAGAAATAGAAGGTGATTCTGCGACTGATCCTAAGGACATTAATTTAGGTAAGTCTGCGGCCCGTGCGGCACAAAGATTTGACAAAATCGCTAAAGGTAAAAAGCCATTCAGTAATGAAGAAGTAGAAGAAGCTTTAGAACCTTGGATGGGTAAGGACCTTGATACGCCTGCTTACCTTCGTAAGAAGAAGTATGACGATGCAAAGAAGGACGCAGAATTGGGCGGACCAAAACTTCGTAGAGTTAAGGACAATCCAGAAGAAGTAAAAGAAACTGCTTACGAAAAGGATCTAGCAGATCACGAACCTAGAAAGGTTTCTGGAGTTTATGGTGCAAAGTCTAAGTCCTTTAACAAGAAGTTTAAAAATCAAGCGGCACAAGACAAGTTTTTTGATCATCCAGATAACGAGGGCAACTACGAAATCCACTACGTGTCCAAAGTAGATGAAACGGTTGAAGAAGACTTAGATGCAAATCAAAAGCGCGCCGGACAACTTGGACCTACAGAAAAGGTCAAGAATAATAATATTGGCAAACTAGTAGGCGCAAATGAATCGACTGAATTCCCAGAAGAATTACAGCGTATTATGGACATTGCCCGTTTTAGACTATAACGCAATAAACTATTATATTACTTACCCATTACTGGGGTAAATACATTGACATCTGATGAAGTATACGTTATATTTCATCATATGTTAGTTGTCTCCAAACAACGACATTAAAACATACTCAGGCTCAACTTAGGCACATTTAAAAGGAGAAAATAAAAATGGCTAGTCTAGCAGAAATCCGTGCGCGGTTAACGGCACAAGAAAATCGCAGTCAGACCAAGGCTTCTGGCACTCAATCAGATAACGCAATCTATCCTTTCTGGAATATTGACGAAGGAGCAACTGCTTCTATTCGTCTGTTGCCAGACGGCAATCCTACTAACGAATTCTTTTGGGTAGAACGTCAAGTTATCAAGCTTCCGTTCAATGGCGTTAAGGGTGATTCCAACATGAAGCAAGTTACTGTACAAGTTCCTTGCGTCGAGATGTATGGCGATAATTGCCCGGTTCTCGCAGAAGTTCGTCCGTGGTACAAAGACGACACTCTTAAGGACCTTGCTAACAAGTATTGGAAGAAGCGTTCATATCTTTATCAAGGCTTTGTTCGCCAAAATCCACTAGGTGATGATCAAACTCCAGCGAACCCAATTCGTCGCTTCATCATCTCCCCGCAAATTCAGACTATTATCAAGGCATCTTTGATGGATCCGGAACTTGATGAATTGCCAACCGACTACGTTCACGGTCTTGACTTCAACATCAAGAAGACTTCTAAGGGCGGTTATGCAGACTATTCAACTTCCACTTGGTCTCGTAAGGAGTCACCGCTTACGGAAGCCGAGCAAGCAGCGATTGATTCGTTTGGGTTGTACAATCTCGCTGACTTCTTGCCAAAGAAGCCAAGCGAAGCCGAACTTCGGGTCATTAAGGAGATGTTTGAAGCATCAGTTGATGGACGCCCGTATGACACTGATAAGTGGGGCGCATATTATCGTCCGTATGGCATTGAAGCTCCGTCCAGCACCGCACAAGCACAAACTGCTTCTGCTGCACCTAGTGCACCGACTACGGTAGCATCTGCGCCAATCGATGAGCCTCCTTTCGAAGTAGATCAACCAATCGTTGTTCCTACTGCACCAACGAGCGATAAGGCACAGGACATTCTAAAGATGATCCGCGAAAGACAGAATAAGGCCTAATTAGGTTTGGGGAGGAGAAATCCTCCCCAAAATTCTGGCTAAGGAGAATACCATGACCAATTCAGATGATAGATACCGTGCAATAAAGCAAGGTAAAAAACTGTTGGAGGAACTGTGTGATCCAGGCAAAACTCCAAGAGTTCCGAGTATAGTAAGAGACCGGGCGCGGAGCGTACTAAGACATTTTCCGAATGACTATGAATTAGACCAAATCGCAGTGAATAGTCCCGAATTACTCGAAAAATTATCAGTTAATGATAAGATGAAACAGATTGTAAGATAGGATATATACTTGACAACTAAACCTTTCGACCTCAGCAAGTTCCGTAAAGACATTACTAAGGCCATCGATGGTCTCAGCATTGGATTTAATGATCCCACTGATTGGATCAGCACAGGAAACTATGCACTTAACTACCGCATCAGCAGCGAATTTGACAAGGGAATTCCTCTTGGAAAAGTAACCGTATTTGCTGGTGAATCAGGAGCCGGCAAATCATATATTTGTTCCGGAAATATTGTACGACATGCCCAAGAACAGGGCATTTACGTAGTTCTAATTGATAGCGAAAACGCACTAGACGAATCATGGCTACAGGCACTTGGTGTAGACACTAGTGCAGAAAAGCTACTAAAGCTTAATATGGCAATGATTGATGATGTTGCAAAGACGATCAGCGAGTTCATGAAGGGCTATAAGGGAATGAGCGAAACGGATCGCCCTAAGGTTCTTTTCGTTATCGACTCACTTGGTATGTTGCTTACTCCTACTGATGTAAATCAGTTTGAGGCAGGCGATATGAAGGGTGATATGGGTCGTAAGCCTAAGGCTCTTACATCTTTGGTACGTAATTGTGTTAACATGTTCGGTTCATGTAATGTAGGATTAGTGGCCACAAATCACACATATGCATCACAAGATATGTTTGATCCTGATGACAAGATTTCAGGTGGACAAGGCTTTATCTATGCGTCTTCTATCGTAGTTGCGATGAAGAAGCTAAAGCTTAAAGAGGACGAGGACGGAAACAAGATTTCACAAGTGCGTGGCATTCGTGCAGCTTGTAAGGTCATGAAAACTCGTTATGCAAAGCCTTTTGAAAACGTACAAGTTAAGATTCCGTATGACACAGGAATGAGTCCGTATTCGGGATTAACTGAGATGTTTGAAGGTATGGAGATTTTCAAGAAAGAAGGAAACTCTCTCGTCTACACTAAGCTTGACGGGTCTATCATTAAGAAGTTCCGAAAGGGATGGGAACGAAATGATGACGGTTGCCTAGATACTGTTATGGAAGAATTCCACAAAAGGGCAGATACTGCACTAAGTACTGTCGCTAGCGAGGAAGAGGAAGTAGCAGAATGAGCAACTTAAGTTTGGTTAATGAAATTTGGAAGGTACTTAGACCTAATATTGAAGCAGGTGACATTAGTACTGCCGCAGAAGTGTTGGTCAATTATCTAGTTGATGAAGACTACTCTCCTAATGAAATTAAGCAAGCATTTCGAGGAGACTCGGACATTAAGGATGCACTGTCTTTCTATCTAGAAACCCCAGAAGATGGCTTATATCATCAAGTTAAAGAAGAATTATTTTACGATGAGTACTATGACGATGAAGATGGGTATGACGAGGACTACTGATGTCCTGGTATAGCCGAATTACCGGCGATCTATCCGTTCTCCCTGACTTCATCTCTCATTACGAGAATGAGCTAGTCTCTGCCAAACAAGATGTTAAGGTGTATGGCAATGTAGAGAAAAACATTGCCGCACTTCCTGGAATAACTGAGTACCGTTTCAACCAACTCCAAGAAATCGAAGCGGTACTCAATTTTCTAAACATCCAGCTTCGCAAGATTCGTAGAAAACACTTTCAAAAATATCTTGAAGGTTATGCTCGTGCGTTAACGTCACGGGACGCAGAGAAGTATGTTGACGGTGAACAAGAAGTCATCGATTTTGAAGTTCTCATAAATGAAGTTGCACTACTTCGCAACAAATGGTTGGGCGTGCTTAAAGCAATCGAATCTAAAAACTTCATGCTGGGTCATGTGGTGCGTCTACGTACCGCAGGCATGGAAGACATTAGCATTGGGTAACAAGTTTATTGTATTAATGTAACAAGTATTCTATTATAAGAATAATAAGGAAATCAAAAAGATGCACCCAGCATTCACTTCTCTAGATGATACTAACGAAGATGATGACTTCTTCGCTTCGTTAACCGCAACTACACAAGCAAAGCAATCTGCGGAAATGTTTACTACAAAAGAAGACGTTTTGGTTCTTAGTTGTGTATTGTATAGATTAAAAACAACCGCTACCACTGAAGAAGACAAAAATTATTGGAACGCATTTGGTCTACTTTCTGTACCCACAGACAAAATTACACAAGACGATAGAATACTAGCAGACCACGTTCGTTCTTATTTTAATAGTAAGTTAGTATTGGCTAGAATACGAGGTGAATCTCTATCTAAGTACAGAACTGATCTATCTAAATTTTTAAATACAGCTTATTCTATCGCTGACGGATACATGTATCCTATTAACTTTGCCGGATTGATATACAAGCTTCCTTACTTTCATGAATATGATCAGGGTTTGTATGAAGTATTTGGCGGCGACTATTACAATCTTCGTGGACCTGGTAATCGATTAAGTGGCAACAAAACTCTGACATTTATCAAGCGATTGGATCCTCATCGTAGACTGCTTGCGGTTGAAGATTTTTGGTTTTCGGACGAACACGGTAACCGAATATTGCTAACGATTGACAAGAAGAATCCACTCACTCCATTGTTCGAAACTGTTCTTAATCATAAGGTCAAGATTGAGGCAAATTATGATCCTCGTCATAAGGACACCCTCAATTTTTATCAAGCTAACTCTTGGAAATTCGTTTCGGTCGATTAATTTTGGTTGACACCGCATAACTCTGTTGCTATGATTTAAAGATAGCAAAGGAGCTACGACATGGGCTACAAGAATCTTCCTGAACGTGATGCTAAATGGCAACCGCGTAAGGGCCTTGAAGGTCCGTTCGTGTATCCTAATGGTCGGGTGATCTACTACGATCCTAAGGAAGGTGCTTATTGGGATCCGACGACTGATTTTTATCTGTCATATGAGGAATCGTCCTCGCTACAAAATTCTGTCTTTGACATTATTCGTGGAAAATAAAATGACGTTCGAAGAATGGTGGCAACAGGTACACCTGCCGAGTTATGCGTATTCAAACATTACCGATGAAGAATTAGATGCTGCGCAATCGGCAGCACGATCTGCATGGGAAGCCGCATATGATTTTGGTTATGATCAAGGCCGAATAAATAATTGAGCACGATCAATGGTGCATGAAAGGGTTGATTTAAAGTGAATTACGAATTCCCTGTAATTAAGAATATCTCAGAGGTGCTTCCTGCGATTAAGGATGCTCCTGAGTTCGTTGTGGCTGAGCGTGACGGCTATACCGTCATCAACTACAACGTAATGATGTCAGATACCTTTCCCACCATTAACGTCGCTGGCGGTTCTGCTAAGATGCGTGCAGAACGCTCTTTGCACAATATGCTGCGGCGTGAGTGTCGCGGTATCATCTTCTGTTCGAAGACCGGAGACCTTCTGCGGCGTCCCCTGCATAAATTTTTCAATGTCAACGAAAGAGAAGAAACCCAAGACCATGTTTTGGATCTGTCTCGTCCGCACGTTATTCTTGAAAAGCTTGACGGCTCTATGCTAGTTCCTTTCATGCTCAACGACGAAGTTCGTTGGGGTACTAAGATGGGTCTGACTGACGTTGCTGCTCCTGTTGAGGAATTCGTTAAAAATAATCCTAAGTACGAGGAATTCGCTCGCGTTTATCTAACTCAATCTTTCATCACCCCTATCTTTGAATGGTGTTCGCGTAAGCAACGCATCGTCATCGATTACGGGAGCAAAGATCACTTAGTCCTTATCGCTCTCCGTTTTAATGACACAGGTGAGTATGTTAAGTATGATAAAATGACCTTTATTGCTAAGAACTGGAATCTCCCAGTCGTAAAGGCTTTCGAGCCTGCTACGGATATGAATGAATTTATGGCTTATGTTGCTGGTCTGAAAGATATGGAAGGCTTTGTGATTCGTTTCGATGACGGTCACATGGTTAAGGCTAAGTGTGACTGGTACGTTCAAATTCATAAGGCTAAGGAAGCCATTCTGCAAGATCGTAATATCGTGGAAATGATCCTGAGCAACACCCTCGATGATGTTAAGGCTCATCTTCTTACTGAAGATCGAGTTCGCCTGGAAGAATTTGAGGATAAGGTTGTCACTCGCATCAAGTATCTGGCTCGTGAACTGCATGACAATGTGGCTCATATTCGTGCCCGAAACGTTGATCGTAAGAACTTTGCGCTGAACGAATCTCAAAATTTTGATTCGCTCATGAAAGCAGCGATCTTCTCGCTGTTTGACTGTTGTACTATTGAGTCTGCCCAGGAACATATTACTAAAACTGTGGCTATCAAACTGTCGAGCAACAAGAGCTATGACCTGATTAAGGACGTTTGGTTTAAAGGAATTAAACATAATGACTAAGCAATATCGACTAAGAGAAATATTCAATTACAATACCACTGGACCTACATACTTTGTTGTAGAAGAAAAGAAGCTTTTTGTCTGGAAGAATGTATATGGTGACGCTTGTTCTTTATCTGTATTGTGGCCGCGATTCCTTTCCGTATGATGAAGCCAAACAAAGGCTAGAAAATTGTATCGAACAAGCAGCACTAGACGAAGAAGCCAGTAACCGGTATAAGGCATTTAAGCCTCGTATTCTGACTCCGCCTCTACCGGACAAGGAACCGGAATAATTTTGGTTGATACCTTGCGTCATTCAGTGCATAATGCACTTTGTAATGAAGGATAAATACATGCCTAAGTGTAACATTCTCGTCGGTCTTCCCGCTAGTGGCAAGAGCACCTTTTTGGAAAAGGTGCAGGCTCGTAATGTCGCGTCTTCGGACAATATCATCGACCAAATTGCTAAGGAACGAGGTTCCACGTACAACGAGGTCTTTGCTGACGCTATGAGCATCGCTGATGCCCAGTTTTGGAAGCAAATCAAAGCGTACTGCGAAGCCGGTGAGGACTTTGATGTTGATCGTACTAACATGTCGGTCAAGAGCCGTAAGCGCATCATTGACATTCTCAAGCCCTATGGCTACACTATCGACGCTATCGTGTTTGAGAAGCCCGACGACGCTGAATGGAATCGCCGCCTGAATTCTCGTATCGGTAAGACTATTCCGAAACACGTTCTGACTCTTATGGAACAGAATTTTGTCATGCCCACTGAGGCCGAAGGATTTTCTGAGATTCGAGTGTACGCTGCGAGTTGACAGCAGCAAAATGTTCTGTTATATTGAAATATAAAACAATCGACAAAGGATAACGCATGTCTCGAATTTTGATCAAGAGAGGTGAATACCGTAACCAGCCGGTCGTCAACACTCATTTCACTTTGGTGAAGGGTTTTCAAATCGGAAAAAAGGGCAGCTACGTCACCGTAAAGAATGACGGGCACTTCTCTGTTGCTATCGACACCATCAAAATTAAGGTAAATTATATCTCTGACATTGAGTTTGTTGATGGTGAACCAGTAGAAGCCGCTCCGGCGGAAATCGAGACCGACGAACAGGCGATGGATCGCATTGCTGCTCGATTTAAGATCCTTGACGAAATGTCTGCTGCGTGTATTAACGGTGACATTCGTGCGATGATCGTGTCTGGTCCACCTGGCGTAGGCAAGTCACACGGTGTTGAAATGCAACTTGAGCGGGCTTCTATGTTCGACAAGATCGCTGGAAATCGCATTAAGCATACTGTGGTTAAGGGTGCTATGACTGCGCTGGGTCTTTACGCCCAGCTATACAAGTACAGTGACAAGAAAAATGTGCTAGTATTTGATGACTGCGACAGCGTGTTCGGTGATGAATTGTCACTGAACATTCTGAAGGCGGCGCTGGATTCTGGACGTCATCGAAAGATTTGTTGGAATTCGGATTCTCGTCTGCTTCGTGATGAAGGCATTCCGAATTCCTTTAACTTCAACGGGTCTGCTATCTTTATCACTAACCTTAAGTTTGACAGCGTGAAGTCTAAGCGTATGCAAGATCACCTTGAAGCGCTGGAATCTCGTTGTCACTTCTTGGATCTGACTATCGATTCTCAGCGTGACAAAATGTTGCGCATTCGGCAAGTGGATCGTGATGTTGAAAATGGTCTGTTTGGTAGCTACAACTTTGCTGATGATCAAGGCGCCGAGATTTTCAAGTTTATGGAAGATAACGAGTTGAAGCTAAGAGAACTGTCCATTCGAATGGCGCTCAAAATCGCTGATCTAGTTAAGATTTCTCCCAACAACTGGAAATCTCTTGCGCTGAGCACTTGTACTAAGCGTAATTAACAAAAACTGAATTTTAGTGAATTAAAATCCCTTTGCCTTACATTATTTATGCATGACAAAGGGATTTTTTAAATGGCTATACCTCCTCCGCCATACAGCGGTATTAATGGCTTATATGTACAGATTGATAAGCACGTTGATGACACTAAAGCAAACTACGACGGAAATGCGCGTCCAGGCCAACTAGTAGTCGATACTAGTGATTATTCTTTGTACATAGGTAATTCAAACGGTGTTCTAAATTTAGTAACCGGCGGCGGAGGTGGCGGATCCTTCGGTAACCTAACGGCCAGCAATGTCACTATTAATACGATAACTTCAGGTAACCCGACAATTGTACGCAACGGGAATGTTCCAGCTATACTATGATCCGACTACTGGCGAAATTGTCTATTATCAAACATAATAGGTAACCTTAACTATTGCTTTTTATCGCAAGTATGTCATAATGCTAAGATGAACTATAAAGAACACCTCCTGCATTTTTTCCTTCAAGGTAAAATAAGCTTAAGTCAATACGACTATAAGTTCATGTCGAATCTTCAACAGATGATTCACGCGAACCATAGGATTACGACTAATCAGGTTGAACTGTTCGATAAACTGGTCAGTAAATATCGTAAACAGTTGATTAAGACCGAATTTAATGTAGATACACTGAAGTCGTTGCCATGGAAAACTTCAGTTGTACAAAGCACCGAAGAGTATACCAGCGCCAAAGTCAGTTTGGTAGGCAATGAATTAACTATTAAGCTACCCTTCAACAAAACGTTCATTTCAGAATTCAGAGATATAAAGTACAACACATTCGAATGGAACAAAGATCGAAAAGTGTACACTGCACCATTCAGCACGACTGCATTGCATGTTGCTGCTACTAAGTTACAGAAATATTTTTCTGTAGTTAGGTTTTGTGATACCTTACAAGCCATACTAGATCAACTTAAGCAGTATGAGGCCGCCACAGTTTGGGACCCGACTTTGGTAAAAGTGGGGAATTCATATTTTATTGCAGCGTGCAATCCGATCATAGCTGATGTACTCTCTGATGTGGAATTAAATACTGAACCTAAAACTCTGTATACGCTATCTAATGCGGGTGTTAAGGTTGATCCTGCCTTGCTTACAGAACCAAAATTGAAGTTTGCACATGAATATTCTACGCAAGTGGACTTATGTGATCTTACGTCGCTCATATCTTGGTTACAAGAGTTAGATTGTAAAAATGTAATTTTGGGTAGAGGAATCACATTAAATAAGCAGGTATATAATGAGTTGACACTCAAGTTAAATGAGGCAAACATCTACTATAGGTCCTTGCAAGGTGCAACCTTAACCAAAGCAGACGTGCTAATTCAACCAACCTCAACATTAACGATAGATCGCGGCTTTAGAGATTTAGGTAAAATAGTAACCCTATCAAATTCAAATCCAGTAGTAGTTAAATAACGAAATCTCATTATCAACAGGCTATGGAGAAGGAAAGACCCAAGGAATAAACATTGAAAACAGCAACAATAGAAATTAAGGACGAAGTAAACGTTAAAATTTTAGGACTTGAGTTAGATGTAAGGCGCGCTCTCATGAAAAAATTTGAGTACGAGAAGCCCGGTGCCAGATATCAACCAGCAGTTCGATTGGGTAGATGGAATGGTAAGATCAGCTATTTTTCTTTAGCAGGGAGTACCTATCTAAATCTACTGGATGAAATCATTCCGATACTAATCGATTACGGCTATGACATAGTACTAGACGACAAGAGAAAAAATCACTTAGACCTAAAGTTTGACCTGATAAACGAGAATACTTTTGCTAACATATGCTGGCCCGCCGGACATGAACGTGAAGGTCAACCTATAATTCTGCGTGATTATCAAGTGGAAATCGTCAATAACTTTTTAGCCAATCCACAGTCACTTCAAGAAATAGCAACAGGCGCTGGCAAGACATTAATGACAGCCGCATTGTCTAAAAGTATTGAGCCATATGGTCGATCTATCGTAGTTGTTCCCAACAAGTCGTTGGTAGTACAAACCGAAGCAGATTACAAAAATCTTCAACTTGAGGTAGGCGTGTACTTTGGTGATCGAAAGGATTACGGTAAAACACATACCATCTGTACATGGCAATCACTGAACAATTTGCTCAAGGTTAAAGCTGAACAAGATCCTAACAAGGATCCTGATATGGAAGACTTTTTCTTTGATGATGTTGTTTGTGTCATGGTTGATGAATGTTTTCACGGAGAATCAGTGGTGCTAACCCCGGTTGGATATGTACCCATCAAGGACATTAAAGCCGGAGATAAAGTAATCAATTATTGTGAACAGTCCGGAACCTTCAAGGAAGATACAGTGGTAAAACAACAGCACAATCTTACTGTGTCGTCCACTGAAAAAATGTATGAGATGGAATTTGATAACGGACGTGTAATTAGGGTTACTGGAAATCATCAATTTCTAACAAATCTAGGCTGGTGCCGGGCTGACGAACTTACTGAAAATCACGAAATAGTAAATAAAACATAAATACATATGGCTAAGGCAGGAGTATTCATGAAAATTACATATGAACAATGGAAAGATCGGTTAAACAAGCGACTAGCAGAACATAACCAACAGGTAAGGGTCGTTACTTTTGGAAAATCAACACTAGAATTATCAACCGGCGAGATATTAATACAGCCCGAGTTTAATAATTTTAAAAAGAGGGTAATGAATTCCAAGACTGATCTTTGGGTGAAGAATATGGATTTGCTTCTATCCGGATTAATATCTGATCGGGAAGTCAAGGCTAAGCTTGCTGCAATTGGTGGCGAAGCCGTTCATAAATTACATCCTGAACTTAGTAGTCGCAATTTAAATACAGGTGTGCCGTGGAATAAAGGGAAAACAGGACTACAAACTTCTTGGGCGAAGGGTTTGACTAAACAAACCGACAGTCGGGTTGCTGCTAGAGTAAATAGCGGGGAAGCAAACGGTATGTATGGTGTAAAAATGTCTGACCAGGATAAAAAATTCCGATCGGATATAATGAAGGATAAAATTTTATATGGAGACTTTACCCCAAATTCCAACAATAGAAACACGCACTGGGAAGCAACGTTTAACAGAAAGAAATATAGATCGAGTTGGGAAGCGTTGTTTCAGTATATGTATCAGGATGCAGCGTATGAAACATTGAGATTAGAATACATTATCAACGGTAATCGAAAAATATACATAGTTGATTTTGTTGATTATAAAACCAAACAGGTAGTAGAAGTGAAGCCGACGGAGTTATGCCGAGGTAAGATATTTGACGCAAAAATGGTTGCCCTTAAAGAGTGGGCAGATCAAAATGGGTTTAGTGTCATTGTCGCAACACGGGAATGGCTATTGAATAATAGCTGCCCTTCCGACCTCTCTGGATTTGATGAAAAAACCGCAACAAAGATAAGGAAGTTATATGAAGCTAATAAGAAAAACCGAAATTGATAAACCTGACGAAGTGTTCAATCTCCACATTGAAAATGATCATAATTACATAGTTGACGGTGCAGTAGTATCCAACTGTCACATGGCAAAAGCTGATGTTCTCAAGCAAATGCTTACTGGGGTATTCGCTGATGTTCCTATTCGCTGGGGATTAACCGGTACCATACCTAAAGCCGAAATGGATCGCGCTTCGATTCTAGTATCTCTTGGGCCAGTCATCGGGAAGTTAGCAGCAAGTGAGCTACAAGATCGAGGTGTTCTTGCAAGTTGTCACGTTAACATAGTGCAGCTTAAAGATACTTCGGAGTTTACAAACTATCAAAGCGAGTTAAAGTTTCTACTAGAGGACGGCCATCGTTTAGACAAAATCGCTGATCTTGTACGAGCCGTCAATAAAACAGGCAACACATTGGTTTTGGTTGATAGAGTAAATGCAGGTAAAGAACTAGTCAGCAGACTACAAAATTCAGTGTTTGTTAATGGTGGAACAAAACTAACAGAACGCAAAGAAGAATACGATGAGGTTGCGATCAGTGATGATAAGATAATTGTAGCTACATATGGTGTTGCGGCTGTGGGCATCAACATTCCTCGAATCTTTAATTTGGTTCTCATCGAACCAGGCAAATCATTTGTACGAGTTATACAGAGCATTGGTCGTGGCATAAGAAAAGCAGAAGACAAAGACCACGTGCAGATTTGGGACGTTACTAGTACGTGTAAGTTTGCAAAGAGGCATTTAACCCAGCGTAAGGCTTTTTATAAAGAGGCTAAATATCCCTTTACTATAGAGAAACTGGATTACTAAAATGTTGACTTTTACACACATTGTTGCTAGAATAACACTATGAGAATTTTATCACTGGACACCAACGAGGCATATAATCTAGAACATCTACCGGAAGAAATTGATGATTTGCGATTTGCAATATTAGACAACTCTACTCCCACAAACGTAGACTATCATTTTATTCCTCTTATTTTTCTAGAATCATTTAATTCACCGGCACTGGTTTTAAAAATTGGTGAGAGAACAATCAAGATGCCGGTCGACTGGCAAGTCTTGATAGGTGAACAAGAACACGGTGACCTAGAGACTCTACCCTTATCAAGCTTGAATGATCGTGGATTTCATGCATTTCAATTTAATCCGTTGACTTCTCATTCCCCGACATTTTTACCAATTGAAATTGTTGATATCTATACAGACGTGACATGGTATGCACCGAGATTACGTAATGGACAATTTTTAGCAGTACCAATCGATGATGGACCTAAACCAAGGTGTGTTTACTTTGTCAAGGAAATCAGCAGGAACTGTGAGACTGTAGACTATAGCCAAGCATTTTAAGGAGAGAAAATGATTAAGACAGACGAACTTGAAAAGTTTCAGGACAACAACAAGGATTTCGATATCGTAGGTGTTATTAGAACACTTTATCCGAAGATAGAAATAAAGGTCTTGCTAGACTTAACTGCAAAGGATGATACGTATGAAGTGGTTTGATCGATGGTTTGCTAAAATGTGTCGCCGGGTCTGGGACGAGCCACAAGATGAATTTATATCTTCTCCCAAAGCACGGTTAGTTTCTAACAGTAGACGTACTCCGGGACGTACTCCGGAAGGAAATTGCATCAATTTCACTGTCTTTAAGGCTGACGGAGGATTCATTGTACAATACATGTCAGACGCATCATACGCTAATGTCACGTCTGCAAATCATATGCCCAAACTAACTATAGTCCCGCATGGAACAGATTTGGGTCAGACTGTTGCACATATCATAACTCTGGAAGCGCTAAAGAACTAATGGCAAAGGAGCAGGTTCCCGTAGACGAAACGTTGCCCGATCAGGACCTAGTTCTATTTGACGTTTTGGCTGCTATAGACAGAAAAGACTATGGGTACTATGATAGATTAACAGCCGCACAACAAAAGAAAATTGTTCCATTTGTTTTAATGCATTGGGTCAGTGCAGTAAAAGCTAACAGAGATATCCAGCGCTATTACGTTCAAAGTACCGACTATCATGCCAATAAACATTTCTTTAACGAGAATGTACAAGAGCATCCTAAATTGCTTTGGATGATGCTGTGTGCATCTAGTCCGGGTATAGGCAAACAATTCCATCAGTGGGTACCCCAAATCAAAGAACGTGTAGTTAAATTACGCGAAAACGCAAAGCCTAAAGAAATTAAGGAATATTTCAAGAAGATTTATCCTAAATCAAGTGATGCAGACGTTGCCCTAATCACTGAGGTTTACATTGAAAATCACAAGAAAAAGATGTATCTTGCTGATAAGTTCCCTACATTAAAGTACGACGAGATTGAGTTGTTAAGTGACCTTATTACAGACGACGACATTGAACACTACGAAAAAGCCTGGGGAAACTAAACCAGAATTTAGTTGTGAGTTTTGCAATCGTGGGTTTCAGAAAGAAACGACCATGATGAATCACCTATGCGAAAATAAACGCAGATGGCAAGATAAGGACTTAGCTGGAAACAGAATTGGCTTTCATTCTTGGTTACGCTTCTACAAAAAGAACACGGCTTCCAAAAAGACAAAAACATATTTGGACTTTACAAAAAGTGCATATTACCTTGCTTTCGTTAAGTTCGGTCACTATTGCGTGAACGTTAACGTACTTAATGTCAACGCTTATGCGGATTGGTTGCTAAAGAACGATGTTAAGATTGACAGTTGGTGCAGCGATACGAATTATACTAAATTCATCATTGATTATCTAAAAACCGAAGACCCCCTAGACGCGATTGCTCGCAGCATAGAAACCTGTATTGCTAAGGCCAACGAAGAAGGTATTCAAAGCAAAGACTATCTTCGCTACGGCAATCGTAACAAGCTATGTCACATTATAACTACGGGTAAAATCAGTCCATGGATGTTATATCAATGCCCTAGTGGCATCGATTTACTAGAAAGTTTTGACGAACTACAACAGAAGATGGTTCTAGATTACATTAATCCAGAACAATGGGCAATTAAATTTAGACGAAGCGCTGATAGAGTACCTCAAGTAAAATCTCTGTTAACTTCGGCCGGATTTTAATGATGTACTATCAACAGGATATAAATCCGTTCAGTGAACCACCAAGTTTTGCGTATATATACGGTAAGACATATTACATAGTATATACATTTAATATTGCAGAATGTAAAGAATGGTGTACGCGAATGTTTGGAGAATCAGGTAATGATCAAACCATTTCAGCTAGATGGTATGATCCAGAATTAGTAAGTGGCACTGGTGCTCGGTACAAGATACCCAATGCGTTCTACCTAAGAGATGAAAAAGACCTGTTATGGTTTAACATGAGATGGTCATGACGGAGATAACTGTTGTAAAGTTAAATACCGAAAATACCGATAATCTGCGAGAAGTAGAAAATTGGGCAATTAGCAATTGTCCTACATTTTTAGGATTGGAACTGGATTGCGGGTTATATGGTTTTACCTACACTGAGTTTTATTTTGAAACCGACAAAGATGCGGTTATGTTTTCATTGAGGTGGTTATGAACACTGCTGATCTTGAGCGCCGCCTATTTGATATGTACGCCTTTGCTGAATATACTCCTGCTTTGATAGAACAAATAAAAGATGAGATAATGCAAATTTATCCGGAACTAGATGATGTTATCATAACAGTTGACTCAGATTACAATATGAGTGTCCGACTGGTAATACACGATGAAGCTATTTTAGCTTGGTTTATGCTTAAGTATCAATGATTTATAGAGAACATTATAATCAGCAGGTTAGAGTAGTAGATTATGATTCATCTATTAAAGAACAAATGAATTGGCAAGAAACCAAACCGGGTTGGTATGAGGCAGTAGTCATACATAACGGAACAACCTATCAAGCACAGCATCGAAAGCACGACGAAGTAGTACAATGGTTATATGATAACATAGACATGTGCGAGCGGCATTGCAGATGGGCTGTGGATCCTAGTAACAATCCTAATGCTACTAGAGTTAAGTTTAGATATGAGAAAGATTATATGTGGTTTAAGTTGCGATGGTAGAACAACGAAAAATACGGAAAAAGATATGGTTATACGGTGAATGGCATGATATGACATTCATTCTGTTGCCACAAACTAAGGAATTAGAAGACTGGTGCAACCAGTATTATCGAACCAAACGAGAATACTTAGGTGCATGGTTTAAAACACATTCACATATTGTCATGGACGAGAAAACTTATGTCCATTGGAAGCTATGTGAATAGTTATCCGAATTACTTGAATCACACCATAATGTAAAGTATGTTTAAATTTGAAAGGTACTAACTATGGCACATATTATGCTTGACATGGAGACGCTGGACACAGCGCCAACCACTGTCATTCTAACTATCGGACTCGTTAAGTTTGATCCGCGCGGGTCAGGCGTAATCGAGAAACTAGAACTTCGTCCAACCATTGACGAACAAACAGATACTTTTGGTCGAAGCATCAGTGACGACACCCTTCGTTGGTGGAGTACTCAGAGCGCAGAAGCGATCAACGAATCTATGGGAGACCAGGACAGAATCTCTTACAAAGAATGTATGGAAAAGCTGTACAAGTTTTGTTGGAATCAACAGGCTATCTGGTCCAACGGCGCAGGGTTCGATGTGGTGGTAGCAGAGAATGCATTCCGTGAATTAGACATGCGTATTCCCTGGCCCTTTTGGACTATTCGTGACTGTCGTACAATCTACGATCTTGCAGGTGTGTCGTTGAAAGATGACGGGCACGTCACTACTCACAAAGCAGTAGAAGATGCCGAACGCCAGGCTATCGTGGTTCAACGTGCTTACCAAAAGTTAATTAAGGCTGGCTTTACTCATATCAAATGAGAATAGATTCAGACATTGACATTGATTTGGGAAATCGTGACGCAGTGTTGTCACTGATTAAGCATGTCCATGCTGCAATGCGAAAAGTCAATCCTATCAGAAAGCACCCGTCTGGTATATATCCCACAGATATTCCTTATGATCCCGTGTATGACATGGCTGCAATCGATTATGCAGAAGCAGAAGCCCGTGGCTATTTTAAGATTGATTTACTGAATGTTTACGTATATAATATGGTCAAAGATGAAGAACATCTAATTAGGTTAATGCAAGAACCGGATTGGTCAATGCTCAATGATAAAAATATCGTTGAGCAACTGATTCACTTGAATAGCCAATTTGAAGCAGTTAGACGAATGCCGGAGCCTATAAACTCTATTCCTAGGCTGGCCATGTTTCTTGCAGCAATTAGACCTGCGAAGCGACACTTGCTTAATAAGACCTGGAAAGAAATAAACGAGACTGTTTGGGAAAAGGATCAGACTGGTTATGCTTATAAACGTAGCCACGCGATTAGTTACAGTCACTTAGTGGTGGTACACATGAATTTACTAAAAGAAAACAGTGAGAAAGTTTAAATAAATACTACATACAATGGAGTATTTATATGGGAAGACCAAAAGGTTCAAAGAACAAGATTCAATCAGGTATTGCTTATCCTCGAAAATGCAATCATTGCGATTATGTATCTAATAATCCACAGATGTGGCATTATCACGACAAGACACACCAAATGATACCTGATGGAACTAGGTGTCAGTTTGGCTGTGGGAATACCGCAAGATTTAGGAATACCAAAGGAACTTATTCCTGCTCTAAAATATCACAACACTGTCCGGGTTATTTAGAGAAACATTCCGAAAGAATTAAAGAACACTGGCAAAGACCGGAAGCAGTAGCTAGAAAAGAAGAAACTGCAAGGTCACTACGAAAACGTTTACACAATAATGAAAATTATGAAAAGGTGTCTAATACTAGACGCAAAAAGTTTGGAACATACGATCCGGAACGAGCGGTAGATTATCGCCACTACGCCCGGCTTGTCCGGGCTCGGGCCCAAAAATGGGCTACTGAAAATGGGCATGTTTTGGGAAAACAGACTTATCATGTTGATCATCGGTTTAGTGTATTAGACGCATGGAAGAACAACTTACCGGAGCATATAGTTAATCACCCTGCCAATCTTCGCATACTTGAAGCAAGGGTAAACTCAAGTAAAGGGTCAAAAAGCGAGTTGACTCTTGACGAATTATATACTATGATCGAAGAACATGATACACGAAATGATGACACCTAAGCAAGTGCTTTCTAGGAACAAAATTTTAGAAGTTGACGTTCAAGTTTCCATAATGGAACAAAATGCGTAATCACATTCGAGAAATGTGTGAAAAGCATTTCAACGAACCAGTACTGGTAGACACTGAGGTTGTGCGGTTGATTGGATACGCCGAAGACAAACACGATGCCTATCTGATCATGAAAAAGGCAGACGGATCTGTCTACTGGCACAGTGCAGTAGGTGGATACATATTTCTTGATTGCCTAAAAAGTCAAGGATATGTCATCTCAACTGAGGGTGAACCGTGGGATGATTTTTACAGGTTGGACTGCCAGTTGGAGTTTAGCAGTTGTCCCAAAGAAAAAGAATTCTTAATAGACCTGAGACCAGAGCAAGGTTGGGAATGGGAAACTGATGACAGTGAATGAAGAAATTCTAGTTATTACAGCAGAAGAATGTGCCGAGGTAACACAGATAGTAACTAAATCACTTCGATTTGGTTTGGACTCTAACTTTACTGGTCCGACTAATAGACAGCTACTGGCTAATGAGTTAGGTGATCTATTGTGCATGGTAGACTTATTGGTATCACGAGGAATTATCTCAGCAGACCAACTAGAGATATCAAAGGCAGCTAAGCTAGAACGTCTAAAAATCTGGTCTAACATTTTTGCAGGAAAAGGAGATGAAATTAATTAACATTAGGTTAGTATTACAGGCCATCTGGGACGGTGTAAAGTGGTTACCTATTACAATTGGTGTTGTTGCGTTGATATTTAGTGAAATATATGCGTTAAGACATTTTGGATATGTTGCGACCGCCATCATATTTGGACTGATAGTACTGATAACAGTCATTGTAGTTAGATATGTGCAACTATACGACGAAGACAAAATGGGTAAAGAAAAAATGATGGATGTGTTAAAGCGATGAAATTAGAACTCTTAAAAGAAAACGATCCGCAACTATTAGAAGTTTCCGAATTATGGGATTTTGAAGTTGACGGTGATCCGACCGATCTAGTAAAGGAAATGGTTCGTGTTCTAACTGAAAACGGGGGCGTCGGTCTTGCCGCTCCGCAGTGCGGAATTAAGAAGCGTATCTTTATCATGGGTAACTTTACTAAGATGGTTGTCTGCATCAATCCAAAGATTGTCGCGTTATCAGAGGAACGAGACTTTTCGCTTGAAGGCTGTCTAAGCTTTCCTAATCTTTACCTTAAGGTAAAGAGGCCCGCCGGCGCCATGGTTGAATATCAAACGACCACAGGAGAAACCAAACAAGAAGAAATTTCTGGGTTTATGGCCCGTGTTTTCCTTCATGAGTATGATCATCTGATGGGAATAACATTTGATCAGCGTGTGGGTGATCTTAGTATGAAAATGGCTAAAGAAAAGAGAACCAAAGACGCAAAAAAAGGCCGCTAGGGCAAACGCTTAACCAGTGTGATGCTCTTTCTTTTAGCCCGCTTTTTAGTAAATTCAGTAATGCTAACTACGGGTCCGTGAAGAACGATCAAACTCTTGTTATTGAATGTTCGAATGTATGGTCTAAAGATAGCCCATTCTTCTTTGAGAAATATGTTGATGGGGATCGATCTATTCGATTCCCACCACCATATATCACCTAATTCTAAAAACTTAGCTCGCAACTCAGACTGAACTATTGCACCATAGTCATAGAGCGTAGTGACCATATCATCCCTGTTTTGAATGATGCCCACATAATCTTGTTGCGCATAGGAACACACCGAAATAAACGGGTGATTTTCACTTAATTTCTTGAAAAATTCGTTGCTGCTCATACTATACTATATTTACACTATTTTGCCCAAAGATAATATTTTCATATTTCTAAGACTAAATATATGATGATAGGGATAACAAGTAACCATGGCTTATAGTACTCAAGTATTCGTGTATGTCCAACGCCAGATTGTTGTCCTACTAGTAGGTAACTCAGCGAGAATATACATGCCCCAGTACGCCAAACCACTAACGCTACACAGAGGTGTGGACAATAAAATCCAATTTCAGTTTCTCAATCAGGAACAAAAGCCCGTCGACATTACAGGTAAATCAATCACCTGCAGAGTTATCAGCTATGACGGTAATGCTGTATTAATTAACAAAGCCTTAGATTTGGATCTTCCTCTTACTGGAATTGCGTCTTTGAATTTAAATGCGGCTGACATCGAGGACATTCCTGCGCAGAAATGTCACTATTCTCTAGAGATTCCTATCGGAGACTTCGGATATCCGGTCTTCGTGGATCAAAATGCAGGCGCAAGGGGCGATATGAATATTGTCAATTCTGTGCTTCCTGCATTTGTCCCTTCATCCAATGTTACTATTCCGTCTGGTCAAGCCTTTCCTAATCTAAACAATAATGCTGAATGGTCTGTTCCTGCGAATTCAAGAGCATACTATAGTAGTGTCATAAACACAGAAGACAATCCTATACTCACTATACAGGCTAGCTATGACCAATACAATGGTGATGTGACAATTGAAGGATCTACCCAACCTGACGCTGATTGGTATCCTATTCTTAACAATACATACGAGGATGTTACTGATACTTTTGGATACACTATAAAAGGTTTCCATCCGTTTGTTCGTATGGTATTTTCTAGCAACGCCGGCGCGGTCACCAATATTCTATCTCGCTAAGTTACCGTATTACTTGAGTTTTACTCAGTAAGTGTTACAATACCTTTATGTTTAATATTCTGTCAGTAATTCCGGGAAAAAAGAAGACTACCGGTAGTGGCTGGATTAGCTTTAATGCACCGTGCTGTCATCATCGCGGTCATAAAGCAGATAAACGTATGCGCGGCGGAATCAAGTTTATAACAGACGTTAACTGGTCGTTTCATTGCTTTAACTGCGATTACAAGTGCGGATTTACCTTAGGTAAACAAATTAGTAAGAATCTACGACAATTATTGCTTTGGTGCGGTGTCGGTGACAGTGAGATTACTAAATGGAATTTTGAGAGCCTTCAGCATCGAGATTTAGTAGACCTATATACGATAAAGAAAAATCTCAAGAAAGTAAGATTTAATGAGATACCGCTACCACAAAATGCTATAATGATTGATTCTGCCTGTCCTGAGCATAAACCTTTTATAGACTATCTTTCCACAAGAGGATTTCAACCAAACGATTATCCATTTTTAATCACTCCTAAAGATGAAGGTAGAAATGCTAATAGAATTATCATTCCATATACTTTCAATAATAAAGTTGTCGGTCATATAAGCAGATATCTAGATGACAGATTTCCCAAATATATTAAGGAGCAACAACCCGGATTCGTATTTGGCTTCGACTTACAAAAACCAGAATGGGAAGTATGTATCGTTGTTGAGGGCATATTTGACGCACTCAGTATCAATGGCTGCGCACTAACTCATGATACTATAAGCGACGAACAAGCAGAGGTTCTTCGTCGCCTTAATAAACGTATTATTGTAGTTCCTGATTTGGATAAGACAGGGCTAGCTATATGTGACCGAGCGCTAGATTTGGGTTTTCAGGTGAGTATACCAAATTGGGCCGAAGGAATAAAAGACACCAATGATGCTGTTAGAAAGTATGGAAGACTTCCTACTCTGCTAAGTATATTGCAAAGCGCAACTACTAGCAAAATCAAGCTTAAGATGCAACGGAGAACGCTTGACAAAAGAATATAACATAGACGTACAGACGCTCTTTCTACGTATGATGGTAACCAACGCCGAGTTATATACTCGCGTCATAAACATCATGAATCCAAATAATTTTGATAGGACGCTGAGAGCATCCGCAGAATTCTTGGTAGAACACGCTACCAAATATAATGTTATGCCGGATCCTATTCAGATCAAGGCTACGACTGGTGTTAGCATAGAACCTATACCAGAGCTTACTGATGGACACTATGATTGGTTTCTAGAAGAATTCGAATCATTCACTAAGAGACAAGAGCTTGAGCGAGCCATTCTTAAAGCAGCGGATATGCTAGAGAAGGGCGACTTTAATCCAATTGAAAAATTAATAAAAGATGCTATTCAGATTTCATTGCAACGAGATATGGGTACAGACTACTTTGCTGATCCAAAAGAGCGACTAAACAAATACTTCAATGCAGGTGGTCAAGTAAGCACAGGTTGGCCACAGCTTGATCGTGTCATGTATGGTGGCATGAGTCGAGGAGAGTTGAACATCTTTGCAGGTGGTTCGGGCTCGGGTAAATCATTGGTGATGATGAATCTGGCTCTAAACTGGCTACAGCAAGGGTTAAGCGGAGTATACATAACGCTAGAACTATCAGAAGAATTGACTTCGCTACGTACTGATGCCATGTTGACTAGCATGAGTACAAAAGATATTCGAAAGGATATGGATACTGCTGAGCTAAAAGTCAAGATGGTTGCTAGAAAGTCTGGTAAGTATCGTGTTAAGGGTCTTCCGGCACAGTCTAACGTAAATGATATTCGAAGCTATCTAAAAGAAGTTCAGATTCAGACTGGCATCAAAGTAGATTTTGTGATGATCGATTATCTCGATCTAGTCATGCCAGTCTCCGTAAAAGTAAATCCTAATGATCAGTTTATCAAGGACAAGTATGTTTCAGAAGAACTACGTAATCTAGCTAAGGAATTAGGTGTTCTGATGGTTACGGCATCGCAGTTGAATCGTTCGGCAGTTGAAGAAATTGAGTTCGATCACTCACACATTGCTGGTGGTATTTCAAAGATCAACACAGCAGACTATGTGTTTGGTATTTTCACTTCCAGGTCAATGCGTGAACGCGGAAAGTATCAAATTCAGTGTATGAAGTCTCGTAGTTCCACTGGAGTGGGTCAAAAGATCGACTTAGAATATAACATCGAAACCATGAGAATAACCGACGAAGATCCAGAAAATGATTACAAACCACAACCGTCTGCTAATGACATTATCAGTAAAATAAAAACAACTAGCCAAGTTGGCTCAGTAGACGCAGCGGTACATGCAACTGTAGAAGCAGCACCAAAGCACGTAGTTGCAGATGTCAAATCTGCACAATTAAAATCGTTGTTAAATTCTCTCAAGAAATCATAAATACTGTCAGTAGGATCTTTACCCAATGCAAAAGAAAACAAAAAGCCTTCTTGAGGAATTACAAGCATATGGTGAAAACCGTGATGTCAATCATATTATTGAGTCTCGGGCTTCCAATATTATTACCAGTGCTATCAATCTAATTGAATTGATGAATCGTAATTATTCTCCTGAAAAAGCAGAATTTCTTGAAAAGAAATTGCTTAGCGCTATCAAAGGTAAAGATCAAGCAAGATTTTCGAAGTCCATAAGGAGGAATCATGAAGATAAATGAGTTTAATTCACCTAAGCAAGTAGATGAGGGTCTATTGAGCAACGTATTTGGAGATTACGGAGCATCTACTATTACGAATACACTCGGTAAGTACGCTGAGCCAATGATGAAACGGGCACAACAGAATTTAACCCAGAAAAACTTCATCAATAGCTTTCTTAAGAGTGCATCAACGGCTTTGGCTAATGTAGCTGCTCCTGCCACTAGGGTATCAGCAGCACCAGCTGCCCCGACAGGGTCTGCGGGTCCAACAGCAGCATCTTCTGCCCCGACAGGGTCTGCGGGTCCAACAGCAGCATCTTCTGCCCCGACTGCTGCAACTGCAACTACACAAAATACAGCATCCACAGACCCTTATGAAAACCTTAAAGGACAAGTACGTAGTATTCAACCTACACCAAATGCAAAGCCTCTTCCGGCTAATATGGTTGCAAGCTTGCAAGGAGATATGCAAAAATTAGCTAAGGGTGATAAGGAAAGTGGCGCCTTTGCTGCTAATAAGATTTTAAAATTTGCAAATGCTGGATACGATGTCAGTAAGCTAGCACCAGCATGGACAGCAAGCAGCAAGGCAGGTGAAAGGTTCTTGACCCAGAGTGTATATCGCGCTATAAGTAAAATGCTTAAGGAACACGGACTGGTTTGGGCTAATCTAGGTCTTCGTATTAGGTTGACTGAAAGTGTTAAAGGATCTGGAGTCTTTATAAGCACTTGCAAGCCAGTTTCCGTCGTAGTCTCACCGTATGATAGATTAAATTACGTACTTGAAAGTATCATATCAGAATATGATCCTACTTTGGCTAGAACTACCGGCAATGCACCAAAACCAACTGCGCCTAAAGCGGTTAATACTCCTAGATTCGGCACAAAGCCTGCGTCATCGGCCGCCGCACCAAAGACGGTAGCGCCACAGGCCGCCGCACCAAAGACGGTAGCGCCACAGGCCGCCGCACCAAAGACGGCGCCACCACAACCCGCTGCCCCTAAAGGAAAACCTTCTCAGATATTGAATAGCTGGTTTTATAACTATATGCACGGAGTAAACATTAATGATAACCAACAAAAGCTAATCAGTGATTTACTTAGCCAAGTAGATGCTACGTATAGCAAAGACAAGGGCAATGAAGCACTCCAAAAATTGGCATTATTAGCGTTCAAACTTACAGCCGCAGCTAAACCTGAATTAATAAAAAATACCCCATCTACATCAGGGTCACTCTCTACTTCTTCGGAACAAATAAAGGCCTCGTTGGACTCACTAAAAAACAAAAACCCAGCTGAATATAAAAAAATTATAGCAGACATTAATCAAACAGCACAATGAGTGACCTCAGGGCCTTAATAGATAAACTGGAATCCATCAACACCGTAGTTGTTGAAGGCAAAGGTCATTTGGATCATCCTGAAGATTTAGTTTTTTTAGGGGATGAGGAAGGTGCAAAACGCGCAATATCTGCAATAGAAGCAACTGTAAATCAACCAAACTCTATAACTATCAAATGGGACGGGTATCCTGCGCTTATATTCGGTCGAGGATCTGATGGAAAATTCTCCATCATGGATAAGCACATGTTTAATAAAAAGGACGGCACTGGTAGAGCAGTATACAGTCCTGAACAATTTATGGAATATGATCGGGCCAGAGGAGTAGACAGAGGAAATCTATACCATCTGATTGGTACTATTTGGTCTGGTTTGGAAAAAGATGATCGCGGTGGAAATGGTTACTACTGGGGTGATCTTTTATTTAGCAGTCCACTTAAGGATGAAAATGGGGTATTCAAGTTTAGAGCCAATCCTAATGGAATTGCATATACAGTAGATGTAAACAGCGACGTTGGTAAACTACTAGCAGGAAAAGCCGCTGGTATTGCTGTCCACCAGTTTATACCGGCTCAGTCGGCGTCAACTGATGAGGCTGTTTCATTGAACGGATCATTGGGTAATCTACAAAATGCTTCTAATGTAGCTATAGTACCTAGTAAGATGCCGATTACACCTAAATTAAAAATGCCAGCTAGACTCAAGAACGTAGCAGAAAGAGAACTACAGCAGTATGGACCATCAATCAAAGATTTGATGAATACTGCCCCTCAGGCTAGAAATACATTCAATCAACTTTTTACAGTTTACATCAACAAGAAAATTGTGTCAGGTAGTCTTACTAATTTAATAAAAGACTTTTTAGAGTATGTAAAAGCTAGACCTATGTCCGACGCCATGAAGCAAAAAATTCTAGAACATCTAGAAGTAAACAAAGAAGGCCTAGTAGGTGCCTTCAAAGTTTGGATATCATTGTACAATCTTAAAATGAATGTAGTGAAACAATTAGACGCATCAGCTACACATAGTCCCGTAAAGGGATATTTGCAGGATGGATCACAGACACATGAGGGTTTCGTCGCACAAGGTCTTAAGTTTGTTGATCGTATGGGATTTTCTCGTCAAAATCTTCAAGGCCGATAACCCAAAACCGACTTTTTTGTTGCCAGGCATAAATATTAATATGGAACAGCAGGTTCCAAATATTAATAAGGATCCATCAAGATGGCACAATTTACAAAGACACATGGTGATTTTCAACCAGTACTACACATTGACTCACCAGCATATACAACTGGCGCTCTTAACGCTGTAACTTCAGGCGTAGCTGTACAACCACAGGGCCCAAAGCTTGACTACTTCACTTCTACTGCTACTGGCCACTTGACTGGCGCCCAAGTTCTAACCATTGTTCAGACTCTTGAGCAACTTGCAACAGTACACATCTATCAGTTCACAACTGGTGGCTCAAACGACACCTTCGCTGCTGCTCTTTACCCAGCATCAGCTTGGACTGCTTCTGCAATCGACACTGCTCTAACCGCAGCTGGCGTAACTGGTACAACTACTGCAACCGGCGCAACTTTCGTTGCTGGTTCAGACCTCTAATATAAAAAGTTATTATTAACTAACGAAGCCCGGAAATAATATTATTTCCGGGCTTTTTGTTGCTCTAAATAACACTATGCATAGAATTCGGTGCTATACGTTATTTGACATCACCCAAACTGGAGTGATGAATCGTTCTAGACCGAATGTGGATGACATTGACGGTTGGCTACGTAAACGTAATACACAATGCAATTTCGATACAGTACTTCAGATTATATCTTTAAGATCGCAGCCTGAGGTAACTAAATTACCTACTAAAATAGAAATGAGTGAATCTGAATTTGAAAAATTTGGGTTTGCATATGAGATGCAAGATAAATTTAGTTACTGCTGGAGTTTCGAGTTTGAGATTCAACACACTAGCGTATTTGAAAATGGAATTGTACCGTTGGGATCATTGTACAGCGATTGTGACGGAGTACCGATGATAGTTTGCGGAGAACAGAATGTTCCCACTTCATCCTTTTTAAATACTACAGTAGAGTTAAAAAATATCTATTTTGAGATAATGTAATATGAAAAATGTGGTAAAACTAGCTAAATTTTTTGACGAAGAATTGAATTCTAACCTCAGTGAAGTGTTAGTTACTAAATACCAATTTGGAGAATATGGTCTATTTGGTAAATATTTAGTTAAACTCACACCTGCAGGTTGGTATAAAGTAGTTGTATTAAAAAATAAAGACGCCCATGAGTTTACTACACTAAGAAATGCTGTTACCTGGTGTACATTGCAGCATGCTGATTTGGGAAAACAAGCAAGAAGGTTACAACAACTAGATGCAAAACTTAGTAGCTTGCAAGTAGAGATTACTCTACATAAAAATATGAGCAGAACATCAACCAATGTTTACACTAAACAAATGTATAGAATGAAGTTACAGGAAGACACCTTTCAGAAAAAACAAGTAGTCAATGAAGTCAATTCTTTCATAAATAGTTCTATGATGATTCAGGCTCGTAAGTTTGACAAGTCAAAAGAACGTAAATTTACATACCGATGATAAATATTACAATCAACAGGAAGATTAACTTATGAAACTTAACGATTTAGACAAGAATAACGTTGCTGAAAGAGCACTTAAGGAATCCTTTTCTATGAATTTTGACGTATCGAACTTAGACCGCGCAAAAACCCGTGCTATGTTAAAGAAGGTTACTGGTCTGATCAACGAATCAAGACGATCACCTAATTTTCATAAAGCACAGAACAATCCAACTTATTTGAAGTTGAAGTTTATGGAGCAGGCTCTAACTCAGCATTTACCTTATGCTAAGTCTCCTCGCATCGTATTTGAAAATGAAGAAGTAGAGAAGTCACAGGTCATTCTTGCTGCACAAGATATGGTTGACACTGTACAAAAGTACTATGAAGATGTCAATGATATGCTTGTTAAGGAACTTCCGGCACTGGTCGATTCGATTCAATCAGAAATTGGTGTCAACGAAAGCACACAATTCAATCAGCAAGTGTCCGAAGCACTTACTACTCTCAATAGCACTCTACAAGAAACAAAGGCTGCGCTTCAAGGTGCGCTAGGCACACTCACTGGTCAAGGCGGCGAAGATGCATTTGCAACCAACGAACCTGAGCTTGGAGCTGACATGGGTGCAGAGTTAGGAGCCGACTTAGGTGGCGAACTTGGTGACGAAGAAGATTTAGATATGGATCTCTCTGAACCAAAGTCTGATGAGGAAGAACTTCCACCTAGATTCAGCGGTGCAGGCCGCCCAAAGCGATAATTTAATGTTTCTTTTTGAATTCGATCAGGATAGCGCACAAGTCGCAAAAATTGTTGCGCTAACCAATCAATTGAAAGATGATGTAGAAAACGGCGAAGTTGATAGTGACAATTTTACCGTTGATGAATTGCTGGATTACTTTCAACAATATGACGTTATTCTAGATGTTAACGATTTATACAACATGATTAAGGTCGCGCCGCTCAAAACACTTGTTAAGAACATTCAAGGTGATAAAGTAGTCTTTAAAGGACAAGAAGATGATTCTGCTGAGACAAAAGCACCAGAAGATGAAAACAAAAAGATAGTATCTAAAATGGCCAATTCTGCGCTATCTAATCTTAAGTCAGCCAATAAATGATAGCCCAATACCATTGATTTGATTATACATTACTGTATACTGTACAGATGGCTATAACTAATAAATTCCCTTATACAGACCTACAAAGAGTAAATGTTGACGGATCAAGAAGATACGTAACTCCTGATGGTAACAAACTACCTTCTGTAACGACTATACTCGATGCTACAAAATCAGAAGATTCGAAAAAAGCACTTCAAAATTGGCGAAATCGTGTAGGTCATGCCAAAGCTCAGGAAATCACCACTGAGGCAGCGGGTAGAGGTACTCGTATGCACAAGTGGATCGAAAACTACATTAAGTTAGATGCTACTGGTGATCCAGGTACTAATCCATACAGCACACAAAGTCATGCTATGGCACAGAGCATTATTTCTCAGGGACTAGTCAATTGCACTGAATATTGGGGAACCGAAGTAGGTTTGTATTTTCCTGAAATCTATGCAGGCACGACAGATTTGGTCGGAGTTCATGCAGGTGATGAAGCGGTTATGGACCACAAACAAACAAATAAACCTAAAAAGCGCGAATGGATTGACGACTATTTCGTGCAAACCACTGCATATGCTAATGCTCATAACGAAGTTTGGGGAACCAAAATTCGAAAGGGTGTTATTTTTATGTGTTCTGCTGACGTGATCTATCAAGAATTCATAATTGAAGGAAATGAGTTTGATCGTTATGCTGACTTGTGGTGGAAACGAGTAGAACAGTACTACACTAAATTCCTTTAGCGGAATTCTAATATGTAAAGACTAAATAAGAGTATATACCAGTTGGGTGAAAATACTCTTATGTCGATTTTACAAATTTCAAAACTTCAAGTTCGTACAGGTAACCTAGTTGATCTACCGCAACTAGATGAAGGTGAATTTGGTTGGGCCACAGATAATAAACGTTTGTTTGTAGGTAAAACTACTCCTAACGAAAACATTGAAGTTCTTACTGGCTATTCGAAAATAGCCTTCAGTCAAATTGATGGCGTGGTTGGGAACCTTTTAATTACTTCTCCAACTGCTGGACAGGTACTAGCGTACAATGGAAGTAGTTGGGTAAACACAGGTGGGTCTTCTGGTGGCACTTTAAATTTTGGTAGTATATCAAATGTAAAAATTACCGGCGGAGCTATTGGTTATGTGTTAAGCACTGATGGTTTAGGTAATCTTTCTTGGACACCAAAAGGTTCACTTTATACCAACATCGTGGCTCTAAGCAATGATACTCCTGTTGTCATGACAGTAGCAAATACTACTCCATACACAAATGACTTGCAGGTTACTATTAGTGGTGTTAACGGTGTTGCTAATGCCAATGTTAATGGTAACACATTTTATGTTAAGCTTGCGAGTGATTTCCCTTCGTCTGGTAACGTATCCTTGTATACTGATGCAGGTTTAACTACTGGAGTTAATGGAACTGGATTAACTTACACCAATTCTCCCAACGCTATTGCAACTGCTATTATTTCTTCGGGTAGCGGAACCGCAGCAGCTGGCGGTTCAAACACTTCAATTCAATATAATGCCAGCAGCGTGATAACTGGAGATGCAAACTTAGTTTATGATTACACAGGTAAGGTTTTATCTCTTAATGGTGACGCAAACGTAGGTAATCTCAACTCCAACGGTATTGTTACATCTACTAGATTTGTGTCAAATGTAACTACCGGAACTGCACCATTTACAGTTACATCGACTACTCAAGTAGCAAACTTAAATTCTGCAACCGCAGGTACCGCAGGTACGGTAACAACTAACGCACAACCAAATATCACATCAGTTGGTACACTAACATCATTAACAGTTACTGGAAACATAAGTGGTGCAAATATAATTGGAAACCATTATGGTGCCGGCAACAACCTATCTAACATTCAAGGTGCAAACGTATCGGGTGCAGTCGCATACGCAACTACAGCAAACGCAGTGGCAGGCGCCAATGTTTCAGGCGCGGTAGGTCTAGCCACATATGCTACGACAGCAAACGCAGTGGCAGGCGGCAATGTTTCTGGTACAGTTTCTTCTGCAACTAGTGCTACGAATGCAGCCGCAGTCCTTAATAATTCAGCATCAACTGGTACTTATTATATTCCATTCATCTCGTCTACTGCGAATGGCAATTATACACACGCATCAAATGCCAACTTCTTCGCTAACCTAGCTAATGGATACATCACTGCTACTGGTTTTGTAGGAACACTTAGTGGTTCTGCTACATCTGCAACTACAGCAGGTACAGTGACAACTAATGCACAACCAAACATCACATCAGTTGGTACGCTGTCCGCAGTCTCCGTTACTGCAAACGTAACAACGGGCGGAATTAAGACTGATAATTATTATTATGCCAATGGCGTAGCAATTAGTTTTGATGGCGCATATAGCAACTCAAACGTCGCCTCATATTTGCCTACGTATACCGGAACGGTAGGAGCAACCGCGCTTACTACTGGAGCAAACACAACTGCCGGAACAATCACAGGTAATTGGTCCCTGTCTAGCGGATCAAAACTACAATCAACTTACGCTGACTTAGCAGAATACTATACCGCTGATATTAGCACATATGAACCCGGCACCGTATTACAGTTTGGGGGAACAGCAGAAGTAACTGTAGCCTCCCCCGAAACAAGTAGGGTCGCGGGAGTAGTTTCTACTAATCCTGCATTTGCCATGCATGAAATATGTGCAGCACCTGCGGTTCCAATTGCACTACAAGGACGTGTGCCATGTAAAGTTACGGGTTCTATTAGAAAAGGTGACATGCTAGTAAGTGCGGGATATGGACGCGCAATGGCGTCATCTTCTCCGTCTATGGGCACAGTTATAGGTAAGTCTCTAGAAGACTTCGACGGTCTCTTCGGTGTGATCGAAGTAGCAGTAGGTAGACTATAACATCTCCTATTTTTTTAACCTTATGATAAATATAGAAAGAACACTCTGTTGAGAGTTTACGCGGTTACCCACCGCGTAGTGGCTAGAACCCACACATAAAGGAGAAAACAAATGGGACGTCCTCTAAAGATTGCGAAGGCACAAGCAGTCGTAACTATCACAAACACAACTACTACGACCAACGTCGTAACAACTTCAGCAAATTTCACCACGCTAGGTATTATTGCAGGTATGCCGTTCGTAACTGCATCTAGCATCGGTGGACTTACTGCCGGAAAGCTATATTGGATTCTTAGCATATTGAATGCAGGAAACAATAGCACCTTCACTGTTTCTGCAACACCGCTTAATGCTAATCCAACTAATGCACAAGTTCCACTAAGCACTGCTTCGGGTTCTGTTTCGACTACTGTTGCTCCAGTTGACATGTATTTCAACAATCCAACCGGATCACAATGGCCTGCAACTAATGCAAACACTTACTCAGTAGTAGGTGGAAATACTGCTCTTTACGGTAATCAAGTTCTATGTAATGTAGGATTTGGTGTAAACGGCACTGGTACTGAGTTTGCTTCCACGTCAAGCAATGTGGTTGTAGGATTAGGTACTGATTTTGCAAACGTTGCAACTGGTACTATTCTTTACGCAATTTGGGCTGATGGATCACAACAACTTTTAGGAACTACGACCTCAACTAACGGCAATCTAACGGTAGCTGTTGCTAACACTACTGCAACAGGTAACGTTATAGGTACTTCAGGTAATGCTCAAACACTTACTGTAAATACTCCGGTGGTATTTGACGCATCCTTCGGTAACCTAACTGCAGGTACAACTTACTTTGTCAAAACTATCGCTAACGCAGCAGCATTCACTGTTTCTACTACACCAGGCGGCGCGGTGCAGGCACTAACTTCAAACGTTAGCGTAACTGGAAATGCAGTTCAAAATCGTGTTGTGTTGAGTGCCGTTTCAGCTAATAACTCAAGTGGTCCAACTGGTTACGGAGACCCATTCGTTCAGGTTCTTCCAGAAGCAGGATACATTGTGCGTCAAAAGGGCAAGCAAAAGTATTTGGTAAAGGGCACTACAACTGGTATCGTGGGTGCAGCATATACTGCTAATCTTGCTAATACTGCTCTAACACCAAACACAATGACTATTACTGCAACTTATGCAAATAGTTCAACTGTTAATGTTCAAAGCTTGAGCGATCACACTGCGGAACTATTCAGTTCCACTTCAGGAACTACTGCTACCGGCAACATCGTTCTAGAAAATGCAAACCCTGCATATGCAACGTTCAATAGTGCAGCGGCAGCAGACGCAAATACAGCAAATGCTCAACCTTACCCAATCGTGACTATCGGCGCAGCGTAAGGCGTAGAATACTATGGCGATTCAAACTTCAGTTGAGCAATTAAATCAGACCGAAACCGAAGTTGCGGTCCTTCAGGTAAAGTACAAAAACATTGATGAAAAAGTCAGTGATTTGAAAACTGACTTGAAGGACCTTCGCACTCATATAGATAAGCACATAGAAGATACTCAAACGCTTATTAAAGAATATCAAATTGAAAATGTTAAGGCTCACAAAGAAATGGCAACCAAAATCACCGCTTTAGAAAAGTGGAAATGGATGATTATGGGAGCAAGTGTACTGGCAGGAGCAATGGGTTGGCCAGTACTGGGCAAATTATTAGGTATGCACTAATTATTTTTCAAGCGATCTTAGTTTTTCATTAACGATATCAATATTGACAGTAGAAAATAAACCAGGATGTAATGGTTTAGGGTACTGTCCTTCTTTAACCCAAGCATATCCCACGTGTTCGTCGTTCAACACCGGAATAAATTCTTCTGTAACTTCACAAAAAAATGTATTATATGTGAATGAGTTATTCACAAATTTTTGAATTGGAATGAGCTTCCATAATGGATTAAACATTCCTATTTCTTCAGTACATTCTCGTTGGATCCCTTCATACAGGGTTTCAGTTTTTTCTATTTTTCCGCCCGGTATACTCCATGTAGGATTTTTTTGGTCGGCTCTCAATAGATACAGGTATCTATTAGTAGAGGTGCTGTAGAAAAACACACCTGCTGCTTGAATAATTGTCATATTGGTATTTAATCTGATATATCGGTGATATATTAAATGACTATCGAATAGTCACCCTGATCATACCAACCCTCCACAGATTTAATCCACATTCCCTGAGTGTTTACATAACGATACTGAACGTTTGTGGTTAGATTGGTCACAAATTCTACACCAGAAGAAGCTTGGCTATCAAATGCAACAAACCATTGTCCCGTTTCAGCATCATATTCGATGATGTCATTTGCATTGGCTACTAAATTTCCCCAAGCAATAGTGCTGTCACCGGTATGACCGATATGTTCAACGATTAAATATCTTTTATTTGTAGTAGGTCCCGGAAGCCCGGCATTAGGACCAGTTAGTAATGGATTGATAACACTATCTACTGGTGGCATTGTGTTTTGAGGTAGTGTATCCGGATCAATATTATAGATCAAGAATCTGTCATCCGTTGGATTAGGTACGATAGTCCCCACAATGTCATTTTCCATATATGGGTTCTGTAGCCAAATTTGCGAGATACCCGGCACTACCGTACCGTATACATTTAGTAAACTAGACCAATACAAGTCGGTGTTAGGACTGATTGGTTGTTCAAGGTCTGAATTACTAGGAAAGAATGCCTCATCTGCCGGAAGAAGTTGCAGTTGATTGCCTATTAATAATAACTTATAGCCATATGGCGTAATTTTTTGTCTAGTACCCAATAGAAGGTCTTCATCCTGAACATCTTGTAATGCAGTACCTTGATAGATAGATGCTATAATTTTTTGAATGACTCCCATCTTCTTGAGTTTAGCAGCAGTCGAGAGCCAAACAGGCATATAGAACTTCCAAGTCATGATGTCGATAGGATTACCTGTACCTTGAGGAATAGAACGACTAGTGAATGTAAGTCCGTCTTGGAACACAGATGACAACGAAGTCCAGTCTATAAAGTTATCAGTGCTTTGAATTTCAAGAGCAGGATTGAATAGTGTCCCCAGCTGTTCGATGATTTCTAGTTTCTGCTGATAGTTGGTAGTCCAAAAGTCAACAGTTATTCTTAGAGTATACGGCACTGGCATCAAGCGCTCAATCGTAAATGCTTGTCCTTGCGTAGTGTCATATGTCTGGGTTTCTTGATTATATGCACGCTGTCTCACATTCAATCTATCAACAAACGTGGGATCCTGAGTCCACTTTTGATTATACTCTAATCCACTGATATAATATGTAATTAGCGGCGCCGTAGGTAGATTGCTCGCACTGTTGTTGGCGATAATGGTAGCAGCTTGTCGGCTACTATCCCCGTACATGACAGGTATTCTAACGATAATATTGTTACCGTTAGGATCTTTTCCTTTAGTGACGTTCCAAGAACTAAAAATCTTAGCAAATTGGATTAGATAACGTCGGATTTGATTGTCGTAGAAGAATTCAGCCACTTAACATCTCATTATTCTGGTGGTGGTACGTCGGGAGTCAATTGTAAAATTGAAGATAGAGGCTGCGCTTCTGGCACACGCTTCCCTTCATTATTTACATAAATTTCATTGGTATCATTAATAAAGCTTGACAGCAACGATTGGTTTGCGTTAGATTCGAATCCGGTTTGTGTTCGAACATTTTCGGAGATTCTAACCCACATTACTCCGTCCCAACGATATAGAAGTTGCGGTAAGTAGTCGATACGTAAGAAGTATTCCCCGACTTGTGGATTTTGCGGGAACGAAATGCCGGCGCCAGTCGCTTCACCGTTTGGTGCAGTGCCGTCTCCTATCAAATAACCCATCGTATATCCGAACGATCTAGGTGTAGAACGAGTGATATATTGATAACCTGGAATACAGTCTGCACGATAGTCCATGTTTATGGTTATATCGCCGATAAATCCGGTTGCAGTAGGATCCTGGTCTGCTGTAGCATATGTGTTATCAGCAGTACCGTACGGGCCATACGCCATACCTAAGGATTCAATAGTGAGTAATTTATCTGATTCGACAGATCCTGATCCTCCCGCCGTTCTTTGAGGAGCTACCTCCACCACTTGCAATTGTGCCTGAACAAACGAATCTATTTTTTCTATTCCGACCATATCCGCGGTCATGTCCCAAATACTTTGCATTACTTCTTTGGAAACTTTAATTCCGGCCGCTGCATTTCTATAGCGAGGATCACGTATCATCACGACTGATCCATATGCTACTGGCGTATTATTTAAGTCTACTGCAAGATTGATAGGCGGAGCAGGTTGGTTAATTTTATCGGACAACGTTCCATTAGACTCATACGTACCATAAGTAGGTACGATATAAAGATTGCTGGTATCGTGTCCTGATTTTGGAAGCAAGCGCTCTGCTTCCTTTAAAGCGGCATCATTGATTGCAATATTTTTGTTGTACGTTGATAGAATATCTGCCAAACTGCCGTCTGACACAACTTCCCAGTATGCTGCATTTGGTGGTGTTGTACCGACGGGAACATCGGTTGTTGATTGATAAACAACACCGCCGTAGGTAACGGTATATCCCGGCGGATAGGTTTTAGTAGGATCAAAGTCCCCTAAATAATTATCCTGTTGAATTGGAGCGTTAAGAATATCAGCAAATTCTTCAGAGTTCACTAGAGGCTCGCACTTAATTCGCCAAAGATGCGGGAACCATGTTTGCGAAAACCCTTCACTTGCATAGTTAGCATCTGTTATTTGCATGAAACGTTTCAGTGCAGTAGGGATAGCTTCGTTGAGAGGATTATAGTCCAGCAAGTGCGGCAACTCCAACACATCTCCTACCATCAGTTTACGACCGATTATGTCAATCATATCGTTATAGTGAACTGTGATAAAAATGATGTCGTTATTCAGAAAAAGTCCAAATTGACTTAGATCAAAATCCAGATTCTGCACATTATAGTGCCCTCGCAGGCGATATATGTTTGAGTCGTATTTTCTATCTCTGTTTTCCAAAAACAGTAGATCCTGAATTTGAGTCGGATCAGGATCTACATACTGCGGCTGCGTGTAATCTATAGAAGGTCCTTGATTCGTGACTCCTGCATATTTATGGATATACAGGTCTGTTCCGCCGACCGTTAACATTTCTGAAATCGTGCGGTCTAAGAACCTATAATCGTTCTGCTTATTCGGGCGGTATAAACTAAGTCGTGGCATATCTTTATTTATCGTCGGGTCTACGATAAAAATGTTGACAAGTCTACAGTACCCTGCTAAGTTGAACATTCACTCAATAGGAAATACGATGAACAAGAATCAAGAGTACGTAAAGCAAATTGACGGTCAAATCATGAGCTTGCAAATTAATAAACCTGAAGGCTGGGAAGGAACTGTTTCTTATCTCCAAATGGCTCTGACCGACGTAATGGGACGATTAAGTGCAGAAGAACTTGCAGAAGTTCGTGCCTCTCAAACTCAGGTCATGAGTGCCGAAGAAGCTAAGGTCCGACGGGCCGAAGAAGCCAAGGAAATGGCTAACAATCGAGATAAACCGAGTATCTAACATAGGCTAGAAAGCCTAAAAGAGCAGACATGCTACCTCCGATATCTGATGAACAAATGATGTGGTATATCCTTAAGGGGTATACTATTAACGTGGACGTATTCGGAAATCGGGAGTGGTGTCTAAACGGGCAGTGGCACCGAGAAGGCGGCCCGGCGGTTGAAG